GGTCCTCCCCAGGGGCAGGGCTACGGTCCTCCCCAGGGGCAGGGCTACGGTCCTCCCCAGGGGCAGGGCTACGGTCCTCCCCAGGGGCAGGGCTACGGTCCTCCCCAGGGGCAGGGCTACGGTCCTCCCCAGGGGCAGCCGCAAGGGCCGCCGCGCCCCCGGGGCACACTCGGCGGGTTCTTCGACCAGCCCGCCGCAGCCGGGGCGTCACTCGGCAAATTTTTTACGAATCCCGGCCAGAAGATCGCAGGAATCGTCGCCCGCCCCCTAACAGACGCGGATATACAAATCCAGACCAACATGCAGACCGGGCAGGCACAGACCTACCGGGACGGATCCTTCAAATGGCACATGATCGTGCCGCTGCAAGTTCAGCCCAGCCAGCTGTTCACGGACGGCAGGGCGGCCTGGTACGTCAAGGGCCAGGCCAAAGACGAGCTGGCGCGAGCCATGGCCGAAGCGCAGGCCCCGCCGGATGAGCACGGGAACCTGGTGCCGGAAAGCGGTGCCTGGATCCAGATCGAGTTCACGGGTTACCGGCAGGTACCCGGCATGAACGCGGCCAAGCAGTACGCGATCGTCTACCGCCGCCCGGATGCGACCGCCAGCGGGCAGCACCCAGCCAGTAAGCAGTCCTACCCGCAGCAGCCGGTTAACGGGCAGCCGCAGTACCAGCAGCAGTATCAGGTTCCGCCGCCAGATCAGGGGCAGCCGCAGTACCAGCAGCAGTACCAGGCTCCCCCGCCAGATCAGGGGCAGCCGCAGTACCAGCAGCAGTATCAGGTTCCGCCGCCAGATCAGGGGCAGCCGCAGTACCAGCCGCAGTACCAGGCTCCCCCGCCAGATCAGGGGCAGCCGCAGTACCAGCAGCAGTATCAGGCTCCCCCGCCAGATCAGGGGCAGCCGCAGTACCAGCAGCAGTATCAGGTTCCGCCGCCAGATCAGGGGCAGCCGCAGTACCAGCAGCAGTACCAGGCTGACGCGAACACGGCGCCTCAGCAGCCGTCGTATCAAGGTCAGCCCGGTCTGCAGGGCAACCCGGGGCAGTACGTGAGCCCGGGTGCCCAGGTCGCGATGGCCACGCAGGCCGGGATGGCCGCCGCGGCAGCGCACCAGGGGCTGCCGCCAGGCTCTCCCCAGGGGCTGCCGCCAGGCTCTCCCCAGGGGTATGCCGCGGCTCAGCAGTACCCGCAGGATCCGCCTGGCGGGCCAGGGCAGATGTCCGCGCGCCGGGAAGCGCTCATGAACCGCCTTCTCACCCAGCAAGGCGCCCAGCAGGGCGCGCCACCGCAGCAGTAACGCCCGCCGTTCCGGCCGGGGACGCGGGCTATCCCGTACCCCGGCCGGACCTGTCTCCGTACCCGGGAGTAACCAGATCATGACCATTGCCGCCGCCATCAAGCGCCTGCATCCCGGAAGCTTCCGGGGCCGCCCGCCCTGCGATCACCGCACGCCGTACTGGACGGCCGCTCCCCGCTGCACAGGCCCGCACTGCGGTCACCGCCAGGCCGCTGCCCCCGGACAGCCGCCCCGCCAGACCCGTGAGCTGCCTGCCGTGCTGTGGCCGTTCGAGATCGCCGGCCGGATCGAAGCCCGGGTGCGCGGCTGGCTGGCGCGAGCAGGGCGGCTGCCGCTATGAGCATTACCCTTGAATGCGGGCATCACTGCGGTATCCGCGCCAGCGCCGAGAGCACGATGACCCGCGAAGCCCACTGCGGCTGCCCGGAATGCCATGAAGGGGCTGCCCCGCCCGGCGTGGTCCAGGTCCTGGACGGCAGCGCGCCGCTGGCCGTGCACGGGCTGCCGCCAGGCCAGCCGATGTGCACCCGCTGGTACGCGCGCGCCGGCGACTGCCGGCCCTGGCTCCCGCAGCCTCCGGCTGAGCCCGCGCGACCGCCCGGCTACGGCCAGAGCCCGGATGAGATCGCCGACATCATCAACGCCACCGGGGCTTAGCGCCATGACATGGCTCAGAGGATTCCGGCAGCGGCGCCGGGAAGCACGGCGAGGCCCGTGGTGCACGTGCTCCGCCGGCCGGGAGCTGGTCCTGACGTGGTAGCGGTCCTGTTCGGTGAGCTGACCCCTGATAATCAGTCAATTGTCCTGGTGGCTCAAGGGGACGACTGGGAGCTGGACCAGATAGCGGCGCGGCTGCGCACCCTGACCCCGGCCGTCAAGCTGGTGCAGGAGGACGGGCGTCCTACCGATGCGGCGATCGTGCCCGCCACCTGGGCGACGGTCGTCCAGCTCGGGTTCAGCTTCAACGGCTACCCGGGGTTCTCCTGGGAACCGCAGCCGCGGCTGGCCGAGTGGACCATCGCCGAGACGGTCCGCCAGACCAGCCCGGTTCCGCCGCTGCCCGCCGGGCTGTACCCGCCCTGGGTGACCCGGACCCCGCGGGACTACCAGCTGGACGGTGCCGCGCAGATCGCCGCCGAAGGAAAATTCCTGCTCCTGGATGACCCGGGGGTGGGCAAGACGGCTACGATGCTGCTCGGCCTGCAGGCTCGCCGCAAGGCAGGTACCGGGATTTTCCCGCTGCTCATCGTCGTGCCGTCCTGGGAAGTCGGGCAGGCCTGGATCGATGAGATCGCGGCCTGGGGGCTGGACTGGCCGGAACCTGTCCTGCACCGGGGACCGCAGCGGTTCGGCAGGGCAGAGCGGCCGAAGGGGCCGCCCCCCGGCGAGTCCGTGTTCATCACCACGTACGCGACACTCCGGATCGACGCCGCGGACATGCGCGGCCCGCTGGTAAGGCTGCGCCCGGCGGCGGTGACCGCGGACGAATTCCACCTGACGATGAACAACGCGAGCAAGCAGTCCCTCGCGCTGCGCCGGGTCGCCCGGCATGCCGCCACCGTCACCGGCCTGTCCGGTACCGGGATCAAGCACGACACGGGTGACGTGCACCCGATGCTGGAAGCGATGGACCCGGCCTCCTGGCCGTCCAAAGAGCGGATGGTGGCCAGGTTCTGCGCCCGGATCACCGATGAGTACAACGAGCGGATCACCGGCCTGAACCCGGCCGCCGAGACCGAGTTCTTCGCGATCATGGACCGGCAGATGCGACGGGTGGCTAAAGCCGACGTGCTGCCGCAGCTGCCGCCGAAGATCTACTCGGTGCGCAAGCCCGAGATCCCGGACGAGTGGGTCAAGGCGTACCGGAGCATGGAGGAGGACATGCTGGCCCAGCTGCCAGACGGCGATGAGCTGCCGGTCATGTCGGTCCTGGTCCAGCTGATGCGGCTGTCCCAGCTGGCCAGCTCCGCGGCCGACGTGACCCGCACCGAGGAGCTGGACCCGGTGACCGGCCTGATGACGGCGAAATACGCGGTCACGCTGAAAGCGCCGAGCTGGAAGGCCGAGTCGCTGCTGGGCATCATGGCCGAACGGCCCGGCCAGCAGGTCGTGTGCTTTACCGCGTCCCGGCAGCTGGCCATGATCACCGGGAAATACTGCCAGGACGCCGGCTACCGGACCGGGTACATCGCCGGGATCGGCGGCGGCATCACGAACCGGACCCGGCAGGCCGCGATCGGGGAATTCCAGGCGGGCAAGCTGGACGTCATCGTGGCCATGGCCAAAGTCGGCGGCACCGGGATCACGCTGACCGCGGCCAGCACAGTGGTGTTCCTGCAACGGGACTGGGAGCTGGATCACGGCACGCAGCCCGAAGACCGGGCGCACCGGCTCGGCCAGGAGCACGACTGCGTGGAGATCATCGACGTGGTGGCCCGCGGGACGGTGGAAGACAGGGTAAGGCAGCGCCTCCGGGAAAAGGCCGGCATGCTCGGCCAGTTCGTACGGGACCGGCGGCTGGTCAAAGACATCCTCGGCGGCATCAAGTAGCAGGACACCAGACAGGAGACGATCATGAACAGGGTGACAGATCTTGCCGCGGGCTTCCCGGCAGCCCGCGCAGGCTTGTGCGCGGCCGAGATCACCATCGCGCTGGCCCGCCTGGGCTACGACCCGGGCCTGGCCCGCGAAGCGCCAGCCAGAGCCCGGGAGCACGGCTCGTTCACGCTCGGCCAGCACGACGTGCAGTACGAGCACGGCGCCCGCACATTCCAGCTGGAGACCAGGCAGGCCGGGCCGCACGTCCTGATCGTGACGGCCAGCGCGGCCAGCCTGCCGGGCCTGCGCGAGAACGCCCTGACCGCCGGGCAGCTCCTGTACGGCGCGGACGCGGACCTGGTGATCGTCTGCGAAGGTTCCGTGTCCGCCCGCACCTCCGCGGGGCGGACCGTATTCACCATGGAAATCACGATCTGGTGCCGCGACTACACGCAAAGGCAGGCCCCGTGAACGCCGCCGATACGATCGACGCGCTGCGCCGCCGCGGCTACAGCCGCAGCGCCCGGCACATGCAGGCCGCCATGGAAACCGGCCGCTGCCCGCTAGCGCGGCACCTGCTCACCTGGGACGAGGAAAACGGGTTCCAGCTGACCCCGCAGGCCTGGACAGGCGACGGCACCGGGGCTCCGGCCGGCACGCTGCTGGAGATGGGCGCCGAGCAGGCCGTCATCGAACTGCGGCGGCTCGGCTACGACCGGGAGGCAGCCGGGCACGCGGCCGAGATCGCGGGCGTGCCCGGCCAGGGCTACCGGTACGTCATCGGTGATCACCAGCTCAGGGCCGGGCCCGGCGGGTTCCGGATCGAGCCGTGGCCGCCAGCACGCGCCCTCCCGGTCCGGTGCCCCGGTCCGGAAGCTGCCCGCGCCCGGCGGCGCTCGTCGCCCGAGCCGGCGCAGTTCGATGACCTGCCCGCCAGCCAGCTTCCGCCAGGAGCGGACAGCGCAGCGGGGCTGACCCACACCGGAGGGGCCAACTGCGCTGTCCAGCCGCTGCACGACCCGTGCCACGCCTTCTGCAGCGAAGACGGCCGCACCGAAGCAGACCTGACCGTCCCGGGACTGCTCGCGGACTGGGCGCGGCAGATCTCCGGCACCCCTGCGCGGCCCTGGGCGGCTGACCCCGGCCTGGCCGGGCCCTGGGCGGCTGACCCCGGCCTGGCCGGGCCCTGGCGCGACCCTGGCATCAGCGCCATCCTGGCCGACATCGATCTTGTCGACGCGCACCTGGACGCCGCCGCACCGGAGATCTACCGGGGCGACCACCCGGCCAGCAAGCTGGCCAACCGGTGGCGGCGGATCGCGGGCGGTCCTGCCTCCGAAGGCCAGGAGGCCGTAGACGCGCTGAACCTGGCTTCCGGGGGCAACCCGCGCAAAGGCGTCACCGGCGACGACAGCACCATCCTGGGTGAGCTGGGCGATACCGTCGTGGCCGGGCTGCTGGGCATCCAGTCGATCACCAAGGACCCGGACGAGACCTGGTGCGTGTTCCTCAAAGCGCTGGCCAAGGCACGCAGCCGGGTCCCGGCTCAGCCCGGATCACCACCGGTCACGTCCGCCGGGGAGGAACTATGACCATGGCCCCGCCGCGGGACCCGCAGATCTGCCCGGTATGCGGTGAGCCCCGCGACAGCGGCTGCCACGCCTGCCCGGGGCCGAAAATCGTCTTCAAGGGCTGTGACGGCGGGTGCGCGTGCCATGGCGCGTCAGGATCAGCGGTCTGCGGCACCTGCTGCTCCGGCGCAGCGCCCGGGGGCGCGCTGTGATCGCGCTCGCCGTGCGCCGCGCTGCCGGCTCATCGGTATCCGGTCCCGGTTCCCGGCCGCCGAGGTGCGGGCCGTACGGGAAGCCTGGCACGCCGGCCTGGGGAATAGAGGTATAGGAACATGATCCCGCACTACCTGCAGTCCCCGGACGGCAGCTCCCTGCTAGAAGTAACCGAGGTACGGCCTGGCGTCTGGGTACCTGCGGCTCAGGCCGGAAGCTTCCCGGACCCGCGGGGTTACACGGTGACACTCGCCGGGATCGCCGCCTGCGCCGCGGCACCCGGCTGTGCCTGCTCACCGCAGGTGTACGTCCAGGAGGCGAGAGGGTCCTTCCAGGTGAACCTGGCCCACGCCCCGGGCTGCCCGGCATTCCCGGCGTACCGCGAACCCCGCCCCGCCAGCGCCGTGGAAGCCGCAGGTGCCAGCTCCGTGTTCGCCGGGAACAGCGTCACGGTCACCGCGCACGGCGGCCAGGGTACCGTAGCGCACGCCAGGACTATCGCCGTAACCGCGTCAGCCGGGCCTGAGCAGCCCGCAAGGCAGCAAGCGCCTGAGCCAGCCGGGACGGTGCCCGGCGCCGCGCTGCGCGTATCGCATGCGGATCGCGACAACGTGATCGAGCTGCTGCGGCAGGCCGCGGGAGACGGGCGGCTGGGCACCGGCGAGCTGGACGAGCGGATCGAGGCGGCAGCGTCCGCGGCAACCTACGGTGAGCTGATCACGCTGACCGGCGACCTGCCCGGCGGGGTCATCACGGTGCCCCCGGCGCCGCAGGTCCGGCACGCGTCACGGTCAGCGCCCGGTTTTACGCGGCTGGCGGGTACCTGCGATCACGGCGGCAGGCGGCAGCGGTTCATCAGCGACGGGAGCTGCCGGCGGTGCGGCGGCCCTGCTTACCCGTACCCGTACCCGGACCCGCGGCTGGCCGTGCTGCTGTCCGCCGTGCTGTTCTGGCTCGTGGCCGCCCTGACCATCGTGGCGGTGATGCACTGATGGCAGGCGTCCGCGAGGTGGCGGTCCTGGGTGCCGACCCGGGCCCGACCACCGGGCTGCTGCTGGCCGCCTGGGATCGCGAGTCCCTGGAGCTTGCTGAGTGCCTGGCCCTGGAATGCACCGCGAGCATGGCCCCGAAGCTGCTGGCGCTGCTGCTGAGCACGCCGTACGGGCGCCTGGTACGCGCGGCCGGGATAGAGGCGTTCGTGGCCAGGGGCCGGTCCCAGTCCCTGCGCGGGGTCAGTACCGCCGCGATGAACGCGGTGATCTCCGAGCTGACCGTGGTGCTCGCGGGTGCCGGGGTGCCGGTCCGGGCCAGGCCCGCCGGGCTGGTCAAGCCCTGGGCCACCGGCCGGCGCCTGGCCGTGGCGGGCCTGGCCGCCCCGACCGAGAAATTCACCGACGCCCGTGATGCCGCGCGTCATGCACTGTTTACCGCCTGCGAGGAATGCGGGCTGCCCGACCCGCTGTCCGCGGTGTGGCGCACGGCCCGGGAGGCGAGGAGCTGATGACTGTTCACCGTGAGTGCGGGACATACGCCGCGGCCGGCTGGTGGCGGTGCCCGGACTGCGGCAAGATCTGGTGCCCGCGCTGCCGCGTGCTGTTCCGGCCGGAGCCGGGAACATCCAGGCAGCAGGCGAAGGCGAAGGCGAAGGCGAAGGCGAAGGCGAAGGCGAAGGCGAAGGCGAAGGCGAAGGCGAAGGCGAAGGCGAAGGCGGGGAGCTGATGGCTAGGTACCCGTCGCGGGCTGCGCAGAGCCGGGCGGCGATCATCGCGGCGGTGCCCTGCTGGTACTGCCAGGCGCGAGCAGGGATGCCGTGCGTGAGCCGGACCGGGCACGTGCTCTGGGATTACCTGCACGCGGACCGCCGCGACGCGTACACGCAGCTCCAGCCGGAGCCGGGAACATCCAGGCAGCAGGCGAAGGCGGGGAGCGGCCGGTGACGATCACGCCGAGGGCGCGCGGACCAGGATCCGGGCCGGCCGGGATTCGCCACTGCCGTTGCGGGTCCCGGCCGGTAAGTGCCCGGAACATCCTTCCCTGCGAGGAATCTAGCGTATACACGATACCCCGCCGGGACAGGTCCTATTCCTGCCAGAGCCCGGGGGCCCTGTGAACGACGCTCAGAACCTCGCCCCGCCAGCCGGAGTATACGAAAGCGCGTGCGCGGATTATTTCCTGGCCGGGTGGAAATGCGTGATCCCGGTGCCGCCGGAAGCCAAGTTCCCGCCGCCCGGCGGCTTCACCGGGGCGGACGGCCGCGACACCGCACCCGAAGACATCGCGGACTGGGCGGAACAGCAGCCAGGTGCCTCGATCGCGCTCCGGATGCCGGACGGCGTGATCGGCATCGACGTCGATGAGTACGTCAAGGGCGGCGCCGCGAAGCACGGCGCGGCCACCCTGGCGGCCAGGATCACCGAGTGGGGAGTGCTGCCGCCGACGTACTCCTCCACCGCGCGGGGTCAGGGCCAGCCCAGCCGCATCTGGTTCTTCCGGGTGCCGCCCCGGCGCTACGCCGCCCAGCTCGGCCCTGATGCGGAGATCATCCAGCGGCATCACCGCTACGCCGTCGTCGCGCCGTCACCGCACTACGAGACCGGCACGGCGTACGCGTGGTACGGCCCGGACGGCGTACGGCTGGAAGGCAGGGTTCCCCGCCCGGGTGAGCTGGCCGCCCTGCCGGAAAGCTGGGTCGCCGGCCTGGCTGAGGGCGCCGCGGCACCGAGCCCGGCCGCGGCCAGCCCCGGAGAAGCCGGGCAGCTGCTGGATTACCTGAACGCCGAAGCCGGGCAGGTGTGCACCGACATGGCGCACGCGGCGGCGGCGGCGCTGGCTGAGGTCACGGCCGTGCAGCCGGGTTCCCGGCACGACCTGATGACCAGGAGCATCTACGAGCTGGTCCAGCTGAGCGCCGAAGGCCACGGCGGCTACGGCACTGTCATCGCGCAGCTGGAAACGCTGTGGAACGAGATGACCGCCGGGGAAGGCCGGGACCGGCACGCCGAGTTCACGGAGATGATCACCACCGCCGCGCGCAAGGCGGTTACCGCTCACGGCGCGGTCCCGCAGGCAACCGATCCGTGCCGGGTGTTCGGGCGCGGGCTGCCCCGGTTCGCGCCGCCTGCCCCGGACGTCCCGCCGGGCACCGATGACGACGAGCTGCCCCCGCCGCCCGAGGAGCCGCAGTCCTGGTCACCGTGGGGCGACGACGGCATCGGCATCACCCCGTTCGACCCGCAGTCCGGGCTGGACGGGATGCTGGGCCGTGAGGTGCTGGGCCGGACCTGGCCGGTACTGCGCTACGCTCCCGACGCCGGCGCGTGGATCAGGCGCGGCCCGGGTAAATGGGACGTGATCAAAGGCGACCTGGCCAAATGGGGCGTCGACCTGGTGAGCGTGCTCATGCCGCCCGGCGACCCGGATGCGGCCCAGGGCAGCCCGCCGCGGCTGCAGGCCGAGCGGCGCAAGCGGTTCATGAGCAACACCTCGGCCAACGCGGTCGCCGGGAAAATGAACGCGCAGGTCGCCGCCGGGCAGCACCCCTCCGCGGTGGAGCTGGCCGCGCTGGACACCGAACGGGAGATCCTGTGGGCGGGCGGGCGCCCGTACGACCTGCGGAACTCGGACCAGGGTCCGGCGGTCTCGCGGTGGACCGATCCGGGGACGCCGCACCTGCACAGCGCGGGCGTCGTCCCGGAACTGCGGCCGGTCCCGCTGTGGGAGACGTTCCTGGCCGCGGTCTGGCCAGATGCCGCGGTGCGGGCCTGGGCGCTGCGCATCCTGGCCATCTCGTTCACCGGCTATTCAGACAAGGCGCTGCCCATCCTGCTCGGCGATACGGATAAAGGCAAGACCAGCATCCTCATGCTGCTCATGTCGGTGCTGGGCAGCTACGCCCACGTGGCCGACGCCCGGCTGCTCGCCCCGGCTGACCGGTCGCACGCCTCGATCGTGTACGCGCTGCGCGGGCGGCGGCTGTCATTCATCGATGAGGCGCCGCGCACCGGGTCGCTGGCTACCGAGCGGCTGAAGCAGATTACCGGCGGGGCCGACCTGACCGGCAACCGGATGGGGGAGAACCCGATCACGTTTCCCACCACGCACACGCTGATCCTGACCGCGAACCCAGAGCACGAGCCGGTGCTGACCGACGCGGCGATCCGCCGCCGGGTCCGGCTGATCCCGTGCGACGGCAACCCGGGCGCGGTCCGGGCGGCCAGGGCCGCGATCGGCGCGGAGCACGGGGCCCCGTGGCGGGCTGAGGCCCCCGGCGTGCTGGCCCTCATGATGATCGAGGCCGCCCGCTGGCTGGCCGACCCGCACAGCGCCGGGAACGAGGCTGCGCCAGATTCTGCGGCCCAGGCAGCCCTGGAGATCATGACCAGTCAGGATCTCGTGCTGAGCTGGCTGCGGGAGGAATGCGAGGACTCCGGGCGCGGCACCAGGAGCCGCGATCTCTACCGAGCGTTCACGGAGAGTTGCCGCAGCATGCAGGTGAATCCGGCGACGATGCCCTCGGAAACACGCTGGGGACGGCGGCTGACCGAACTGGGCTACCCCCCATATAAACGGACGGATGCGAACTACAGATTCCTCCGGATCAGGCCTCCGCAGGTTTTCATGCCGGGACCGGCCGCGCTGAGCGGCGCGAGCGGTGGTTCTGCTCGTCCGCATGGAGGGTCTGAACCTGAAAATGGAGGGTTCATGGATGGTTCAGGACCTTCTCCTCAACCATCCATGAACGGAAATACTGCAGGTCAAACCATCCATGAAACTATCCATATGGAGGGTATGGAAGGTAAGTCAACCTTTATAGCGCACACACGCGCGCACACACACACGCACACACACACGCACATGCAGGGGGGTAAGGGCTCAACCCCCCATACCCCCCATCCCTCCATAGAGCCGGTGCCGGACCCCCCCGCGGCGGAAAACCCGGGGTCGTCACTGGCTGTTACTTCACCGGCGGTTACCGAGCCCGCCGCCGGAACGGCTAAGGCCCGCGCCCAGCTTCGCAAGGCCGCGGAAAAAGCCGCGAAGCTGGCCGCCGCTGAAGGCCCGGTGCACCAGCTGCCGGTCATCGTGGCGCGTGACCCGGCAGGCGGCCCGCCGCTCGTGGTGCCGTGCACGCCGGATGAGGCGGTCCTGCTGGCTAGCCAGTACCTGGACGGGCTGTGCGTGGACGTGGAGCACACCGGATTCGGGCCGGGCCGCGTCGAATACAAGCTCCGGCTGATCCAGGCGGGCGGCGAGCACGTGGCCGCCGTCTTCGACCCCGATGACCCGGCGCAAGCCGAAGCGGTCCGCGGGCTGCTCGCCCAGGCACGCACGCTGCACGCCCATTCCGCAATCGCCGACCTGATCCCGCTGGCCTGGGCCGGCCTGGCCGACGCGGACTCGCTGTGGGACCGGATGGTGGACTCCGTGCTTATCGCCAAGCTCGCCGATCCGGCCCTGGCAGGATCGGACGAAAGCCAGCTGAAGAAACTCTCCGCCGACCTGCTCGGCCCGTATGCCGTCAGTCCGCCCGCTGAAGTCGCCAAGAACGCCCTGTTCAAAACCGGCGGCTGGCTCGTGGAAACCAAGCCGCAGACCCCGCTGGAGCGTTCCGGCTGGGCCCAGGTCCGCAAGAACTGCGAGACGTTCCTGCGCTACGCCGGATCCGACGTCCTGGACCTGGCCGCCGTGCTCCGCGTGCTCCCCCGTCCCCCGGCCGGCTGAACGGAGACCAGTTATGGGCGTTGACGTGCTCCGGCGTGAACGGCAGTTCCAGGCCATGTGCGCCCGGGTCGCCCTGACCGGGTTCAGGCTCGATCATCACCACACCGGCGCCAAGATCGCCGAGTACGCCGCCGCCCGGGACACCGCCCAGGCCCGGGTCACCCAGCTGTGTCCCGCCATCAGCAATCCGTCATCCACCAAAGAGGTTCCCGCCGCCCTGGTCGCGCTCGGCGTCCCGCTCGGCACGACCAAAGCCGGCAACCTGTCCGCGGCTAAGGGCGAACTGGAACGCCTGGCCGGCGATCCCGGTTACGAGCACGCCGAGCTGCTGCGCCAGATCCTGGAATACCGGCATGACGTCACGACCCTGGGGCTGCTGCTCGAACCGCTGAACCTGCTGTGCGAACGCGGCGACAGCCGGATGCGCCCTACCGTTTACACACTGGAAGCCGACACTGGCCGATGTAGCTGCCGACGTCCGAACGGCATGCAGTTCAGCCGCCAGGGCGGTATCCGGGCCTGCGTCACCGCCGACGACGAGCACACCAGCCCCTGGGGCGTGCCCATGGCCGGGATCAGTGCCGACTTCGCAGGCGTGGAAATCCGGGTCGGGGCTGCCCTGTCCGGTGACATGGGTCTCCTCGCCGCCGAGCTGTCCACCCGGTGCCAGGCTTGCGGGCACGACCCGTGCGACCCGCAGGCTTGCGGGAAAAACCAGAAGGGCCTGCACTGGATGGCCGCGAGAATGGCATTCGGCCCAGACGCCACTGTCGAAGACCGGTATAACTGCAAACGCGTGATCTTCAGTAAAATGTTCGGCGGGGGAGCAGAATCAGGTGCCCGGCAGGTCGGGATTCCGGTTGAATCCGGGGCCGCCATTCATTACGCGTTCGCGCAGATAGCCCCGGTGTTCACCGACTGGGACCAGCAGATGCGCGCATACGTAAAAGCCGGTAACCGGGCTTTTAAAGCGTATTCTGGCCGGACTATATGGCTGCCGGAAGGCCGTCCGCACGCAGCTGGTAATTATGGTATACAAGGAACGGCCCGGGAAATCCTCGTGGATGGTGCACTGCGCTGGGGCCAGACCCGGTGGGGTAGGTACCCGATTCTGCCCATCCATGACGAGCTGTTCATGTTCGTGCCCGCTGCCGAAGCCGCCGAGGCGCGCCTGGTACTGCAGGAATGCATGCACAACCAGCAGTTCGAAGACATCTTCGGCGTGCCGATCGAAGCCAAGGCCGTTGAGCCGTTCCAGGCGTGGCCGGACAGCTCATGATCTCGATGCCGCAGTCTCCGCCTGGCGGGTACCGGTGCATACTGGCTGACCCGCCGGTGGCCGGCCATGCACGGGCGCAGCACGTACCACCGGGGCAAGCCGCAACGGCACTACCCGGTGATGGCCGTGGACGACATTGCCGCGCTGCCTGTCAGGGAACTGGCTGCCGATGACGCGCACCTGTGGATCTGGGGCGTCAACCGGCTGCTCGGCTCCGCGTATGACGTTGCCCGCGCCTGGGGCTTCACCCCGATGACGCTCATCACCTGGTGCAAGCGCGGGCCGGGGATGGGCTACTACGTGCGGAACAACACCGAGCATTGCCTGCTGGCCACGCGCGGCAAGCCGATGGTTCCGGCCAGCGCGGCGATGCCCAGCTGGTACGAGTGGCCGCGCGGGAGTCATTCGCGCAAGCCGGAGGAGTTCTGCAGGCTTGCCGAGCAAGTCAGTCCCGGCCCGTACCTGGAGCTGTTCGCCAGGCGCCAGTGGCCCGGCAGCAGCCGCAGCCGGGCTGGCGCGGGATTAGCGCGTACGCTGTTGGTGTTGCATACGGTAAGAGACCTGACAGGAGGTCAGTGATGGCCGTGCGTACCTGGGACGAATGCGTGCCGCGAGGCTGCGTCTGCCGCTGGCGCGCGGTGCTGGCCGGCTGGATCCCGTACGCGCGCAATGCGCGGTGCCTGGCCGTGCACGCGGAGGACCGGCGATGACCCCGCCGGAGATCGTGGCCGCAGCCGGCGTGCAGCGCGACGCGCCGGCGCCACGCGGGGACGGGCTGCCGTCATGACCGCGGCCAGCTGCCCGGCGCCCGGATGCGCGGCGGAAACCGTGCTTAGTGACGACCGCCTGTACCGGTACGTGCTGAACCGCCGCTGGGGTACCTGGGGGCCGGTGATGGCCTGGATCGGCCTGAACCCGTCCACCGCCGACGCGAGCACCGATGACCCGACGATCCGCCGGATGTGCGCGTTCGCGCGCCGGGAGGGCTGCCGCGGCATCTGCGTGCTCAACCTGTACGCGCTGCGCTCCCCGCACCCGGCGGCGCTGCGGGCGGCCCTGAAGGCGGGCACCGACCCGGCAGGCCCGGACAACGACGCATGGCTGGCCGGCCTGGCCGCAGCGGACGGCCCGGTCGTCGCCTGCTGGGGTGCGCACCCGCTGGCCGCCGCCAGGGCCCGGGAAGTGACCGCCGTGCTTACCGCCGCCGGGGTCACGCTGGCGTGCCTGGGCACGACCAGTGACGGCAGCCCGGTGCACCCGCTGGCCCGCGGCCGTCACCGGGTCCCGGACGACGCGCTGCTGGCGCCCTGGAGCCCGTCATGACCGCGCCCGCCGAGGCGCCCTGGAGCCCGTCATGACCGCGCCTGCCGAGGCCGCCCCCGCGGCGGACAGCGAGCTGCGGCTGCCGCCGCCGGATACCGACCCGGCTGTGCGGGACATGCTCCGCGGCTGGGGCGCGTGGCCGGTTACGCTCAGCCGGGGGCAGGCGGAGCGGCTGCGGCAGCTGTCGGCCGGCCAGCGTGACGCGCTCGGCGAGATCGCCGCGTGGCACCAGGACGGCGGCAGCGTCCCGCTGATCCTGGGCGGCCTGGCCGGCACGGGGAAGACCACCGTGGCCGGGCTGCTGCCCGCGGTGCTCAACCGCGCGAAGATCGCGTACACCGCGTACACCGGCAAGGCCGTGCATGTCCTGCGGGGCTCGCTCGGCGGCCTGGGCGCGCGGGCCGAGGTGGTGTCCACGCTGCACCGGCTGCTGTACCGCCCGGCGGTGATGACGCTGTGCGCCGAATCCGGCCTGGAGCTGCGCGGCCGGGAAACGGCGTGCGACGCGCACCGCCTGCGCAAAGACATGCCGGGAATCAGGCCGCCGTGCCCGGCCCGGCAGCAGGTCAGCTTCACCCCGGCACCCGACCCCCTGGCCGGGCTCGACCTGGTGGTCGCCGACGAGGCGTCCATGATCCCGGAGCAGCTGTGGGCCGACCTGACCGGCCACGGCGTGCCCGTCCTGGCCATCGGCGACCACGGCCAGCTGCCGCCCGTCCAGTCCGCGTTCAGCCTGATGTCCAGCCCGGACCTGCGGCTGGAGGAAATCCACCGGCAGAGCGCCGCCGACCCGGACGGCATGGCGATCCTGAACATGTCCCGCTGGGCCCGTGAGCACGGGTACATCCCGGGCGGCTGGTACGGGCCGTCCTGCGTGAAGACCACGCCGGACCGGATGGGGCACGAGGGCCTGCACCCGGGCGACGCGAACATGATCCTGTGCGCCACCAACGCCACCCGGGCCTGGCACAACGACGCGATGCGCGCCTGGCACGGCCGCAGCGGGCCGCCGGCGCCCGGCGATGTCGTGATCTGCCTGCGCAACAATTACGGCGAAGGCCTGTTCAACGGCCAGCGCGGCACCGTCCGCGAGAACCGCGGCGCCGCCTGCGTGAACGGGACGGACGCCTGGCAGCTGGCGGTCGACATGGACGGCCAGGACCTGTCCTGGGAAGGCGCCGTCGCCGCCGCCCCGTTCGGCCAGCTGCCGGAAGCCGCCCGTTCGATCCGCGACCGCAGTATCGCCTTGTTCGACTGGGGTTACGCCCTTACGACCCACAAATCTCAGGGCAGTGCCGCGGATAACGTGCTGGTTATCGAGGAGAGCTGGCCGCCCCCGGGCGAGATCCGCAGCCGGTGGCTGTACACCGCCGTCACCCGGGCCGTGAAGCAGCTGACCGTCGTGGGGTGGTGACCGGCATGACCAGGGGCCGGCAGGGCAGCGCTGTCCTGCGGCGGCTGTACCAGCGTTACCCGTACTGTTTCTGGTGCGGGCGGCTTGTCGTCATGATCTCGCAGGCGGCATTGCGGCTGATGTCCCGGTACCCGCCGGAGCTGGCTACCCGGGATCACCTGCACTCGCGGATCGCGTGGCCTGCCGGCCGGCCGCAGCGCACGCAGGGTCACGCTGTCGTGCTCGCGTGCCTGGAATGCAACCAGGGCCGGGCTTGCGCCGAGCAGGACGGCCGCGACTGGGTGCCGCCGCTGATGCGCGCTCGCCGGGCCGGGCGGGCGCTGGCAGGATGACCGGGCTCTTGCCAGGGACAGCGTTATGGCCGGGCTTCTGCCTCCGTTTTTTCGCTGCTCAGCTTTCTGGTATGCCCAGGCCCGCGGCCTCCCGGTCAGCCTGGACTACCTGAAGGTGCTGGGCCTGACCGCGGCCCGGATGGCCTGGCGGGAAGGCCTGGAACCGTGGCAGGTGCCAGAAGGGCCGTTTTTCGTCTATCAGTGGCCCGAGCGGATCTGGGACGCCGCCAGCACCGGCCTGGCCGTGCAGCCGCACCTGGACCAGTTCTGGCGGCAGCCGCCCGGGTACGGTGACAGTTTCTGGAGTTACCCGGCGCCGCCGGAAGACACCCAGGCTTACGCCGACTGGGAAGTCATGGCTGCCGGGGAACGGGACGCAGGCTGGGGTCCGGGCCAGGCGCCGTGGGACGGCGATGACATCCGGCCGTGCTGAGCCTGTGCCGGAGCACCTGCCGGCATGCCCTGCTTGCGGGTTCCCGAGCGCCTGGATCTGCGTGCCGTGCGGGCGGTGCCCGCAATGCTGCCTGCCGGACGAGCCGTGCAGCGGGCCCGCGTGATGGCACAGCGCGGGGGAACTGCCGCAGCTGCCGCCAGGAAGCCCGCGGTAGCGCTACGCTAGCGGGGTAAGCCTGCGGCCGTGCGCGGAGCCAGGCGCCCTTACCCCCGAGGGGAGCCTGGCGCATGACCGGCGTACCCGTCATGACGACGCCGTTCCGCGCCGGCCGCAGGGCTGCTGAGTATCCCGCCGCCGCTGGTCTCCGCGGCAGCGTGATGGCCGCCCGAGCCGCCGGGCCGTCCGTGCGCCTGGCCGACATCTCCGAGTTCGAACCCGATATCGCTGATGCCGCCTACCTGAAGTGGTCCCAGGCCATCGCCATCCGGGCCGCCTACGGTGACGCGCATGCCGACCGGGCCTGGTACGGCGGGGCACGCCGCGCGGACCTGCTCGAAGGCGGCGCCAGGTTCCTCGCCGTCTACCAGTACCTCGTCGCCGGCCAGGACCCCGCGGCGCAGGCCAAGGTGCTCGTCCAGCTGCTCGGCGGCAAGCTAAACACGGGCGAGGTGGTCGTCTGCGACCTGGAGGAAGGCGCCGGGGATCAGCTGCCCAGGCTGTCATCCTGGGCCCACGTCATCACCTCTGAGCTGGGCGATACGCCGTGGACGTACTCCGGGCTGTACTTCGCCGCTGCCGCGAAGATTGCCCCGGTCAGCTGGGTCGCCGCCTATCAGGCCGCCGAGCCCGCCCCCGCGCACGCGCTATGGCAGTTCACCGACGCCTGCCCGGTACCCGGCGTCGGCAGCGCCGACTGCTCGCTGTACCACGGCACCATCGACCAGCTGGCTTCCCTGGCCCACGGCGGCCAGCCGGCCCCCGCACCCTCGCAGAACTGGACCGCAGCCTTGATCGCAGAACTGGCCATCCTGGCCTTCGGAGCGTCCGGGGAAGACGTGAAATCCGCGCAGAGCCTGCTGGGCGCCCGCGGCTACCCGGTTGCTGCTGACGGCCAGTACGGCGCGAGCACCCGTGCCGCCGTCACCGCGTTCCAGCATTCCCGCGGTCTCGCCGCGGACGGCGTGTGCGGCCGGGACACCTGGACGAAACTGCACAACCGCTGAGTGCTTGTCCTTAGCGGTAGCATTGCTGTATGACCGCGCTATGTTTCGGCTGCTGCCTGGAACCTTCCGGGTACCCGGCTAACCCGGGTTCGGCGTACTGCACCGGGTGCCAGCCTCGCGGGGCCGTTCAGCTGGCGGGCAGCTTCAGTGCATGCGGGCTGTGCAAGACGGCTTTCGGTTCGCTGGAGTCGTTCACCGCGCATCAGGACGCTGATTACGAGCGCACGCCTGCCATCGTCTGCCGTACCCCCGCCGGCCTCGGGCTCGTCCAGGACGGCCGCGGAGTCTGGCAGACGTCCGCCGGGCTCGCGCGCCGGGCTCGCGAGCGCGAGCGGTTTATCCGCATGAACCTGAGCCGCCGCAGTGCCCCTGCACGCTGACCGTGCTGGGCCCAGGGGCGTTTTCAGGCCCTGGGTGGTGTGATCGGGTGGCTTCCGGCTTTTGCGGGGCGCTGACGTCCGGCAGGCGGCTCAGCTGCCGCCGGGTTTTCGTGCTCTGTTGCGGGGGCTTCCTTCCTGAACCATTCCGGCATCGGCCCCCTGCCGTCCAGCGCTGCTCGCAGGTCAGCCGGAACCGGGCGCGTGCCAGGGTGGCGGTGCAGCCAGATCCGCCAGCGGAAGAACGAGTAGTGCATGCAGCACCCCGCGGCCATGCCGCCGTCCGCCGTCAGCACGCCGCCAGCCGGGAGCTGCCCGCACCAGCGCATGAGCCGCCGGGCGCGCCACAGCTCCCAGCCGGTGACGTGTCCTGCGCCTGCCAGCAGCAGGGATCGCTGCGCGGCCGGTATCTTAACTGCCTTCACGTGGTCACTTCCGTTCGTGGTGTTGAGTGAGACGGTGAGCATCCCGCATCCTCGCGGTCATCGCTGGGAAGCGTTCGCCCGGCACGTGGTCCAGTACTACGGCGGCTTGTGTCATGTGTGCGGCTGCGGAGGCGCTAGGCAAGTAGATCACCTTCAGCCGGCTGCGGACCGTCCTGACCTGCTGTGGAGCCTGGATAACTGCCGGCCCGCACACGGCGCGCCCGGGAACCCGTGCCCGGTGTGCACCGCGGAATGCGGGCGCCCGGTCTACTGCAATCAGGTCCGCGGCGCCCTCTCGGTCCAGCGAGCCCGGCGGATCATCGCGGAATGGGCCGCTGCACGCCAGGGCGCCCGGCCCCGGTACCCGCCGAAACCGGATACGGAAGCCGGGCGCCCCTGGTAATCCAGCGGGTAACCTACAGCGCGTTCTCGGTCTCGAAGATGACGATGCCGAGCGCGCAGGCGGCCAGGACCGGCCCGATCTCGGCCACTGGCAGCTCGCGCGTCAGGAGCGCGTCGCGCAGGTGCACGATGTCGTCAGCTATTTTCGTGATGGTCGTCTCGTCCACGTCAGCCTCCTGGGGTGGTGACCGGGTGCTGGGTGTCGCTGAACCCCTGGATCTGCTGCTGGGAGCTGCTGGCGCTCACCCTGAGCACCTTGATCACGACGTCATCGCCGGTGCCCGCGAGGACGAGCGCCGGACCGCCCGAGCTGGCCGCGCTGGTGCCGGTGTAGACCTTGGTGCTGTCCGGCTTGCCGCCTGCTCCGCACAAGGTGACGTAGTACACCGTGTTGCCGTTCTCGGTGTCCGGGGCTTTCCCGCAGATCGTTCCGGTGATGGTGATCTCGGCAGCGCCTGCGCCCGGATTGGCCCCGTTGCTGCTGCCCTGCTGGGCGATCCCGGTGAACAGGTTAGCCAGCGCCTGCTCCCGGGTAGCGCCGAACACCGCGCTGGCCGCCGTGGCGTTGTAGGCCGGCACGAAGCCGATCCCGGTGAACGTGGGATTGCTCACCGGGGCCTCGCCGGTCCCGCACGGGTCGTCCGTGTCGCCTTCCTGTTGCGCCGGACTGTCCGTTGACGAGCCGCTGGCCTGCGACGATTCGTAGCTGGTCATCCAGACCAGCTGGCCGTCTATCACGTGCAGCGTCATGTCTTCAGGGATCAGGTGATTGGACCTGACGTTGCCCGCGCCGACCCCCTGCGCATTGCAGAAGGCGCTCGCGACGGTGGACTCGATGCCCATCGCGCTGGCCGGCGCGTAAATGGTCATCGCCCCGGTCGCCGAGTCCATCTCCACGATCCGGTAGACCGATGTCTCGGCGTTGAAGCTGGTCAGCAGCATCCGCCAGGACGGGTTCTCGTCCCCGGTGTAGGTCAGCACCGGGTCGCCGGATACCTGGAACCGGTTGGCGTTGCTGCCGCCGAGACCGGGCCAGCTGGCCTGGGCGTAGTAGCCGTACCAGTTGACGATCTGCTCAGCCGTGGCCTGGCTGTACACCCGGTCAACCCACGGCGCGTGCGCGGCCAGCTGGTCCGGGCCGTGGCCGGGCAGGTCGTACTTCGTGACCTGCCCGGTGTGGGCGTTGATCACCGCGACGGCCACCGGGGCCGGGAACGTCGTGCCGAGCTGAGGCTTCAGCATGGTCACCGTGAAGTACGGGTCGCCGGTGCCGTCCTGGATTTCCAGGGTCGGATCCTGCAGCGTGTACTGGCCAGCGCCGGCCAGGTGATCCCGCACCCACCGCATCGGCTCAGAACCCTGCCCGCCGGCCAGGCTGACGATCATCGTGCAGCTGTCCTTGCACTGCCCGTCGTACCGCTCTACCGGAGCCGCGTCCGGGTTCGGGTCCTCTGCGCTGATCATGATGTAGCCGGGCACGATCGCGTGCAGCCGCGCCTTGTTGCCCGCGCCGTCGAATTCCAGCTGGAACACGTACCACATCTTCCCGTCCACCCGCTGCAGCGTGGCCGGCCCCAGGTTCGTGAACGTGGCGAAGTTACGGGTCGCCGCGATGCCGCTCGACATCGCCTGGGACGCCCGGGTAGCTGCCTCATCCGGGGTGACGACCACCAGGTCGGAGGTGACGCTGGCAGGCAGTGCGTCATCCGCCGCGACAGTGACGTGCACGATGTGCGCCGCTTCCTGCGCGTTATGCGGCCCGTTGTGCACCGCGAGCCACGTGCCTCCCGCGGCGATCACCGCGAGGGCCATGATCACGGCAGCCGCGGACAGGCCCTCCGCGAACCCGTCCGCGAGAGCCGCGATCACCATGGCCAGGGTCAGGTCCAGCACGATCAGCGGCAGGACTCCCGCGAACGTCGCGGTCGGCAAGGTCAGGCCGGCGACCGGCCAGGTGACGATGAGCCCGGTGACGACCAGGTTCGCGAAGAAATTGACCTTGGCGGCCGTCTTGCCGTCGCCCTTCGACCTGATGAGGGAGAGGGCGCCGCTGACGGCGCCGAGGACAAGGCCCGCGATGAGGCCTGCTAGTACAGCTGGCATGAACTGATCTCCTGTCTTGGGTCAGGAACTGGTCCGCACCGCGATGGCGTGCGGTTGCGGCATGGACTGGACGGCGGCATCCCGCAGCACGCGGAGCACCACCTGGGGGTTGGCGGCCAGCACGAACGGCTGGCCGACAGCGACAGTCCAGGCAGTTCCGTCGCTGTCGGTCACATCCGCCTGGTTGCCGTGGATCGCCGGCTGCCCGGCGAGGGTACCTGTGGTGTCAGGCACCCAGCCCGCGTCGCCGGCCGGGACCGACCACGGGGCAGGGTAGTACAGGCCGTTCTGCAGCAGGACCAGCTGGGCCGGGTGCCCGGCTGACGCGCTCGCTCCGGCCGGCACGTTCCAGTCAGCCCGGAACTGCTGCAGGTCCGTGAGTGCGCCCGGGGCCGGCTGCTGGCCGGGATCCGCGGGCGCTCCGGCGGCAGGCGGGCTGCCGTTGCCGCTGGTCACCAGCATCCGGATGCCGAGGACCCCGACGAGGATCAGGATGCTGGTCAAGGCAATTATCACGGCGAGGATGACGGGTTCACCGGTTCGCTGCCTGATCTGGCGCTGGCGTGTTTTTCGCGGCGCGGGTGCCAGCCGGTCTACGACCGCGTTCAGTTCCGTGCGCTGCTGCTCGGTGAGCACCCGCTGCTGCCGCTCCAGCTCGCGGTACCCGACCAGCCAGTACCTGGCCCGTTCTTCCAGAGGCGGCAGCCCGGCCGTGCTGGCCTGGCGCACCTGGGCGAGGATGTGGTCCAGGTCGGCCTGCTCGCGGGCCGGCATCAGCATCGGCAGCCCGGACGAAGCGCCGTCAGCTTCCTGCCAGGTGCTGATCTTGCGGCACAGATCCAGCGCCGGGGTGGATGTCATGAGAAATTCCCTTCTCGTGCTTGCGCGGTCTGTGCTGTGCGCCCGGTCAGCTGGGTCAGCCACGCCAGCGCGCCGGCCTCATCGGTGAATTCGCCGTCATCCTGCGCGGTCAGGGCGGCGGCCAGGACAGGCCCGAACGCCGGGCCCGGCGTCATCCCGGCCGCGATCAGGTGCCGCCCGGCCAGCAGTCTTCTCGCCGGCTGCCCGGTCACCCCCAGCCCGGCCGCCATCTCCAGCCACGCCAGGGCCGGGTTCGGCGCGCCCGGGTCTCCGCGGCCCGCATGATCAGCGCCGATCACCAGGGCCAGCTCAGTCAGCGACGTGCCGCCGAGCCGCCGGGCCATCCTGCGGACCACTGTTTTCGAGGGGCGCCCGGCACAGTTCATGTGCTCCCGGACCAGCGTGGCCACCCGGGCGGCTATAGCATGCGGGCACCCGGCGCCGCGCAGGAACGCGACCGCCGGCGCGACCCCGGCCGCTGCGTGACCGTGCGAGATGATCCGGCCTTTCACCGTCCGGGTAGTCGTGACCTTCCCGAAATCGTGGGCTAGCGCCGCCAGGACCAGGACCAGCCGGTCAGTGCCCGTCACGCCCGCTTCATCAGCCAGCCGGGCCGCCTGGCCGGCCGCCAGCCCGGAATGGGTCCAGACATCTCCTTCGGGATGCCACTGCGGCTCCTGCGGCACGCCGTGCAGCGCGCCAAGAGGCGGGAAATGCCGCTCCCACCCGGTCTCGGCCAGCACCCGCAGCCCGGCGCTGATGTCGGTGCCCAGGGTGCCCAGCTTGATGAACTCACCCCATATCCGCTCGGCGGCCAGCTCGGTGAACGCCCCCGAGATGCTGCCGCACAGCGCCGCGGTCTCCGGGTGCAGCCGGAAACCGAACCGGGCCGCGAACTGCACCGCCCGCAGCACCCGCAGCGGGTCTTCCGTGAATGCGCCTGAGGTATGCCGCAGGACGCCCGCGCGCAGGTCATCCAGTCCGTGGTGGCAATCGGTCACCTCACCGGTATCCGGGTCGGCCATCAGCGCGTTGACCGTGAAGTCCCGGCGCGCACTCGCCGCTGCGAACCCGAGAAGCCCATCGGGAATGACGTCGAACCCGCGGTGGCCCGGCCCGGTCTTGGAATCCTGGCGCGCGAGAGCAATATCGAACTCAGTGCCGCTGCTGCGGATCTTGATGACGCTGAAGCTGACTCCGGTCAGGCCCGGCGCGAATCCGGCCTCAGTGAGCGCGTACGCCAGCCGCTCGAAGTCCGCGGGGCCGAAAACCTCGATGTCGATGTCTTTCGCAGGCCGCCCCGGGTGCAGGATCGCATCCCGCACGCAGCCGCCGGCCAGCACCGGCCGCCCGCCCGCCGCGCGGATGACCGTGAGTACCCGGTCTCCGTCCGGGCCGGTGATCTTACGTTTCAGTATCATTATCGCTTCTCCTTCTCGCGGGCACTGCCGTGCCTGCCAGGAACCAGGTAATGCGGTTTCGCTCAGGACGCGCGTATACCAGGTGCCTAGCGGCCATTTCTGCCAGCAGCAGGCCCGCGTACGGTTCCGGCCGGCCAGTGCGGACAGGATCTGCTCAGCGAGCCAGGTTCGCTCCGGCGGTGGCTCCGCGCCAGCCGTCTTCGCGCTGACCGGACTTATCGCGGCCGGCCCGGATTCCCCCCTGGGTGCGGAGTTCCCAGCTCGCCGAACTCCTCGCCCAGCTTCCTGTAGGAGGAACTGGCGGTCGGGTACCGGCCGCTGACCGCACGGCTGACCGCGGCGTCCAGGCTGCGGGCCTCGGCAGCGGCGATGTCAGCGGCCGTCAGCACCGCCGCCGGGCCGGACGCGTACTGGATGCCGTTGAAGTAGACGTAGTGGTCGCGCAGCGGGTAGCTGCCGGTCTCGCTGGTGATGGCCCGCGCGACGGCCATGTGTGCCTCGTCGGCACTGTACCCCTGGCCTTCCAGGTACCGGCGCACCTTGACCTCGTGCGGGGTGACGATGCTCCCGGCGCGCCGCGCGGGGACCCGCGGCCTCACGGGGCCAGCTCCGCGGGCAGCTCATCGCAGCGCAGGGTGACGTCGGCCAGGAACCTGGACGGCCCGTTCCCGGACCAGATCTTCCCGACACTGACCACGGTAAGGGGAGCGTCGTCGCCGTACAGCTCGCGGGCCCGGCTCACGGCCAGCGGGATGGCCTCGGCCCGGTCGGCGAACCTGACCGTGACGGTGACGGTCTCCGCGCCGGGGCTGCCCGCCACCGGGCTGATCACGGCGAGCGTCTTTCCCTCCCAGCGGATCAGGGTACGGCTGCCGTCGCGGGCCGCGCCGATGGCCCCGGCGATGTCGCGGGTGATATCTTCGGCTGGCCCGGCGTCCATGTTGATGTACCGGGGCGCGCCGCCCAGGCATGTGATGTCTTCCACTGTGTCTCCTGTTCCTCGTGTACGTTGTCGTCCTGTTATACGCCGCTGCTCAGGTGAAGCCCGCGTTCCGCAGTTTTCTTACGGTTGCGGAGCTTACGCCTGCTGCCTCTAGCTGAGCAGCTATCGCGGCCAGGGCGTCGTTGATGTACACAATCAGCTGAATGGCAGGCAGCGCGTTCTTTCTTTTTTCGTTTTCCGCGGGTGGCATGAGCGTTTCTCCTGTCGTCAGGTTCTCGGTATCCCGGAGGCGTCGAATTCTTCCGGATACGGGTTGCCAGGTCATTCCGCGCCGGGCACCTTCAGGTCAATGACCCAGGTTCGCTTCGGCGGTGGCTCTGCGCCAGCCATCTTCGCGCTGACCGGATCTATCGCGGCCGGCCCGGATTCCCCCCTGGGTGCGCGATTCCTGGATAGCTGCCGCAGTACGGCCTCAGTTTCGGTGTCCCTGGCGTAGATGATGCCGCCGCCGCGGGCCGCCCTGGCGGTGATGCCGCCTTCCTCGTACTGCCGGGCTAGTTCACCAGCGCGCTGATCCGGGCTAATCATGGTGCTCCTCAGCGGGTTCCTGTGGTGCCAGGCGCACCTCGTCGTGCCGGTAGCCTTCGCTGGCGCCGCCGAATGTGCCGTCTGGCCGCCGGAGAAAGACACTGTAGGAGACGAGGCGGGTCTCCCAGCGTTTTCCGCCGCGTACCGCACCTGCGCTATAGTCCAGGTGCACGGTAGCGATCTGGGCTGCCCACGGCGTTATTTTGCCGAACAGCTTGCGCGGTACCAGTATGATGTCGCCCTTGCTATACCGCGGGACGTCTTTGAAGCGCTCGGCCTGGAGTGCTGCATGCGCCCGGTCCAGCTGGTCCTCCAGGCTGGCTATCTCGGCTAGCAGCTGATCTTCCGTTGCCGCAGCCGGCTCGGTGAATGCGCCGTCCGGCGTGATAGCGTGATGGCCGTCCAGGCCGGATTCCCCCCTGAACGCAGGATCGCTCGCTGGCCAGGCTGCTGGCGCTGCCAGGACGTTCAGGCTTTCCGCCGCTGAGTTCAGTGGCACGACCTGGCCGGCACCGGTTACCTGGAAGAACCCGTTGAACCCGGCCAGGTTCCGGCGGCCTTCGTGCCGCTCGTAGATGCCGGGACCGATCAGGTAGGTGGCCTGGCCGGTCCGGCCTGATTTCGACGTGCTTGTACTGACCGGGTTGATGAATGCACGCACTACACCCCAGCGCTCGTCTGGCCCGGTAATGCGCGCCAGCCAGGTCTTCCCTTCCGGCATGCAGATATCGAGGATAACTTCCGTCTCCGGCATGGTCGTTTCTTCCTGTCGTCAGGTCTTCGGCAACCCGGACGCGTCGAATTCTTCCGGGTAAGGGTTCCCGGGCCATTCCGTGCCGGGCACTTTCAGGTCGATGATCCAGGTCTCCGGGCCAGGTACCGGCCACCTGACCGGCACTGACCGGCGCACCGCCACCTCGGCGCCGAACCAGCGCAGCGTCCCGGCCCGCTTGGCCGCGCCAGAAGCCGACAGGTACAGGTGCTCCCGCGGCCACCTGAACGTCTGCTTCGCCAGCGCTTTGCGTCCTTTGCGGGACAAGCTGGCCAGGAACGCCGGGTCAGACCAGAAGTCTGGCCGCCAGCCCGGCTCGAATGAGCCAGGTGGGTAACGGACCTCCAGGTAATACACGTAGGTACCCGGGCCGGGCGGGTTCCAGTCCGGCACGGCCGGGCGCCACGCGTCGTCGTAGGTCACGTTTCCCGGTTTTCTTGCCGCGTTCCGCCGCGCTCCATCTCGGCTAGCCGGATGAGGGCGGTTAGCAGCAGCGAGTCTTTCGTATCGGCGTCGAAATAGGACAACGTAAGCCCGGCGTTGGCACGGGCCTGCTGCTCGCCGGTTTTAGCCGCCTGTTCCCGGAATACGGTTATCCACCGGTCCAGGCTTTCGTTCCACCCGGCTAGCCGCTGGTTCAGCTCAGCGACTACGGCGGACGGGAACGGTTCGGTCATGAGATCACGCCCAGGGCAGGTTCTGGCCCGGCAGCTGCACGTCGTACGCGCATAGCCAGTTCGGGTTTCCCGCCAGGTCAGTGACCCGGTAGGCCAGGTGCGGTCCGGGGCGGCTCGGGCTGATCTCGCACTCGCGAACCGCTTCCACGCGTATCGCGAACGCGGGCACCAGGCGGTGCTCGATCATCGTGCCGATGGCGTACCGGGGAAGTTCTGCGGGCACTGAGCCGGAGTTGCCCAGCTCAGTGCGGATCGCCTGGCTCAGCGCGGCTACCTGGCTGATCAGGGCAGCGCTGACCCCGATCTGGCGCAGGCGCCACGCGAGCATGTCACAGGCCATTACCGGTACGCGGTACGGTTCGGACGCGGCAATCTCCGGTATCCAGCTGGGCTGCGGTGCGGTGGTCACGGGGTTGTTCTCCTGTCGTTCGCTGTCAGTGCAGGGTCTACGCAGATGCCGCCGCAGTCCAGTTCCTGGAAGGTGAATCCTTCGCTGGCCAGCAGGGCGGCCATCGGCCAGTGCGAGCCCACGTGCAAGTCCACGTGCCGTCCGTGCTCCGGGTCAGCCAGGGACAGCGGGCAGTACGCGAACCACGACCAGGCACCGATCCCGGTCTGCCGGTTCCGGTACGTGCGCCGCAGTTCGGTGCACGGCGGCAAGTCCGCGCCAGCTTCCTGCAGCCGGGCTAGCAGCCTCTCGCTGGTGCGCATGATCAGCCTGTGCGGTTGCATGGCGGGTCGGCCAGGTCCAGGCCGGGCCACGTTGCCTTGGCCGGGCGCCTGCGCGGCCGGGACCGGCGACGGGCCGCCAGGTCTGTGATCACGGTTTCAGCCGTTACCGGCGGAGCTGGTATCGTTTTCCCGGCCGGGACAAATCCCGTGCACGAGCGCAATGTTTCCCTGCCTTCCCGGTACTCGAAAATTACTTTGGCGGTACCGTTCGCGGTCACCGTCACCTGCTGTGCGATCCCGGCCATCGACAGGTGCGCGGCGCGGCCCATGGCCAGCCCCAGGCCCTTCAGGCCGTTCGCGCGATCGAAGAACTCCGGCTCGCCCTGGCCAGGGGTGACCGTGTAATAACTGCCTAGCTGCCTGGTCATTGCGCCTGCTCCCGGATCCAGTCCCTGATTTCTGGCAGGGTTCGCCGGATCACGCCTGGGTGTCCGATGACGTGCCATTCGGATTGCCAGTTCACTGCTCTGCGGCCTTTGCGCTGGTATACACCGTAACCTTCGATTATCCATCGTCCGGGGTACAGGCATCGTTGTTCCAGCGGCATTACTTTGCCTTGCTCGCGTCTGTTCATCGCGGCTGGCATTCTGCCGGGGATGCTTCTGCGTGCAGCAGCTGCGGTGTCTCCTGCGCGGGCAGCTGCGGCCGGTTCCTGGCGGCAGCAGCCATTGCCTCGATGTCCGCGCGGGATTTCTCCACGACTTCTTCTGCGTGCCTGGTCAGCTGGTCAGCCGCGTAATCCACGTTAGGCACCGCACCCCTGATCGCAGCGCGCAGGTTTGCCAGGAGGCGTTTGCGTTCTGCTGCCGGTGCTTTTCCTGTCAGCGCTTCCTCGTAGGCTGCTTCAGCTTCCTGGATGTGCCGGAACGCCTCATGAGCTGCTGCGTGTACTTCCGTGCTGGTCAGGGCAAGCCGGGATCCGGCAGGCAGTCCCGGGCGGTCGCCGTGATCGTAACCGATCGTGACAGGAACACCTTCGGTACTGCTGCTGGCGATGAACGAGGCGAATTGTGCTATCGACAGGCAGAACTTGATGAGTACCTGCTCAGGATGTACCCAATCGTGTTTGAGATCGCGGCGGCGCGATGCCTCGCTCACGGTTATTTCTATGTATTCGCCGTGCCGGATATCCGACTGGAACAGCACCTGTCCCGGGGTAGACATGATCCGGCCGACGCGAGCCATCCCGAAGGCCGGGTGGTGCTCGGATCCGTCTTCGCCGGTAACAGGATTTTCTGTGCTTTTCACGGCAGGCCTGCCTTTCTTTTTGTATTGCTTTTTATGTCAGGTCTGCCTTTTCAGGGCTTTTTGTAGAGGATGGCTATGTAGATGGCGAACAGGAGGACTATGCAGACTGCGAGTTCGCTTTCAAGGGCGCTGCACATGAGCCAGCACCTCCTCGTAACTGATGATCTCGTGCTTGAGCCGCAGCGGCCCGCCGATCGAAGCCAGCTGCACCGCCCGGCCCAGCGCACTTTCCCGGGTGCTGCAGAAAATCTGGCCCCTGCCAGTCTGGCCGGTGTGCCAGGTGCCCGTGTGGCTCCGGTGCCCCGCGGGCCACTGCTCGCTGGATAGCGGCATGTCGTGGCTGGCCGTCATGATGACCGCGCGTCCGTTGCGCCGCCCGGGTACGCCGGGCTCAGTTTCATCTGGCGCATGCAGGTAGCGCACCGGCAGCCGCAGCCCTGCGGACAGGCTCCTGGTCCGTGCTCGCAGCTGTTCGCGGACGCCGCGGCGGCCTTTGCTGCGGCGTGCTCTCGTGCCATGCCCGCAGCGTGTTCCCGGGCCACATCCAGGCCAGCACCCAGGGCGCCCGCGTACGCCGTCCACAGATGCCGCGTGGTCATGGTCCGTCCGTCCGGCGTGGTCACCGTGTACGCCCACCGATGCTCGCCCGCCGGGTCCTGGCCGGTGTCCAGTCTGTAGCCTGGCGGCAGGCCCGGGATAGCCGGGCGCTCGGCTTCCGCCAGCTGCAGGGAAATCGCGGTCAGGACGTGCGCGATCGCCGATAGGGTCACAGCCTGGTATGCCTGTGAACCGACGCTGAACTGGCGCTGCCTGGTCAGGTCGGTCTCGGCGTGCGTGATGTGCTCACGGATGGTCATGGTCAGCTGTCCTCGTCATCGTCGTAGTTGCCGTCTTCATCGCCTGCCAGGCCTTCATCGCGCAGGTACCCGCGGACAAGGCTGAAGTTCTCGTAAATGGCGGTCAGGATGGCCCGCTCCTGCTCCTCGCGGTCCAGCCGGGCCTGGCGCAGGTCCAGGTCCAGGTGGGACAAGATGGCTGTTTCGATCAGGGTGTCCAGGTCAGCCGGCTCGATCGCGTCCAGCTCCCAGCACTCCTCTGTGCCGAAAGTCTCGACATAGCCGTTAGTCCGGCTGTCGGTGACCTTGACCGGGCTCGGCGGCGGGTTCAGCTCCAGTACCTGATCCATGTTCAGCGCGATCCGGTCCACGTACGCACTCGAACGGAACAGGGTTAGCCGGGCCTGTACGTCACGGCTGATGTCGATCCCGGTCGGGTCATGGTCACCCAGGTAGATGACCGTGGTTTTCTTGCCGTTACGTTCCTGCTCGCGCAGGCGCAAGGCCGCGTCGTGCATCGCTGAAGTAGACGGCGAGCCCTTGCACGCGAATGAGGTGACGTCCCACCGCGTGGCTGCCCGGTCGATAATCTGGGATAGTGCGTCCTTCTCCACCCAACAATTGTGTACGGTCGCTGACACACAGTAAGTGTGGTCGTCCGCTACTTCCAGGTTGTAGACCAGCCCGGAGTAATGCTCGGTCGTGACTGACCGGACGGGCGCGGCCATGTGGCCGTCTCCGGCTCGCATGTGGTTGTACGAGTAGGTTCGCGAGCGGGGTTCGTGACCCCAGCGCCGCATCAGGTCCGCACCGGACTGGCCGCTTACCGCCATGCTGTACCGGGGATCGCCGTGGTCTTGGGTGCTCTGCACGCGGGGCAGGTAGCCGTTGCGGATCAGGATCAGCGCGACCTGGTGGGCTAGGTGCAGGCTGCGGGTGGTGGCGACCAGGCTGTTGCTGGTGCTGTAGTCCACGGTCCCGTCGCCCCGGTAGTACCAGCGCAGGACCTCCATCTGCTCCTCGCTGGGGGCTTCCAGCAGCCAGCGCGGGATGCGCTTGTTCCGCGCGCCGCAGTCGAATTGCTCGCGCAGCCATTCAGCCAGGCTGGCTGAATACAGGTAGACCTGTCGCGCGCCGCCGTCCACCGCAGTGCTTGTGCTGACACCGGCGGACTCGGCCCAGCTTGTCAGTGCGGTCCAGTGCTCAGGCTCGTGCATGCCGATGGTGAACTGGACGGTGCGGCCGTCCTTGCGGATGCAGCCTTCGGCCAGGTACAGGCCGATGAGTGCTTGCAAGCTGGTGTTCCACGGCATGGTGAGTACCCGTGCCCGGCTACCGCTGGTCCGCATGGTGACCGGTCCGACTGCGCGGGTTTCGGATAGTGCCGGGACGGCTAGCAGGTCAAACGGGCGCAAGCTGTCGGCCCGGTCGAATCCCTCTGCGCTGAATTTCCGGGTCGCGCCTTTGCAGCCCGGCTTGGAGGTGTCGTAGTGAGCTGTCCAGACCGGGTGGTTGGCGGTTACCTGGAACGGAAGCAGCCCGGTTGCGCGGATCGTCATCATCGGTCCGTCGTATTCGTGTGCCAGGACCCGGGTCACCGGGCGGAACCGGCCTTTGCCGGTCAGGACGAGATCGCCGGCTTCCACTTTGATGACTGGTTTTACGCCCTCGCTGGTGATGATCACCTGATCAGGTGGCAGGCACTCGATGTACTCTGGCTGGCCGTCCCAGTGGGTGATCCCGTAGCCGCGCGCTGCGCTGCGCAGCATCGACTCCGGGCTTTGCCAGCCGCTGTCTCCGCCTGCTGTCCCCCGTCCCCTGTCGGTGATATGCCGCCAGTCGATCAGGCCGCCCACCCGTGCCTTGGATACCAGGTCGCCCAGCCACTTGTAATTCCGCTCGGTGTTCTTAGTGCCCGACACCGGATCGGTCCGGCTGTCCGGGAAAGTGTTGGTGGCGATGAACCGGTAGTACAGCTGGCGCAGCGTTAGCTCCCAGCCCTGGGCTGCGTATTGCGCGCAGAACGCCTCAGCCTGGGTGATGACGTCCCCGGCGGCATCGGTGAACCGCTGCTGTTCGTAGCAGACCTTGCTCATGGGCCCTCTTTTTCGTTGTCTTCAGCTGGCAGGTAGCCGCGGATGTTATCGATGTACGCCCGGGTGTCGTCGCCCCGGCGCTGGCTGGCAGCTCGCGCAGCCAGGTGCACGAACTGCATAAGCTCCGGCTTGCGCATCAGCCCGGCGTCACGCAGGTACTGTTCGGCTTCGGCCAGGGCCGGGATGATCGTTCCCCAGTCAGGGTGCGGCCAGGTCACGCTGAACGCACGCGTCAGTGCTGCGCGTGCGCGGGTTACCGCCCCTGTTCCGGCAGGGAGGTAGCCCGGCAGTGAGTGCGCTGGAATTGTTTCCGCTGCCGGGAGCTGGATCCCCAGCGCGATGGCCGAGACCAGGCTGGTCAGCCGCTCTATCGTTACCCGTGCGTCCAGGTTCAGGTCAGGCACCGGATACCGCTTCAATGATGCTGAACACCAGCGCAGGATCCTTCTCGGACTGGAAGCCGCTGACCAGGAGGGCCCAGTCGTCGGGCCCGTACCGGCGCGAGTAGAACACCACGTCGTCGTCGCTGCGCATGTCACTGCCGTTCGCAGGAAAGCTGAACAGGCCGTCGCCCATCCGGTTGATATTGCGGTTCAGGACGCCGGTCATCCGCCAGTACCGGCTCAGGCCGTCCTGGTAGAGCGGGTACTCACCTGGCTCTACCAGGACCTCGGACGGGATGAATCCCGGGATGTCACCTGCGTACGGGTCTAGGCAGTAACTCCGGGTCCGGATGACCTGTACCGTGCCGATCTGAATTCGTGTCATCGGAGTTCCTCCTGGTAGACGTTGTTCTTGTCCGCGCCGGAGCGCAGGCAGAGGTCCTGGCTGCCGGGATGTCCCGGCCGCCCGGAGACCGTTAGCCTGCTGCACCCGGTCTGCGATCCGGGCTTACCGTGGTGATCCCGCGCAGGAACCGGCGCTCGTCCGGGGTCGGCGTGAAGTTACCCATTACGCAGCCACTGTTCGATGCCCTCGGCTGAGAAGGCGCGGCTGGTGTCGCCGATGGCGTCGCGCAGGCTCACGCCGAATGGCGTCGCGGTATCAGCTAGCGCGCTGAACAGCGAGGCGATCCGGCTGATGGCGTCAGGTTCAGGCGCGTGCGCCCGCATGACGTCTACGGTGCGGCAGCTTTCCGGGGTAGCTACGGGCGCGGGGAAGATCCGGCCGGTCAGCGCGGACAGGATCTGCTCAGCGAGCCAGGTTCGCTCTGGCGGTGGCTCCGCGCCAGCCGTCTTCGCGCTGACCGGATTTATCCCGGCCGGCCCGGATTCCCCGGTTTCCGGGCCCGCGCCTGCCGCAGCCTGAGCGTCCAGGTCTTGCAGCTGCGCCAGGTCCTCGGCAGTGACGACTGCGGCGATGGCCGTGCTGAATGATGTAATCACGGTACGCGCGTGCTGGAAACGGGCCAGGTCCACCGCGTCGTCCAGGGCTTCTAGCCGGCAGTTACTGCTGCCGAGGTTGATGTCCAGCGTGGCTGGGCTGCGTGTCATCGGGTACCTCCGTTACTGCTGTTGCTGTGATGACCGGGATGTTCCGGCCGGCAGGGGGATTGCGCCTGGTCGTCTATGACGTCGGCCAGCGCCAGGCGGGCCAGTGCGGCCGGGTTCTCCGCGGCGTAACCCGCGGCCATCCGGAGCGCCCACTCAGCGACCGGCTCTCTGCTGTCCCGTCGCGCCAGCCAGAAACCTGGCGCGGCGGGCTGCTGCGTGACAGCCGCCATCACGGTCACGCCTGCACTCCGGTCAGCTCGTCCGCACGCTGGGCCAGCAGCGCCGGAGCCGTGCCTTCGGGGAACTGGGCCAGCACCGCGTCCAGGGAGGCCGTCCCGGCCGTGATGCGCTCGTCCATCCGCGCGACGTGCGCGGCTATCAGCGGCTCGCGGTCCAGCATGACGACGCCGCTGCCCCGGACGCCCGGGTTGCAGCTCGCGCCAGGCAGCGCGGCGCAGGCGCTCTCCGGGCACGCGCCCGAGATCAGGGCCGCGACCAGTGCGCCCGCGGCCGGGTCCGGGACCGCGGTCTCGGCAGGCGCGACCACCGCGCGGAACGACGTGTCCGGGAGAATGCCGGTCCGGCGCCGGGGCCTGGACGGCGGTACCGGTTCGGCCTGCGGCAGCCGCATTGTCCTCCGGGGCGTCATCCCCGGCAGCAGCATCGCACTCACAGGCGCCTGCCGGCTCTCACGCTGCCGGACTGTAGCGGACTTGACCTCAAGCAGCTCGGCACCTTGGATGTCCTCGCCGGTCTCCGGGTCGGTGGGCGGCTGACGCCACTTGATCCGCTCTAGTTCATACGGAATCGGGTCGAATAGCGGCCCGCTCTTGACCTTCTCCGCGATGATCATGGCGGCCGGCGCGTCCGGCGTGCTGTCGTCGGCCGACTGGAACCGCCATACGAAGTCCGATGCCCCGAACAGGGTGTCACCGGGCAGGCCTACTTCGCCGCGGCCTTTGCTGACCGGGTGCGCGATGGCCAGTACCGTGCACTGCAGCTGCGCGGCCAGCCAGCTCATGCCCAGCATGAACCGGTTGCTCGTCGTGCCGTTCGACAGCGACAGGCTGGAGAACCGGCGTGCGGTGTCCAGCACGACCAGCCGAAGGTCTTCGATCAGGCCCAGTTCGCGGGCCGCCTGCTGCAGGTCTTCCGGCGGTTCGTTAGCCGCGATGAACGGGACCTGGAATGCCGTTGTCTTGACGAACATCCGGTCATCGCTGTACGTCGGCAACGCCGCCAGCCACTCCTGTGCCGCGGCGTCACCGTCCTTCCTGGCGATCTGCGCCGCCTGGAGCTGCCGGTCGTGGGCTTCGCGGATCAGCCGCGCCTTGATCCGCACGCCCGCGTCCGGCAGCCCCTCGCCGAGGCACCACGCGGCGCTCCCGTATACGCTTTCGCGGCCGAAAAACGGCACGCCGTTGGCGATGGCCAGGCACAGCTCGATCCCGAGCACCATCGTCTTGCCCGTATACGAATTGCCGTAGCCGAAGCCCACCCCCATATCCGGGAGCATGGCTTCTACCGTGTATTCCGGCGGGCTGGTGTCTAGCCGGCTGGCGTGAACGAGCGTCATGAATGCTTCTCCTGTCTGCGTGTCTTGCGTGTTCTCGTGCTGGCCCGGCATTGCCAGCGGCGGGTCAGCCGTTTTTCCCGTCCCAGGCCAGCCAGTCCGCCAGCTGGCTGATCAGGTCTACGGCTTCCGGACGGGTGATCCCTTCAGCCAGTGTGGTCCGCTGGCGCGGGGTCTCGTCCAGCCATGTTCTCTGGCGGCCGTCCCGGCGCTGCGCGGCCGTGAATGCGTCCAGCCGGAACGTACGCGGCAGCACATCCTCCACCCCTTCAGGATTAACCTTCAGCTCGCGGTGTTCACGGTGCTCGACCGTCATGTCAGCTTTCCTCCTCTTGAAATGCACTCGACAACGCCACCGCCGCGAACGCGGCAGCGAACGCCTGCTCGGTGAATCCGAGTGCGCTGATAGCGTCGGACAGGATCTCCGCTGTTATCGCGTCTGCCTTCCGGGCCTTATCCGCTGCGGCCCATCCGGCTACGGCCGCCAAGGCGGCTTCCTCAGTGGCCCGGACGCCGCCGTCGACTGGGGTTCCCTCGCACAGGATCGTCCAGGCCCAGCCCGCCAGTCCGGGCGTGATCTCAGCCAGGCAGCTGAATGGCAGCAGCACCGCCGAACCCTGGCCGCGGCCACCGCACGCCGGGCATGCGCTGCCTATCTCACGATCGAAGAACGACGCTCCCTGGCAGGTACGGCACGGCAGGCCAGGAGTAATGGCGCTAGGTGAAATTGCCTGAGTCATGGCCGTGGGGCTCCTGGTTCGTCTGACCGGAAGGCACGCGTGATGTACGGCGATTTCCTCATGACGGCCCGGAGTCTGCTGCGATTGCACGATGCGCCCGCACGGCGGCACGCTGGCCGTCGTCCGGGATCTGGTCCAGCGGCACGCCCGCGTAGGCCAGCCACGCAGGAATCTGGTCTGGCTTGCCCGTATCCAGTGCCTGCGCCAGCCGCTGCGGGTCCGTGTGCGCTACAACGTGCGCGAGGTCTTCGCAGAGCTGCGCCTCGGCACGCAGGCTAGCGCGGTACGCCGCGTTGTGCTCGCCGGAATTGCCGCGCAGTGCGGCTTCGTGCCGTATGCCGATGGCACGGTCACGCAATGCGCGATCGATCTTTTCCCTGATCTCAGCCGGAGTCGTCGTAGTCATGCTGGCGGTCTCCTGTCTCGTATGAGTATTGTCTCATGGCGTATACATATCGCGCAACTCCGGCCTAGGCCGCACGCGTTTAACGCCAGGTCAGCGCTAGGAAACTTGCGTGGCGGCCTGGGGCCGGGGATACGTCACCTTCGGAGGCAGCCATCTGGCGGCGCACACGCCTCCTCGTCCAGGTATGCCGTGTGCGAGCCGTCAGCATCGCCAGGCGTGGACCCGATGTCGCCGATAATCCTGGCCAGGTCACCCCGGCTGCCCGCTGGCGCTTCGAAAGACACCACGCGGCCATTCCGCCGGTTGAGCCGGGTGCTCGTGACCTGCGTGTTTCCCGCCATGGCTTCCAGGAACTGGACAGCGTAGGCGTGGCACGGAAACGTGGCCGTGAACCCGGTACGCAGGCCGGCCGCTGCCTGTTCAGTATCCAGCAGGGTCATGATCGTCCCTCCGCTCCCGGACTTCTTCTCGCACGCCGGCCAGGGTGCGCTGCTCGAAAACTTCGCCGAACCGGCGGGCCACCCAGTAGCCGTAATGCGGGTGCTTCGCCTCCTTGCGCACATCCCAGCCTTCGATGACCCAGCGACCCGGCCTGACGCACCTTTGCTCTAGGGGCATGACCGGCCCGCTGTCCTTGCTCACAGCGCCTCCCAGTAGTCTTTCTTGTCGATGAACGCGTCGGTCTTGCTGAAGTCCATTGGGTATCCGAGCGCGTAGCTCAGCGCAATCCGGTAACCGCTGATCTTGGCCCGGTCCTGGTCACGCCATTTCCTGGCCCGTGCGTGGCTCATCCAGCCGGGCGTGACAGACGCCTGATCCTCGTTGTCAAGGCCGTTGCGCTCGTGCCGGATCATGTCCGCGATTGCCTCAGCCGTCTTCACGCGCTCGTTGCGCAGGGCTGAGGCAACCGCATCCGCGGCCTCCCAGCCTGCCCCGGCCAGGGTCAGGATGATTTCCCCGTCACGCCAGACAGAACCGTCCCGCGCTTCGTAGCATCCGCTCATTTGGACCTCCTAGTTCTTGGCTCGGAAGACGATGCGGCTGACGCCCGCACGCCGGGCTGAAAGTAACGTTCGGGCCGCTCAGGTCACGGACGGCTGATAGTGACCTTGACGGTTTCCCGGTCCATGTTCGGGAACGTTGTAAACACCGAGAAACTCATGCTGCCATCGGTGTGCGTTGTCAGCGCGCTTGCCGACAGGCCGCCTTGTCTCGTGTACTGGCCGGGCTCGTAGATGCCTTCCGACGTCAGCTCTGCTACGCGGGCGATCAGCTTGTCCATGATGTTCTCCTCTGTTACGGGCATGCCAGCCGTACGGCTGCTGTTATCGTGGGATGCGCCTGCCAGGCGCCCGGGTCGCTTACTCCTGTCCGTGACCTGGATGCGGCAGGGCGTTCGCAGCCGGGCCGGCCGTGGCGGCATCCGCGGCCGGCCCGTAGTGTTCTCCGGCAGCTCGCTCACGCTGAAACCCGCGGATGATCCCGGTCAGCGTCTGCGTCATCCCGGCCAGCCGTCCGAACGCGGCTGGATACGGCGTGCGGCTTAGCAGCTCCGCGTGCTCGTCACCGTATGCCCGGCGGTAGAAGGCCAGGATCTGCGCCGCATCTTCGCACGCCGCCAGCTCCTCCGCACGCGCGATCAGCTGCTCATCCCATGCCGCTAGCGACGGGGTGCCGGGGACGTCAGTCACGGGTTTGCCTCTTCCGGCCAGGTGTTCAGGCATCGACAAAGACGATGCGCCCGTCAGCGTCGCGCCACGCACCTGTGCAGGCGTCGGAGTCGCCGGAGGCCATCTTGGCCTCGGTGCGCGCCAGTTCGCTGGCCGTGGCCGGGCGAAGGGCCGCGCCGGTCGTGTAGTCGGTGACGGTTCCGTAGGTTCTTGCCTCGTTCATGCGCTGCCTTTCGTGTTCCCTCGGTACTAGCCACGGCGACCGCCGCGGGCATCAGGCTGGCTGCGCACCGGCTATGGCGGCCAGTGCTTCGGCTATCGTGCAGAAGGTGCCTAGCGCGTCCTGGCGGTGATCTGCGCCGCCCGCGAAGGCAGTGAACACCGGGAGCCACGCGGCATCCCCGCCTGCGAGAGTCGTGAGCAGCGGGATCTTGCTGCCCGGGTACGGAGACGCCTGATGCGCTGGCTGCCCAGGGCCGACCCTGCAGTCCCGGATATAGCCGATCGTGTCGCAGAACGTACTGTCCATGACACGCCAGTGGTAGCCGTGATCCAGGTGGTGTTCCTCGACCGCGTAGAGCCAGCCGTACTGCGGGTGCCGCCAGGTTTTCAGCGCTTCCCGCTGCCGGGACTCCTCAGCGTAGCGTTCGCGCGCAGCAGCCCGCGCGGTCTGCTGTTCAGCATCCTTGCGCCGCTGGCTCTCGATGTCGCCCACCGGGTAGGACTGGCCGGTAACCAGCTTATCCCGGTTCCCGTCGATCACCAGCAGGCCAGCGTGGCCGCGCGCAATCGGCGGCCCTTCGCCGTCCGCCTTCCGGCGCCGGACCCGGCTGACACCATGACCGATCGCGTTGTCGTAGACGATCCTGCTCAGCCACGCGGTCGTCGCCATGTGCGGGTCATCGGCCGCCGCGAACCCCACCCGGTCCGGGTAGATCTCCGCCGCGGTGAAGCCGTACAGCTCGAACGCTATAGATGGCGGCAGTTCCAGGCGGGGGCGCCGGCTGCCGTGCCAGACGACACGGACGGTCGTGCCGATCTCCGCATGGTCGGTGAAATGCAGGCCCTCGCTGTTGTACGCGGCGCGGATGTACGCTTTCAGGCTGGTGAAATCCAGGTACGGGCAGCCTTCCGGCATCCGGAAGATGTACGAGCTGTATGCAGTCATGGGCAGTGCTCCTGTCGCATTGAATTGCCCGGCTGGCGGGAAGTTTTGCCGGCTACTGCTTGCCGCTGCTGGTTGTGCTGTCGAAGATGACCTTGCTGTCAGGGCTGCTTACCCTCAGCTCGGCTATCACGCCAGCGGCCAGGTCATTGCGCAGCGCGGTAATCCCTTTGGCCAGTTCGGCTGGTTCGTGGTAGTAGAACGTCGTTCTCCGGGCATCTCCGGTAAACAGCACCTCGGCCTGCCAGGCAGGCGGGTTCTCACTGCCGGCCGTGGCCTGACAGCGCCGCAGCGCCTCGACCGCGATGCCAGCCGCCGCCCGCAGCGTGGCCGGGTCGGTGCACCTGACATCCAGGCCGCGCCGGCGCAGCCACGTCGTGAGCTGATCTTGGGTGAAGTGACGGAAACGCCGCTGCTGCGCGTCCATGGCAGTCCTTGCCGCACCGTGCATAAGCGGCTCGGCGAAGTAGCTGGAGGCTGCGTTTTCAGCACGCTCGGCGCCGGGTTCATTGGTCAGCTTGCCGCTGGTGTAACCCTGGGCGGCTAGCTCAGCGACCCGGGCAAAGTCGGCTTCAGTGGGTTTGCCTTCGAACTTGATCACGAACCATGTGGCCATGACGGGTTCTCCTGTCGTGCTGATTGCCTGACTGGCCGGAAGTTTCGCTGGTTCAGGCGGCCAGAGCCTGCGGTGCCGGCTTGCGCGAGCGAGCACGCCGGTACCGTTTCGGCGTGATGACCGTGCCCGCCTGGCTGCCTGGTGTGCACAGCGGGCATAGCCTGCGCCTGTCGTTCAGGTCTTTCAGGGCCTTCTCGGTTCCCTCGGTCCCGCTGGCCCATACCCGGACGATCGTGAATTCGATCCCTGCTGTGCTGATGACCGCCGTCAGCCTGGCGCCGTGCCCGGCACGGTGCTGGGCGATCCGGGCAGCCACCCCGGCGGCCTGTTCCGCTGTCAGGTAGCGGCAGCTGACCCGGGTGTGCAGAGCTGCCCGGACTTCAGCCAGGATGCTCTCATCGGCATGAGCCGGGTCATCCGGGTAGGCGAAACCCAGATAGTGCCCGGCGTGCTTGTACGGCGTCTTGGCCCAGCACAGCAGATAGACCGCCCCGCGCTTTTTCCGTCGTCCGGTCATGTCATGATCACTGGCTCCTGTCTCGTGACCTGGTACTGCCTGCGCCGGGTAAGGGCATCTCACCTGGCGCAGGTGATGTTCCGACCAGTGGGAATAACCAGCCTGAACGGGTTTCACTGCCGTCGCGAACGAACTGTTCCCAGCCGCCGGCATAGTGCTCGTTCACGCCGTGTACTACCTGACCGTCAGATAGGCCCGCGGTGTCCTCCTCGTAATTGATGTCCTCCCACTGGCAGTCCGCCGCCCAGGACCGCGCCGCGCTGATCAGCGCCGGGCCGGCGTGCCGGAGACAGCTCTGCCGTATTTGCACGCGGACACGCGTGCCGAGAGGCACGACGTGGGCGTACACCGCTTCCGGATTGTTATCCGGGTAGCTGGCGAAGATCGCGGTGACCTGCTGGCTATCAGTAGCCAGGTCGTATTCCACGACATCGCCTCGTTTGAACGGCTGGCTGCCGAGCGGCGCAGTTGCGGTGCTGTCCGGGTGCCTGGTTGCTGCCGCAGTGGCCAATTCCGCCGCGAATAGCGGCTTTCCGGCATGAGGATCAGGGTGCGCCGGGCTCAGCCCGGATCGGCCATCCGGCGTCCCTGCCGTCAGGTAGCTGGCAGCTGCGCGATCGAACAGCGTGCGCTGCCTGTCGTTCAGCACGTCGTGCGGATCACTGCCCCCGGTGCTGTGCCACAGCTGCCCGGCCGCCCGCGCGAGCCGGAGCAGGTCTTCAGCCGGCCAGTTGCGCAGGTCAGCGTTATCCGGCTGGCAGGGTGGCCGGACGGGCTGGCTAGTTTTCCACGCGGCCACCGACGCCGGGACTGCTGCCTGGCCGCCTGCCGCCTCGAACGCCGCCACGTCGAAGTCCGGGATGAACGCGTCGGTGCGCGATTCCGCGATCAGCTGGCGCACTGGCCAGATCCAGGTGGTACCGCTGCCTGACTGGACGTACAGGTTCATGTCTAGTACGTCCGTGCCGGCCTCTGCCGCGTAATCGGGTCGTCCCCCTGCCAGGGACCAGACACAGCCGATGTACCGGGCCGTGCCGATCAATGCTGGTTGTCCGTCTGGGGCTAGCCGCCCGACGACCGACTTGCGCTGCGCTGCGTGCAGGATCGCGGCCAGCGAGCCAGCGTCAGCCAGGGTGAGGGTGTTGTCCACGGTGATCTCCTGTCTTGCTGATGTGTCAGCCGGTGATGTCGAAGCTGCCCGCGCTGCTGCCCGTCTTCCCGCGGATCTGGCCGGTGCCGGTTCCTGACTGGACCGCAGAGGCGATTTGCCGCAGCGCGTCAGCCAGATCGTCCGGCGTGCGCATCGTGCTGGTGAGCGGGATGCTCACGTTCAGCGTCTGCGCGACCGGCTCGGTGCCCTGCTCCCCGATCAGCACGATGACCAGTCCGGCCGCTGGCGCTCCAGCGCTGGTCAGCCCGGTCGGCTGCAGTGCGACCCGGCGTCCCTGCGTCATGCCCAGCACTCCGGCTGCTGCTTTCCGGCCGTCTGCGAACGAGTGCACGTCGATATCCAGGTATTCCTCGAATGGCAGCGGGTTGACGATTGCCGTGTACCGGCCCGCCCGCACGATGACGAACGGGCTCGTGTTCCGCTCCGCGCTGAGCGGCGCAGTGATCTCGGTGACCGGGTGCGTGCCGCCTGGGTTGTACCGGGCCATGAACTCATCGAATGTCTCAGCTGGCATGATGCCTGTCTCCTGTCGTGCTGATTGCCTGACTGGCTGGAAGTTTCGCTGGCTGCTGCGTTTTCAGCCCGTATATTCTGCTCAGCGCCGCAGCGCAGGCGCAGGAGATACGGGGGCCTGGCCAGGCCCGGCCTGCGAACCCGCTTACGCGGGATGCGACGCCTAGCCGTCTATGTCGTCTGCCGAGGGTATTGCGGTGGTCTGGCCGTGATCGTTGTCCGGGTAGTTCACGCAGTAATCCGGGTGCTGACGGCAGGCGGCGGGCTGGTTCGCTGGCCAGTTGTCGCCGTAGTCGGGCATCGTGCGGGCCAGGCTGCCTGGATCGGCCATGACCGTGGTGCACGTCATCAGGTCCGCACCGCTGACGTGCACCCAGCGCGGGGTGGCGTAGCTTTCCGCGTCCCACCGCAACGCATGCCCGTCCGCGCACGTATCACCCGGCTCCAGGTCAGCCCGGGAGACCTGGTGCAGCGATCCCCATGGCCGGGTGGTGTTCGCAGCCGGGTCGTACACCGGGTCCAGTTCCACCATCGGTCGTCGTGCGTCAGGGTGCGTGATGACGCCTTGCAGGCCGCCGTGCGTGCCCGACACGACGCGCACCCGGTCACCTGTGGCCAGGTCACCGGCTGGGACCAGCCGCAGGTCGAAGAACCGCATCGGCCCGTCTCCGGCGATCCCAGGGGTCAGTTCATGCAGGATCACCAGCGGGAGGGTGCCCGGGTTGACCGCTGGATTCCGCTGGAGATCCGTCTCGCGCGGGTTCCAGCTGGCTACGTAGTACGGTGTGTAGCTCAGGAACGCGTCTGTGGCACCCGAATCGCTGCTGAACGCGGCCAGCGCACGGCCGTCCTGGATCAGCTCGCTGATGGGCAGCTGATCATCCTGGCAGAACACCGTGACCCCCGCGGTCGGGTATTCCGCTGTGCTGCCGTTGTCCCGGACCAGCGTGCCCGCGTACCGGACCGCGTAGCCCGTTGCACAGATCGCGCGGCTGTGGCCTAGCCCGTAGTTGTTTAGCGCTGTGCTGAACCGCCATGTGGTGGCCTCGTGGTAGCCGTGCGCGATCAGCCACGCTGCATAGGCTCGTGCTTCGTGCTCTGCGACGGCTAGCGAGTCAGTTCTCATGGTCATGCTCCTGTCTGTGTTTCAGCCGGGGGTTACTACGCGCAGCTTGCTGGCGTATTCGGCGGTTGCCGTGTCTGCGGTGCCCCACAGCACGTAAACCTTCTCGTGATCCCGCGTGGCCCAGCCGGTTACTTCACCGGTGAGCGGGACCAGGCCACTGTCGTCTGCCCGGATTACGGTGTCACCCGGGGCCATTGCGTGGCCCTTCTGCGGCAGCGTGAAGACCCATGAACCGTCAATGACCTCGCACTGCCAGCCCCGGGATTCCAGCTCGCCCGCGAGGTTGCGCAGGCGGGCCAGCAAGTTTTCCATCAGCGGCTCCGCGGCCCGCGCCTGGGCCTGGTGCCGCTCGGCGGGATTCATTTCGCCACAACTTCCACGTTGTAGTCGCTGGGCTCGTCCGAGCTGTCCGGCTCCGCGTCATCGGCGGCCACCAGCTGGCCGTCCTCTTCGAGCGCTTCGGCCACGATGTAAAGGTCAGACGGGATGCACCCGGCCTCAAGGTCAGCGAGCGTGCGCGCGATACGCCCGTCCGGGTCGCTAGCTTTTCCGGCCCAGTCGCGTACGGCCGGGATGACCTCAGCCGTGTCCACGGTGAGGCTGTACTGATGTGACTGCCAGTAGGTCACTGCGAATGTAGCCATCAGGTGATTTCCTTTTCTCGGGTCCTGGTCGTTCCGCAGCGTCCGCCAGGGCGGCAGACGCCGCAGCCAGCGGCCGGGAGGCACTAGAGGTTTACTCGGGGTCCGGTGTCCACCCGGTGTCGATCCCGGCCTTTTGCAGCCACAGGTCGACTACGGGAACCAGGTCGTCGCCGGGCCAAGCCCCGTCCGAGTGGATGATCGGCTTGATCTCTTCCCAGAGGTAGAGGGGAGAGCCGGAGCTTGCGGGACCGACATAGACATCCCACCCGCTTACGTCCTCCGCGTCATCCGGGTAGTTCGCGGGGTTGTCCAGTGCGTAGGCGATGGCGTCGGCCACGTTCGCCGGAGTGTCGTCGGGCGTGGTGACGATGACGGTAAGAATGGTTTGCATTATCACATTTCTCCTGTCTCGGGCTGGCTGATATCCCGCTGGCGGCAAAGACGCGCGTCCTCGGCGTCCAAGGCCGGCCCGGCGCTCCCGTTCCCCCGTGATCTCGGCTTGTACTTGCGCGAGCCTCCTGGGGGAGAGGTCTGCATCCTGGCCGGGGAGCGCCCGAGCGGTTCAGGTCGGCGAGGTCCCAGCGAGGTAAGGGACCGCGCCGGGGGCTATCTCCCACTTGCTGGCCATCTTCTCCGCGATCCCGCCGGGGTCGCTGTAGGTCCACGTGGCGTCTCCGCCCGGGGTTCTGATCCTGAACCAGCCGAGCCAGTTGCCCCGGCCGTCCACGACGCCCCAGCCGGGGGCGAAGTTCCCCCTGTCCAGCGCGGCAGCGGGCCACTTGCTTTTTTCGAGGATGTCTTTCGCTGCCGCGAGTGCGGCTGCGGTCTCGCTCATCTCGTACTCCCTCTCTTAGGCATGGGGCCGCTACCCTGGCAGGGCTCATGCCTGCCACTCGGCATAGTGCCGGGCGAATCGGGCGTTGGCCTCCCGCACTCCTGCGGGGACGAACAGCCGGTGCCAGACCGCGCGGCCCAGCGGAGTCGGGTCCACGAGGTCAGGGCGGGGACCCGGGCCGATCAGCCCGCGATCCTCTAGGCTGACCCAAAGGTCATACGCGGGTACGTATCTGCGGCTGTTCAGGATGCCCCAGAGGGCATCGCGTTCTGGGGCTGTCAGTTCCGCCGCTATCTCATCATCCATTGTCTTTCTCCTCATAGGGTCCTGGTCTCCGGGCTCGTAGGGGATGCTTATCGTTCTGCGCTCCTTGTCCTGCGGATGCGAGCGCGGATAGCGGACCGGCTCAGGCCGTTCGCCGCCCCGCAGCGCTGGCATCCTTGGCTCGCAGGTTCATCACGACGGCGACCTTCGTGTTCCACATAGGCTCGGGCTCGGTGAGCCTCGCGGACTCATCAGGGTCCTTGCCTTCGCGGATAGGCTGCTGCACCTCAAGGATGCGGGCCGCATTGACGGCGCGGTCGGTAGCGGTCAGGTCTGAGATCACGTCGCGTTCTCCTGTCTTGCCTCGTAGTCGGTGACGAACGCCTTAGCGGCGCGGTACAGCGCCCGGTCCAGGCGCAGATTGCCGTAGCGAACCGGCCGGCCTGGCTCGCCCGCCGAGACCTGCACCGTGAGGTCCTGCCGGCAGATGTGCACTTTCAGCTGGTCATCAGGAGTGATCTCGAAGTTGATCAGCCCCCCGCCGACCGGCGAGCTGAATTCGATGTTCTTCTCGCTGGCGTGCTGACCCGCTACGCAATTCGTGTTGACGGTGATTTGCGACCTCGGCATGGCCGGGCCTCCTGTTCTGGTTAGTCGTGCTGACTGGCGCGGCGAGTGCACCCGCATTCGCCGCGCCGTTTGCCGTCGCCCTTGAAGGGGTGATCAGGCTCGCCCGCGGACACCCACCGGGAGGTAAGGCCGTCAGGATCGCCGTACGGGTCGTCTGGCACGCGCGTCCTCCTTGCCGTCCCGGTGGTCATTGCTTGTCCGCAGCCCTGCGGATGCGAGCGCGGATGGCGCCCCGGCTCAGGCCGTTCGCGGCGCCGCAGCGCTGGCATTGCCAGCCCACGTAGTCCGGATCGCGGCCGTCATCCTCACCGATCTTCCAGCCGCTGTTGTCGTTCTTGCATCGCCAGCAGCGTGACGGGTGGATGCCAGCCCGGTCCGCGAGGTCACGGAGTTGCAGGTAGCGCGGGTGGATACGCATGGTGCTCAGTCTCCCGTCGTGATGGCTGGGGAAGCTTCCCCGTCCGGAACCGGCCAGTTGCCCGGTTCCGGGCCGTCAGAGCTTCCCCAGCGCCCTCATCATCCATTGTCTTTCTCCTCATAGGGTCCTGGTCTCCGGCACGGCCTGGCCGGTCATGATCGCGCTGATCTGCGGCGCGGCAGCCTGCAGTTCAGCCCCGATTTGCGCCATCGCCCGTTTTGCCACCTGGTGCTGCTCAGCGGGGTCCATGTCACTCAGCTTCCGCGGACGGCTGCCCTGCTCCGCACTGGCCAGCGCGAGCACGACCAGCGCCGTCTCCCGCAGCGAGCGCGTTTCCAGCCAGCGACCGCCGATCAGGCATATCGTGTGGCCACTGTCGTGCGCTCCGCGGCTCCAGACACCGATCCGGCCATGTTCTGCGTGATGAGTCAGCGCCCGTTCAATGCCCTCTCGGCTTTCCCGGCGCTTGCTGATCGTGACGTGCTGCTGCATCGTGGTGTCTCCTGTCTGGAAATGGTTCTTGGTAAGAGCTGATCAGGCGTTTTTGACGAGCAGCTGCTCCGCTGTCATGACGCGCCGGCTCCGGGCCTGGTCGCGTCCAGGACCGTTCGCAGTGTCTGGTGTGCTGCCCGCGCGGTCTCGCGCATCTCCGCCGATACTTCGGAATCCGGCGCCGAGAACGCCATCCGGTGCAGGGCTAGCGCTGCGATGTTCGTCTGCGCTTGGTCCCACGGCACGGTAATCGCTGCTGCGGGCAGTTCAGCGCAGCAGGGCAGGAATGTGGTGTAGCCCAGGGCGGCCTCCTCGGTCATGTCTTCAGCGATGAAATCCGACCAGGCGTCATTCGCTGCTTCCTGCTGAGTTGCCACGTCGGCATCCCACTGGCTCAGGTACGCTCGCTGCCGCATTTCCCGGCGCTTGATATCCGTGCACCCCGCTCGGTGCACGAGCGCGTACTCGTCTGAATTCTGGACAATTGTGACAAGCATGATCAGCGTCCTTCCAGGTAGAAGCCGGTGCCGCGGTACATGACCTGGGTCAGCACCGCTTTGCGGTCTTCGGTCATCCGCTCCCAGTCCACGTACTCGCCCAGGATCTCGATGGCAACGGCACCGGTGATGTCCTCGGTGTCGTCTTCGACAACCGTGCGCACGTAGCCCTCGTTGATCGCGGTCGTGTTTTCGCCCAGTGCTGCCATCGCCGCTTCCAGCGCCTTTAGCGCCAGCAGCTCCTCTTCCTCGGCGCTCCACGTCACCACTTCCAGGTGCGGCCGGAGGTCAGCTTCCTGCCCGGCCAGCCAGCTATCCGCGGTTTCCCGCGTGCCGAATGCCTCTTCGGCAAACCGGCGCAGAATCCGCGTGTCTTCCACGTGGTACGGCTTCAGGGCCGCGATCCGCGCCCGGACCTCTGCGAGGAGGATCAGGTCTTCATCGCTGGTGATCTCGTCTTCCGGTTCAAGCCCGATCATTACGGGTTCTCCTGTCTTGTGCTGCTGCTGGTGCTGACTTACGTGCTGGTGCGCTGGTCCAGGGTGCTCAGGATCACGACGTACAGGCTGCCGTCCGGCAGGCGGCCGGCCCTCAGGGACGCCCCGTTATCCGGAAGTTCCGGCCGGCGGGACGTTTCGCCGCATCCGTCAGCGGTCAGGGATGATGAACGCACGCCCGTCCGCGATGGCCGCGAACCGCTGCTTCAGCAGTTCGCACAGCGCCTGGAATCCGTGCACGACATCGGCGGCATCCGCGCCGTGATGCGCATCGACGTTGCGGAAAACCGCCGGGTTCAACTGGATACCTGAGCCTGGTACCGGGTGGTCCACCCTGTACCAGATCAGTACGTGGGTATCTGGTTGCACAGAATCGCCGCGGAAGTGCACAGTTAGTTTCAGTTCGTGCGGGCCGGACAGGTTGACAGACGTTTCCCGCGATCCGTGCTGCTCGCCTGTTACCACGGCGCGCAGTCCGTACTGGCGGGCCAGCTCGGCTACGCTGCCGGCCATCAGCGCGCGGTCGGCCTTGCGTCGTTCGGTTAGCGTGCCGGTACCCGGTCCGGGTTCCGCGGCGGGCATGCCGCTCCGGTCATCCGGCGTCTCGGCTGCAAGCTGCTCAGCGTTGCGCAGGATCAATCGCGCATGGGCGTAACACGGTCCGGTCAGCGTGCCGTCCGCGATGGCCTGGGCCTGGCTCGCGATGGTCGCCGCCAGCTCCCGGTACTGCTTGTCACGTTGTTCGGCGGGGGTCATTCCGGGCATGCCTGTCTCCTGTTCTCAGTACGGCGGGTCTTGGCTCCGGTCACGATTTCGCGTCGTGCTCCTTGCGAGCTGCATCTTGCTCCAGCTCTACGACGTAACCGCTGGCGTAGTGGCTCTGGTAATCGGCGTACGGGCGCGGCTCGTTCATCCCGCCTGGTTCGCGCAGAGTGCGCTCGGCGGCAAGCGCCTGGCGTACCGCGCGGCGCAGCCTGGCGTGATCGGCCCGCAATGCGGCCAGTACCTCCGTGGTCTTGCGGATCTCCGCGCTTTTCTTGCCCATGGCCAGCACTTGAGCCCGGAATCCGGCGTGCACCGGGATCAGCGGGTTCTCTGTCATGTACCGCGTTATCACCGCTGACCAGTGCGCGATGATTTCCGCGGTCATCTTCGCGGTGATATTTCGTCCGCGCCCGGAGAAGTGCTCGTCGCATTTAGGCATCCAGCCGGTGTCAGCGTAGAAGTTCGCAGAGCCGATCACATCGGCGCCTTTCCAGGTAAAGCACTCCACTGTCGCGTTCAGGCTCGGGCTGCTGTCATACTCGCGCGCCCGGTAGCTGGAGTCGGCGTATACATGGCTGTCGTCGGTGACGTGCAGCGTTACCGGTCCGTGCGGCGTGCGCAGCGGTACGGTGGTGCTGCCATACGTGTCGAACGGGGGGTCGCATACGGTGTAGCTGCCGAGAGCGGTTTTCTCGCTGGTCACGGGAATGTTCATCTCCTCATCAGGTCCTGGCTTCGGTCACGATGGCCTTGCGCAGCCACGGGTCGTGGTGGCCGTACGGGTCGATGTGCAGCAGGTCCGCCACGGCCAGCAGCATTGCGTGCGGAACGCCGCGCATGATCGCCAGCGCGTCCGCATCAGCGGCTGCTTCGGTTATCCGGGTCACGACATCATCCGGGGCCATCAGCTCGTCCATGGTTCGCTCTCCTGTTCCCGGCCGGTGATCCTGGTCACCTCTGCCGCGTATCCGCGCCAGGTTTCGCGTGCCGCCATCTCGGCCGCAGCCTGGTTATCGTGCTTTGCTATTCCGCTGGGCCATCCCGGGATCCTGGTTTCCAGTGTCACCCCGGCTTCTCCGGCCGCCCGGCGGATGATGAACCACCTGCGCGACCATGGCGGGTACCATGCGGGCACCGGCTTCCCGGCAGCGTCTGTCACGCGGGCATCCCACCGGGGCACGCCGCAGTGCACCATGCTTGTCTTCGCGGTGGTCATCTCAGCTCACCGCGAAACCGGTCTGCACCGTCTCGTCATCGATCAGCCGGACCAGAACCCCGCTGACCGCCGAGTCCGCGGCGAACCCGTGCCAGCCCCGCTGTTCGAAACCGGCCGCCGACTTCATGAACTCGCCCAGGTCGTGCAAGCGGCCATGGCCTCCCGCCATGTCGCCGCCTCACCGATTCGCGTAAACCCGATGCAAATACCGATCACGATCAGCACTCCTGTCATAAAAAACGGTTCGGCATCATCAGCGCGAGGCGGCTATCCCCCGCGGACGCCCCGCTATCCGGAAGTTCCGGCCGGCGGGACGTTTCGCCGGAAACTGGTCAGCCGGGCTGCGCTGCCAGGGCTAGTACGGCGGGCACGAGCTGCCGGGCGCGCGCTGTCAGGGCCGCCTGGTCACCAAGCGCAAGCGGGCTGGCGTAGTGTGCCGTGGTGACCCCGCGGCGGCCGTGCCGTTTTCCTGGCTGCCCCCAGTGGCTGTCCAGCATCTCCCGGTGCGTATGCACTCCGCGGATATCCAGGTACAAACCATCCGGCATTCGCACGAACGCATGCCCGCATGCGCTGAACCCGTTCCAGAAACACGCCGGTTCCCAGCCGGTTGTCTCATGGATCGCCTCAGCCAGCAGCCCGCAGGCGCCGGAGGTAAAGGCTTCTACGTCTTGCGGGGTGATCGCGCCGACGTCGGCGTTGCTCAACTGGGTCTCCTGTCTCCGGTTAGCCGTCGCGTTCCGGGATGTTCCCGTCAGCGATGTCCTGCATGGCCAGCCCCAGGTTCTCGATCGCCTGGCCCAGCTCGCCTGCGAACTTGCGGACTGCCTTGCGTGCCTCCTCGGCCGGGTCCGGCGGCTGCGGCTCGCGCATCGTGTTGAGGGCCTTGACCACCTCGATGGCGTAATCGATGGTCAGCCGTACTGTCTCGGCACGCGCGGGATCAGCGTTGCTGCCGCTCTCGCGGTCGCGCACCTCTTCTAGGCAGGCGATGGCGTTAGCTATCGGCCACGGCTCGTTCTTGACGCCGGGTTCTGCGGGCGCGCTCTGCGGCATCTGATCAACTGGTGCGGCTTCCCGGAGTGCCCATGCCTCGAAACAGTCTTGATGGGCGCTACTGCCGTGGCGCGTTATCCCCCCGAGGGTGTACTGCACCCAGACTCCGCTGGAGTAGATGGTGCGATCCTGGTGTAGGCAGCCGCCATGCGCTGCGCATATGAAATGGCCTAGCTCACTGGTTTTCATCGGGACTGATTTCACTGCTAGCCTGCTCTCCGGTGATGTTCTGTTGTCAGTAGCGCCGGTTGGCCCGGTCCTGCGCGAACCGGACGTAGCTCCACACGCCGCTACCGGACGTGCCCTGCAGAGACTCATCCGGCCCGTACTCGGCCAGCAGATCCCGCACCCGCCGCGCGGTTAGTCGCGAGCAGCTGTAGGCCACCTGTACCGCGCTCAGGAACGCCTGTTCCATGTGCAGGTAGACCGGCGTGCTGTACACCGCGATGGCGTGGTTCGTGCTGGTCGCGATCGCCCACATCGTTTCCGCCATCCGCTGGGCCAGCACCATGTCCGGCGTCAGTGCTGCCGGATCCGGCCACACCACCTTTATTCCCGCCCGGCTGCACATGCCGCGCAGCGCCCGGGTTAGGTCCAGGTAGTCGTAATGCCCGGCCTCCGCCGACCACCGCACCGTCCCGTCATCCAGGTCGTTCCGGTACCCGCGGACCGTCCCGTAACGCTGGCCGCCCGGATACGGGCCCGGCTGCTCCACCACCGCGATGATCTCCCGGCCCGTGCCCTGCGGGATGGCCGCGATCACCCGCAGGGCCGGGGAACCAGCCCGCGCAGGCAGGCGGCTCGCCTCGCCGTCCAGGTACGCGGTCACCTGGCGCACCAGGCTGCGACCTTGCGGCCAGTCACCGAAGTCGCCATCCAGGGCGCCGGACAGTTCAGCTAGCAGCTCGCGGATTTCAGCTGCGTCTCCATCGCGCGGTGCGGGCGCGGGCTGGGTGATCGTGTTATCGGTCATGACCGTCTCCTGTCTGTCAGTAGTTCCGGCGCTCAGCGCGAAGCCCACTTGCGCAGGCGGGACGCCATCCGCTGGTCCTCGGCTTTAACGGACGGCGGGAGTATGTTCCCGGCGTACCGCATGACCTCAGCCGCGATGAGGTGGGCCATTTCCGGCATCGTGCCGGCCCGGACAGCCAGGTTCGCCAGCGCGCCGCGCCGGTTCACGGCCTGATCCGTGCCGTCGAAGTAGTGGCCGGCGTTGTAACTCAGCTGTCCTGCCTGCTCGCCGTTCAGTGCGTAGGCTTCCCAGGTCACCCATCCGCCGTCCGCTATGTCTTCGGCTGCTACCCACCAGCTGGCCAGCAGGTCGTTCCCGGCCGGGTGGCCAGGCATGACCGCGCGCACGGTGTAGCCCGCGTTTCGCGTCACGTCCGGCACGGGCGGGGCCATCGTGCGGGCGGCGTGCTCGGCCTCGGCGGCCAGCTCATCCGCGTAGCCTTCGGGCACGCCGCTCGCTTCCAGCAGCTCGGTGTCACCAGCCTCTATGTAAGGAGCCAGGGACTGGAGTTCGGACCGGGCGAGGGATTCGCGGTGGATCTGCGCCACCATGAGCCGCTGATGGAGCGTGTCCGCCGCTTGCCGGGCGGCGTAGACGGCTTCCTTGGTGGCATCCCATTGCAGGGATACTTCCCGGTTGCCGTACAGCTGGTCCGCGCGGCCCGCCTCTGAGCACGCGTCATTGAGGCCGGCGAGCGTTTCGCCGACGGCACGGTACAGGGCGGCTATATCGGTGTCGCTGGCACCGGGGATGGCGACGGAGGGAAGGGCGGCGAGGCGCGCGTCTTCGGCGGCCAGGGCGGCGCGGCGTTCCCGCTCCGTCGCGATCTCGGCCTGCACCGAGGCCAGCCGCTCGCCGGCCAGGATGCAGACTTCCCCCCACGAGGTCCCCGCCCGGTAGTTGATGCCCTCCCCGGCCCTGATCACGACGCCGGGGTGGTCCGGGTGGTCCCAGTACCCGGCTCCGGACACCGATGTTGAGAGCGGGCCGGACATCCGGTCGTAATTTTCGCCGCGGTAGGCAGCGAACGTGTGCTGCCAGCCTTCGCGGCGCAGGGCCTGCTCTAGCGCCAGCGCTTCCTGGCGGGAGGCGCGCCCGTCCAGCCTGCGCGCTTCCTCTATCGGGTCAGGGATCTCTGCGCTTTCTAGTCCGGTGTTGTGCATGGTCGGGTGCTCCTTTACTTGTTGAGCCAGTCCGGGAAGCCGGACCGTTCCCGGATCCCGCTGCTGCTTGCGGCGGCGGTCACCCAGTACGCCGCTGAAAGGCCCTCTACCGCTGCGCGCTCCCACTCCGGCATCTCGGCGAGCGCCGACGCTGGCGGCAGAGGCGACGGGCTGACCTCGGCGTGACCCAGGCCGAGGTGGCAGGTCCTGCATCGTCGCGCCCACCGGACGGGGGCGTACTCGGTGTTGAACTTCCACGGGCTGAATTCGTGGTCTGTGCTCACAGGTCAGTCCTTCCTTTGCGGCATCCTCCGAGCGGTTCAGGTCGGCGAGGCGGCTGGCTCTCGCGGACGCCCCGCCGGCCGGAAGCTCCGGCCAGCGGGACGTTTCACCTTTACTCTTCGCTGGCCTCGTCCTCTAGGTCGGCTTCGTCATCCATCTCATCGAAGGTGAGGGCAACCTCCTCTGGTGTCATCGGCAGCCGGGCCATCGAAGGCGGTGCCCCGGCGGTGATGACCTGGCGCAGCAGCTGCGCCATTGAATACCTGGGCTGGTCGGCCAGCGCCCGGTCTAGTGCGATATTGGCTAGCGCACCGTTCCCGGACTGCCAGGCGACGAATGCGAGTACGCCTGCCGGGGCTGCTACGTATCCTGGCTGAGCGCGCCGGGTCAGGTCGGTGAGCAGCACGAGGTGAGCTTTGGCGTGGGCGGGGTCCATCCTTGCCCACAAGTCATCGCGAACCCGCAGGCTGCTCAGCGCCACCGTGATCCGCGCTGCCTCGTCGTCGGACATGACGTAATTGCCTGCGCGGTAGCGCCGGAGAAGATCCTGGCTGTTACGCAGCCCGCTAGTTGCGGTAGCACGCTGCCATGCACGGGCTGCCCCGGCGTGTACGGTTGACGGCAAGCTGACAGGCTGCTCGGCCTTTTGCGTTGCTGCCCGCATCGATTCCGCACTCGCTCCCGTGACCGGCGCCAGCGTGGCCGCCAGCGTTTCCCGGTCAGCCAGTACCGGGACTGCCAGGCCGGCAACGTCGCCAACAGTGAACTTGGTGCCTTCTGGCGGGCAGCAATCAGGGTCATCGCAGGTATACGACCAGTACCGGCCTGCGTCTACCCTGATGACCTCGGTGACCTGGAGTTCTGCCTGGAGTTCCGTCAGGCTGGCCAGTCCGGCCACGATCGGCGCCGCCTGCTCCTGCGTTCCGTAGATCACCGCGGCCACGCTGGTGGCATCCGCGCCGGCCAGGACGTCGCTGGCGTGCGCAAGCGTCCCGGCTATCGTCTCGGCGCCGGCGGGCATGTCGTACCGGAGCGTGACGCACACGCGGTCATGCGGGGGCTTTGCTCCGATGATGACCAGGCTGTTGGCTGGCGTGAAACCAGTCAGCCGCGGCACATCTGCGAGCAGATCTTGTATTGACCGGACAGATACGTGCAGGGAAATTCCTGACATGCTGACGGGCTCCTGTCTTGTTTGCGGTGCGGGTGTTGTCTTACGTGACCTGGACGCCGTAGCGCTCGCGCCACGCGGCGCACTCGGACCAGATGTAGTGATCCAGCGCGGCCGGGTCCATCGACCGGTACCCGGTCCCCCCGAAGTCGTGGTTGTCTTCGACGTGTCGGGTGAACGGCGCGCGTTCAGCGGTGAGCGCCCGGACGGCGTGCGTCGCGAACTGCGCGAGCGTCACCGGCCTGCCCAGCTCGCCAGACAGCCGGGTCATCCCCCGGCCGATCTTGCGCAGGACCCTGACCATGGCTTCCGCGTCGGCCAGTTCTACCGACCGGCGCTGGTAAGCCACCGACCAGCCGTAGAATTCCTGACCGGTCTTGCGCATGGTGTTCTCATCTGCCTGCGCGGAAATCTCCAGGCCCGCTAGCGCCTTGACGTCCGGATCGAACGGCAGCTCGTAGCTGGCCGGGCTGAACAGGCCCGGTTTGCCCTCATCGCTGCCGAACCGGCCGATGGCGGCGATCATCGCCTGTGCCGTGAAATGCACGTATCGCGACCCGCCGCCGTATGCGGATTCAGTGATCGCGACCGCGAACCGGATATCCGGCTTGCTTACTGGCATAACCTGCTCCTGTCTTAGCTGACCCGGCATCACAGGCCGGTTAGTGCCTGCGGGGTGTGCCGGCCAGCCGGAAGTTCCGACTGGTCGGACGTTCCTTTAGCGCATGACGTACGTGCGCAGGTACTCGCCGTACCGTCTGCCGTTCGCACGAGCCGTGCGCTCCGCAACCGGGATCCGGCCGTACGCGTATGCCGCATCGACGTCCGCGACCCATTGCTGCCGGGCGTCCACGTGGTGCACCGGCCCGTCCGGATCCAGCCCCGCCAGGATGCCGAGCAGGTACGCACATGCCTGCCGGGCACCGCAATAGACGCTCGTCAGCGACTCGGACATTACGTAACGGGTGCGGCCGTCACCAGGCCGGCTGATGACGGTTACGGGCGCCCGGCCGGATAGTCGTTCCACCTCGGCGGCCAGGTGCCCGACAGTTTTCTGGGTGATTCTCATGAGTTCAGCCCTCCTTGTTGCGGTCGGCGTCCAGGTTGCGCTGTACGCGTTGCATGTCCGCTACTGCTGCGGCGATTCGCTCTGGCGTGAGCGTGTCATCGCCTGTGCCGGGCGCGGCAGGCTCGTGCGGCAGGTCATCGCCGTGTTCGGCTTCATACGCCAGGGCCTCGCGAGCGCATTGCTTCAGGTACTCGCCGTTGCCGTAGTAGCCCCAGCACGAGTTGACGTGCTCCCATTCGTCCTTGAACGCGGGGGAGACCGCCGCGTCCGCAGTGGTCCAGAGCACGAGTTTCTCCACGACCCAGCCCCACACGTCGCCCTCGCACCAGGCGCGGTACTCGGACATGTCCGCGCTGCCCGGCGGCGCGCCGGCGTACTCGCGCCAGGCCGCGCTGTCGTACGTCACGTACCAGTACGATCCGCTGTGCCACGTCTCGATCTGGGTCACGCCGTGAAAGGCCCGCAGGTAGCGTTCAATCAGCCGCCAGTTACTGTCGCCGGGCGTGGTATGCCAGTACGAGATGGCCTGCTCCACTGTTTCGTCTGCGTCCAGCGGCCGGCCGGTAGCCATAACATGCGTAGCCCTGGCGCCGCTGTCAATGCGCAGTAGTGGCGAAGCGCCGTCGTCATACCGCTCGCCTGCGTCCTCGTCCAGCACCAGCCGGGCCCGGTACCGGCCCTGCGTATCCAGGATCTCGCTGTAATTCATAATCGGCTCCTGCCGTAAGGGGTGGATAGTGCGGTCAGCTGGATCCGGCGGCCTGCTGGTGAGCGGTTTCCCAGTTCGCCACAGCGTGCTTAGCTGTGGTCATATCGGCTGCGCGGCCAGAAGTAACGTCGCCGTCCTGGTCTGGAGACAAGATGCCCCACGACCCGTCTGGGCTTACCTCAGCCCAGTACGGGGAATCGTGCAGATCGCGCTGCTGGTGCTCGGGAAACGCCGTGCTCGGGTGCCATTCAAGCGAACCGGGGGGCACGTCCTCCGCTTCGCGTTCAGCCGGGTCAACCCCGGTGTCCCGCATGGCCTGCTTGCGTGCGCGCTCGTCGTTTAGCGCACGCAGCTGCTCTGGTGTCCAGCTCATGGCGTCACCTCGGCGGCGTTTAGCTTGCTGGCCGCGCGTTGCGCCGACTCGCAGGTGGCATAGCGCACCAGCTGGCCGCCGCCTCCGAAGTGGTAGCGGTCAGCCAGCGGCACGCTCTGATCATCGTGACCGCTGTACCGGGTCAGGAACCAGTGCCGCTTGCCTGCGCCGTTGCTGGCCGGGCGCCACGGCGGCAGCTGCACACCGTAGTTCTCGCCCAGGAAAGCCAGCAGTCCGCGGGCGAACCGGATCAGGTCAGCCGGATCCGGCGCCACGCTGACTCCGCTGAACGTATCCGGGGTGTCCGCGTACAGCTGCGGTGCGGCAGCCGTGCCGTACAGGCTCAGCGTGGCGTAACCGCCCATGCCGGCACGCTGCTGGCTGACCAGGCGCACGCGGGCGTCCAGGCCGCCAGGAAGCTTAGGCGTGCCAGCGGTATTCTTGTCAGTCACGGGCGTTTCCTCTGTGTTGTTCGTCGGCCCGGCCTGCTGGAGCGCTGACCGGCTCAGGTTCGCTGCCGTCATAGTCACGGCCGTAAGTCTCGTTGGCGTACTCCTGCGCGGCCAGCGCGATCTCGCTGGCTACGTGCGGGTCGTGGCGCAGGTCCACAGGCACGCGTACCTCAATGGCGATCAGCGCGTAGCGAGTGCGCTGGTTAGCGGCGTCTGTCATGATCGTTTCCTCCGTGCTGCCCGCCGGGCGGGCGGTATGTACCAGGGCGGGCGCCAGTCAGCCGGCTCCGGCTCAGCCGTATTGTCACGGCGCCGCGATGTAGCCTGCCGTGCGGCGGCGCGCTTGCTCACCTGTTGCTGCTGCGCCACGACGTCAGGCGGGGTTTGCGTCCGGCACCTCGCGGACGTCTAGGTTGAACACCGTCATGTAGAACTCGCTCCCGTGCGGGCCATCCACCTGGATTCTGCCCGTCCGGTGGCCGTGCGGCGCGCGGGTAGCACGCTCGAAGGTCGCCGTCTCACTGCGAAAATCGGTTATGATGTCGCCCGGCCGGACTTCGGTGCCGTCCTGGCGGAATGCCTTCAGCATGATCTGCGCTCCTGTTCGTGACCTGGCATCATCAGCGCGAGGCGGTCAGCCTCCGCGGACGTCCTGGCCACGCGGAAAATCTCCGGCTGGTCAGAACGTTTCGCCTGATGGACTGTCAGCTGGCTTCGGCCGCCTGAGCCGGTGCCCACGGCGAGCCCGTCTCCCTGGCCCGGCGCTCCTGCACGGTACGCAGGCTCTCAGCTGACGCCATCGGCGGAGTCTTGGAAAGGCCGCGCTGGTGCAGTCGCGCCGGATACCGGCTGGCGTTCCGGTCCGGATGCCGGGTGTTGTGCTTAGTCGACATGATCAGCTCCTGTTCTATGACCTGACATCATCAGCGCGAGGAGGTCAGCCCCCGCGGACGTTCTGGCCACGCGGAAATTTCCGGCTGGCCAGAACGTTTCGCCTATCGTCTGGTCGTCTACGTCCGTATCCGGCCGCAGTATTCAGCGGTTACTGTGACTACTGCTCAGAACGGAGCCGGACCGGGGCGTGATCCTCGTGGTCGTCATCCAGGTGCACGAACTCATCGTTGCGTCCGCGGATGCCGGTATGGTCTAGCTGGCTTCCGCATACTGCGCAGGTTTCATGAGGCGTGGTCGTCCAGTACCAGCCCGTGCCGGGCCAGGCTTGGCTCGCCATGCCGTACAGGCGCGTTCCGGCGTCTGCGAGCTGGAAAGGTCCCGTCCGGGCGGGAGAGATGCCATCGGGGACTTCGATAACCCCGGCGGTGGTGCGGATTTCGTGCTGGCCGGCATCTTCGGGGGTGATTGTGTAGAACGCCTGGTCTGGAGCCGGCGTGTTGTCCGGGACGCGGAACACCTCGGTTCGGCCAGGGGTTTCGTCCATGGTGTGCTGTTCTCCTGTCATAGCGCGGCCGGAAAAACCCCGGCTGGCGGGGGCGTTTCGCCTATTCCGCGGCCGGCGTGATGCCCGCTCGTCCGGCCAGGCTGGCTAGCGCCGCGGTGCGGTTGTGCGGCCTGTCGGGGCGCCAGGTTTCAGGCTCATTGTGCAAGTCAGCCTGGATATCCGCCGCGGTCAGCCCCGCCCGGACGTTAAAGAACCGGGCGCAGCTGAACAGCAGGTGCCCGGTGGAATCCTGCTCGGCCCGCCAGGTGGACCAGCGTCCGGTGCTGTGCTCGCTGTCACCTTCGGCCGCGACGAACCATGCGGTGTTCCGGCCGGGGGTCGTGATGAGTGCCCGGACCACGTAGCCGCCCACGCGGGTAACACCGGGTACGGGCGGGGCCATGCTGCGTGCTTCCCGGTCCGCCGCGTCGGCCAGCTCATCTGCGTCAGACGGTACGGCCAGCGCGGCTCGCACCGCTGCGGCCAGGTCACGCAGCGCGGTCAGCTCACGGGCTATGTGACGCAGTGCGACCAGTGTATGGAGAGGCCCTGGCTCGAATTGCACGGGTGCGCTTTGAGCTGCGTTCACGCTGGCCAGCGCATCAGGTACGGTCTGCACGGTCTTCATCACGCATCAGTCTCCTGTCGTTGAGCGGCCGGAAAAGCTCCGACCGGTTAGAACGTTGCGCTAGCGCCGCGGCGCGCTTGCGCGGCCTGTCGGTCAGCGGTCAGGCCCAGATATCAACGTGCGGCCCGGCGGCATGCTTGATGATGTCATCGCGGGATGGCCGGGCGGTCGTCCACGCGTTCTGCCGGGTCTCGTAGCCGTACCAGGCGGCATCCCGCTTGAAGATGCGCCACGGGCCTACCTGCTCGAAGCTGACCGTCTCCCAGAACGGGTGACGGTTGCTGGTGCCGTACGGGTCGTTAACCCGCTGGTGTAGCCAGTGAGACCGCTCCCGGGCCGGACACCGGCACAGCTCGGGATGCCGCTGGTGGATCTCGTCAAGGAACGCCCGCTCGCGCGATCCCTTTCGCGTATCCAGGGCGCGAGCTAGCGCCATAGCGCCAACCTCTCGCCCGAGCTGTTCATCGTTGAGACTGGCTGCCTCTTCCTGGATGTTCATCACCATGATCGTCTCTTCCTTTTTCACTGCTGTGCTTTTGTCGCGGGCTGACCGTAATCTCATACCGGCATCCGCGGACGCAACGAGAGGTGTGCTGGGCTGGATCCGAACACAACCGGGTCAGGCGGGTAATCGGCCAGTACGGCATCGATCCGCTCGATGACGGGCAGCCTCGCGTCGCTGACCGGCTCGGTGTCCGGCTCGGCGCGGGCCGGCTCCAGGTCGCCCGCGTGGTCCGGCGGCAGCTGGGCCCTGCCCATGGGCGTATAGGCGTGCCTGGTCTTGACGTGGAAATCGTCTTCGTTCTTGTACGGGCCTGCTTTGGCGGCCCGGTCTGCCGCGAACAGCTCGGCTAGGAACCAGCCCCATTCGTCGTAGCTCGCGGCGTAGCGCGGGCCGTCGTGCCTGGCCATGGGGTTGGTCCTACGGGTCACGCCATCATCGCGCGTGTTCTTCTGCGTGCTGGCCAGGTGGACCTCGAAGCCGTGCGGATGCGACCTGGAACCGGTTTCACCGAATACGTCGAACACGATGTCACTGGGTATGTCGCCTGCCTTGGCCTGGTCCAGGCATGTCCGGATATTGTCTGCGGTCAGGTTCGTGTGCAGTCTCATGTCAGCTCCTGTCGTGGTGACCTGGCATCATCTCCGTGAGACGGTCAGCTCTCATGGATGTTCCTGCGAGCCGGAAGTTTCCTGCCGGCTGGACGTTTCGCCTATCCGGCAGTACCCGGCCGGTAGCCGCGCTCGTCGCGCAGCCGGTCCAGTTCTGCGCATGCCGGCGTCCGCTCCCATGCGCTGATCGTGCCAGCCGTGATCGCGGCCTGCTGTTCGGCTTCCAGCTCTGCGATACGCGTGTTCAGTGCCGGGTCCTCGTCCGGTTGGGCGTTGAGCTTGTCCCTGCCGCTCACAGGTCCGCCTCGCGGTGACGCGCCACGGCGGCACGCTGGCCGTCGTCCGGGATCTGGTCCAGTGGCACGCCCGCGTAGGCCAGCCCGGCTGACGGCACCCAGAGCGGCTGCCCGAGCGGGTTCACCTCAGCTGTCGCCTGCCCTACAGGCACTGCGTCGTAGACGTCGATGACGACCGGGATCACGCGCTCATGCCCCTGGTCGTAGTAAGCCCACGGGCCGTCCCCGTTCTCGTCTGGTCCGGCTGAGTAGGTGTGCACGCTGATCCGGACTACGCCGTTCTCGGAGTAGGCGTACACCTGCACGCCGCCGTTGCCGTCCTCGTCGCTGCCCAGCACGATGCACGGCATCGCTTCCGCGTCGTTGTTTTCCTCGGCTGGCAGGTACGGCAGGAACATGGCGTACCGGTTGATCTCCAGGTCGGAAAGGGTCCGCTTGCGCGGAGGTACGGGCTGGTTCACGGGATCTCCTGTCATTGTTGCTGTTCCACGGTCAGTGACGGCTGCTCGATTACCGCGTGTAGTTTCATGAGGTCAGCCCTCTGTCTTGCAGAGCGGTGCGGCCGGCAAGCTCCGCGCGTACGGTGCGTGCGGCCGGGCACGGGTCCGTGAGGATCGGCTCGCCCGCCATGACCTGCGCGACCTGCGCGAGACGCACGGCGGCCGGCACGTACACGTCCGCGCTGATCGCGGCAATGCGCAGTAGCGCGGAATTGGCGCGTGAGTCAATGCCCGCGCGGTCCCGGTAGCCGCTGATGAATTCAGTCATGTGGTTTTCCTGTCGTAAGCAGCCCGGCCGGAAGCTCCGACCAGTGGGAAGATCTCAGGCCAGGATGGAGACGCACATCCAGCAGGTGAGCGTCTTGCGGTGCAACGCGGCAGGACCGCCCTCATCGCTGGACACGCCACTAGCGGCCCCGCACACCACGGGTTCGCGCCACAACGGCATCCCGCGCGGGTACGCCGGCGTCTCACCGTGCAGCGTGTCCAGGTCGATGGCGTGCACCTTACCGTCCGTGTATTCAACGCCGGCGTACCCGGATGGAGTAGCCAGCTCAGACCGGTCAGACATTTCAGGGCCTTTCGGTAGTTACGGGGTGATGCTGGGTCGCTTCACAGGGTGCAGTTCTCGCCCGCCGGGCACGGGCAGGTGCCTGGTGCATTGCCGCCCATGATGGCGTTGCCCAGCTCGCGCACCTTTTGCGAGACGGGGTGCTCGAAACCGGCGCCGACGCCGGAGAAGCGGACGGCGCCGCGCCGCCAGGCGTAACCGAACGCCTCCCACTCGTCGGTACTGATCCGGCCGGTACGCCACCACTCCTCGGCCCGCTCGAAGGTCAGGGCCCGTAGCACGGCGATCCGCCCGGCTTGCGGGTTTTCCGGCCCAGGCGGTTCGGGCTGGGGCTCAGGCGGTCCGGGCTGGGGCTCGCCGGCGGCCAGCGCGTCATAATCCAGTCCGCGCCAGGTGCAGTACGCCCTGGCCCACGCCTCATCGTTGCTGGTATCTGACCACTGGTTCCAGCCTCGCGCCTCGAAGTGCGCGCGGATAAGCGCGCGGATGCGCCAGTAGCCAGCCAGGTGAGCCAGGCGCAGCGCTTCGCATTCCGGCGAGCGGCCGTTCCCGGCGAGGCCGATGAACGCCTCACGCAGCTCGGTGCGACGTTTCCTGGTGCATCGTGCTGGCACGCCCGCGGCCTGGTCGATGGCCTGGTCGAAGGCGGCCTGGCAAGACCGCATGGCCTGCTCGTTCCACCGGCTGGCCGCCGCGCGTACCGGGTGGCCGCAGAACCGGGTCCGGCACGGCTCGCATGACCGGCCGCCGCTGCTGTAGGTCCGGGTGCCCAGGGTGATGCCTAGGCCGTCGCAGGCCGGGCAGCCTTCATAGGCAATGTGCTTCTCGCGGTCCCGGCGCCACGACGGGCAGTGCGGCGGCCAGGACACCTCCCGGGCGCCGTCCAGGACGGCCGTGCGGGCCACGAATGCCGGCGCCGAGGTGCACGGGTAGCACAGGCCGTTGTATGTCCCGGCGTACAGCTCAGCGGGGTGGCCGCCGTCAGCGTTGAGCGGCTTCGCGCACCGCAGGCAGGCGATCCCGCCCGGTCCGTCCGGCAGCATGCCGTGCCGGTCCATGATGGCGTAGATGCCGCCCAGCTTGTGGTCCGGGGCCATCGGGCCGGTGTACTCGCGCGGCCGGGCGGCGAGCGGGTGCGGCGGGCCGCTGGTGTAGGCGGCGCTCAGTTTGCTAGCTTCCATAGCCTTCTCTTCTTCCTGGGTTACTTGACCGGCTGATCGCACGCGTAACACGGCTTGGGCGCACATGGTCAGGTCGTAGGCTACGGTTTTGGCCTGGTTGCGGATATCCTTCTCCAGGCGCTCCGCGTGCTGCCGGACCGATGCTGCCGCGCTAAGGCTGACGCTCATGATGTCTTCCAGATGTAGGCGTAGTAAGGTCGGCAGAACCGGCCGTAGCGGTCACGTTCGACCAACCGCATGACCGGCTCGCCGTTCTCGTCGCGGACCAGGTAGGGGTTCATGATGTCTTCTTTCCGGTCTTGCGGATCTTGGGTGCCAGCCGCTCGGTCTCGGCGGCGGCCTCTGCCAGCTCGGGGTACAGCTCGGGGCAACTGATCATCTGGCACCTGATCGCCGCGTGGAAAGCGGCGTCCGATGTGAACTGGTCGCGGGTGAACCGGCCGACCTGGTAGATCACAGAACCTGTCTCCTTATCTCGTGACCTGGCATCATCGGCGCGGGCAGGTTAGCTCTCGCGGACGTTCCGACCAGTGGGAGAATCGAAATGTTTCGCCTGGCTAGTGGTAGTGCGCAGGGGGTTACCAGCGGCCAGCCCTGATGTCCGCGTTAGCCTCCCTGCGGTTTGCGTACGGGCCTTTCCGGTAAGGCCCGGTCAGGATGTAGAACACCCCGGGGGCCTCGCGCCGTACGCTGGGAGCGATGTACGGCAGGGCTTCTATTTCAGCGTCTCCGGGCACGTGGCTAAAGCTGTCGTCCAGTGTCAGGCAGTCGGTCAGCTCACCGTCTGAGCTGCGGTACCGCAGCTCGGACAGGTGGACGTCGTAGCTGGATACACCGTCAACGAAAATGTACTGACGGACGAACACACGGACCTCGCGAACAGTGCGGGGATCGTGGTCAATCTCTTTGATGACTTTCACAGGTGTCTCCTCATCGGGTGGCCTGGCTCATCGGCCGTCACGACTTCGACGTTGGCCGCATCAGTAAACACGCGCTCGTCGCCGGTCAGCAGGCCAACGCGCATCGGGACTGGCGCATGGCGGCTGAACCGCTTACCCTCGCCGTACCAGACGACTTCCGCCACAGTGCCCACGGGCACCTTGCGGCCTCTGACCACCCGGACTGTCTTGCCGGCGCGTGGCGTGGCCGCCTCCGCTGCCGTGGCTGCGGCCTGACGCTCGCCCGCGCGGGCCTGGCGCCACGCGCCGTAGGCGGCCTGTACCTCCGGCGTGGCGTCTGCCGTGGCACTGTTGGCATAGGTCCACCCGCGCGTGCTGGCGTAGGTGATCTCGCGCGGCCCCTGGCCGTCCCATACGGTTGCGTAGAAGTCGCTGTCATCGTGGTAGTTGTGCTCGCCCGTGGCCAGCACCAGGCCCGCGTGTGAGATCTGGAACCAGCCGGTCATGTCTCCCGGCAGGCCGGCCGCGACTTCGTAGCGCGTGCCGTCCGGAATTTCGTCCGGGACGGACTGAACTAGCACCTTGATCATGGTTGCTGTCTCCTGTCTCATGATCCTGAGCGGGGTGGTGTTAGCCCCCCTGGGTTGCCGTCCCGGCCGGCTTCGGGGGATCAAGGGCCGGGAAACGTCTTTGCGGGTCAGGCCAGGAAGAACACGAATTTGCGGACGTACGCGGGCGTAAACCCGATGTCGAATACGCCGCCCTGGGCCGGGTCTAGCTGCGCGCGGGGAATCCCGGTCTCATCGGCTACCGCGTCGCGCCACGCGGCCAGCGGGGAGACGTCATCGCGCCGCGTGATGCCGATGGACTCCAGGACTGCCCATTTATCGTCGGTGCTGGCCAGCAGGTAATCGGTGAAGCCGGACGGTACCGGCATGCGGAACCCGTAGTAGTCATCGCCCAGGACGATGCGCGTGACAGGCTCGGGCTCGGGCTCGGGCTCGGGCATTGGTTCAGGCTCGGGGTATTTGCCCAGGTTCAGGACCAGTGCTTGCCCGTCCAGCGAATGCCAGAGACTGGCCGCATCTGAGGTGACCCACCACGGCGCCCCGGATACGGTGAACCGGCGCTGCGTGACGTTCCCGAGGCTGCCCCCGAGGTGGAGAACCTTGTCCGACCAGCCTGTAACCGGCGTGTAGGTCCACGGTGTGTTCGACAGCTTGTGGGCCAGCTGGTCGCCGACCTGGACGTCTGCCGCCGGTATCCATTCACGATCACTCATAGCCGTCTCCTCATCTGGTGACCTGGCATCTTCAGTGCGGGTAGGTCAGCTCCCGTAGACGTTCCGACCGGTGGGAGGATCGGAACGTTTCGCCTAGGCGCGGAACGGACGTTTCGCCTAAAGCTTGTTTGACGGGTCGGCTACGATGTGGCGCAGCGCGGTGTCTATGTGCTCGTCCTTCATGTACGGGTAGAGCGTGCTGCACACGTACGGGATGAGGTTGGCGGCGCGCAGCAGGTCCCACCGGTATCGTTTCGGCGATACATGCGTCTTGAAGCTGGCCACCCTATCTGGCCCGATCCTGGTTACAGCTGTATTTATCTCCGTGACCATGTGGTCGTAGTGGGCTTGCTGGATTTTCACGTGTACCTCCGGTGATCCGGCATCTTCTTCGGTACGGGGTGCTCAGCGCCCGCGGACGTCCCGGCTGGCCGGAGTAACCTCCGATCAGTGGGACGTTTCGCCTGTTACGCCGTTCGACGGGCTAGCTCCGCGCGGGTCAGCGGTCCGTGGTAACCCTTCCCCATGGCCGCCAGGCGACGGCTGCGCGTGTACCGGGCCGGCGCGTCAGCCGCCTGGATGCGGCGCATGGTCGCGAACCGGGCGACGGCGCGCGGGTCACTGGTGGCGTTCGGCATGGTGTCTCCTGATCTCTGGTGACCTGGCATCGTCAGTGTGAGGAGGTCAGCTCTCACAGACGTTCCGGCCGGCGGGAAGAACCGGCAGGCCGGAACGTTTCGCCTTACGCGTCGATAGCGGTGATGGAGGGGCCGGCGCAGGTAACGGGCGGGAATCCCGGGAAGCGCAGGGTCACGCGCCCGCCCGCCGGGCACGGCTCGAAGTACCAGGGGCCGAGACCGGTACGCGAGCCGACCTGGCTCTGCCGGCCGGCCGGCGCGTGGATCCGTACCCGGCAGTATGATGACAGGGTTCGGAACGCTGACCGTACGTGCGCTTGCGCTGCGGCCATGGTCGGGTACGTGCCCGGCTCGGTGTCCCATACCTCGCATCGCACGGACATGTACGTGATCGTGAAAGACTGGCCGGGCCGGCCGATCTCGTACCGGAACGCTGACCGGTGCAAGAAGCCGTACGTTTCGCTGTAGCTCCTGGCAAGCAGCGTCAGCGTCACGCCGTGGCTGCGTTCGTAGGCGCGCTTGGCGGCGTTGACCTGCGCCGCGCGGGAACGCCGCCCGGCCGTGCCGTCAGCCGTGATCCAGACGTAATCCCCGGTCACGGCCGGGTTGTCGTCGTATGCGGGCATGTCTGTCTCCTGAGCTTTCGTGACCTGGCATCGTCAGCGCGGGGAGGTCATTGCCCGCGGATGTTCCGGCCGGCCGGAATCTCCCACTGGTCGGAACGTTTCGCCTGGCGGACAGTCAGGCCAGGACGTACCCGGCCGGCGTGCCCGGGGCCATCCGGCACGGCACGATGCAGAACCCGCCTGGAGCCGGCTGGACCAGGTAGTGATCGTTGCCGGGCCGCGTGGTCTGGATGAAGAACCGCTCTCCCGACTTGCCGTAGTTGCGGAGCCAGCTGGCGATCGCCACGTCGGGCATCCACGTCCGCTCGCGCAGCAGGATGGCGGCCGTGGCCGGGAACATGAATCCGCGCATGGCTGGTGTCTCCTCATCTGGTTGACCTGGCATCATCGGCACGGGAAGGTCAGCGCCCGTGGACGCCCCCTCCGGCCGGAGCAACCTCCGACCAGTGGGAACGTTTCGCCTTACTGCAGGTAGGTCAGTCGCTTGGTCGGGACGTCGACCTGTGAGCCGACGCGGTAGCGCGATGCTCCGCGTGTGGTTACGTGCACGCGCGTGACGCCGTAGCCGGCGTTGTCTGCCAGCAATTCTTCGATCACGATCCCGTACCATTCGCCGCCGCCGTCCGGGATGGCTACGCGGACGCGTAGCGTCAGGCACTGGTCCGCGCGGTGGAAGCGGTGCGCGTTGTCCGGCGTGATCTGGTGGTGAGATCGCAGGCCGTACGTGACCGGTACGCGGAAATCGTCCGGGCGGGTCATCGTGATCTGCGTCTGGCCGTTACGCCGCCAGGCGTAGACCTTGCCGGCCGGCTCGTGCTCCTCGTGGAATTCCCCGGCGGTCAGCGCGTCATCGCGGGTGATCATTGGTACAGCTCCTGCTCTGTGTTATCCGGCATCTTCCGGCGATTACCAGCCGTTATTGGCTATGACGGTTTCCGCGGCGGCCACCCTGTCGGCGTACGTGTCCAGCGCGGGCCGGCGGGAACCTTGGCCGGGGCTGTCTGTGCGGTTATCGTCCATTGCATTCGCTCCTGTCTGGTGACCTGGCATCTTCGGCACGGGGTGGTCAGCCTCCCGTGGACGTCCCGCGTGGCCGGAAAGCTCCGACCAGTGGGAACGTTTCGCCTAATTGCTGGCTGGTCGCCGGGCTGCCTGTGACGGGTGGGTGGTCTAGGCCCGCGCGCTTATTAGCCGGGTACGCAAGCCGTCGTCATCGACCGGAGTGCCCTGGCTCCATTCATCCAGGGCATTGAGCGCCTGGACGGCGTTCCCTGATCCGAAGTCATCGGGGAATTGGTGGGACTCGAACGGACTAGGGCACGAGCATCCACTGTCCGAGGACCAGTAGTAGGTGCCGCCATGCAACAGGACGACGAAATCGCTGAACTCGTAGAAAAGCCCGGATTTGCTGGCGAAGCCGGTAATTTCGGAGTCCGGTATTTCATTGAAAAACATGGGCTTATCTCTCGACCATGGGTAGGTGACCTGAGCCGGTCACAGCCGGGTTGTCGTTGTAAGCGGGCATCTCGATTGCTCCTGTCTGGTGGATTACTGACGGTAAGCTCCCACTGGTGGGAGGGTTCGGCTTAGCGCCAGCCGTCCCACCACGTGCGCACGTGTGCCGCGCCGCCCGCGTAATCGGTGTCCATCACGGTGTCTAGCGTGACGGACGGGTCTGCCAGGATGGCCATGATCGCCCGGCCGGCCATGCTGACTAGATCGGTTTCACGTTCGCAAGCGCCAAGCTGCGGGTCATCGGTGACCAGGCTGGTACCGTCACTGACGGCGCGGAGAACCTGGCCGTGGGTCCAGGTCCTGGCCGCGGGCGGCTGGTTCAGCACGCCGCGCGGGTCATCCGCCGCCAGCACGCGGGTAGTGATCGCTTCGACGGCGCCTAGCTCCTGCCGCGCAAAGCCGCGCACGATGGCCCGCTGGTTGCTAAGCGTGGCCTTATGCGCGGTCACCCATGCTTCGATGGTCCGGCCGTGGAACCAGGCCCGGCCCCCGTCGATGCTGTACTCGATGACGCTTGGCACAGCAGTCATGATCGTTATCCCCTAACTGGTGATGTTCTGACTGGTTGGAGCTTCTGGCTTAACGCAATGTGCGACTGGCACAGCCCGGTTAAGGCGTGTTGCAAGCGGCCGGAGGCAAGTGCACTTCCTGCCGGTAATCACGGGAGAAGTCACAGGCGTACGTGTGGTGCAGCGGTTTGTCGCCGCCCACGACGACCAACATGATGGCGCTGCTGATGGCGAGACCTGCGATGAGCGCGGCCATCGCGGCCATGACGATGCGGAAAACCATTTACGGACTCCTGTCTTGGATGTTCTGACTGGTCGGAGCTTCGGGAGCGTTTCAGCGCGCGAGCGGCGGGGCGTACACCTCTGGCGATGCTGGTACTACCGCCGCCGCGCGGTGCGTACGCATGGCCGGCGCCGGGAGATAGCTGCGCATGTCGGCTAGCGGCGTGCCAGGAGCGAACGCGGTATAGCGCCACCACGACGGGATTGGTGCGCCATCAGACAGGCCGGCCAGGTTACGCGGTGCGCCTACGCGTGGCGCGCGACGTGCAGCTGGCCTGCGTCGGGGCGCTGGCTCTGGTACAGGTACCGTAGTCAGCACCCATTCACCGGCGGCCGGGTTCCAGGTCCGTATCTTCTCCGTGCGTACGGTTACGTGGGTGTCGCGGGTAATGAGGAGGTGTCCAGTCATGATTGTTTCCTGCCGTTAGCTACTGGTCGTCTGGCCGTGGCCGGCCACGATGCGAGCGCGTGTCACACCGTGGCCGGCCACCATCAGACGGGGGAGATGCTCCGACTAGTCGGAGGGTTGTACTCGTTCGCTACCGGGGTCAGCTCTCATACAGCGCCAGACCCCACGTGCCTGCGCGGACATAAATCCACGATGTGGCACCGATGACCAGCAACGCCGGCCGGCCGCCTAGGGCTAGCTCGCGGCGTACCGCAACCGGAACCCGTGTACACGGGACGGTACGCGCGTGGCAAAGGTGCGTGAGGTGGTGCCACGTGAGCGCGCGGACGAGTGTTCTGTCTTCGGTGCAAGCCCACGTTCCGGTATCAGTGTGCGCTACCTCGCCGGCTGCTATGGATCCTCCGCCGTCCAAGGTGCACCTTATCGTGGCCGTGGCCAGCGAGGTGCGCGCTACAGCGTTCGCCGGCATTACGGCTAGCGTGAACGCCGCGATTGCTCCCAGTATGACGCCGGCGATAAACGGCAATGCTGCGAACGTCTTACCGTTCACGGGCGGGATAACGCCGCGTACGTGCCGGCCATTGGTGCGCATGGATAAGCCTCCTGCTTGAGAGCTGCCCGAATTGCTGACTGGTCAGAATGTTGCGGGGCGTTAAGCGGGCAGGGAATGCGTGGTACGCCGCCCGTCCGACCATGCGACCGTGAACCATCGTGTCCGGCCGTCCGACCATGTGCGCAGAATTGTGTAGTTCATCAGTGATCGCATGTCGGGCCGCAACGGGTACAGGTGGCCGTTGTTGGCCGTAGCAACGGGAGCGTGTCCGCTAGGGTTTTACTGTGAGTAAGGGATGCTTCCGCGAAAAGTTCAAAATCCCGGGCATCTGGCCGGTGGCCGGCCGCATGATCGGCAGTGTTGCCGTACGGCCCGTCCATGACCGGCATGTCAACGGCGTAGTCAGACACGTCTCGCCGCGTGCGTGGTGCGTCGGATCTGTCTAGCAAACTCACGGGTGCCTTCTCCTGATCTTGGTTCCGGCCGTCTGGCCGTGGCCGGTCACGGTACAGGCAGCGCTGCACTGTGACCGGCCACCATCAGACGGGAGGTTCTGACTGGGTTATGCGGCAGTCTTACGACTGCGCGCGCGGCGCGGCGTGCTGATTTCGGTCACCGTGGCAGATGCCTTAGCGGCCTGGCACTGCTTGCACGCGGCGTGAAAGTCGCCGGCCACGTGTGCGGGCACACTGCGTTCACTGTGCTGGATCGGCGCCGGAACCGTGGCCGCAAGCGAGTCGGTACCGTCAGCGGCCAGCATCGGAAGTTGCTGCTTGATGCCAGCTTCCAGCTTGGCCAGCTTGGCGCGTGCCTTCAGCAATTCACCTTCGAGCCGCTGAACTTCGGCCCTGGCCTTCTCCAGATCCGACACTTCCGCCGGCGACTCGTCCGACTCGGATCCGCCCGGCATTTCCGCCGGCGACTCGGCCGACTCATTCCGGCCCTTGACCAGCGCACGCGCGGCCGACACAGACCAGGGCTTACCGTCATTGCCGGCCGCGATAAGCGCGTACCGGTCATCCTGAGAGGCGAACACCCCGTAGACCGTCCATGACTGGAGATCACGAGCGATGGCGTCGGCCTGGTACGCCGCGCTCACGGTGCGCATGTTCCGCACGCTTGGCAGCTCAACTCCGATGTCATCGGCAAACTGTCCGAGCTTGTTCTCTGAGTATTTGGTGCCCACGGTAAGCGCGGCGTCACCGATAACCCAGTTGGCGATACCGGCGCGCTTAACAGCGGCCCGAGCGGTGCGGACGGCGCTGTTGTACGCGGTCAGGTCGATCTTCGGCTTGGCAGGGGTGTTGGGCTTGCTGGTGTTCGGCTTGGCAGGGGTGTTGGGCTTGCTGGTGTTGGGCTTGCTGGTGTTCGGCTTGGCAGGGGTGTTGGGCTTGCTGGTGTTGGGCTTGCTGGTGTTGGGCTTGCTGGTGTTGGGCTTGCTGGTCATGACGGTTTCTCCTGATCTGGGTTGGTGAACGGGTTGATGCACGGGGTCTAACGCTGCTTGCGGTACGCGCTGAGTACGGGCAAGACAAACATTCCGGTGAATACGGTCAGGACAATCGCGGCGGTAATTTCCCAGAACATGGGGGTGGACATAATGCGGACTCCTGATCTTGCGGTTGGGTGCTGGCGGCCGGCTCAATCCATCTGGCCGTGGCCGGCCATGGTGCGCGGCGTGCGGGTAAGCAAGTGCAACGGACCACTGAAGGCCGGCCCTTGCGGAATCGTCACTGTGCGTGCCATGGTCCGCCACCAACAGACGGTGCATGTCGTGCAAGCCAGGCCGGCCGGCGGATAGATCATCTGGTCACCGTGGGCGCGAGGTGCGCGGTAGAACGGGACACGCCAAGAGCTGGCCTGGAAATTTCATTGGTGCGCGCGATGGTTGCTAGCCATCCGCGCCCCGTGCCGTACCTAATCGCTACGCGTCTAGGTACGTGGGCAGAGTCACCCGTGATTACGGCCGGTAGTTCGCATGTGCGGCATCGTGGCAATCTGAGAACCATGCTCAACCGCGCGTTTGCCGGCCTACTCCTCACTATTGAATTTTCCGGCCGGCGAGCTAAGCGCGTCCGATCTTCGCACCGCGCGCCGTCTCGGTATGAAATTTGATTGAGTCCCCAATGTCGCACACCGTCCTATGCGGTATCAAGTGACAATGCTCCGACTAGTGGGAATCTCATGATCAACATGGCTTTGACCTGCTGTTATGTGACTTTTGTGATCTCCGTCACACCTTGCCCGATATCGGGCAGGGTACGTGTCTGGCCTGGTCGCGCGGCATCGCGGCCACGGCTGCTTGGCCTGGTCGCGCGGCATCGCGGCCACGGCTGCTTGGCCTGGTCGCGCGGCATCGCGGCCACGGCTGCTTGGCCTGGTCGCGCGGCATCGCGGCCACGGCTGCTTGGCCTGGTCGCGCGGCATCGCGGCCACACTGCCCTGGTTGCTCGCTAAACATGCCTCCTGACCAGCCAAAACGCATAAGAGCATAGAGGTGGGGTGATACGGCCAACCGGGGGGTGCAAGCCGTTAGCGGCCAACTCAGAGCCGTATAGAGGCATGTCCGGTATGTCGGTATTGCCGATGAGCTGGCTGGTGACGGTGGCTGGTGACGGTGGCTGGTTGACGGTGGCTGGTGACACGCATGCTCTCCTGCCAGCGTCGGGCGTTGTGTGGTTACCGTCACGATTGCCGCCGGTATGGATGGTTGTCACGGTGCGGTTGTCATGGGGGTGCGTCTGGCGATCTTGCGACCAGGTAGCTGTACGTGCCTACGGGCAACTGTTAGCCGCGCTAATGGAGCGGGACCCCCATGTAGTTAGCCTCGCTAATGGCTTAGTTAGCCGCGCTAATGGAGCGGGACCCCCCATGTAGTTAGCCTAGCTAATGGCTTAGTTAGCGAGGCTAATGGCAGCCGTGTAGAAATCGAATGTATGTTTCGTGTACAAATGTTCGATTTTTTGGTGCGCGCCTGCGGGGATGCCTGCCTCACGCGTTTCTGCCCCCGCGGAAAATTACCGCGTGCGGAACGTTCGAATACGTGTTAGAAAAAGTCTGTCATGGTAAAGCTATGTGTAAGGCGACACGCCGCCCGAGCTAGGCCTTCCAGGGCGTTACCTGGCTGTTATGTGAACGGTGCCGAGTTTTTCGTACAGGTGTTCTAAAGCTCCAGGTCAGGGGTATTTTGTGGTCGTCTGGCTACTCAGCGCGGTGTTTAGCTGTGCTAACTACTTCCGGGCATTCCTGAGCCGCTCTTGACGTCGGGTAATGCCTGGCAGGAGCGTCGTGCTGTCGCCTGTCGGATGGGCCCGCCGCCGGCCCGGGTATGCGGGGTCGCGCTGCCATCCGAGCTGGGCGCACGACACCCGACAGGGCGCTGCCCGGTACTTGCCCGACAGTGCGGCCGACAGTGCGGCCGACAGCCTGCCCGACAGTGCGGCCGACACCGTGATGTTCCAGCTGGAGGCTTTTACGGATGGCTACAATGGGGGTGTGAAGCTAACCGTCAGTTCGGCGAAGCCACTGCGGGCGTTCCTGAACGACCCAGCGCTCCCGCGATACGGAACCGGCTTGTGCGCCGATCTTGACATGCGCTCCGGGACGCTGTTCCCGATCCTGAATCGCCTGGAAGCCGCAGGCCTGCTCATTTCAGAACGCGAGCAGGCTGATCCGGTCGCGCTGCGGCGCCCGCTGCGGGTGTATTACCGGCTGACCGGGGCTGGCGAGCGGTTCGCCCGGGAGGAACTGGCTGCGCTGGCCGATCAGCTCCAGCTGCTGGCTGTTCAGCTCCGGCCGCCGTCGCCTGCAGGGGCCAGGAACTTCCGGTGAGGGGCTGCCTGCTGCGCGATACGGGTTTTGCGCATGCTGTGCTCAGCTGCCGTTCCTCGCAACAGGCGCGGCTGGCCGCGGCGATCAGTCAGTGCCCGGGCGCGGGATGTTTTGCGGCCTTCGCCGCGTTGCGTGCTGGGCAGGATGCACGTGCTGCGGGTGCGCCGGGGCGTATCCGGGATGCGTCGCGCTTACGGCGCAGAGCGGCCTCAGGATCGGCCGGGCACGGCGTAAGCTGTCCGGCGGGAGAGCTGAAACGAGGAATGGCGTGAATCATCACCGCGGGGGCGGTTACAGTGACGTGCTCGTGGCTCTGGTCGGCCACGACACCATCATGAGCTTGCAGAGGGTCCATCAGCTGATGCGCCTGCAGGATCCTGACCTGACCATCGCGGCGGCCGAGGCCCTGGCCGTCAAGCGGGAACTGCACCCGGACTTGTGGGATGCTGCGGTCGCGGGTGTCCGGGGCATCCGCCGGGTGGGGTCCCGGCCGCTGTCCGCGCGAACCCACCACCAGGAGTGGAGAGAGTTCCTGGAGGGTCGCGGCTGGCAGCGCGGCCCGCGGGACCCGGTGGCCAAGACCCATCCTGACCTGGTGGACTGGGACGACCTGACGCCAGCTGCCCGGGATCAGGACCGGGTACTGGTCAGTGTCGTCGTAGGAATGACCATTGATGCTGAAGCCGCCTGACGGCCTGAGGCCCGGCGGGGTGGCATGACCAGGAGACGCCCGCACTTCCTTCCGGTTCCCGGTAAATCCTGGCGGCGGCGCTTCTGGCGTATCGTGCCCCATCGTTTCCGGCCGCCTGCCAGTCCGCAGTCGCGGGTTGACGGAGGCTGGTCCGGGTTGTGCCAGCGTTGCGGAAGACCTCAGCCGTGACAGCACCGGAGCGCCGGACGTGGCTTGGCTGGGACAGCCGCTTGCGGCCCGCCGGGCGCTGGCACGCCATGTCCGGCGGAACACTGCTGTGCCGGTGCTCGCATTCAGGCCGGCTGCGTCATGTGAGACACCGTGTCGCGTAACGCAGGACCGGAGGCGTGATGTCACGTAGTTACGGCCGTCGCACGCGGGTTCGTTCCGTCGCCGGGTGTGACAGCTGCGGTGCGGCGCCTGGCGAATCGTGCCGCTCGTATCGTGACAGCGCCCGGCACGGGCCTGCGACCGGGAACCCGGTACCGGAGGTCCATGCCGCGCGGTGGCGGGCATTCCGGGCGTGGCTCGCCGATCCGGAACGCCATGCCTCAGCGAGGCTGCCCGAAGACGACGATGCGGAGACCGCTGCGCGGACGCCTCCCGCGGACATCGATCCTGAGGTGATCGCGCTGTGCCGGGCCTGGCGACCGCTGAATCTTGCTGCGGTCACGGCGAGCGGCCGTTCCGGATCTGGCTGGCTGCCGATGACCTGGCCGCGTTGCCGCAGCTGGCGCATTTCCTGGCTGGCTGTCATGACGGCCTGGGCGGCTGGCGGCTTATTGTCAGTACCGATTGCGGGATGAGCCCGGCCGTATTCGAGATCGAGTGGCCGCCGGGGGCGTACGAAGCCGCGGATAAGATTGCCGTGCTGATTACTGCGTACGCCGGAGGTGCACAGTGAAGCGGGTGGCCTGGCGTAAGTGGTGCCGGATCCGCGCAGGCAAGCCGGGGCAGGTACCGCAGTTGCCGGGCGGGCGGCAGCCGCTGGGCCGCATTGTCGTAGCCGGCCGCTCGTACCCGGTTACGACAATGCGGTTCACGAGAGGCAAGCTGGAGATAACTGGTGTCCGCCGCGGGCCCGATCCGGCCGTTCACGGCGAGCCGGTCACGGTGTTCGGGACCGACGACGCCAGCGTGTTCCAGGGTGGCCAGATCGACATGGAGGCTGTGCCGCCTGATGTGAGCGCCCCTATTCAGCTGTACTACACGTTCGACAAGGTGAGCGCTGCCTGAGCGGATCGTGTGACCTGATTGCGTCAGCTGACGCGCGGAATGTTTCGTGCACGTGCAGGCGTTCGTTGCATTATCCGGCAGAACGGCCAGGAACCGCCTGGCCGCCCGGGACGTGGCAGGAGATCATCATGTACAACCCGAATGGGGCCAGCAACGGCGCAGCAGCCCTGCATCAGGCCGCGGAAGTGGCCCAGTCCGCGACAGGGCTTGTCGCCAGGCTGCTGTCAGCTAGCGGCATGGAACGCCGTTCCTGAAACAGCACAGGCGTTTCCCAGGGCTGTCACGCCCAGGGGGAACACGGCGGCAGGGTAAGTAGTTAACGACGGTAAGGGTCCTGCGTGATACCCTTACCGTCACCTGAAGTCAACACGGGGGCGTGGTCCCGACCTACCGGGTCCACGCCCCCTGACCCGGACCACCTGGTTGGAGGTGCACCGGACATGGGACAGCCTAACCGGGACTCCCGGCCCAGGTCACGAGGCCTGAGCGATGTTGTTACCGCGGGTCTTCTCGTGCTTGGCACGCGAGCTGAGAACCGCCGCGCCCGGGAGCACGGCAGTCACCGGGCGTGGCTGGCAGCCGTGCCGATCGTCCTGGTCAACTTCGTCGCGTTCTACGGGCAGTTCTTGTACTTCCAGTCGCACCGGCATCCCGTCCCGGGTGTCACTATCCCGTCCGCGGTCAGCGCGGTGGTCGCTACGGCGCTGGAATCCATCGCTGTCTACCTGGCCTGGCAGGCTCACGTCGCCCGGCTCAAGGGAGACTCCGCGCTCCGGCTGCGGCTGGGGGCTTACCTGACCGGCCTCGGCATCGGCGCTTTGAATTACAGCCACTTCTGTGAGCCGGGCTGGCGGCCCGATACCTTTGCCATCGCGGTCGGCGTGGCCTCGGTGTTCAGCCCGGTGCTGTGGGGGATTCACTCTAACCGCGAGTCCCGTGACGACCTCAAGGCCTGTGACCAGATCGAGGACCACGCCGTCCGGCTCGGTTTCACGCGGTCGTTCTTCTACCCGTTCTTGTCTTGGAAGGTGCGCAGGCGGGCCGCGTGGGCTGGCGAGAACCGGCCCGCCGAGGCCATCAAGCTGGTTGCCCCGCCGAAGTGGGACATGCGTGAGTTGACGCGGCATCCCGCAGGTAACCAGACTCAGACTGCCAGGGAGCACCTGGATAGTCGTGGCGCCGGGCAGGCAGCGGGTCCGGCCGCCACGCGGAGACGTCACCGTCAGCCCCGTCCTCAACGGACCGGGAGCCGCGCCGGGCTGGTACCCGGCCGCGCGGCCCGTACCGCGGGGCTGGCGGTGGCTTCGGAAGTCCGGGCGCAGGTCGTCCTGGACCTCCTCGGCGTGCAGTCCCTGCCCAGTGTCAGGCATCTGGCCAGGGATGACGCCCGCCTGAACGGCAGTGTCCGCACCGCGGCAGGCGTCCTGCAGGAAGTCCGCGCTAAGCGGAACGGAGCTGGCCATGACAACAGGTCCTGAGACTAGCGCACCGGACCCCCCCGCGGGCAGGATCGGATGGCGTCGTGTCATTCTCGTTATCCTGCTCGCCGCCGGAGCCCTGCTGATCGCTGAGCATGCCATGGGCGGCCGGCTGTCGATGTGGGTCCTGGCCGGCACCGGGGGTGGCGCGCTGCTGCTGCTCGGCTTGTTCCGTTACCCGCACTTGCAGCGGCACTTCCATCCGTTCGGCCGCCGGGAACGTCAGGCCAGGACCTCGACCCGGGTGACCCGGACGCGGACCAGCGGCAGTCTCAACTGGCCCGGCCAGCGCGGCAGGGGTTTCCGCCAGCTGGCCGGGCATCGCGGTGGCGGTGCCATGTTCAGCAGGGCCCGCGGTCGGGGCCGCAGTGCGCTGCGCTCGCTGGGGGCTGGCCCCCGCCGGCGCGGGACAGGTGCGGGGGCTTCCGGTGGCGCGCACAGGCGTTCTGCGGCGCGGCGCGGGCCTGGCGGCCGTTCCGGCAGCGGAGCCGGCCGCCGGGCAGCGCTGTTCCGCGGCCCCAGGCGGAATCCCGGCACTGCCAGGCGGTCTTCGCCGGCTTTTCGCAGGATCCGCCGGCTTCCGGGGGGTTCTCCCCGGACCCGGCGAAGGACTGGAGCAGGCGGCACCGCTCCCCGCGTTCCCCGCCGCCGCCTGCTCCGCCCGTCCACCTGGCGACGGCCGCGCACCGGTACCGGACCGCGCGGCCGTCGTCCTGGCGGCGGGGCGGCGGGAGGGACAGCGCGCAGGCGCCGCTTCCGCATCGGGCGACGGCCGCGTACCGCTGGCGCCGCGGGCGGGACAGCTCGCCTGCGCCGCCTGTTCCGCCCGCGGACCTGGTTCCGCCCGCGGACCTGGTTCCGCCCGCGGACCTGGGCCCGCCGCCTGGCCCGCCCGCGGACCTGGTTCCGCCGTCCGGCCGGACTGAAGCGGGCCGGGTTTTTCCGCCGCCAGGCCTGGAAGGTGATCGGCCGCCCGGAACGGCGCGCCTATCTCCGGAGCAGGCGCAAGGCTCACCGGGTCAGGCTGCGGGCCGCGCGTAAACGAGCCGCGCGGAATCCGTACCGGCGTCGTGTGCCGTTGTGGGCGCCGTGGCGGATCTGGACCCGCGGCGGCGGCTTGCGGGCTACGATGCGCCGCCGGCAGGCCAGGCGCGCAATCGCGAAACGCCGCCGTGCCGGGACGCGCCTGCCGTGGCGGGCCAGGGTAGCGACCCGGTGGCACGGTTTCTGGCTGCGGCGGCGGAAGTACCGCGGGCTCGGGCTCGGCACCAGACGGCACGTGCCGTTGCGGATCCGGCTGGCGGGCCTGGGCGGGCACGTCACCCGGGCAGGCCTCAGCCGGCACGGCCGGCCCGTGCGGGCCTGGTTCCGCCGGATCCGCCGCAACCGGCGGCCTCCGAGGGCGTGGGCGCACGGCGGCCGGCACCGCAACAGCTGGCTCACCAGCAGGCTGCGGAACCTGGACCGGCGCCGGCAGGACCGGTGGCTGGCCCGCCAGCGCCGCCCGGCTGGCGTCCCGGTTCCGCAGACCGCATCCGCGCCTTCCGCGGCGGGGATGCCAGGAAGATCCGGCCCGTTGTGGCCGCTGTCAGGAGGAAACATGGATACAGGAGCGATGGCCGAGCAGATCAGGGAGCTGGGCGGCCGGGAGTTCCACGATCCGCAAGACGTGCACGACAGCCTGACCGGACTGCACGAACTGGTCGGGGCACTTCAGGATGTGCTGCACGGCTACGGCGAGCGATTCGATGAGACCGGGGTGCACCCGCGGTACGGTGAGGCGGCCCGGGAGGCAGCCGGCGGCATGGCCGGGATCGCCGACAGCCTGGAACAGGTCACCGCCGGCGGCGTGATGCGCGGGCCAGGCGGCTGATGGCCAGCGTATGGATCGTTGTCCGCACTGAGCCCGGTTCCGCGGCCGGCGTGTATGCCGAAGATGCTGAACTTGATGCCAGGAGGCTGGCTGTCGCGCCGCATCATGAGCTGATGCGAGTCGCTGTCACGCCGAAGGCCCGGCCGGCGTCCCGGCTCCGCGGCCGGCTACGAGAATTCCGGCACGGACCCGGCTGACAGGAAGGATTGAGGCGATGAAGGGACCTGCGGGTTACGGGCGGTACGACGACGATCCTGAGTACGTCGGCTGCCCGTGGGCCAGGTCTGACATGACCCCCTGCATCGCCCGTGACGGAGATCTCGCCCTGACCAGCGGGCTCGATGCGATGTGCGCCGGGTGCAGGCAGACACCGGAGTACCTGGTCGAGGACCTGGCGCAGGGTTACCCGCCCGCCGAGTCGCTGAAGGCCAGCAGCACAGGCCCGGCAGACGCTGCTAACGAGTTCGCGTTGCTGGTACGCGCGGCAACCGAGCCGCCGGGAGGAGGCTGACCGTGAAGGACATCGACGGTGGCCGCGAACAGCAGGACGAGAAGGGGCAGCGGCCAGCCTGGGTGGACGAGCAGGCCGAGGATGCGTACTCGCGCCCGGCACGGCGCCGGGACCGGCCGGGACATGTGCCGCTGCCCGGCAAGCACGCCGATGACGGCCTGTGGCTGCATGTCCTGGAGACCAGCTTCGCCGCGGCCGTGCTCACCTGGATCGCGGCGATCGCTGTCCCGCACAGCGTTCCGACGTGGATGCTTTCCGTCCTCGCGGGCGTCATGACCGCCGTGATCTGGTACACCTCTTACCAGCTCACCAATTCGGCGCCGATGGCCGGGTACCTGGGGATCTGGGGCATGTGCCTGACCGGGTGGCTCACTGCCGCGCGGCTGGCCGGCCCGTGGAACGGCACCGTGATTTTCGCGTTGCTGCTTCCGGTTGTCATGCTGGCCCCGGCCGGGGTTACCGTTATCCGCCGGTTCCGGGACCGGGTGAACCGGGTCGCCGAGACCGGCCGGGACAGCACGAACACCCGTGAGTGCCGGTACTGGGAAGCGCTGCTCGGCCGCCTCAACGTGCCGCGGGTCATCTGCCGGGACATCCTGCGGGTCGACGGCGGCTACCAGGTGCACTGCAGGCACGGCAAAGCGGTCGACGGCCACGCGGTCCTCACCCACGACGCGATCCGGGACCTGGCTATGCGGCTGGCCGTCCACAAGCGGCTGCCCAAGGGCGCCGTCTACATCGAGGAGGAGCCGGCTGGCGGTTCGGCGGCGGATTTCATCATCCACGTCCGGGAGCTGCGCGGCCCGCGGGTGGCCAGGTGGCTGCCTGCGGGGAACGGCCTGCTGTCCGTCAACCGGCCGTTCGGGATCGGCGTGCTGGATACCGGGCGCGAGTTCGCCCTGAAACTGCGCGAAGTCGTGGTGTTCATATGCGGGGTCCGCGGGTCCGGCAAGGCCCTGGCCCTGGATACGAAGATCGCCACGCCGTCCGGCTGGACCACCATGGGCGAGATTACGGCCGGAGACCAGGTGTTCGATGAGGCCGGGCAGCCCTGCCGGGTGCTCGCGACGACGGCCGTCCTGCACGGCAGGCGCTGCTATGAGATTGAGTTCAGCGGCGGCCAGCGGATCACAGCCGATGCAGCTCATCAGTGGCAGGTCTGGTCTCCGCAGGAGCAGCACCCGGCCGGCTGTCCCAGGGTTCTTACGACGGAACAGCTAGTGCTGACTGCTGTGCCGTACAGCATCAGGACAGCAGCGCCGTTCCGGTCACGAGACGGGGATTACCAGTGCATCAGCGCCATCCGGCTCGTGCCCAGCGTTCCCGTGCGATGCATCGAGGTGGACAGCCCGAGCAGCCTGTACCTGGCCGGGCAGGCGTGCGTACCGACGCACAACTCCACCCTGCTGAATATCTTCATCGCGCAGCTGTGCCGGATGCCTGACGCGCTGATCTTCATGATCGACCTCAAGGGCGGCCAGGAGGCCAGGGCGTGGCTCATGCCGTGGCTGCAGGGGCATGTGGACCGGCCGCCGATTGACTGGCTGGCCACCAACCGCGAGGAAGCTAAGATCATGCTCGATGCGCTGTGGGCGGGCGGCACCGCGCGAGCCGAATCGGGAAAGTACGCCCGGAAACTGCGGCCCGGCATCCAGCACGACGGCCAGATGGCTCCGGCCGTCATCGTGATCTGCGACGAGACCGCGGTCATGACCGGGCACTTCATCCGCGAGGACAGCATCTCCAACACCCAGCTGGCCACCCGGCTGCTGCAGATCGCCGAGACATTCCGGTCGGTGGCCATTGACCCGGTGGTCGCCGCGGTCCGCGCGGTAGTCGACGTCACCGGTAACTCCGGCCTCAAGGCCATGGCTGAAGTCCGGATCGGGATGAAGGTGGCCACCATCGGCGAGGGCCAGGCGATTTTCCCCGACGACTACCCCGCGGCCAGGCAGCTGGCCCAGCTGAAGGACAAAGGCTCGGGCATCCCGAAGGTCGGTTCCGAGCTGTACCCGCCGGTCCACTTCTACAACATCACCGATGGCAGCCCCGATGATGACGGGCACCCGACTGAGGACCGGATCACGCCGGTCGTGCTGAGCACCGCGGAACGGCGCCCGGCACCGGAGAAACTGCTTGCGGACGCGATGGGTGACGCGTACGCCAAGCGCTGGGAGCAGCCGCATATCGCCGGCCTGCTGGCGCAGTGGAAGACTGAGGCAGGCATCGCGGACCGCCCCGCCCCCGTTCTCGCTGGCGGTGGCGCCGCGGACCGTAACCCGGCGGACGGCCCGGCCGGGGAAGACTTCGACTCCATCTGGCAGAACGACCCGCTGCTGAGCGGCATGGCAGGCCTGGACGGCGGCCTGCTGGACGATGACGAGCCTGGGCACAAGCTGAACCCGGTCCGCAAGCGGATGTATACCCTGCTGATCGAGGCGGGCGGCCGGGGCTACACCGCCGGGATGCTGTGGACCAGGCTGGAAAACGAGCACCTGAGCGTGACCCGGCAGACGGTGCACTCCTGGCTGAGTCAGGCCCGCCAGCAGGGCTACGTATACACCACCGGCAAGCCGCAGTCCGGCAAGGCCCGGTGGATCTGGCAGCTTCCCGAAGGCCAGGAGTTCGACATTCCCGGATTCAGCTGACGATGCCTGACCACGAGGAGATCCCGGTGCTGCATCCGGCATGCAGGCGGCTGTACCAGCTCCTGATCGAGCACCGCTCTGCGGGCTGTACCGCGCCCTGGCTGCTGGCTGCGCTGTACAACGAGGGCCTGACTGCAGGCCGGCAGGCCGTGCACGCCTGGCTGAACCGGGCGGAGCAGCACGGATACGTCTTGCGCGCAAGGCGGCGGGAGGGCAAGGACCGGTGGATCTGGCAGTTTCCCGAAGGGCAGGAGTTCAGCATCCCCGGATTCGGGGGCACCGGCTATACTACAGCAAAGGACGTACATAAGACCGGCGATCAGGAGACTGCGGTGGCAGCAGGCATCTTCCGGGTCACCCGGATTGACCTGGATGAGAACCAGGACGTCAGCGCCGTGCACGCGGTCACCGACCAGGCCACCCTGGAAGTGATCCGCCAGCTGGCTGCCGGCAGCTTCGACATCACCGGCCATGCAGGCACAGGCCTCCGGCACCCTGGAAGCTGGGCCATCCGCCTGCCGTCGCGCACGTTCCTGGAAGTCCTCTACCACAGCGGCAAGATCTGCGGTGGCGACCCGCTGTACCGGCCGGGCTTGAACAGCAGCCTGTTCCGGATCTGGGCCGGGCTGATCGAGGGGCGGCCGTAATGCGGACTCTGCGGGGTCGCTACAGCGCCTGGTGCCGCCGCCAGGCCCGGACCGCGCAGTGCAGCATGACCGGGACCGGGATCGCGACCGGGCTGGTTATCGCCGTCATCCTCGCCGGCGGCACGCGTTACGAGGCGCACGCGCACTCCGCGGGGCTAGCCCAGGCTGCGCGCGCCGCCATCGCTGCTGTTGCCTGCGCCGCCGCGGGGCTGCTGGCCTGGCTGGCCCTGCGCATCGTCGCCCGCACGCCGCTACCCGCACCTCCGGCTGAACCTGAGTACGAGAGCCCGGTCATCCTGGCCGCGCGAGGCGATTACCTGCCAGCCTGGGCGTGCGAAGAGGTGCTGGCGTCACCGCCGGCGAGGATTCCTGCTGAGCCTGCCCCTGAGATGGCCAGCGAGAATGATCAGGCGCCGGAGATCCCGGCAGGCATCTTGGCTGATGCGGCTGAGCAGCGCTTGAAGGGAGAGGATCATGGGCACGAAATTCAGCGAGTGGGCTGAGGGGCAGAAGGCCAGCGAGACGCCTGGGCAGGCCGAGCTGCGTTGCAGGTTCGGAGCCGGGTTTGCTCTTGATCTTGCGGCCAGCTCGCCTGGCCCCGTCCGGAAGCTGGCCGGGCATGACAGCGATGAAGCTGCTATGCGGGCTTACGCGTCCTGGCTCTGGGCTGAGGACCGGGATTCTCCCGAAGATCCCGTTTATGATGACCGGTCTGACGATGCGGGGCCGGGCGCATGACCTGGATCACGATCGGGTACTCCGGTTCCCGGGCTGGCATGACCACCCTGCAGCGGACCGCGGCCGGCGAGGAAGCCTGGGCATGAATGCGGCTGCCCTGCGCGGTACGGCTACCGGCGTCAGCACTCCGGTGGTCACCGCCGTCGCTGTCGTGCTGGCCGGTGCGTGGCTGTATCACGTCATCAAGGATCACCGTGGCCACCTGATCCTGCTGCACGTGATCCGCCCGGCGACCGTGGTCCCGGAAGCTGACCACGACAGCCGGTGGCACAAGATGAACCATCCGAGGCGGCTGCTGGTGCAGCTCATGCTGGCCGGCGCCGCAGTGCTCGCTGCCCTGGCCTGGGAACTGGCGCCCCTGGTCACCGGCAGCCTGGTTATCCTGGCCGGGGCCGCCGGAGTCGTCGTGCTGCTTTCCCGGGCCATGACCGGCCGGGTCCATCGCAGTATCAATCCGGACCAGGTGAAGAGGGACGAGTAATGCTCTGGAAGATAACCGGCTGGATTGTTTTTACCTGGATCGTCATCTGGACCATCAACCACCCGGATACGGCCTCGGCAGATGTCCACCGCGTCTGGCACGCGTTCTTCGGCTCGGCGGGGTGAGCACGCCATGATCCTGCTCGCCGTTTTCGCGGGGGTAACGGCCTTCGGGCTGGCGCACGGGCTCGGCTGGTTCGCTGTCGCGATCGGCGCTGCTGTCGCCGGCGTGTACTACCGGTTTGACATCTGGCGGCGCCCGTACGTGCCGTGCCGGACCTGCAGGGGTACCGGGGCTAATTACTCCCGGCTCGGCCGCAGCGAAAGCCAGCGCCCGTTCGGCAACTGCTGGTGCTGCAAGGGCAGTAAGGCTCACCCGCGGTTCGCCTCGCGCATCCTGGCGCCGGCGCAGTACCAGGCCGTCCGGTCCGGCAGAAGCGGAAGGAATTACGGATGAGCGGTTTTCCCGGTAATCAGCGGCTCGACCCGGCAAGCCCGGTTATCTGCCTGCGCGAGCGCCTGGTGTACGAGAACGCGTTCATCATGGTGTTCGCCGATGACGTGTACTTCCGCGATGCAGGCCGCCCGGGGGTGTACGTGCGCGTCGACCGGCCGGGGGGCCTGCCTGGAGTCGTGGTCCTGCCGCTGTCGGGAGGAGACGCCGGCCTGGTCCGGGTTTACCGCTACCCGGCCGGGAGGTGGGAATGGGGGCTGCCGCGCGGGATCGCTCACGGGCCTGACCCGGAGGCCACGGCCCGGGAAGAACTGCTGGAAGAACTCGGCGCCGCGCCGCAGTGGCTCACGCCGCTCGGCCAGATGACCCCGGATTCCGGGCTGCTGTCCAGCGTCGTGCACATGTTCGCCGCCGGGTACGACGAGAAGCAGCTCGCCACCGCCGACGCTGGCGAGGTCAGCGCGATCACCTGGGTGCCGGTCCCCGAGCTGATGATGCACGTGGCCTCCGGAGACATAACGGACGGCTTCACGCTGGCCGCCTTGTGCTGCGCGCAGGCCCGGGGGATCACCAGGCCCTGACGGAAGGAATGGCAGATGAGGCAGGAGATAGCGGAGCAGGACCGGTGCGACAGCCGGTACCTGGCCCTCAAGATCGGGTCCGCGCTGACCGCGGCAGCATGCCAAGCCGACCCGGCAGCTGTTCTCGCCAGTACCGGGCCCGTCCTGGACTGGCTGCTGGGCGGCCCGGATAACAGCGAAGATCGCCATAATCGCCGTCGCGCGGCCGGGCGGCACCTGGCGAACCTGACTGATGCCGCCAGCCGGGCGGCGTGGGCTGGCAGCGCGTTCGCCTGGCCCGGCCCGGCCGGTTTCGTAGCTGCCGCCGGTCAGTATTACGCGGCGCTCACCGGGAACGGAGACCACGCGTCATGAGGCTGCGGGACAAGTTCCTGGTCGCCCTGCTCGACGCCGCGGAGCCGGGATCATGACCACCCGGGTCGTCAACTGCTGTCGCGAGCCGTATGACGTCCTGATTGACCGGACTACTCCGCTCGGTAACTCGTTTGTCATCGGGCAGCACGGAAACCGGGAACAGGTGACCGCCCGGTACTGGCGTTACATCGTGCACCGCCAGGACCTGATGGCCATGCTGCCGGCCCTGCGCGGCTTGCGCCTCGGCTGCCATTGCGCGCCGCTGCCCTGCCACGGTGACGTCCTGGCCCGGCTGGCCGACGCCACCAGGTTCCTGCTCCCGGGTACTGCTTGCACCGCCTGGTGGTATGCGCTGCGGGCCGGCCTGCTGTGCGGGGGCGGCGACGCCGGATTCCTGGCTGCCCTCACCGGGCACGCCATCGCGGTGGCCGGCCACGCTGACGTCGCGCCGGGCTGGGCGCCTGAAATCCTGCGGGCGGTTACCGCACTGCCGGAATGGGCCTGGTGCATCGCCGCGGACACGATAGCGCAGCACGCCGCCGAGCACGGCGACTACGGCAGCCCGGAAGACACCGTTCAGGCGGTTACCAGGTTATGGCCATGGCCTACGCGCAGCGGATTACCGACCCGCGGTGGATCGAAGCCGGGAACCTGTTCGACGCGCAGCTCGCTCAGGTCCCCTGGTGGCGCCGCCTGAACCCGCACGCCCTGACTTGTATCCGGTACGCCGTGCAGGAAGCTGCGCTAGGCGAAGGGTCTGTGTTCCCTGACCCGGACGACCACCTGCTGCGCGAACTGCTCCGGTACGTGAAGATGAACGAATTCGGCCGGAACCTGCTAGACCAGTGCCGGTCGATCGCCCGCAGCGCCACCCGGCGCGGTCAGGAGCCTGCATGACCGCCGTCCGCCGCCGGAGCACAGCCTCACGCCAGTACCGCCGGTACCGCAGTTATCACGTCAGCCACGTCGTCACGTTCGGCCCGGCACTCGCTCTGCCGCTGTGGGGCTGGCACGACCTGCACGAGCCGTTCCGCTGGGCCGGGCTGGGCGCCATGGCCGCCGCCGGGCTGTTCGTGATCCCTGCGCTCCTGCTGGCAGGCTTGTACTTCCTGCCTGCACTGCTGCGAGCCGGGTGCGTCCCCCGAGACTGGCGCAAGCGGTACCGTAAGCGGCGCCCGCGAGAAGAACAGCGATCCGCGCGGATCAGCGCCGGCTTGCGCCGTGTCGTCCTCGCTGCCGACCGGAACCGGTGCGTCAGCTGCCGGGCCCGGCTGATGGTACACGCCGACCACCTGGAAGTTGATCACACGATGCCGTGGTCACTCGGCGGGCTTACTACCTTGTTCAACTGCCGGGCGCTATGCAAGCCATGTAACCTGACCAAGAGCAACTACTGGCGGTACCGCCGGTCAGGTCGCGCCGTCTACGTCCCGTGGGACGGCTGGGCGAATGAGAAGCAAGCTGAGGTAATCCTGGCTGCTGAGCGGCGCAGCCAGTGGAACCCGCTCCGCCTGCTGCGCGCCGCCTGGGCGCTGGGAGCCTGACCGATGGTGCTGTCACAGCCGCACATCCTCGGAGGACTCGTGCAGTGTGGCTGGTGCCCGGAGATCATGGCTAATGACGAGGTAGTCGTCTGCCTGCACTTCGCCGAGGTCCACCGCTATTCCAGCGGGTACTCCGTACGCTACATCCGGGGAGACGACTGGGACATCGCGGAGATCGCACCTGAAACCGGAGGCGCCCGGTGCTAGCCCCTAGCGACAACATCGAAGCAATGATCGACAGCGCGTCAGCGGGCCTGCAGCCAGGTACCGCGCGTGAACTGGCCGGCGCGCTGGCCGTGCTGCCGGATGTGTTCCGCGCCATGGCAGCCGGACTGCCGGAGCTGGCCGAATGGGCTGCCGCGTTGCGGGGCGTCGGCGGCAGGCCCGGTGACCTGATTCAGGCCCTTATCCCGTATCCGCAGCAAGCCGCCACGGCTGCTGAAACCTGCAGCGCCAGGTTCCGGGCGGATAATACGCACTGGCTCGAAGGTGAAGACTGCTCGTACGCGCCCGCGGAAACGCTGGCCGAGGACGTCGCTGAAGGCTTCATCCCGGACGGCACTTTCCCGGCTGGCTTCGCCCTGGCCGATACGCTCGGCTCCATCTCCCAGCTGGCCGGGCTGCTAGCTGAAGAACTACGCCGCATGGCTGTGTGGGCTGAACAGGAGCTGGACAGGCCGGTTACCGGTGACCAGCTCGGCGCCCTAGCCGGGATGATGACCGCAATGGGCCAGGCCGCTGATGAGGCCCGCGGAACGTATCACAGCGCCAACGCATTCTGGCTGGATGCAAGGAGTCACTTGCGGTGAAGATCGATGACCTGACCGAGACTGTCGCCGCCGGGTTCATCCCGGAGGACCCCGCGGAGCTGCATGCCACTATCGAAGGCCTGCCGGGGTTCTGCGAGACCCTGGCCCGCAAGCTGGACGAGCTGGCTGAGTGGGCTGGCGGCCAGGGCTTGGAGCAGGCGGGCACGCACATCACCGACATGGCCGTGAACGCTGGTGCTGCGAAGGAAGCCGCCGCCGAAGCGTTCCTGGCCTACCAGGATGAGACCGCCGCCTGGCGTGAGTAGGCAATCGCTGAGTATCACACGAGACGATCAGGAAAGGACTCCGTGAAGATAACCGAATCCAGCAGGGCCGCGAATACCAGCGTCACTGCGAAGACCGTACGCAAGCACGGTGGCATGCCCGGCTGGGCCCTCCTTGGTGCAGGCATCGATGCCGAAGGCAGTCTGCGGCTGTACTGGCCGTATACCTCTGATATCAACGGTGAGCGGTTCCTGACCCGCTTTATCGTCTTCCGGACTCCGCTGGCTTCAGTCGATGTCACCCGGATCGGGAGGGCTGACGACCAGCGGAAGTACCCGCACGACCATTCCCGGACATTCTGGAGCTGGAAATTCGGCTGGTACGCGGAAGACGTCTATGACGACCCGGCTGACCTGACCGTCAAGCGGCACGTCCGGCACCAGCGGTTCGGCGTGCACCGGCTCCGGCACACGCAGGCCCATTCAATCACCGAGGTCAGCCCGCGGCTGATTACCGTGCTGTTCCTCTGGCGCAAGCGGCAGAAGTCTAACTACTGGACCCCGGATGGCCTGCAGTCCACCAGCATGGCTGTAGATCAGGAGCCGTGGGCCTGACCGCCTGAGCCGCAATGACGGAGCCCCCTGCCTCGTGACCACGCGAGACAGGGGGCTCCGCTGGGTTGGGCGGTCCTCGGGGCCGGTAATGCTCAGTGACAGGACCGGCAGCCTGGCCGTTTCCGGCGCAATCCCACCCTCAGGCGGACCGCTTGCGGGAAGTCTTACGGCAGCGGTCAGCTGGCCCAGGACCACTTGTCCGCGGTTGACGTGCATGAGCCGTCAGTGCGGAGCTGACGCCCGAAGATAGGGGCGCCTGCTTCGTCAGCGGGGTCAGACTGCGGGGTGCCCGGGTTCAGGCTGGACGGGTCGGTGAGGCAGGACCCCGCCGGGTTCGCTACCGCGGCCAGCCGGTTCTGGATGGAGAACTGGCCGCCGCCGGTCAGGGCCTGGCTCGGGTGCCCTGAACCGTCCAGGGCGTAGAAGTCCTGGTACTGGTTCTTGCCCAGGGTGCAGGTCTGCAGCTTGAGCGCGCCGGAGCCGTTGATGTCGGTGACGCACATGTTGCTCCACACGCCGGCCTTGGCGAAGACGAACGTGTAGTACGGCACGTGCGCGCCGGGGTTGACCGTCTTGACCGCGGACACCGTGAGCGTGAACGTGGCAGTGAAGACCGCACCGTCCGTCGCCGTGAACGTGACCCCGACGTTGGTGTAGGTGCCGGGAACAGCGGTCGACGTGCTGGCCGTCAGCGTCCCGCCGCTCACTGAGATGCCCGCCGGCAGGCCGGTGAAGCTGAACGCGCCGGCCGTGTCGGAGTCCAGGAAGGTGAACTGCGAGCTTCCGGGGCTGGTCGGGAACTTCAGCTCCGCGAAGTCGGTGCTCGTGTGGGTGAGGACCGGGGTGGCTCCGGCGGTGACGTTGTAGGCGTAGGCAGCCACGCACGAGCTGCCGTCATTCGCGTACACCTGGTTGACCGTGAGCGTCCCGCCCGTGGTGCCGCCGTTGACCGTGATGAGCGCCCCGGACGATGGTGAGGCGGTGACGCTGCCTGATGTCGCCTGCACCGTGAGCGTGTGGCCCGTCACGATCAGCGCGCCAGGAGTGATGCCAGGAGTCTGGGGGCCCGGGGTTCCGGTGAGGCACGGGATGCTGGTGAAGGTCGGGCTGAGCTGCAGTCCGGTGTCCTGGTAGGACGTGCTCCTGGGCCCGGTGGTGAAGTGCAGTACCGCGTCGAAGTTCGTCGCCCCGTCACCCGGCTTGTCCGGGTAGCCGATCACGATCTCCGTCGCCTTCTGGTACTTCGCATCCATGGCCACCGCGTGGCTGGCCATGTCGACACCCTGGAGCGTGGCGCACCCGTTGCTGAATGCACAGCCCGGAGTACTGGCACTGGCTGGGCTAGCCGCCAGGACCGCGGTACCCGCAGCGAGCGCCAGCCCGGCAGCAGCTGCTGCGAGCCTGATTTTCCGTGACATAAAGCATCCTCTCGTGATCCCAGCCCGGCTCCGTGCCGGGACGAGCGATTACGTTACTCCAGACGCCGGATGCCTGGTTAAGGTTTACCTAAGCCAGTGCGCCGCGGATAGGCACGGCTTAACGCGGGCATGCTGATCCTGTGATCCCCGCCCGGACCGGATGCGCCCGTCCGGTATCGAGAGACCCCCGCCAGCCGTTCCTGGCGGGGGTCTCGCGGGTTACAGGCCCGGGGACCGGGAGTCCTCCGTGTCACAGGCTGCAAGACGGACCCCGGTCCGGATGTGCACGAGGGCGGCCATCAGATCCGGGCTCCGTGATTGGCGGGATCAGGGTCCGGCACCGTTTCCGCAGCGCCGGCACCTGAAGCCGCGGTCGTCATGCTGCTGCCTCCTGATCCTGGCGCCAGTTGCGCAGCTGGCCTGCTATCCATGCACTCAGGTAGGGCGGGATCGCCTCGGCCACGGCGTCCCGGTCGCTCATCCACCCGATCTCCATCACGCGCTGGACGGGTTCTTTGCGTTCATGCCCGGCGACGGAGACGAACTTGCCCGGCTGCCAGTGCCCGGCCCTGGCGGTCGGCACGGGGTGCGGCCAGCCGCACTCGCGGTTGACGCGGGCACCTCTCAGCGCGGTCACGCAGCCGGCCGGCGCGAGCCACGCAGGCGAGCCAGGGGGCGGAGGCGGCGGCGGGCGCAGCTGGAACCCGCCGCCGGCCTCGATCAGCCGGTGCCGGTAGGTCTCGCGGCCGAGCATCCACATGCACAGCGTGACAGGCTCCTGGAGCCACGGCCGCGCGGCACCGACATTCTCTATCACGTACGGCAGTGACAGCGCGTTCAGCAATGGCCTACCCGGAGTGATCAGCTCTGGGTACGTATCGCGCAGCCCCGGCCGGCAGCGGGTCATCTGGGAATACCGCTGACAAGGAAATCCGCAGGCTACGAAGGTAAACCGGCTCATGAACGACTTGTCGGCCAGGACATCCAGGATGTCGGCGCAGACGAACTCCGCGGCGCCGCTCCGCAGGTACCCATCCCGGCAGGCCGGGTTGATATCGCAGCCGATCACGCAGGCGCCAGATTCAGCCCAGCCGCGGGTACCGCCGCCCTCACCGCAGCAGCCGTCGAACACTACTTCCATCGCGGTGTCCAGCTCTCCGGTGCCCGCATGCCGTTCGCATTCAGCTGGGGCACCAGGGAGTCCCGGCTCAACGTGTACGTCCAGCGGGCGAGGTGAGGCTTAGCGCGCCCAGGGCACGCACCAAGTGCGGTTCAAACCGGCCGAGGTCAGCGTTCGCCAGTTCCGCGCCCGCCCACCACCGGACCTGAGCGAATTCACGTGGACATGGATGCAGAGGCTGCCTGATGTGACCGGCGAAGGCGAACCAGAGGCTGACGTCCACGTGCCGCGTCGCGGGCGGACCTACGGTCTCGGTCATCGTGAGAAGGAACGGGCTGGCCCCGGATGCCGGGTCGGGTTGCGCAGTGACGCCGAGTTCTTCGGCGGCCTCGCGGCGAACGGTGTCGAACGGGTGCTCGCCGGGCTCGACATGCCCCCCGGCCGGCAGCCACAGGCCGGACAGCCGGTGGTCGCAGAGGAGCACGCTCCCGGCCGGCCGGTCGACAAGCAGGAAGTACGACACCAGATGGGGTGACGGGGTGACCGGCTTCACCCGCCGGAAGATGTCATCGGTCCGGGCCAGCCACGACAGGGCGTTCCGGCGGTGCTCCCGCCCGAGGTCATCGGTGGGCTCGATGCCGGATACAAGACCGGTGATCATCGACTTCAGGTGGCCGGGAAGGGGCCCGGGGTCATTGCTCATCACGGCCGCCCCTCGTCCTCGGACATCACGCCCCCGGTACCGGTGTAGCCGCACGCCAGGCAGCGGTGAACGCCGATAGTCCCGGCGACGTGGCCGCGCGAATGCTCGGTACCGCAGATGCAGCGCCAGCGGCGGGGCGAGTAGCCCGCGGCGAGGTCCGCGCGCTCGGCGTCGGTCGCGTCGGCGATGACCTCCCTGTTGATCTCTGGATCAGGGTGATAGCAGACGGCGGCGGGCAGTCCGGTTACCGTGCCGCGCGGACTAGTCATAGCCGCTCTGGCCCGCGAAGGGTGAAGCCTGAGTCGGCCAGTCCGGTAATGAGGCTGTCCCGGGTGAACGTGACGCCTGTTTCGCTGCGTTCAGCAGCGGCGTCCAGGTTGAACGAGCTGATCCAGGCAGGCAGGGCGACCGGCAGCGAGTTAACCCACCGGCATACATCGCTGGCCCTGCAGCCGTACTGGAGGTAACACGCGGTTTCTGCGTAGCGTTCTTCCGTCACCGGGTTCCAGCCTTCGCGCAGGCACGTAGCTGCCCAGCTCGTGTCAGGCTCTCCCCACTCCTGGCGGTGCGCAAGCAGGATGCCGAAGCCCTTGATCCGGTCACCGGCGACCTGGCGGCCGTACAGCACTTCAGTAGTCACCGCCAGGTCGCCGGCCCTCGGATCTGCCATCCGCCTGCTCATCCGCCTGACTACCGGTGCGGGCTGGCCGACCAGGGTAGCCGTAGACAGGTGCCTGGCCATGATGATCAGGGCCTCCCGGTGCGCGACCGCCCGCTCATCCAGGGACAGCAGCCAGTCATCTCGGCTGATGCCGGTAATACCTTCGTGCGGCTGGGGCAAAGTTCTGGGCATCAGGTCAGGTGCCTTCCTTGGTGTACGGGTTTCTTGCGGGAAACGTCAGTCCGGCAGTGAGCGGCAGGCGATCCGGAGACAGTTCCTGCAGCACAGCCGCTCGTACGAGCCGCCGTCGCGCAGGGAGCCGTACTCCTCGCCCTGGCATTCGTAGTCGTGCGGGACCGGAGATAGGTCCCTGGGCAGGTCAGGATCGCAGGTCAGCCGACCCGCGCCTGGATCCGTCACTGAACCTCCAGCTCGGCAGTAGCGTCCTTTGCCGTCGTCTTATACTATCAAAGCATGGCCCTGTGCAAGCATGACCTGGAGCTGAGCGCCTGCGCTGCCTGCGCGCCCCGGCCGGGAATGAGCCCGCCGCCTGCGGGGACGTTGCGCGGGTTCTTCGCCCAGCCCGCACCCGCGCCGCCGTCAGCGTACGGCCCGTGGTTCGCCGCCGGATACGACGGCCTTTGCGCGGGCTGCGGCGATGAGTTCCCCGAAGGCGAGCAGATCCGCGCGGACGGGGCAAGCGGCTGGCTTGCGCAGTGCTGCGGTGAGGACGAGGATGCGCCCGGACCGGGCTACCGGGAAAAAGGGGATTACTGATGGCCTGCGCGCGCTGCAATTTCGACGGCCGCCCGGTGAGCCCGTCCGATATGCAGGTCCTGGCTGATTTCGCCGCCACCCTGGAAGCCCGCGTGAGCGACCCGGGACTGCACTGGCGCGAGCGCAGCGGGCCATACTGGCAGGACTGGTATTGCGAGCCACCGCTGCCCGGAATCCCGTTCACGATCGCGGTGCACGACTGGGCCGTAGCTACTGACGGCAGGCAGGTGCGGCGCATTTACGCGATTGAGGTGAAAGATGCCGCCGCGCAAGGCACAGCCCGCTCAGCCCGGACCGCAGACCGAGCTGGACCGGCTCGACCCGGCTCCCGTCCAGCCGCCCCCGCCGCGCCCGAGGCAGGCCCGGCAGCGCAAGGGACCGGTGGAGCTGGCCGTGCGCCGCGACCTGGCCCGGTATCCCGATGACATGCGCAAGGGCGGTATCGCCGCCGCGGCCCTCCGGCTGGCCAGCGAACTGGATGCACATCTCGTCGTGGGCCGCGACGCCGCCGGGCACGCCCGCGAGATCCGGATGTGCCTCACCCAGCTGCACGACTTCGCGCCCGGCGAGGTCCGCGGTGACAGTACCGATGAGGTTCGCGAACGCCGCGAACGGCGGCTGGCCGGAGGCTGACCGCGCAGACGACCAGGAGGTCACGTTATGGAGCTGGCATCGTTTGTCATACCGCCCGACGAGGCCAAGGCCAAGCTAGCCAGTTACGCCGGCCTGGTTGGCGAGGAACGTACCGCCGAAGACGAGGCCATCGCTTGTGGTTACCGCGCCGCGCTTCGCGGGCTTCCTTTCATCAGCCTGCCCCGCACCGTTATCGCCGGTGAATTCTTCGGCAATGGCCTGCCGAAGATCGCCATCGCCCGCGCCGACACCGAGATCTGCTTCGCCAGCTGGCAGCACGGCGACCTGATCTTTGCCGATCGCGATGATGAGAACGTCAACCGCGGTGCTCTCGTCGGAGCCCACTCCGTCCGGGTGCGCGTGCCCGCCGGCGACGCGCCCCCGCGGATCAGGCAAGCCTGGCACCGCGGCAGCACCATCGTGCCGATCATCCCGCCCGAGCACCGGCCCCGCCGCAGCAGGCTGCACCGCCGGCACATCTTGTGGGAAGTGGAGGAATGGACCCGGGTGGCGCCTGTTGACCCGGCTCTCCTGCGGCACCTCCGCGGTGACCTGTGGGTCGTCCTGGCCGTATGGAACCTCACTGAACTAGAACGTCACGTGCTATCTCAGCGGTAGCACGTAGCAGCAGGCAAGACCGACGATCAGGAGAAATCATGTTCAGGAAGACCGCTGTCACCATGGCACTCAGCGCTGCCCTGCTCGCTGGCGGGACGGCTGCCGGAACCGCCGCCGCCGCGAGCGCGACGGCAGCCACCTCAGCTGTCCCGGCGGCCGTAGCCCCCTACCACTCCGACCTGACCCAGATCCATCCGGCCGGCCACAAGCTGCTGTGCCTGGAAGCCACGTCGCCGCATCCTGGCGCCGCGGTGTTCATCGGCGGCTGCAAGAACGGCGACGGGCTCCAGCTCTGGACCGGCATCCAGATCGGCGGTGTCCTGCTGCTGTGGCTCAGCGCCGACCCGGACATCTGCGTGGCCGGGCAGGCCGGTGACGACGCGGGCCGCGCAGTGACGTATGACTGCTCACATCGCAAGCACCTCGATCCCCGCCAGGGTCTCGTCGTCACCGGCGGTGTTAGAGAAGGTGCCGCGAACGGCATCAAGAACACCGCTGGCCGCTGGCTCTCCTGCTTCAACGGTGCCGGGCCAGCCCAGTGGCTCAAGCGCGGCACCAAGATCAATGGCCGCTCCGCCAACCGCGGCCTCGTTTTCGCCAAGGGGTGGACGAGACACGTACCCGTGCCGTGATCCGCGTTATCCGCATCGCGCGGATCACGGCGGCCCGCCGGGCAGGAGTCGCCTGCTAGCCCGGAGGTGCCCGCGCATCCGCTGTACAAGACAGGAGAATCATGTTCAAGAAATCTCTCGCCGCGGCGGCACTCAGTGCTGCCCTGGTCACTAGCCTGGCCGTTGCGGGTACGAGCGCCGCGAGCGCAGCACCCGGCGTGTCCGGAACCACGTATGCAGGCAGGATCTCGTTTGACCACGGGAAATGGTGCGCCGGCGCTAAAGCGAACGGGCATTCGAGTAAACCCGGCGAGGGCAACAGCGTCTGGTGGGTGCCGTGCGGCCAGCACGGCTACTTCCAGCAGTGGATCATCACCGTGTTCCACTTCAAGACCGGCAGCCTGGGCCAGATTGCCTCAGCTGCTAATCTGGACCTGTGCTGGAGCGAGTCAAACCGCAATACCGACATCAGTCTTCGCGGCTGCCCGAGCCTGTCTGACCGGACATGGGTCGCCGTGTACCAGATCCGGCACGAGAACGCCTACTCTCTTGAGTTGTACGGCCGGTGGCTGGCGGCTGTATTGCCGCTGAACAAGATCAAAAAAGCCGCCTGGAATGCCAGGCGGGCATTCATCGTTCAGTTCCCGCCCCAGGAGGCTCAGCCAGAAGGCCGGGGGCAGGGACCTGGGTGAACGAGATCCTGCGGTTTGATGTCACTGAGGCTGCCGTCCGTACTGGCGGCGGCCTCAGCGCGGAACCGCCGCGCGAGTGGCCGCCGGCCTGTTCGGTGACAGCAAGCCAGGCTTCCGGCCGCGGGCCTGCACTGTGATCCGCGTTATCCGCATTGCGCGGATCCTGGCGGCCCGCCGGAGACTGCTGGCTTTGCGTGAGCAGCATCTCCGGCGGCCCGCAGAACTGCCGTTTCCCGCCAGCCCGGAAAAACGCCCGGAGGGGTTATCCATGAGAAACGTAGCGCCTAGCGTGCACGTCGTCGCCCGCACCGTACCCGACTACGCTGGGATGGCCGCCTACCTGGAAGACGTCGGCGGGCAGGACTGGATCAGCCGGCTGTGCTCCAGTCAGGAACTTGCGCTGTCCGGAGACGGCTGTGACCTGGTGGAGTTCGCTGGGAGAATGTGCTACCGGTCCTGGAAACCGGGCCTCAACCCGAACATCACCCGGGTCCGGGCAGGGCAGGCCGAGTACCTGGATAACATCCTCAGGCAGCGGCACGGGTCGGTGCTGGAGCATGTCAGCTACAGCTTCGTCTTCCACGGGGTTTCGCGCGTGTTTACCCACGAACTGGTCAGGCACCGTCCCGGCACCGCGGTAAGCCAGGAATCCTTGCGGTTCGTCCGGCTGGACGACCTCCCGTTCTGGCTGCCGGACTGGGCCGCCGCTGATGAGGAACTGGCCGCCCGGGTAACCGGCGAGCTGGCCCGGCTGGAAGAACTGCAGCAGTGGATGGCCGCGCATTTCGGCCTGGACCGCGATGGCGTGACCATGGCCGAGAAAAAAGCCCGCACGTCGTTTATGCGCCGCCTGGCACCTGAAGGTGTCGCCACCGGACTGCTGTGGACCGCGAACCTGCGGGCGCTCCGGCACGTCATCGCCGAGCGCACCAGCCCCGGCGCGGAGGAAGAGATCCGGCTCGTATTCGGCATCGTGGCGCGGATCATGCAAGCTGAGCTGCCGGCCGTGTTCGGGGACTTCAAGCAGGATGAGAACGGTACCTGGACGCCCGGCTACCCGAAAGTCTGAGGAAGGACGCCACGACAGCATGAGCGGCAACAGCCAGGAAAAGGCGCCCGTGACGGAACGCGCCTGCTTGCTGTGCGTCCGGGACAAGATCCGGCGCGGCCTGTGCGCATGCGCTGCCGAACCTGAGATCACCGGGTTTATTGCGGTCTGCGTTTTCATCGGGCTCGTCCTGATCGCCGGGGCAGGATTCCCGTGAACGAGGTCATGCGGTTTGATGTCGCTGCGGCTGCCGTCCGTGCTGCCGGCGGCCTCGCCGCGGAACCCGTCATCAGCTTCCGCGGCGAGCACGCGTTCCTGGCCAACCCGCACCCGTGCGTGATCTGGTTCGAGAACACCGTGTACCCGAGCGCTGAGCACGCCTTCCACGGGGCCAAGAGCCTGGACTGGGAGGAACGTGAGCGGATCGCCCGCCTGGGAACCTGGCAGCAGGCCAGGCGCATGGGCCGCGCGATCCGGCTCCGGCCCGGCTGGGATCAGCTCCGCGGCGCGGTCATGCTCCAGGTTCAGCTCTGCAAGTACACCCAGCACCCGGACCTGTGCGCCGCCTTGCTCGCCACCGCCAAGCGGGTCCTCGTAGAAGGCAACTGGCATGGCGACACTGACTGGGGGGCCGTCGCCGAAGGGCATCCGAAATGGTCTCGCGAGCTGCCCTGGTGGCCCCAGGCCGGCAAGACCTGGGCCGGGCACAACTGGCTCGGCGTCGCCCTGATGATGACCCGCGAGATGCTGGCCCTGGAAACGCCATGACCGCCAGCTCAGGAGGAGTGCGCATGTCCCGGATGAGCAACCTGGTCTTCGTGGACTGCGAAGCCCGCGGGACTTCCCCGGTGAACGGCACGCTGACCGAATTCGGCGCGGTGCACTACGCCAGCCGGGTCAGCTTCTACGGCCAGCTGTTCGAGTCCTCTCCGGACCCGGAGAACCCGGCTGTCCCCGTGGTCGGCAAGCGGCTCAACGGGAACTTCGAGGTAGCCGCCGATCTGATCAGGTGGGTAGCCGCGGTGTGCGAGGGCGACCGCCCGGTGATGGTCTCGGATAACCCGGCGTATGACTTCATGTGGATCGCCGGCATGTGCGACGCCGCGGGCGTGGCTAATCCGTTCGGCCATTCGGCCCGGCGGATCTCGGATTTCTGGGCGGGCCTGAACGGGGCCTGGGGCAACACCCAGAAGTGGAAGTCTTTCCGCCGGACCAGGCACGATCACCATCCGGTCAACGACGCGACGGGTAACTGCGAGGCGTTCGCGGCCATCCTGCAGATGGCTGCGGAAGGAAATCTTCCGGGTGCGGGTGCCGGGATGCTGCGATTGTCTGAAGAGGAGCTGGCTGCGGCCCTGGACCAGATGCTGGTCCTCCCGGCCAGGTCCGCAGAATACGGGGCAACGCCGGCCGGCATGGGCGATACGGGCATCGTGCTGCGCCGGGGCGGCGGCGCGATGATCGCCGCGGGGGTAATGCAGGCTGCTGCACAGGCCCGCCTGGGAAGCGAGGACTGATGATGGCCGCCGGTGACGCGATCAAGCTGATCATGGCCGCGCGAGTGGCCGCCGACCTGTTCGGTGACGGCAAACCAGGCTTCCGGTCGCTGGCCGCCGCCGTGCACCCGGACACCAATCCCGGCAATCCGGCCGCTGAGGCTGCGTTCAAGCGGCTCGGCGAGCTGAAAGCCGGCGCCGCCCGGGGAGACAGCGATCTCGCGTACCGCGGTGATATCGCCAACCTGTACCGGGCCGGGCCGGGCCAGCTCGCCAAGATGCCCCGCGACCCGGCCGACAGCGATCTCATGCGCGCCGAAGCCCGTGCTCTGCGCACGCTCGCCAGCGACGCGCCCGTCAAGGTCCGCGCGTTCTATCCTGCCCTGGTCACCGCCGTGCGGCAGAAGGACCCGGGCACCGGCATGACCCGCCAGGTGAACACGATCGCCGAGCTGAACGGCTTCGTCATGCTCGGAACCGTGCATACTGCCTATCCTGGCGGCCTGGACCCGCGGGATGCCGCCTGGATGTGGCGGCGGCTGCTGTTCGCGCTCGGCGGCGCCAGCCGGGCCGGCCTCGTCCACGGCGCCGTGCTGCCGCCGCATGTCCTGATCCACCCTGCCGAGCACGGCCTTGTCCTGGCCGACTGGTGTTATTCCGGCGCCGGGCCGCAGCATCAGCTCACCGCCGTGCCCCGCGCCTGGCGTTCCTGGTACCCGGCCGCAGTCCTGGACAGCAAGACCGCCAGGACCGGCACCGACGTGGCCATGGCCGCGAAACTGATGACCTGGCTTATCTGGCCGGCCGTCTTGCCACGTCAGCTGGCCGCGTTCGCCCGGGGCTGTCAGCTCATCCCGGACCTGGACGCCTGGGCCGCGCTTGCCGACCTTGATGACCTGATCGAGCGGCTCTGGGGGCCGCGCACGTTCCGCCCGTTCGCCATCCCGGCTACGGGGACAACTGCAGGAAGGACGCCGTAATGGGACGAGGAAGCTGGTCAGCCAGCACGTATGACGCCGCTAAGGCCTACCGGAGCATGCATAGCGTCAGCGACTTCGCGTACAGCGACAGCGGGGCCACGAAGGTGCATGCTGATCTCGACCCGAGAGGTGCGGACAGGGAATCCCGGGACTCCGCGGAGCACCCCGAGTCGACGCCGGTTGCCGTGCCGTTCGACGTCACCGGGTCCATGGACAAGGTGCCGCGCGGGCTTCAGGCTAAACTGCCGGCGCTGCTCGGCCTGCTGCTGCTCAAGGGTTACGTCGCGCACCCGCAGGTCATGTTCGGGGCGATCGGGGACGCTACCACTGATCGTGCCCCCTTGCAGGTAGGAGAGTTCGAGTCTGGTAACGCGATGGAGGAAGTTCTCGGCAAGATCTATCTCGAAGGCAACGGCGGCGGCCAGAAAACCGAATCGTACGAGCTGTTCCTGTACTGGCTCGCCCGGCACGTCCAGACTGACGCCTGGGACAAGCGCCGCCGGCGGGGATACTGCTTCCTCATCGGGGACGAGATGGCCTACCCGCAGGTCAAAGCACGCGAGGTAGCCAGGATCATCGGCGACGAGCTGAGCGAGGACATCCCGCTGGAGACCATCGTCGCAGAGGTCCTGCAACGCTGGGACGTCTACTTCATCATCCCTGCCGGGACCGCTCACGCTGGTGACGCGCAGGTGCTGGAGTTCTGGCGCAAGCTGTTCGGCCAGAACGTCATCGCGCTGGACGACCTTGACGCCGTAGCCGAAACCATCGCGCTGACCATCGGCCTGGCTGAAGACGCCACTGACCTGGACGGCGGCCTGTCCGACCTGCACGATGTCGGGTCCACCGCCGGCGGTGTCGTCGGCAAGGCGCTGGCCACGCTCGGCTCGGCCCGCGGCGGCCAGGTCGTCAGTGCCGCCGCGCCAGCTGACCTGTACGGCAGCGGCTCAGGCAGCGACCGGCTGTGACTCATGTCATAGTTACCGGACTCGGGTTCGGTGACGAGGGGAAGGGCTCGGTCACCGACTGGCTGTGCTCCCCTCGCGGCACCGCGCTGCGGGGGGAGCGGCCCGTCGCCGCCGTGGTCCGGCACAACGGCGGCGCGCAAGCTGGCCACAACGTGATTCACGTCATGCGCGAGCACGTTTTCGCGCAGTTCGGGTCCGGCACCCTGCATGGCGTGCCGACGTTCCTGAGCCGCTACATGATGCTCGACCCGCTCGCGCTGGCCGCTGAAGCCGCGCACCTGGCCGCTATCGGCGTGCCCGCGCCGCTGGACCTGATCGCCGTGGACCGCGAAGCCCTGATCACCACGCCGTACCACGCCGCTGCTAACCAGGCCCGGGAAAACGCCCGCGGTGCCGGCCGGCACGGGTCGTGCGGCGTGGGCATCGGGGAGACCGCCCGGTGCGCGCTGGAGCACCCTGACGCCGCGGTCCGCGCCGGGGACTGCGCCGGCCCGGCCTGGGAGCTGCGCCGCAAGCTGACCTGGGCCCGGCTGCTGCTCGCCGAGGATGCCGGCCCTCTGGGGGGCGTACCCAGCGCCGCGGATCTCACCGAAGCGTACGCGGCGTTCGCCGCGCGTATCCGCCTGGTGGACGGCAGCCCGCACCTGAGCCAGCTGCTGCAGCAGGGCCCTGTCATCTTCGAGGGCGCTCAGGGCGTCCTGCTGGACGAATGGCGCGGCTGGCATCCGTATACCACCTGGTCCACCACTACCTCGGCGAACGCTCAGACGCTGCTTGCCGAGCAGGACGAGCAAGGTTACGTGCTCGGGGTCACCCGCTCCTACATGACCCGGCACGGTGCTGGCCCGTTCGTCACCGAGGACCCGGCACTGGACTTCGCAGAGCCGCGCAACACGGCCGGTCAGTGGCAGGGCGCGTTCCGGCTCGGCCACCCTGACGCGCTGGCCCTGGACTACGCCGTCCAGGCCAGCGGCGGCATCGACGGGCTCGCCGTCACCCACCTGGACGCCGACGTGAGCCGGCTCCGGTTGTGCACCGCCTACACCGGCCTGTACGGCACTCGCATTACGCGGCTGCATCCTGGGCCGCCACGGAACCTGCCCTGGCAGGAAGGGTTCACCCGGGTTCTGTCCGGCAGCAAGCCGGTTTACGAGGATGAGCCTGCTAGCAGCCCCGATGTCCTGGCACATGACCTGGCCCGGGTCGCTCAGGCCCCGCTGGTGCTCCGTTCCTGCGGCCCCGGCCCGGACCGCAAGCTGGCCGCTTCGGAGGCCCTGGCATGATCACGCTCGCCGTCGCGCGCAGTCCTCACGTCGTTTTCGCGTTCTCCGTCATTGCCCTGATCATGCTCCGTGCTGGCATTGCCGCGTTTGTCACCGGCGGCATGATGGCCGTGACGTTCGGCATCCAGGCCGGGGTGCTTGCCATCGGCATCCAGGCCGGGGCATGGGCTGGGATCGGGTAACCCCGTGCACGTTGAGATCCTTGAGCACGGCTGCGGCGGCAAGCTGGAACTGGTCCTGGCCCGGAACCGGCATATCGCCGGCCTGACCGAGCACGATTTGCGCGACATCGAGTTCGTGCTTGCCCAGCGCCGGGCCATGGGAAAGACCTGTACAGCTGAAGACGGCGAGCACGCTTGCGGATCCGCGCCGGACGATAATCACCTGCGGCACCTGTGCCGGGCCTGCACCCGGGAGTGGCCTCGGCCTGGCAGGCTAGACAGTGACGGCCGGGCTGATGCGCCCGCGGACAAGGCGTAAAGGTTTTTCCCGGGATAATAGGTAACGGCAGCCGGGTCGATGTGCCGGTAAGGGCAGCCATTACTCCGTTTTACAGCAGACGGGCGCATGGACGGGACTGCTACCTGCGGGCCGCTGGGTTGTCCGGCAGCGGATGCCGGCCGCGCCGCCCGGTACCGCAGCCCGGCCGGGGCTGAGGCGCCCGCCGGGCTGCGGAGACTCCTGCAAGTTGCGGTGCGCACTCGCGGCAGATCCTGCGGGACGCCACAGGCACATGCCTGTACGCCGGGAAGCCGGCGCAGGTCGCGCAGATCATGGCGGGCGTGCCGCCGGCATAAGCCGTGTGGCGGGGCGAGGTCGCGCTGGCGGATTACGTGACGGTGCTGCCAGAGCACCTAGGCCGGGCGGAATCTGACCAGATACGCGAGCTGAATCCTCGTCACAGCACGGTCAGGTGCAGGTGGGCTGGCTGAGCGCATGATCCCGCCCTGACCCGGCCGTCCCGCGCGGGATAATGCGTAGTTGGCCGGTACTCTTACAGACAGCAACGCCCGCGGCCGTGAATTCCGGAGCCGGGAACCTGACCTCTCCTCCGACTGGGAAGGGCCCCGGCTCCGGTCATGCCTGTCACGCTGCGGGTCGTGCCGGACTTTATCCTGCCTGGCGGCCAGGTCCTGCGCGGGCTCACCGGCAGCCAGGAGCCGAGATTCTGGACCGCGCCGCCGAGGCACCGGGAGAAGAACCCGGCCTGCGTTTCCTGTGACAACCGCGATTACGCCTGCGGGTGCGGGGATTACCAGAGCAGCGACCTGCTGGACTGGGGTGCCGGTTTCGGCTACGACCTGGACCCGTGGCAGCAATGGTGGCTGACCGAGGCCTGCGGTACCCAGCCGGACGGCAAATGGGCCGCATTCGAGTGCATGCTCATCGTCAGCCGCCAGAACGGGAAAAATCAGGCGATTTCTGTCATTACACCGGTACTGACAGTAAACCGGGGCTGGCAGGCAATAGGTGCTCTGCTCCCCGGAGATTTCGTGTACGGATCGGACGGCCAGCCGACGCGGGTCACGGCGGTAACCGGCGTTTTCCGGGACCGGCCGTGTTACGCCGTGACGTTTACTGACGGGTCGGTGTATACCGCTGATGAAGATCACCTCTGGCACGTCAGGGACACCAGGGGCCGGTGGCAGGATCTCACTACGGGAAGAATCGCCGGCGACTTCGCCTTCCCCCCGCGGGATACGGGCCGGAAGGCCTACCGTTACCGGGTGCGGTGCGACGCGGTGCCCGATACACCCGAGGCTGCCTTGCCAGTTGACCCGTACCTGCTCGGATACTGGCTGGGCGACGGGTACGCGAAAGGTCCTGTCATTACGTGCGGCAAGGCAGACCTGGAATGGGTTCAGGCACTCGTGAGCGCAGCTGGAGCAAAGGCCAGTGCCCGGGAGCAGGCCTTGCGCGGCGTATGGGATGTTCGCATCACCCTCGGCCGCATGCGCGACGGATTCGAGTCACGCTGCCGGCGCCTAGGCGTCTGGGGCGATAAGCACATCCCGGAGATCTACCTGACGGCCTCCCCGGTTCAGCGGCTGGCGCTGCTGCGCGGGCTGATGGACTCAGATGGCTCTATCGCCATCACGAACAAATCGCCCCAGGCGGAGTTCACGGCGTCGAATCCCCGGATCGCGGAGGGATTCCACCGGCTGGCCCGGAGTCTCGGTATCCGGGTAGCGCGCCGGGATCGCCCTGTGTCACTGAATGGCCAGCCGCACCGGGATCAGGCCAGGTTCTTGTGGACGCCCTCGTTTAACCCGTTCGCTCTCCCTCGCAAGGCCGAGCGCTGGCGGTTCCCCGTATCCCGGCGGCATGAGCTGATGAGCATCACTGATGTCCGGCCGGTGCCCTCGGTGCCGGTCCGGTGCATTACCGTCGTCGCGAAAGACGGCGTGTTCCTGCTCGGGCACACGTTCACTCCGACGCACAACTGCCTCGAAGTCCGGGAACTCGGCGGCCTGTTCGTGTTCGGCGAGAAAATGCTGATCCATACCGCGCACGAATTCAAGGCCGCCGCTGAGCACTTCCGCCGGGTCCGCGACACCATCACCGCCTACGACGAGCTGCGCAAGCGGGTCAAGTCGATCACCACGTCCCATGGCGACGAGGCCATCGAACTGCGCTCGGTCCCCACCTTGATCTTCGGCTCGACGGGCGCGATGATCCGCCGCTCGATCACCCCGCGGCTCCGGTTCCTGGCCCGCTCTCGTGGTTCCGGCCGGTCATTCACCGCCGACGCGGTGATCTACGACGAAGCTATGATCCTCAGCGACGATCAGGTCGGCGCGTCGATGCCGACCATGAGCGCCGTCCCTAATCCGCAGATGATCTACACCGCCTCCGCCGGCTATAAGGATTCCGTCCAGCTCGGCTCGGTACGGCGCCGGGTGCTCCGCAATGACGCCAGCCTGATGGGCGCTGAATGGTCGGTCAGCCCGCACCTGGACAGCTGCCCGCGAGATGAGCTGCGCGGCCGGGTCACCAACCACTACGTCACCTGCGCCCTGCATGACGACCGGGATGACCCGCGGTCCTGGGCCAAGGCCAATCCCGCGCTCGGCACCCGGATTTCCGTCCAGCATGTCGCCAAGGAAATGGAGGCGATGAGCGCCCAGGCCTTCGACCGGGAACGGCTCGGCGTCGGCGACTGGCCCACCGAAGACGAAGCCTGGTCGGTGATCTCCCGCGAGCAGTGGGAAGCCTGCACCATCGCCGATCCCGGCGGCACGACACGGCCTATCGCGTTCGCTGTGGATGTCGACCCCGACATGCTCAGCGCGTCGATCGCCGCTGCCTGGTACCGGCCTGCCGTACCCGGGCCCTCCCGCGCCGGGATCGAGACCGAGATCGCCGCCATGATGGCCGCCCGCGCTGGCACGCCGGAGGCGCTGGCCGTGCGTCTCGCCCTGGCCGAGCCCGAGCGGCCGGTTGCGGAGATCCCGCAAGGCTGCCACCGCGAGGGCGTCTCCTGGGTCATCCCACGGCTGACCGAGCTGCGCAAGGCCTGGCGGCCGATTGTCATCGCGATGCCGAAGAACGGGCCTGCCGCCGGCCTGATCGATGATGCGGTCAAAGCCGGCATCGAGGTCCTGACCGCATCCAGCGCGGACGAAGCAGCCGCGTTCGCTTTCATTGTCGCCAGCGTCCGCAGCACCGTTCCCGGGAAGCGCCTGATCCACTTCGGCCAGGAAAACGCCCCTGGCATGTGGCACGCGGTGGCCAGGGCCGAGACCCGCGTCGTCGGCGACGGCGGCAAAGCCTGGTCCCGGCGCGACAGCGAATCCGACATCACGCCGGTCACCGCAGCCACGCTCGCCTTGTGGGCACTGAACAAGCGCCGCCGCCACTACGATCCGGGAAGGTCTGTCCGGTGACAGCAGCCTTCCGGATCCGGCGCGACCCGTGCCCCTGTACCGCCTGCAGGCTGTGCGGCGGCTGGCACTGGTACTGGGAATGCACCTTGTGCCGGCCCGCCGTACGCGGCTGCCGTCACGGACCGGGCGCTTACGAGCGCATCACCGTCATCAGCATGCCGCACCACTTCCGCGTGCGCGGCGGCCATCACCGCCACGTCCGGGCCATCCGCCGCCCGCCATCATCCCGCCAGCAGGAGGATCCCCCCATGGCCGTTACCGTGCCGCCAGCCCCTGACCTCAGCCACCGCCACGAAGCCACCCGGCACCTGATGCAGTGGCTGGAACCGAATCCGCGGCTCGACGGTATCGCCCTGGATGTCTCCGCGGTCACCTGGCGGGCCGCGATCGAGCTGGCCGCCCTGCTGCGCGACGGCCCGGAGCTGTCCGCCGGGCTGCGCAAGCTGCGCGAGGCCAAAGACTGCCTGGTCCTGCAGGCCCTGGACGACATCCGCCATGCGCAGCGGTAACATGAGGCTGCTCGGGCTGGCCGCACGGCCCCTCGCAGGCACTCGCACCCGTCATTACGCGTGAAATGAGCGCAGCCATGCCTGCAGCAGTCGAAGCCCGGTTCTTCGTATCCGGTTACGAACGGCGTGCCTATGACCCGGACGCCACCGAAGTCACCCTGGTCGCGGTCAGCCGCGGCGAGCACAACAAGAACTGGGCTCGCGCCACGCCGTCCGGCCAGATCAAGATGACGATCAAGAACGAGTCCGCGGCATCCTGGTTCACCGGCCAGCTTGGCGCCGAGATCGCCGTGACGTTCCGGCCGGCGCCGCCGGAGCCGGGGTGACCGACCGCGATCTCGATCTCGGGCACGGTCACGTGCTGCACTGGGCCAGCTGGGAACCGGACCGGCAGCTGAACCCGCAGTATGCCGGCGTGCCGGATATCGAGAAGGCGCTCGCGCTTATCCGTCATCCGCTGCTGCCCGGCGATGATCACCCGCACTGCCGGGAACGCGGGTACTGCGAAGGCGCCCTGCATCCGGACACGCCGGAAGTCAGGCGCGTCTTCTGCCCGCGGGTTACCTGGCAGGTTCTCAGCTGGGAGCCGCTCACCCTGGACCCGTCGATCCGGTGCCATTGCGGAGATCACGGCTGGGTGCGGGAAGGCCGCTGGGTCCAGGCCGGATAGCAGCGGCTTGCTGCCAGTGGCCGCTATCCTCGGGGGTATCTGCTGCCTGCGGCCGGACCGGAGCCAGGCTTCCGGCTTCAGGAAGGACCTGGCATGGTTACTGCCGCTGCTCTCCGGTCACTGCCGGTAGACGAACTGCGCGAGCGCGCCCGCACATCTTCGGTACGCCCAGGCCGCGCGCTGGTCACCGCTATCGCCTGGCTGTTCGTGGCCGCGGGTTTCCTGGCCGGCGGCAGCTGGCGTGCCCTGGTGTTCACCGGGATCTCTGTCCGGTACGGGTACTGGCTCGGTATCGGCCTGACGGACGCTCAGATAACCGCCCGGACCGCCGCCCCGGAGCCGCCCGCGCAAGCAGGGTCGTCCAAGCTGTAGCTGCGCGTAGCACCGGAATACCCGGTCACCAGGCTTTCCCCGCCGCGGCCAAGGCGGCAGCCGGGTTCTCGGCCGCGTTCTCCAGCATCCCGAACGTGCGGGCACACCTGTACGTCACCTGCTCCTCGTTCGTGATCCTGAATTCCGGGGCCGTGATGTCATCAAAGATCACGGCATCCGGCGTCCGCGTGCCCTGCACGTCGCTGAACCGCATCCACGTGAAGGCGCTGGTCCCGCGGGGGGCTAGCGCGCCAAGGGGCAGCACCAGCAGCGTAATTCCGGGCTCCTGGGTCAGCATGACCAGGTAACTGACCTGATCGCGCATGATCGCCGCAGATCCCACCGTACGCCGCAGGGTCGTCGCGTCGATGACCGCGCGCACCGGGAGCGCGCCTCTGCGGGCGCTCACCCGGTCCGACCAGGCTGCCGCTGTCTTCGCGGCTCTCGCCACCTCAGATGGCAGCTGGCCGGTCAGGTCCTGCACTGCCGTGGCAAGCGCGCGTTCGTAGGCTTCCGTGCGCAGCGGCGGCGGCAGCACCTCCGGCGCCCAGAGCCTGATCTCGGTGCAGGTCTCGCGCAGGACTCCGGACGCCGAAGTCCGCGGGGAACCTTTGACGCCGAGGTGCGGTTCCGCGGAACTGGCCGCCAGGTCCACGATGTGCTGCGTCTCGTCGCCGTGCTCCTCCAGCCCGTAGAGCTTGAGCAGTACGCGCAGGTCGGAGAGCGGAAAGGCATTCCTGCCCAGTTCTATCCGGGCGACCTTGGATGACGATATCCCGGCCTTGGCCGCTACATCGGTACCCGTCATGCCGGCGGCGAGGCGCAGCTGCTTCAGCCGGGCGCTCACCCGCCAGTCCAGCACGTACGTCTCAGCTTTGGTTCTGCTCATGATGGTCTCCTGTCTTCGCTCCTGCACCTGTTACGCAGTTTATAACAGTGAAAAATCCTTTGCAAACACCGGAGAGAGGCGCCCGGCCATCCCGGTGCAGAGCGCTGGAAGCAGAGTCTGGAGCCGGTTTTCCGGTATTCAGTGCGTGCGCGGGTGCGCAGGTCCCGGGACAGGGCGTAACCTGTGCATAGCCACTACCCGCGGCCGGATCGGAGCCGGGTTCCCCACCCGGACCGACCTGAGGGAGTCCCGGCCTCGTGCCCCGCGGGCTGATCGAGCAAATCCGTGCCAGCCGCGCCGAGCAGCGCGTGACCGGCGGCGTGCCGTTCCGCTTGTATTCAGCTTGCGCGGCTGCGCCCGGAATACCGCCGGGGCAAATCCGGTGCCCTCCCCGCTTTACCGATTACGGCAACCGGGGGGAGGTGGTGCGGGACTATGGGACTTATTGAGCGCATCCAGTCTTCCCGGACGGAAAACCGGGTTATTGGCGGGGTGCCTTGGAAGCCCTGGGATTTAGGCAACCCCTTCGTCCGCTTCTCAGCTGGCGGCCCGGTCCACCCGTCCCGGGCGTACTACGGCCAGGATGAGGCGCTGGGCCTGCCCGCGCTGTACTCCGGGGCCAAGCTGCTGGCCGATTCGGTCGGCTCGCTGCCGCTCAAGATCTACACCCGTGCCGGATCCGGAGGCCGGGCTGCGCGTTACCGCGGGCCGACTATCTTCGACGCGCCCTCGGTTACCGGGACCCTGTTCGACTGGCTGTTCACTGCCATGACCTCGCTGGTCCTGCAAGGCAACGCCTGGGGTTTCATCACCGGCCGCGACGGCTTCGGCTTCCCCACCGGGGTTGAATGGATCCCCCCTGAAGACGTCACGGTCGCCGATGACGAGCAGCAGCCCTGGAACCCGCTCCGGGCCAGGATCTATGTCTACGGGCGCCTGATGGACCGCAGCGAGCTGTTCCACATCAAGGCGTTCTCCATCGCCGGCCGTATCGAGGGCATCAGCCCGCTGCGCGCGTTCGCGCTGACCATCTTGAACGGCATGGAAGCCCAGCGGTACGGCACGGACTGGTTCCGCAGCGGCGGTTTCCCCCCGGGCACCTTCCAGAATAACGAGATCGAGATCGACGCCGACCAGGCCGAGGAGATCCGGTCTCTGCTCAGCGCCACGATCAGGCGGCGCGAACCGCTGGTATACGGCCGCGACTGGGACTATAAGCCAGTCGTTGTACCGCCGAGCGAGGCGCAATTTATCCAGGCGCTGCAGATGAACGCCACGATGATCGCCGCTATTCTCGGGCTGCCTCCGGACCGGCTCGGCGGCACCAAGGGCGACTCGCTCACGTACAGCTGTGTTACGGAAGACACGCAGATCCTGACTACTCGCGGCTGGCTGCGTTATGACCAGGTAAAAGCCGGGGACACTGCCCTGACATTGAACGTGGAGGCCGGGATAGCTGAATGGCAGCCAGTTCAGTCCGTGCATATTTACCGCGACGGCCCGTACCCGGTGACGCAGTTCAGGTCCCTGCGCCATTCATCGGCTACCACCGGAAACCACCGCTGGCCTGTCATGTCCGCGAATCGCGCGCACGGGAACGGCTGGGCCTGGCGGACGACAGAGACAATGCCCTGGGACGCCCGGATCGCCGCCGCGACACCGTATCAGGCACCGGACCAGCCGAAGTGGTCGGACTCCCTGGCTGAGCTGATGGCCTGGTTCTGGACCGAAGGCCGGATCGGCGATTCCGGCCAGGTCACGATCACCCAGCCGGGCTCTGCTAACCCGCGGAATACGGCCAGGATCCGCGCTGCGCTCACCGGGCTGTTCGGCCCGGACGTGAAGCTTGCCGGCCGGGAGTGCGGCGTAGATCCCCGCACAGCCGCTCTGGTCCGCGCTGGCCCGGCGGACGGCCCAGGCTGGACCGAAGATACGAGTAACCGCCAGGTCAGCCACTTCCGGCTGAACGCGCAGGCGGGACGGCTCCTGACCGAGCATGCGCCAGGCAGGGTAGTTACGGCGGAGTTCCTTAGCCAGCTCACCCGCGCGCAGCTGGAGCTGTTTTACCAGGTATCTGCTGATGCGGCCGGAACGCGCCGGACGCCCGGCCCGGCCGGGGCCGTGATAGCGCAGAAGGACCGTGCCCGGCTGGAGGCATTCCAGGTCGCGTGCGCGCTGACTGGCCGTGCTGCGGTAGTCCGGGGGCCGGACCGGAACGGCATGTATCACGCCAGCATCCGGGTCGAGCCGTTCGTGAAGCCGAAGGGCCGCGCCCGGCAAGTCAGTGAGGGCACTGCAGACCTGGTGTGGTGCGTGCAGACGCCGAATAAGACCTGGTTTGCCCGGCGTGACGGGACCTGCTACTTCACGGGGAACACGGTTGAGCAGTCGACGCTGCAGGTGATCGAGGCGCTGCGGCCGTGGCTGGTCCGGCTGGAGCACGCGTTCTTCAAGATCCTGCCGGCCAACCGGTATGTCCGGTTCGACAGCGACGCGCTGCTCAAGACCGACCTGCAGACCAGGACGAACATCTACAAGACCCAGCGGGACATGGGCCTGCGCACGACGGACGAGATCCGTGACCTGGAAGACCTGGAGCCGCTGCCCGGCAAGGCCGGCGGGGAGAACATCCCGCTGGAGGTCATGGTCGCCATGTCCCGGTCCATCAAGGGCATCCCGAACTCGATGCTGCAGAGCATCACGCTGGAGATGGACCTGGCCGTGGACCGGCTGGAGTCCCTGGAGAAGCAGGGCCTCGCCACGGACACCGGGCAGCCGATGCCCGGCCCGGAATCCATGCTGGGCTCGATTATCAGCCAGCAGCGCGCCGCCGGGACCACGGAGGAACGCGAGGACGCCCAGCTGATCCTCGATTTCCTCGCGGCCCGGCGGCGCCTGCACGGAAGCCGTCCGCGGGGCAAGCCGGAGTACGTCGGAGCGTGGATCCCGTCCCCCCGGGAGCTTGTGCTGTCCGGGGTAAACGGGAGCGGCCAGAACCACGTCAATGGTTACGGGAGGGATGGCTGATGTCTGATAATCGTCAGCCGGGCCTGCTGGACCAGCTCCCAGCTGCACAGGGCACGCCGACTGCAGAAAACGCGTCGCATGGATTTGCGGAAAGTGCTGTCCCGGCTGGGCTCGTCCTGGATGCGGCCGGTCATCCGGCGGCTGTGCGCCCTGTTTTTGCCGTCCAGCGAGCAGTAAGCCCCGTTAGGCCGCACCGAGGCGCAGTACGTGAACGGCCCGCTGCATTCTTCGCACGGTTTGGTGACCGGCGCAATCCCGGCAGCGGTGTTTCGTTCCCGCTCGTGGTTACGACGGCATCGCACGCTGCAGTAGATCACTTCGGCGTCGCGGCCGGGACCTCGCGACAGGATGTCCCCGGCGCGGAGCCGGCACGGTTTTCCAGTAATACCCCGGATTTCAGGCACAGCCTTAGTGCATATAGGGAAGTTGGCCAAGTGGTAACTGGCCAGGTCATGGAGGGTTTTTCGAATGACTGATATGAGTCAGGCTGCCATTAATGATTTGCCCGATAGCGCTTTCGCCCACATCGAAGCCGGCGGAACGAAAGACCCGCAGGGCAAGACCGTGCCGCGGAGCAAGCGCCATTTCCCCGTGCACGACGAGGCGCACGCCCGCAACGCCCTGTCCCGGGCACCGAAGTCGCCGTTCGGCAAGCAGGCCATGCCCAAGATCCTGGCCGCGGCCCGCAAGTTCGGCATCACCGTCTCCGCGGACCAGCGCGCCGCTCTCGGCTGGCTGGAGCCGGAAGGCTTTCCCGAGCGCCGGTTCACCCGGTTCCCGCCCGAGGTCCGCGAGTCCCACGGCGGCCACGGCCCCAAGTACATCTACGGGTACGCCGCCGCGTTCGGCAAGCTGAGCCGCAAGCTCGGCGGCTTCGTGGAGCAGGTCGATACCGGCGCGTTCAACGAGACCAAATCCCTGGGCTGGCCTGACGTGGTGTGCCGGTACAACCACAAGGACGATCACCTGCTCGGCACCACGTATGCCCGCACCCTGCGGCTGGCCACCGACGACACCGGCCTGGCGTACGAGGTGGAACCGCCGAACGCCCGCGCTGACGTGCTGGAGTACGTGGCCCGCGGTGACGTCCGGCACAGCTCGTTCGCCTTCCGGATCTACCCCGGCGGTGATGAGTGGGGCATCAGCGAGTTCAACTACCCCATGCGCACGCTGCTGTCCGTGCAGCTGGTCGATGTCGCGCCCGTGCTGGACCCCGCGTACCCGGACGCCACCTCCAACGCCCGCGCCATGAACGGCGCGATCGAGTCGCTGGCCCAGTGGGTCCAGGCCGACGTGGAGGAAGTCCGCGCCCGGGTCGGTGACGGGCGGGCCATGGAGTTCTTCAAGCGCACCCGGGACCTGACCGCCGGAGCGCCGAAGGAAACCCAGCGCGTGCGGCCCGCCCCCAAGCCGGCCATGACCGGGGCCCAGGCGCTGATCGCGCTGCAGGCCAACATGGAAGACCCCTGGGCGGACGAGGACGTCTAGCCCGCCCAGGACAGTAAAACAGAATCTGCTGAGGCCGTAGCTGCCCTCCTGGGCGCGGACGGAGCCGGTTGTATCCGAGCCCCCGATCTGGGTGCTCCAACCGAATCCCCGTTTAGGAGGAAACAGAAGTGGCTAGTGAGGTCGCAAAAAGGCTTCGTGACCGGAGGCAGAACGTCTGGAATGAGGCTAAGGGCATCGCTGAGGCGGCTGCTACCGAGAACCGCGCCCTGACCGATGAGGAACAGGGCAAGTGGGACGCGATGCAGGAGGAGATGTCCAAGCTGGACACCCGCATCCGCGCCGTGCTCGATACCGAGAAGCGCGCCAAGGAGGCCGATGACGCGTTCGACGCGCTGTCCGGCCGCAAGCCCGAAGGCGGCCAGGCAGCCCGGACCGCTGGCGGCGGCGCGATGCTGGAGGAGATCCGCAAGTGGGCCCGCGGGGAGGAAGGCGCGCCCCGGAACCTGGAGATCCGCCGCGACAACAGCCTCGGCCCGATCAACTACCGGATCCTGACCACGGGCGGCCAGTCAAGCGGCACAAACGCAAGCAGTATCGTACCGACCGACTTCTACGACATGCTTATCGCACACTTGATCGAGGTCTCGGGTGTGATGCAGTGCGGTCCGACCGTCCTCAACACCGGTGGCGGCGAGACGCTGCAGGTGCCCAAGACGACAGCACATTCGACTGCGGCCTCCGCGGCGCAGGCCGGAAACCTGCCCACCGCTGACCCTGCATTCTCGATGCAACCCTTGTCAGCGTACAAATACGGAATTATGCTCCAAGTAGCACGGGAGCTGATTGACGACACGGCGGTAGACCTTCTCGGGTATCTTGCTATGCAAGCCGGGCGGGCTCTCGGAAACTCGTTCGGATCCGACCTGGTGAACGGATCCGGCAGCGGCCAGCCCGCGGGCATCGTCACCGTCGCCACGACCGGCGTGACCGGGGCCGTGACCGGCGTCTCCGGGGCACCGTCCTACGCCAACCTGGTCGACCTGGAATATTCCGTGATTGCCCCCTACCGCCAGTCGCGATCCTGCTACTGGCTGGCCGCGGACAAGACCATCGGGGGCTTCCGGAAGATCACCGACACCGTGGGGCGCCCGATCTGGGAGCCCAGCGCTGTCCTCGGGTCCCCTGACCTGCTGCTCGGCAAGCCCCTGGTGGCGGACCCGTTCATGCCGGCTCAGGCCACGTCGGCCAAGTCGGTCGCTTTCGGAGACTTCTCCCAGTACTTCGTCCGCCTGGTCGGCGGGGTGCGGTTTGAGCGCTCCGACGACTTCGCTTTCGGCAGCGATCTCGTGACGTTCCGTGCGATCCTGCGCGGCGACGGCACGCTGGTGGACCGTACCGGGGCGATCAAGGTGTTCGTCGGGGCCGGTACCTGACCGGCACCTCGCGGGCACATCCTGGCCGGTGCTGGCGGCCTGTAACGCGAGCACCGGCTGGGATGCCATTACAGGAGCAAGGTGCTATCCCGGAGGGAACAGCCATGCTGGTACGGATGCGGATCGGGATCTCCGGGCATCGCAACGGCGAGCGGTGGCCGCCCGTGGACGCGACACTGGACGTGCCTGACGCTGAAGGCGCGGACCTGATCCGGGCCGAGCTGGCCGCGCCGTACGGCAAGGACGCGGAAGCGCTCTGGGACATGCTGCGGGACGACTTCGAAGGCCCGCGGCCGGGCCACCCGTCCAAGCTCGACGGCCGCCCGGCCAGCCAGGTTGAGGGCGAGCGGCTGGCCGCCGAAGCCCTGGCCGCGGATGCGGTGCCGGGCGATGTGCCGGAGCCGCCCGGCTACCTCGACGCCGGGGACGACGGGGCCGAGGCAGGCGCCGGGGACGACGGGGCCGAGGCAGGCGCCGGGGACGACGACCAGGTGCAGGAACCCGGCGAGCCGGATGCCGTGACGCCAGCGCCTGTCGCGCCGGGTCCCGCCGCTCCCAAGGCCGCCTGGATCGACTGGGCGGTCAGCCAGGGCGCCGATCAGGACAAGGCCGCCGCGATGACCAAGGCGGACCTGATGAGCCGGTACGGCGGCCGGCTCTGAGCAACAGCCGCCGCTCCCGTATCGCCGTCGCCCGGGGCCGCGCCAGCCGTATGCCGTGCGGCTCCTGCGGGCGGCCTATCCCGCCGTCAGCGGACCGGATCGTGCTGGCCGACACGCGGCACGTCTGCATGGCCTGCCGTGACGGCGGGGTCCTGCTCAAGCGGCTGCCCTGCGGGCACATGGCGATGCCCGGCACCCTGGTCATCACCGACTCTGCCGACAGCTCGAACCTGCAGTGCATCAGGTGCTCGCCGCACGCGAACCTGCCCGCCGGGATGCGCTAGCCTGACAGCAGGAGGGCGGTGCCGGCGGTGAGCGCGACCAGGGACATCCTTGAGCAGTACCTGCGCCGGCTCGGCCTGTCAGCTCCGGCTGATGCCGTCCTGCAGATCCAGGTCACGCTGCTGCGCCAGTGGTGCGAGCACCTGGAAGACGTGCTTGAAGCGGAAGCCGTGGACGCTGCCCGGCGGCTCCGCATTATCCGCGCCATGATCTACGGTGGTACGCCGCATCTCGCGGAGCAGGAGATCCGGCAGCAGATGACCACGGAAATGGCGAAGCTGGCGCCGCACGCGAACCCGCCCGCCGGGATGCGCGCAGGAGACGCAAGGGAATAACTCCCGCTACAGCTGTCGTTACAGCTGGCGTGACTCGCGACTACACGCTGATGACCCGGGAGAACCGTTCCCGGCGCGCTGCCGCCCGGCAGGGGCTGCGCCTGGCTAAGCTCCGGCGGCGTGACCCTCGCGCGCTCGGCTACGGGCGCTGGTACCTGCGCAACGCGGAGGGCAGGCTGCTGGCCGGCGATGAGCAGACAGGTGCCAGCCTGGCGGAGGTAGAGCGCTGCCTGGCAGCAGGTGCGGGCCGGTGACCCCGCCTGGCAAAGATGCTGGCCGGCATATCCGCGCTCAGGCCTACGCCGCCATGCTTACCGCGGAGCAGGAAACCGCGTTCAGGTTCTGCCACGCCGGCGTCACCTGGTTCTACAACGAGGCTGCCGCGTCACAGCTCGACCGGTACCGGCATCATGTTCCGGTAGAGACGTACAAGCAGCGGCTTTCCTACGCGGTAACGGCTGCCCGTCAGGCTGGCGTGGAGTTCCCGTACCAGGGCGGCTTGCGGCTGATCGCGGACGTGCCGGCGGTTTTCCTGTACGGCGCTTTGCGGCAGCTGTCCGGGTCCTGGACCAGGCATCTCAAAGCGCTGGCCGGGTGGAACCGGAATCCGCACGCACCCGGCCAGCGGTGCCCGTCCAGCCCGCCGCGTTTTCGTTCGGTGCACCGGGGCGGTTCGCTGTACTGGCAGGTGAAGGGCGAGAACGGCCCGCGTCCGCTGGGCAAGACCGTGATCGTGACCGGGAAAGCGACCGGGAGCCGCCCGGCAACCGCCGAATTCCGCGTGCCGGGTGTCATCGGCGTGATCCGTATCCGGTATCACCGGGAACTGCCCGCCGACACCCTGGTCAGGTTCGCGGTGCTGCGCGCTGATGCGCTGGGCCGTTACTGGGTGCTGCTGCAGTACGACACCGCCCAGGTACGGCAACCCGCGGCTGGCGGCATTACCGGGGTCGACCGCGGCGTAGCCGTCACTATCGCCACCGCAGACGGGGCTGCTTATCACACGCCCGTCTTGTCTGCGGGACAGCAGCAGCGCAAGGACCGGCTGCAGCGTACCCTGAGCCGCAAGCGCCGCCTGAACCCGTGCCGGCACGACGTGTGGGTTACCGTGCGCGGCCGGAGCAAGCTGATCCGGCATTACTGCCCACCGCCGGGTCATCCCGCCCACGATTGCGGCTGCTGGAAGCATTCGGCCCGGTACGCCCGGGACAAGCTGGCGTACCTCAAGCTCAGCCAGCGCCAGGTCCGCCAGCGCACTGCGGGAGCGCACCTGGCTTCTCGCGCTCTTGCCGACCGGTACGCGATGGTGGTCATGGAAGATCTTGACGTGTCCGCGATGACCAGCTCAGCCAGGGGCACGGCGGAACAGCCAGGCTCGCAGGTCCGGGCTAAAGCCGGGCTCAACCGCGCGATCCTGGCCAGGAACTGGTATCAGGTGATGCAGTTCACCGCGTACAAGACGCAGGTGGCTGCCGTCCCGGCCGCGTACACCTCGCAGACATGCCCGCGCTGCGGGCATGTCGACGCGGCAAACCGCCCGGACCGGGACACGTTCCGGTGCGTGCGCTGCGGGCTCGAAGGCCATGCCGATGTGGTCGCGGCCCGGAATATACTGGATCGGTATACCGCGGCAGCGCAGGCCGTGGCAGGACGGGAGACATGCCTCGGCGTCAGCCAGCAGCCCGTCAACTCGCTACCCAACTCAATAGTGACATCGCCAGGCGAGCACCCAGGCGCGGAGTCTCCCTCCGGGGAGCGCTCGCACCCAGGTCAGGAGAGGGGTTACGCCGGGCTGACTGAGAACCTTATCCCGGGAGCCTATGGCCGGGTAGGTGCTCGCAAGCCGCCGGAACGCCGCAGGTCGCGGCAGACGCGAAAGCGGAGCCCTGGCAACGGAGCCTGAGCTGGGCATGAGGTGCGACTGGTCAGCCTGAAATCAGCCAGGTCCGCGATATCGCCGCTGGCAACGGAGCCTGAGCTGGGCATGAGGTGCGACCGGCGCCGGCGGGATGGCGGGGGGCCACGGGTCCGGCTGGCAACGGAGCCTGAGCTGGGCATGAGGTGCGACTACCTCCGTGGTCAGCACGGTCACGCGCTGGCCTTCGCTGGCAACGGAGCCTGAGCTGGGCATGAGGTGCGACGCGCATCTCCATGTCAGGCAACCTACAGGCGCCACACTGGCAACGGGGCCTGAGCTGGGCATGAGGTGCGACTAGTGTCTCCCCCGGGCATGCGAAAATGCCCTGGTCCTGGCAACGGAGCCTGAGCTGGGCATGAGGTGCGACTGCTTAGCCTCGCCAAAGTCCGGCCGGGGGCTGGCAACGGAGCCTGAGCTGGGCATGAGGTGCGACACGAGTCGCGTGCTCGCCGGCGAGATGGTCGAGATCCTGGCAACGGAGCCTGAGCTGGGCATGAGGTGCGACTGCTGCGAGCAGTCGCCCTAGGCGGGAAGAAATACGTCTGGCAACCGAGCCTGAGCTGGGCATGAGATGCGACGCCAAGGCGACGTGGGACTGGCCGGGGCGGCTGGCAACGGAGCCTGAGCTGGGCATGAGGTGCGACGGCGGATCCGCCGCGATGCGCTCAAGGGTGCTGAGGCTGGCAACGGAGCCTGAGCTGGGCATGAGGTGGGACATGACCCGGGCTGGCAACGGAGCCTGAGCTGGGCATGAGGTGCGACGCTCCGGACGCCTGGGATTAAGGCCTGGGCGTCCGGAGCTGGCAACGGAGCCTGAGCTGGGCATGAGGTGCGACCAGGAGCGCAACCTTAAGATTCGGGTCGTCTTCTGCTGGCAACGGAGCCTGAGCTGAGCATGCGGTGCGACTGCAGAACGGCAGGTATACCGCTGCCGACTGGTTGCGACTGGCAACGGAGCCTGAGCTGGGTATGAGGTGCGACCCCCAGACATGCTGGAACCTTGCGCAGAAGTATCCGCCTGGCCTGGCAACGGAGCCTGAGCTGGGCATTAGGTGCGACTGCATTGTAGCCGTAGGCGCGCCTTCCAGTGGGAGGCTGGCAACGGAGCCTGAGCTGGGTATGAGGTGCGACGGGGTTGCCCAGATGACCGCCGCGCGGGCACGCCGTCACTGGCAACGGAGCCTGAGCTGGGTATGAGGTGCGACAGTGAGCTGCACAGCCTGGCAACGGAGCCTGAGCTGGGTATGAGGTGCGACCCCCGACGAAGTAGCCGAGCCCGAACGGGTCTGGCAGCAGGGCCTGAGCTGGGCATGAGGTGCGACCACGGCCACAGGTACGCGCCTGGCAGCAGGCCCTGAGCTGGGTGCGGGGGTGCGACGGCCTCATTCATTCCCGCTTCCGGTCCGGGCTTAGGCCGCAATTGGCAGCAGGCCCTGAGCTGGGTGCGGGATGCGACCGCCAGAAGATGAGCGAGGAGGTGTGCCAGCTGGCCAGGGAGCCGCCGGCATCCGGCCCTCCTGGCTACGGCGTCCGCTGAGGGCGCGCCGCCCGCAACTGAGGAAAACCGCCGGAAGGGGCTATCCTGGTAGCTGACTGACCAGTCGCCCGCGGCCTCCGGGGAGCCGGGCTCCAGATGATGAGGAGCCCCCTGTGACCAGCAGCACTCAGGTCCCCGGCTACGACAGCACCAAGCGCATCTCCGGCGGCCCGAAGATCTCCGGGAACGACCAGGGGCCCGCCGACCCGACCAACGAGGCCGGCCAGTACCCGCCCGGCGGCTGGGGCGGCATGATCTTCGGCGGCCAGCTCCCGCAGGGCACCGGGGCACCCGGCACCGCAGGCGGCGGCGGAGCTGGCGATGACGACACCGTGGAAGCCGGCCAGACGGTCGACGGCCTCACCGGCCTGGCGCCCGCCGACATCAACGGCACCGGAGCGCCCGGCACCCAGGGCACCACTCCCAGCGGCGGCACCGGGCCCGATGCGGTCACTTTCACCCGCCCCGGCTCGTTCGGCTCCGGCAGCTACGCCCAGGACACCGTGCGCGACTCGGTGTCCGGGTCCGCGGACTGGACCGCAGCCAACGATGACGGTTACGCTTCCGGCGGCCCGCAGCTGCCCGGGATCAAGGGCAACGAGCCTGCGGCCGGGTCAGGCCGGTTCCAGCCGGGCGGCGGCCGGGTGCTGCGCGGCGGCCGGGCGGTAGCGGGCTGAGCCGTGGGCTTTACGTCCGGAACCCGCGAGGTCGGCGAGGATACCGTTCCGCTGTGCGCCGTGCCCCCCAACGGGGTGCGGGTCAAGAACCGCGGCGGCTCGGTCATCTATGTCGGCGGCCCGGACGTGCAAGCAGCAGGCGACGGCCAGGGCTACCCCGTCGATCCGGGCGAGTCCGAGGAATTCACCGCCCCGGTCGCGAAAGAGTCACCTGTCGTTCCCGCGCCGCCCGGCGACATGGACCCGGCCGTGCTGTACGCCCGTACCGCCGCCGGGACCGGCATCAGCCGCGTCTCGTTCATTTCCGCGGCCATGACGTGAGGTCCGTATGATGAGACGAGGCTCCGGCACCTGCTGGCGCAGGCCCGGAGCATGGGCACTGCCCGTCAGGGAGATCTTGCCCGGTATGCCGTCAGGGAGATCTTGCCCGGTATGCCGTCGTGGGCTCGCTTTGTCCGGACTGCAGCATCATCGGCGGTCATGCGAAGGACAACCCGGAATTGCTGCGGCTTATCGCGGACAACCTGGAACTGGTTACCCGTATTGTTACCGAACGTATGAGCGAGGAGGCGTGATGCAAGATCTTAGTCATTTGGCTAAAGATTCGATTTGGCCCACTAGCCAGGAAGCGGGTAACATGATGAGCGACCGCTCCGCGGCCATGTCCGCTCCCGGGTCCCCGCCGGTCACCCCGCTGCCGCCCGCCGAGGACCAGGGCGAGCCCTCGGTGCAGCTGGGGGCCAGCATCCGCACCGGCACAGACGGCAAGCCAGCAGCCAGGGCCGGCAGCTGCAACCCGCCGCGCCCCGCCTGGGGCACGACCACCACCCCGGATACCGTCCGGGAAAACTGACCAGGAGGACCCTGATGGCATCCGCGCCCAGCCCCGTCACCTCACCGCCCGACGTCCCGGGCCAGCCCTACGACGCCGCCGACGACGGCCCGCTCGGCAAGTGGGTGTCGGTCAACCCGCAGTCCGGCCCGTGCGACCTCAGCGGTGAGGGGAACGCCACCGGTTCGTTCGAGAGCGGGCCCGGTCCCTGGCGCCAGACCTGATGCACGCTTCCGCTGCGGCGTTCAGCGTCTCTGGCGTGCACGGGTTTCTCGTCCTCATCGCGTTCCTGGTGTTTTTCGCCGCCGCGATCGTTGCCTGGTTCGTCACCCCGCGAGCAGTCTGGGGTACGGCGATCTCGGCCGGGCTCGCCCTGTACATGCTCGCGCAGCTGATCACCGGATGAGCATGCCGGGAAAAACGCCCGGCCAGATCCGGTTCGAGGCATACTGCTCAGAATCAGGCCGCGCGGCTGACTGGGCGGAGCTGGACCAGGAGACCCGCGACGCGTGGGAGAAACGGGCGCGCGGTGCGAACGCCCCGGACGCGGACTGGAACCAGGGTACCGAGTACCGCAGCGCAGGCTGGCGCAGCTGACCGCCGGCTGAGCCTGAAGGCCTTACGGCCGCGCCCGGCCTCACCTGATCAGAGCACGGACGCCCGCGGACCTGACACGCTACGATGGCACCCGTGAGCCACTGCCTGCGGCCGTCCGTGACGGAGCCAGGTTCCCGCTGTCGCGAGGGAGCCCGGCATGAAGATAATGGTGACCGGCGGCGCCGGCTTCATCGGCAGCGCCCTGTCCCGCAAGCTGGCCGCCGCGGGTCATGAGGTGCGGGTCTTCGATGACATGAGCCGGGGCAAGCGCTCCCGCCTGGACGGCTCCGGGATCGAGGTCATTCCCGGCGACATCCGCGACGCTGATGCCGTGCGTGACGCCATGCACGGCTGCGACGCCGTGGCCCACCTGGCCTACCTCCAGGGCACCCAGACGTTCTACGCCGAGCCGCGGGCCGTGCTCGACGTGGCCCTGCGCGGGATGCTCTCCGTGCTGGACGCCTGCCAGGCGACCGGGTGCGGCGACCTTCTCCTGGTGTCCTCCAGCGAGGCCTACCAGGTCGCCGCCACGGTGCCGACCCCGGAGACCGTCCCGCTGACCGTCCCGGACCCGCTCAACATGCGGTACAGCTACGGCGGCGGCAAGATCGCCTGCGAGCTGGCCGCCCTGGCCTGGGAACGCGCCGGGGTCCTGGACCGGGCGGTGATCGCCCGGCCGCACAACATCTACGGTCCCGACATGGGCCGCGAGCACGTCATCCCGGAATTCTGCATCCGGATGAACGACCTGACCGCCGAGGCCGCCAGCGGCGTCATCACGTTCCCGGTTCAGGGCACGGGGCAGGAGACCCGCTCGTTCTGCTGGGTCGGCGACTGCACCAGCCAGCTGGCCCTGCTGCTGGACCGCGCGATCACCGGCATCTACAACGTCGGTACCGCGAACGAGATGACTATCGCCGGGGTCGCGCACGCGGTCGCGGAGTGCTACGGCCGCGAGATCAAGCTGCTGCCCGGCAGCCTGCCCAAGGGCTCACCGCCCCGGCGCCTGCCTGACCTGGCCAAGATCTACGACCTGGCGGGCGCCGCGCTCACCGTCACCCCGTTCGAGTACGGGCTCAGCCAGACGGTCTCCTGGTACCAGGCCCATGGCTGACCGCCTGCGGGCCTGGCTCACCCGGAACCAGGCTGGCGGCACGGCCGTCGTGCTCGCGAACAGGTTCCTGCAGGCGGGCGGTTACCTGCACCTGTACCCGGCCGGCTCTGCTGACCCGGTGGCCGTGTTCGCGCCGGGCGGCTGGGACGCCATCACCGAAGAACCCGGCAGCGACGTCACCGCCCGGTTCCCCTGGGTCAAGCCGCCCGCGGAGGCCGCCCGTGGGTGAGGTCACGAGCTGCGGAACCTGCGGAGACCCGCGGCTGGACGTGGTGCTGGACATGGGAGAGCAGCCGCTGGCCGAGCGGGACGACGGGCACCGCTACCCGCTGGCCGTCGCCGAATGCGCCCGGTGCGGCCTGGCCCAGCTGACCTACGCCCCGGACCGGGAGCAGGTGTTCCCGGAAAATCACCCGTACACCACCGGGAACTCCGCCGCGATGCGCCGCCATTTCGGCGCGCTGGCCGCGGACATCGCCGCCGGGCTGAAGCCGGGAGACCTGGTGGTCGACATCGGCGCTAATGACGGGACGCTGCTGGAAGCGGTCCGGCACCACGCGCCCGGGGCCCGGCTGCTGGCCGTGGAACCGACCGGCCAGGCGGCCAGGGCGCGCCGCAAGGCCATCCCGGTCCAGCAGTCCTTCTGGTCCGCCGCCCTGGCCCGGGACATCGCCCGCTGGCTCGGCAAGGCCCGGGTGATCGTCGCGTGCAATGTACTCGCTCACGCCGGCGACCAGCATGATTTCCTCGCCGGGGTCACCAGCCTGCTCGATGAGGGCGGCACGTTCATCACCGAGAATCACGACTGGGCCTCGGTCGTGAACGGCCTGCAGGTCGACACCGTGTACCACGAGCACCTGCGGTTCTACACCCCCGGCACGCTGCTCGCCGCGCTGGCCATGCACGGCCTGGTCCCGGAACGGGTCGAGCACGTCCCGGTTCACGGCGGCTCGTTCCGCACCTGGGCCGCCTGGCTGGACAGCGGGCACCTGCAGCCCCGTGCCGACACCGCCCGCAGGTACCTGCTCCAGCTGATGGAGAAGGCCGCCGGGGCCGGCCCGGTCTGGGGGATCAGCGCGTCCACCCGGGCCACCCCGCTCGTGCACTGGGCGGGTATCGCCTCCTGCCTGAGCAAGATCGCCGAGGTGGCCGGCTCAGACAAGATCGGCACCATGCTGCCCGGCACCGCCGTACCCATCGTGGACGAGGCCGAGCTGATGCAGGCCCAGCCGCCGTACGCGCTGCTGCTCGCCTGGCACATCGCCGGCGACATCGCGCCCAAGCTGCGCGCCGCCGGGTACGAAGGCCAGTTCATCGTCCCGCTCCCGCATGCCAGGCTGTGGCATGGCTGATATCCCGCTCCGGATCGCCCTGGACCCGATCGCGCAGCCGCGCGGCGGGCGGGTAACCCTGACCCCGGGTCCGCAGGCCTGGATGCCGCCCGGCCTGCCGGCAGGCATCATCAACGGCCTGTGCACCATCGCCTGGTACTGGCCTTACGACGGGACGCCTTTGCCGCCGGCCCGGGACACGAGGGCCGGTCACTGAACCCAGGAGAACTGCGCCAGGACCTGTGCGGCGGCCGGGACTATCCGGGCGGCACCTGGCACTGGCGCGCCGGACGAGAGGACCCGCACGATGGCTGACCGCTATCCCGACGACGACGCCCTGGAAAAGGCCGGACGGGCGGCTGGCATGGCTGTCTGGGACGTCATCGCAGGCACCTACGGCGACATCCTCGGTGACGGCCAGCTGGCGACCGCCCAGCTGGAATCGCTCAGGCGGGCCATCCTCGCCGAGGCTGCTACCGCACCTGGCGGTACCGCGCAGCTGGAGCTTGGCCAGTTCACCGACGAGCGAGGGCGCATCCAGGACCTGCTCGGGCACGCTGATGCGGTCACCGAGATCATCACCCGGGCCGGCGCCGTGCGCGGCAATCACGTCCACAAGCTGACCACGCAGTGGACCTACGTCGTATCCGGGCAGCTGCAGGTCGCCTGGCTTGAAGATGACGGCGTGCACACCCGGGACGCCCAGGCCTGCGATTTCATCCGCGAGCCGGCTGGCATCCCGCACGCCTGGAAGGCCGTCACCGACTGCATTGTCCTGGTGCTCACCCGCGGGCCGCGGGCCGCCACGGAGTACGAGCGGGACACGATCAGGCTGGACGTGCCGATCCTGACATGATCGCGAACCAGGAACCAGCCGGCCGGAGCGCGGACCGTCAGGTGATCGCCTGCAATTACGTTGTCTCGGTCAGTGCAGTGGCCGCGGGGGCCAGGGCGTATGTCATCCCTCAGCTCGGCGGGAACCTGCCTGGGCGTGTCCGGGTGCTGGCCCGGTCGCGAGGCGGCCGGTGGATCGAGAAATGGGAGGACATCCGGCGGCTGGGCCATTTCCGGCTGAAGACATTGCCGCCGGAACATCCCCGGTACGCAGACGACCGGATCTGGGCACTTCCCGTCAACGGCAGCAACATCGAAGAACTGGAACAGGCGAGGGCCGCGGTGGCATGACCGGCGGCCCGTATCCTTCCTACGACATCCTGATCACCTCGATCCCGCACCGGCACGGGCTGCTGTGCGAGCTGCTGGCCGAGCTGGGCCGGCAGCTGCCGGCGGCTCGCGGCGAGGTCGGCGTGCTGCTGTACCGGGACAACCTGGAGCACAGTTACGGGTACAAGACCCAGGTGCTGATCGAGAACTCCGGCGCGGAGTACGTGTCCTGCGTGGACGACGATGACATGGTGGCCCCGGATTTCGTGGCCCGGGTCACCGCCGCGCTGCGGGACCGCCCGGACTACGTGGGCTACCCGGTCCGGTGGACTCGCGACGGAGCGCTGCAGCGCCGGGTAGAGCACTCGCTGCGGTACCCCGGCTGGGGTGCCAGCGACCAGTGCCTGGAACGCGACATCAGCGAGAAGAACCCCGTACGCCGGGAGATCGCGCTGCTCGTCCCGTTCGACGGCGGCTACGGGGCCGAGGTCGCATGGGCGGCCGGGATCCGCGCGACCGGCCGGTGCCGCACCGAAGCCTGGATCCCGGACGCGATGTACTACTACCGGGAGAGCACCGCGGATACGTTCCAGACCGCCCGCCAGCCGGTATCCGGGACGCTGCCGGGACTCCCCGCCTACCCGTGGCTGCGCAGGTTCGGCACATGAGCTTGCTGTGGCAGCTGCTCATCGCCACCATCCCGCACCGGCACGAACAGCTGTGCGGGCTGCTGGCCAGCCTGGATGCCCAGGCCCGCCCCGGGTTCGGGGCCCTGCTGTACCGTGACAACCTGACCGCGCCCGTCGCGGTGAAACGGCAGGCGCTGACCGAAGCCAGCTCTGCCGGGTACGTCAGCTTCGCCGACGATGACGACTGGGTTTCCCCGCAGTTCACGTTCCGGGTGCTGTCCGAGCTGGGCGCCCGCCCGGACTACGTGGGCTTCATGGTCGACTGCACCGTGGACGGCCTGCCCGCCCAGCGCGCCGAGCATTCCATCCGGTACGACGGCTGGCACGACTGGCCAGAACGGCTGGTCCGGGACATCTCTCACCTGAACCCGGTCCGCCGTGACATCGCCGTCATGGCGCGCTTCGACGGCGGCGACAGCGAGGATTACCGGTGGGCCGCCGCTATCCGCGCTACCGGGCTCGTCCGCGAGGAAGCCTGGATCCCCGAAGTCATGTACAGGTACCAGTTCTCCAGCACCGACTCCCACCGGACGCGCCGCCGTCCGCTGCTCCTCGCCGCTATCCAGCCGCTGCCCGCTTATCCTTGGCTGACCGTGCTGGACACCGAAGGGAGCTGCTGATGGGCATCCTGCTGCCGGACGAGCCGGGGCTGGCCGCCGCGTACGCCGACGAGCAGGACGTCCGGGACGCGTACTGGCATCCGCAGGCAGGCGACACCGTGATCGATCTCGGCGCCGCGGTCGGCAGCTACACGATCCCGGCCCTGATGGCGGGCGCCCGGGTGCTCGCCGTGGATCCCGATGCCGGCGCGACGGCCAAGCTGGAACGGGTCGCACGGCTCAACCAGCTGACCTGGTACACCGTCCGCAACGCCGCTGTCTTCGATACAGCCGGGTATCCTGCGGATATGCGCGCGGCGCTGGAGGCCTCACCGTACAGCTACCTGATCCCGCCGCGGGACGTGCCCTGGATCACGCTCGACGCTGTAACCACGGGCCTGACCTGGCTGGACTGGATCAAGATCGACGTGGAAGGCGCTGAACTGGGCGTGCTGCGCAGCGGGCGCGCCGCGCTGACCCGGTTCCGGCCAAGGCTGCTGATCGAGGACCATACCGAGGTCTACCCGTACACCGCCGCCTCCGGCAGCAAGGGCAAGTGCCTGGACCTGCTGGCCGGCCTCGGCTACGAGGTGACCGAAGTCCCGTACGGGCCGCCGCCGCGCACGTACCTGGCCTGCGTGCCCGGAGAGCGCGCATGACCCCGCCGCAGTGCCCCGTGCACGGGGCCATGAAAGCTCGCTCCGGCGACATCGGCAACGGCTACACCGGCACCGTGTGGGTTTGCGCAGGCTGGGATGGCGAAGGCTGCCCGGCACGCGCTGAACGTGCCGGCTGGACGCAGGCGTGGACGGTGGTGCTGCCTGGTGGATGACATCGGCCGCCAGATCGGATGCGTAGTCAACGGGCTCATCGTCGCCGTGACCGGGCTGGCTGCTGCGCTTGTCATCTTGGGTGCCCTGATTCTCGCCGGGGTGCTGTGATGCACAGCCTGCGTCTCCCCGGCAATCCGGATGTCACCGGGTATTTCGAAGACGAAGCGGGGATCAGGGCTGCGTACTGGCAGGTTCAGCCCGGTGAGGTCGTGGTTGACGTCGGCTGTCATATCGGCAGTTACACGATCCCGGCCCTGATCGCGGGAGCTGTTGTCTATGCTGTCGATCCGTCTGCGGCTTATACGTCCCGCCTGGTCAGCTTGTGCGAGCTGAACGGGCTCGACCTGGCCCGGCTGACCGTTGCCAGCTGTGCCTTGTCTGCTCCGGGCGGCTACACGCCAGAGTTCAGGGCTAAGCTAGACGCTGCGCCCTATCCGGAACATCACGCAGGCAAGGACGCGCGGTATTCAACGCTTGACCAGCTTACTGAGGGTTTCTCCCGGCTTGACCGGATCAAGATAGACGTAGAGGGGGCTGAATTCGGTGTCCTGCAAGGCGGTGCGGAAACGCTACGGCGGTACCGGCCTCAGCTGCTGATCGAAGACCATACTGACGTGTACGATTTCGCTGCGCAGATGGGCATCCGGGATCAGTGCACAGCCCTTCTTGACAGGCTCGGTTACACGACAGAGCTGGTCCGGTACGATAACGCCCTGACGCCCTCCCGCGGATTTATCGTGGGTATTCCTGTTACCGGAATCAGGGAACGCCCGTGACCTCACCGCAAGCATGGACGGCGGGGCTTTTCCGTGGATGACATCGGCCTGTTCGTGCCCAGCCGCGGGCGCCCGCAGAACATGGCCCGGCTCTGGGAGTCGATGCGCCGTACCTGCACCGCCCGCACCGTCCTGCTGGCCGGCCTGGACGCTGATGACCCGCAGCTGGCGGACTACCCGTCCGGTCCTGGTTACGTGGTCCAGGACGGGCTCCGCTACGTCACCGCCTGGGTCAACCACCTGGCGCTGATGACGCTGGGCGGCTTCAGCGCGGTCGGCACGGTGGGTGACGACAACACCTGCTCATCAGACGGCTGGGATACCGCGGTCCTCAGGGCGCTGGAGCGGCAGCCGTTCGCGTTCGCCAATGACCTGTACCCGACGCGCGAGCCCGGGTCGCTGAGCTGCCACATTTTCATGCGGACCGACGTCGTGGAAACGCTGGGCTACATGGGACCGCCGGAAATCAGCCATATGTACGTGGATGTCGCCTGGTATGCCTGGTGCACGGCCTGCGGGCATGAGTTCCTGCGCGACGTGCTCATACCGCATCATCACTACACCCTTGGCGCCGCTCACGACGAGACTTACGCGCGCAGCTTCGCGCGGACCGGCACCGACCTGGCTGCCTGGCACGCCTACTCCAGGCGGGCGGGCGCTGGCGGCCTCAACAGCGACATCGCTAAACTCGGCGGCACGGCTTTCATGCCCAGGGAGCTAGCCGAATTCAACCGCAAGCTGAACATCCCGGACCGGTGGCCATACTGATGCGCATTCTCAGGCCGGCGCCTGAACTGCTGCTGCTGGTGCTAGCTGGCGCGGGGCTCATTCATGCCCTGGTATGGCATGCGGGCCCGGACTGGCTGGCGACCGCGTTCAGCTGGGTGATTATCGCGATTCTCGCAGGCGGCCTCTGGTACAGGAGGCCAGGATGACCGCGCGCCCGCAGCCGGACAGAGGCGGCAGCACAATCATGTGCTCGTGGAGCGAGCGCAGCAGCAGCCGGGCGGGCGGCGTCACCGTCACCGGGTGCGCCTGGCGTAAGCGGCTCGGGACTCCGCGCGCCTGGAAGGCCTGGCGCCGGCACTGGCGGCGGGAGCACGCATGACCCCCGCGGAAGCGGTCATCCTGGACGCTACGCCGGAGACGGTCGCAGGCATGTACCAGCACCTCACCGCCGCGATCAGCGCAAGCCGCTGCCCGGTCCACCGGACGCCGATGGACGCCGTGGCCGCGCCGCCGCGCCGCATTGCCGGGCACTGTATCGCCTGCAGGCACTTCTGGGGCTGGAACCAGGACACGGGCGAGGCCGGCAACTGGCTTGATCACGATCTCGTGCGCCCGGAGCAGGTCTGCGCCGCGGTGCCGGACTGGATGGCCTGGCGGCAGCCGTGAGTACTGCTGCCGCGGACAGCGCCTGGGCCGGGCGTTACCGGCGCTGGTCTGCCGCTGTCTGCGAGGGCTTCTGCCCGCACTGCGCCGTCCAGCGGGCACCTGCCTCGCTGGCCGCCGGGCGGACAGGCGGCTGGCGCCGGGGCTGCGCGGGCTGGCGGGGTTACGACCGCGTGAATCAGGCGGTCAGCAATGAGGGGGTTCCCGCCGTGGCCCGGCCCGGACCCGCTTACCAGGGCGTGCATGACCATGCTGCCTGCCACCTGGCTTGCGAGGACCCGCGTGACAGCGTGCTGGCGGACCTGCCGCCCCGGGAGCTATGGTGAGCCTGCCGCTGGTGACCGTGATCACGCCGACCTGGCAAAGACACGAATTGCTGCTCAAGAGGACCATCCCGTCCGTGCAGGCTCAGGGCTATCCGCAGACCGAGCACCTGGTGATCTCAGACGGCCGGGACAGCGAGCTGGCCGCGCAGCTGTCGGTGCCGTGGCTGGACGGCTGGCGGAACCTGATCTACCGGGAACTTCCTGAGCACGACCCGGACAAGCACTACGGGCACCTGGCCCGCGATTACGGCCTGGAATACGCAGCCGGAGACTACATCACGTACTGCGATGATGATGACGCGCTGCGGCCGATGCACTGCCACCTGCTCGCCGCAGCGCTCGACGCTAACCCCGAGGCTGGTTTCGCGGTGTCCCGGATGGTCAGTCACGGGCCCGGCGGCGAGGCCGTCATCGGCCATGGCCCGCTCGCGTGCGGGAACGTCGGCACTCCGATGGTCATGCACCGCCGCGGCGTGCTGGACGGGCTGCCCGGCTGGGACCATGCCGGCCAGTTCGAGGACTGGGACTTCGTGCTCGCCATGATCAACGCCGGGATACCGCACGTCCGCGTCGATGATGAGACAGTCGACGTGTGGCCATCGCTGTACCGGTAAGCTGCCGTCATGCCCGATACGCCCGCGCAAGCACCGGAGCAGGTCCCGCAGGGGCGCCCGATCCAGGACCCGTCAGCTTGCGCTGAAGCGGACGGCCTGCCGCCGCTGTACGACACGGGTAACTGGCTGCTCGCCACGGCGGTCCCGTCTCAGCTCCTGACCGGCAAGCTGCCGGTGCCGGCTGGTGAAGTCGGCATCGTCACCATCCGGACCACCACCGCGACGATCACCGTCACCCTGACCCGGGGGGACGCCGCCGAGTGGGCCGACACGCTTGCCGAGCTGCGCGACAGCCTGTCCGGATCCGGGCTGCAGGCCGCGAACACGCCGTCCGGCCTGGTCGTTCCCGGGCGGCGCCGGCGATGAGCGACCTTGCTGCGGATACCGCGCAAGACATCCGGCCGCGCAGGTCCGCGCTGATCCAGCTGCAGGAGCAGGCGGACGGGTCCTGGTCCTGGGACGCCCGCTGGGCAGGGCCGCCGCCGATGCGGTCGGCCGGCAGCCGTGCTGAGCTGGCCGAGGTCCTGGGCGCGGCGGACGGGGAAGTGCTGGCGATGGCGTGACCGCACGGGACATCACCGGGCTGGCGCTGGTGACCGCTGCGCAGAGCACGGGCTTGGGCCGCCGGAAGCATACGGTCGTGCACCCGCGGTGAGCGCCGTTACCAGCGTCGTCCGGGACCCGGTGATCGCCTGGCATGACGAGCTGGTGCCCGCCGCACTGCCGAGGCCGGAACCGCCGTCGCTGGGGCCGTTCACGGTGACCCGCAGCGAGGTCGTCACCCGCGCTTCCGCCGGGCAGGTAACCGGTGTCACCGTGCATATCTGGTACGCCTACGAGCTTGCGGTTCCGCGCTGTGGCCGGCCGGCCATCGGCGTGATGGCCCACGGGCCGGGCTGCACATGCGAGGAACGGTGAACGCGGCAGCCGGGGCCATCACGTGCGCACGGCACCGGCTGCCCGTCCAGCTGATCTCGCGCGATGCCGTGATCCGCCACGCGGACGGCGGGTACTGCGACAGCCAGGAGTTCGCGATCGCGAACCTGGACCGTGCGCAGGTCATGATCCTGCTGATCACCGAGCGCGGGCAGCAGCTTATGCAGGGGCACTCGCAGTGAGCACGAGGTGGCGGCAGGCGTTCAAGCGCGCCCTGTGGTGCCGGTGGTTCCACCGCTGGCGGGATCAGGACTCCGGCACCCCGGTTGTCATCCGCAGCTCGGCCGGGAACCGGCGTATGTTCGCCATGCCAGGCGGCCCGGCCCGTAAGCTGTGCTCGGCTTGCATGGGCAGGGACTACGGCCGGGCTTACGCCAGGTGGCTGGGATCAGCGTGACGCGTATGGTGCAAGCGAAGCCTGGTGTGCTGTTACGCCAGAGAAGATCCCTGTTTACCCTCCCGCCCGCCAGCGTTCCTGCTCTTACCGCAGGTGCCCTCGGACAAGAGGCAGCGTGTCCTCACTCCTTAGATGATGGCTGCCTCTAAGCCCACATCCCAGCCTGTACGCGAGGATAGTACGCGAAAAGCCTTGTAAGGTTCTGCTGGTTACCGCTACCGGAAGGATCAGCCGATGCAGCTGGTGAACCCGCACCTGTGAAGATCTTCGCCGGACACGACGGCGGCTCCGGGTGCTCCTGTCCTGGTATCGCATGGAGCTGCCGCTCAAAGAGCTGGCGTGCCAGGACGAATCCGATGCGGACTTCGAGGTCACGTTCGCCGATGCCGGAGACCAGGCGGGCACGCCGCCTCGCATCACGCTGGCCAGCCTGCAGGGCTACGACGTCATCGTGGCTCAGCGCTGGAACAAGCATGACGGCCTGCCTGTCTGGCGGCGGGCCCGCACCCCGCACTCACGGCTGGTGTTCGAGCTGGATGACGATGTATTCCACGTCACGCCGGACAACTGGAACGCTTATACGCTGTACGGGCGCCCCGACATCCGCGACGCGATCGAGCACGCCGCGCAGACGGCCGACCTGGTGACCGTGAGCACCGAACCGCTGGCCCAGGTCATGCGCGAGTACAACCCGGCGGTTGCCGTGCTGCCCAACTGCATACCAGGCTGGGTGTGCACGCTGCCCAGGCTGGAGCGTGCCCGCCCGCGGGTCGGCTGGATGGGCGGGGCCAGTCACGGCGTCGATATCGGTATCGTCGCCGATCCGGTGCGCCGGTTCCTGCGGCGTTTTCCCGGCTGGGACTTCCAGTGCAACGCCACCGACTACCGGCCCACCGTCAAGGCTCCGGCAGACCGGATGTCCTACGTGCCCTGGATGCAGGTCAACCAGCACCCGCAAGAGTTCTACGTAAGTATTGATTTCGACATAGGCCTGTGCCCGCTCGCGCCGACCACCTTCAATCAGTCGAAATGCATAGATTCAAGTATGCGAGTCTCGACGGATCAAGGCGTGATCGAAGCAGGCGTGATCGAAGCAGGCATGAACGTCTGGCTGGACGGCTGGCGCGAAGTGCGTGCCGTGGAACATCAGCTGCAACGGGCCGGAATGCGCATCACTACAGCTCGCGGACTCCAGGTCGCAGTCACGCCTGAACACCGCCTGATGGATAGCGGAGGGACGTGGCGTCAAGCCCGGGACTTGCGGTGTGGCGATAAGCTCCGGCTAGTCCAGGAGGAATGCCCGGAGCTGCCTGTCCGTCGCGTACCCTGGCCGGCTGACGGCCGGGTTACGCGTTCCGGCGCTGTGCATCCGATGGCATTCCTGGATGTGGCCGAGGGGCCGTCCGTCGCCATTACCGAAACCTGGGGTCGTATCCTCGGCCTGTTCACAGGGGACGGCAATTTCTCGGGTAAGACCGCGATTAAGTTCTCCTGTGACGGCCAGGACGGCGACCTGATCAAGGCGCTGATCACTGATCTGGAAGCCGCCGGGTTCCGGGCTACCGCGGAAGCAGTCACGACCTGGGACGGTGAGGTGCTGCGGCGCCGGTCGGTCAGCGTAGCCAGCGCGCATCTGTCCCGGTTTCTGTGCGCGGTCGGTGCAGGGAGGCCGCATTCGAAGCTGGGCCAGCGGCGGGAGCGTACGCTGCGGGTTCCGGATGTGATTTTCCGCAGTCCGCACCCGGTGCGTACAGCGTTCCTGGCCGGGCTGTTCGAGGCAGACGGGCACGTAACTAAATCGGCAGTCAGCCTGGCCAGTAAGAGCGAAGATCTGGCCCGGGACGTGCAGCGGCTGCTGTGGAGCATCGGCATCCCGTCTGTTGTCCGGGCCTGCCGGGGGCCCCAGCGGTCATCGTATGCCGATCGTGTCTACTGGCAAGTCTGGCTGCGGCTGAATGAGACCCGGCTGTTCGCCGCACGCGTCGGATTCCTTTCCGAGCGGAAGCGCGCCGTGTTGCTCCACGCCACAGACAGGGTTCGTGATCCTCGCGGCTGCAATATGATACAGCCGATCCGCTGGGAAGACGAGATCGCCGTCGTAGAGCCGTGGATAGTCTGCCCGGTAGACATCCAGGTAGACGGCGAAGCGTTCTCAGCCGCCGGAATATACAGCCACAATAGCGCGATCAAAGCGATTGAGTACGGGGCTCGCGGGATCCCGGCGATCGCAAGCGACTGCGAGGCCTACCGCCCGGTCATCGAGCACGGCGTCAACGGGTTCCTGGTAAAGCAAGACCATGAATGGCTTAAGTACATGAGCCTCCTCGCCGCCGATAATGACTTGCGGGTTACTATGGGCGAGGCGGCCCGGGATATGGCCTGCCGGTACCTGATCGAAGATCACTGGCGCGACTGGGCGGCGGCTTACGAGGCCCTGTTCCGGCCTAGAGCCTGATCTGCGTCTGGGACCGCAGGTCCCGCCTCAGCGGGCGGCCTGCCGCCAGCCCTGCCGGGCCAGCCTGGATCAGGCGCTCTAGCGCCGAGCGGGCGGTCAGATCCTGGACTTGACCTGTCATAGTGCTAGTGCACGCGGCACGCGGTTTCCTGACCGCCTCCGGCGAGGTACCGTAGCTCTCAGGCCGGCTGCTAACCTGGCCTGGCTGCCGCGCAAGGGTCTTCGCGGGCCTTCCGGCAGAGGTCTCTCCTAAGGCGCCCGCTGGCTGTCCTGGCTGGAGAGGCCTCTGCTCTTTCACGGGAGCGCTCTAAGCCGGCGTTGAGCGCGGAGGGCTGTACCGGGACCTGGATCATCAGGTGCTCGCCGTCCTCACTGAACCGGAACCGGCCGCCGTGCGCGATATACCATGCCGGGGCTCTAGCGTCCCCCGCAAACAGCCGCGCGGTCCGCATCAGCGCTTCCTCCTCAATACACGCTGCGCCGATCGCGATCTTGTCGCCGAAACTGACTTCCGGATCGTGCAGCGCATCGGTGAGCCGCATCCATCTCGGCGGTGCTGCCAACGTCAGGCCTTAGCTTTCGCGGCGCGGCACGGCGGGCAGTGGCACGGGGCGTCGTGCCCCAGCTCGATCTGCCGGATCCGTACCAGGGTCAGGTCGAACAGCAACCCGATCTCGGTCAGCGTGCACGGGACTTCGCGCAGCCGCAGGATCTTGCGGGCCCGCCAGCAGCGCGCGATGATGAGCGGCTGGCCCGACTGGACCAGGCCGGCCAGCTCCTCGCGGACCGCGGCCAGGGCTTCCCGGCGGGCTTCCGGAACCGCATTGCAGGCCGCCGTCCTGTCCCGCACCTGGTACGGGATCCGCTCCCGGCGCGAATCCGCCTGTGAACCGGACCCGTACCGGGCGATCCCGGCTTCGGTGGCACGCCAGCGCCCGACCAGGTTGTGCCGGTACAGCGGAGAGCGTTCCATGCCCAGCCGTTCCGCGCAGCCTTCCCGGGCCAGCTGGCACGTGATCTGGCTGGCCCGGTTAGACCGCTGATGGTAGCTGACCGGGTGCGTGAAGGCTTGCGCGACCTGCACGGTCGTCACCCCGGCAGGCCCGGCGGCGACCAGGAAACCAAGGGCGGAGTGAATTGTGAGTCTTTTTACCTGCTCGTCCACGGTGCTAGTGTACGCGGTAGCGCCCGGCACCTCCTGATGAAGTGCCGGGCGCCTGGTTCCGCACTGGTTACAGGTGCTCGTTCGCGTAACAGTGCGGATACCCCGGGATCCCGAGGGCCGGGTGGGTCGTCGGGTGCAGGACCGGGTTGGCCCACAGCGGGCAGTGGTTCACCGCGGGGGCGGCTGATGCGGCGGGTACCGCCAGGGCACCTGCTCCGGCGAAGGCCGCGGCGGCAACGAGAACCTTCGCGATGGCGTGACGCATGTGATCTCCCCTCTCAGGCGGCAGCCTGATGCTGACCGCTCTGTCCTGCCACTATAGCACGGATGCACGTGCATTACCTGGAAATGGCGCGGGTAGCATGAAATGGTACGCCCGGCTGCCGAGCCCGGCGTAGCGATGGCCGGCCCCCGGGGTGGTAGCCGGGAGCCGGCCGTCGTGCTGTTCTCCTGCTCAGACGCTGCCGCGGCTGTGATCCGCGAGCAGCGCCGGTGCCCACGGCCAGTGCGCGTCCCGTCGTGCTTCGAGCAAGCTGATCATCTCGAAGGCGGAATCGGTCAGGCCGCCGAACGTGTGCCGGCTACCGCTTCCTGAAGGGAGAACACCGCGCTTGTAGCCGCCGATGTTCCACAGGTACACCGGCACAGAGGCCGGAATGAGATCATCGATCCGGGTAGGCGGCATCGCGTCGCTGCTGTAGCCGCCGTAGATGTTGGACGGCAGGATGCCTGGCTCGCTCTGCTCATCGGTGACGATCACCACCCGAGCGTGATCCGGGCGCAGGTTATCGCGAACGGCACGCGGGATGTCTGTCCCGGTCCCGATGATGCTGCCTGGACTGTCGCCGGCGTGAAACCGCCCGATGATCCGCAGCACGGATTCGGCGCGGCTGAATTCGATCCGCGCGGAGCGGCTGGAAAATTCCGCCAGGTCGGCGTGCGCGGCACGGCTAGCCACGGCCGCGCCGAAGATGGCCGCAGCATCAGCCCACGGCATGTCCGAATGGGTGCTCATCTTCGCGCTCCACATGGACAGGGACCGGTCGACCAGGACCAGCGTGCGGCCCGGCAATGCTGGCACGTTCGCCAGCGACAAGTTGAGTGCTTGCTCCAGCGGGTAGGCCCAGCGTAGCGACGGCGCCGCCCGGTACGCGGCCAGGAACCGGAACGGGAACTGCCGGGACTTCGCGACCTGCTCCGGATCGCTCAGCCGGGCCGCCACGGTTGCCGTCACCTCGTCCGGGACGCCGGCCTCATCGAAGTTGCGCAGATTGCGCAAGCACGCCATGAAGCTCATCGACGGGATCAGCGCGGACCACAGCTTCGCCTTGTCCACCCGGCTCCCGGCCAGCGACAAGGTGTCTTCCCATGTCATGCCGGCAGCCCGCAGCGCGCCTGTGTTAAGCAGGACGGATGGGTCTCTCGCGGCCCGCACCCGCAGGATGGCGTTCGCGCCGACCATCCGCAGCTCGCCTGGCACCGGGTTGTCCCGGCCGTGGCGCCGGTCGATGGCGTGCCCGTACAGCGCACCCCGCCAGGTGCCCTTGACCTCCGGGTGCTCCCCGGTGACGTGAACGCGTTCGATTACGTCGCCGAACCGGTAGCCGTGCGAGTCCGTGTCATAGCGAAGCAGGCTGAACTCCGAGTACAACCGGACGATCGCGTCGGCGATGCCGCGCTTGAGCGGCTTGGGCTCATTGCGCCCGTACCGGCCGTGCCAGTAGGCCAGCAGCTCACCCGGCTCATCAGCCCGCTGGAGCGCTGCGGAGATGAGCGCCCGGCCGCCCGGCAGCCCGGCGGCGAGCATGGCCTGCAGCGCCTCGGCCGCGGCGACCACCGACGCGGTGCGCATGTGCGCGCCGTTGCGCAGCCACGGGACGAAACCCGCCATCCATGCCGGGTCTTCGACAGCGACCTGGCGGACCAGGTTCGCGAACCGGGTATCGCGCTGGGTGCTGGTTTCGTAGAATGCGCCATCCGCGCCCATGTAGGCGACCGACAAAAGGAAAAGCTCGCCGCGAGCGTCACGCGCGTACCCGGGTGCGCCTTCGTACGTCTGGCCGCTCGGGGTGGCTTCTGACGTGACCGGGCTGCGCACAGCAGCCTTGGCTGCCGGGGTGTTGTACCTGGACATGAAAATGCTCCTCTCGCTTGCTGTGCTGGCAGGAGGAGCGGGCGTCACGGATAGTGCCCGAGATCAGGTCGGCGAGGCGGTCAGATGCTCTGCCATTGAGCTACACGGCCGGAGCCGCGGCGGGATTCGAACCCGCATCTTTCTCTAACAGGAGAAGAACTCCTCACCTGCGCACCGGGCACGCCGTGACGCGTGCTCCTCCCGAGGTCAAAGGCGCTGCAGGATAGCCCAAGCCAGTCGGGCAGCAGCCAGGCAAGCTGACTGCGCGGAATCGAACCACGAAGTAACCCGCAGCAATCGCACCGGGAGGTGCGGAGTATTCAGTTGTACGCGCATTCTTCCGAGATCAAGATCGGCGGCGGGACGTAGGGCGGGATTCGAACCCGCGACCTCTCGGCTCAGCCGAGTGCTCTGCCACTGAGCTACCCGCTGAAATTGGATGGTCAGCGAAGTACCCGCTTGCCTGCGCACCGGAAGACACTGTTTCGCGGTCAGTCCTCCCCGAGATCGAGACGCCAGCGGCACGATTCGCATCCAGAATGATGAAGTAACCGCCAGCTAGCGCACCGGGAAGGTACGGAACCACGATCATAGCGTGAGCGCCCTGGAATTGCTGGCCCGGCGGGAATCGAACCCGCGCCCCCGGCTTAGGAGGCCGGTGCCCTCGTCCGCTGGACTACGAGCCATCAGAAGCGGCACCCGGAGTCGAACCGGGTTAGCGCACGTTTTGCAGACGCGGGCCTGTCCGTTCAGCCATGCCGCCAGGAGGTACCCCGTTCAGCAGCGGGGCGTTCACGCGGAGCCCGCAGCTAGCACGAGGCTTCACGGGGTACCAGCGCGCCCAGCAGGATTCGAACCTGCATCGCTGGCTTCGGGGGCCAGAGCCCTGTCCGTTGGACGATAGGCGCTAGATCACGCTGCGGCAGGCTGGCGCCGCCCGGTCCTGTTGCCGGCGGCCCGGAACCCAGGCTCGTCAGCAGCCAGGTGCAGCATCTGGGCGATGTACGCGTCAGCGTCCGGCAGGGCGCCTGGCGGATGACAGCACCAGGACGCTATCCGCTCGCCGCCTGAAGCTTCCAGTTCATCAACGTTCCCCGCCTGGCCGGCTCCGCGGATGCGCCACCAGCCGCCTGCCGAGCCGCGCAGCTCGAACCAGCCATGCTGCGCGTAATCCGCTGCCTGGATTTCATCGAGCAGGGACAGCAGCAACTGGTGCGCCCTGGCATCAGCGACCTGGCGGCGCGCGGCAGCTTTTTCCGCCTCGCGCTGGTGTTCCGCGACCAGCTGCTCAATCTGTGCCTGCGGTAGTCCTGAGCCAGGGCCGGAAGGGAACGTGCCGTACCACAGGCCTGCACTCCCGTCCGGGCTGTAAACGATAACCGTACCGGATGCGGTATTCCCGGTCGTGCAGATGACACCGGAACCAGCAGCAGACCACGTGAAGAACCTGGTTGCCGGGTCCGTACTTGCGGGCATGCTGTTGCCGCTGGCCAGCCACGCAGCTTCCGGATCACGGCAGTACCGGAACTCTCCCGCGGGCATGATAAGCCGCCGCGGTTCGGCCGGTGCGCCACGAGCTGCATGGCTCCGGCCGCCGGATCGAACTCACGGATCACCTCCCGGCGCCCGCCTTCCACCCGGTGGATTGCGTACCCGCTGCGGCGCAGGTCAGCGAAAGCCTGCCGGGCGTTCTCGGTCTCCTCCGGGTTGCCGGGATCCCAGGTAACCCGGAAATCGCCATCGTCAGCGGTCAGCTTGGAGATAAGCCCGTGGCCCGGCGGGGCCAGCTGCGTCAGTTCCATGCGGGTCATCCTGCCATACGTGCTGTGCTAACGGCAGGGCCTGGGCTTCCGGCTGCAGACTTGCCAGCAGTCCCAGGCCGGTGCGCATTCATGCACCTGCCACAGCATCCGGGCTGGCGCCGCGCAGCCCTTCCACGATCAACCGCGCATTTCCGTACGCGGCGGATTTCATCAGCGCGCCCGCATCCAGCACAGCCTGAACGCACCGGTCGCCGTCATAGCCTTCGATGCCTACGGCTTCGATGCGCCACTCCTCACCGCCGCTGCCGCCGTGCTGCGGGTGGTCGGCGTCTTTGCGGTACATGATCGTGATATCCACGACAGCCATCATGCCACCGGGTTACGTGGGCCGTGATGGATTTGAACCACCGTGTCCGGAGAACCTGGTTTACAGCCAGGCGCAATCGTCCGCTCTGCCAACGACCCGCGGGGCGACCGGCGGGACTTGAACCCGCTTACCTGGATTCACAGTCCAGTGCCTCAGCCTGTTTGGCTTCGGCCGCCATGTGGGCTGACGAGAACGGGGACTCGGACCCCTGGTCGCCGTCGCGACCGCAATCCTGCTTCTCGTCAGCTAGTGGGCGGTGCAGGGATCGAACCTGCGGCCTACTCGGTGTGAACGAGCCGCGCTGCCGCTGCGCCAACCGCCCTTGGTATTACGCGCGCCCGGAGAGATTCGAACTCCCACCCTTCCGGTTCGTAGCCGTCTGCACGATCCGTCGTGCTGCGGGCGCATGGATACTACGTGGGCGGCACTGGATTTGAACCAGTGGCCTCTACCGTGTCGGGGTAGCGCGCTGCCGCTGCGCCAGCCGCCCGTATGTAAGCTTCCGGCGTGTGCAATGCCTGCTGGGGCCGGAATGCGGTCTGTGCTTTACGCGGTCCGGGAAAGCTGTCCCGCTTAATCCCTGGGAATGGCGCCGCCGTCTCGGGCCGGTCACTCAGGTTGATCGTTCCGGCCAGTTCCGGATGTCAGGGTGCGATCGCGTAACCAGCCGCCCTGAGTCTTGCGTTCGTGTGTCAGGTCCGGGCCGTGAGCGGCTCTTACCTGGTGAGGGCCGGGTGCAGCCGTAAGACCGCTCTGCCGCCGCCGGCACCCGCTGTCAGGGTGCGCACGCGACGATCCGCGGCAGGCTGCACCCGGCCTGATTGCTGGCGATGACGACGGGATTCGAACCCGCACAATCCACCGTGACAGGGTGGGGCACTGGCCGGTTGTGCTACGTCACCTAGGGTGCTGCGAAAGGGCAATTCCCCGCCGTATGAGGCCACGTGGCGGTTTCGTGCAGCGGCTTGCGGCACCTCGCTCTGGTACCTGGATTCGAACCAGGAGGGACAGATTAACAGTCTGCTCGTTTACCGTTAACGGATACCAGAATAGTAGCGGGGGCGGGATTTGAACCCGCGTCTTCTGGATTATGAGCCCAGTCAGCTACCTAACTGCTGCACCCCGCAGTGACCCCAGACGGTTCCGACCCGTCTTCTCCGGTGTGAAAGACCGGTGGCTTAGCCAGTAGCTCCATGGGGCCTGGTTACTGCGTGCTCCGTGCCGGGATCGAACCGGCAGTCTCCTGGTTGAGGGCCAGGTGAGATGTCCGTTACTCCAACGGAGCGTGTGCTCGCGCTTGACGGACGCTCGCTGTGAGTCCAGGGTCACGTGCCCCGTTCCACCGGGCCGTCTTTTAGCGCGGCCGTTCATGTGCGCCGGCAGGGATTCGAACCCTGGGCCTGCCGCTTAGAAGACGGTCGCTCTGTCCAGCTGAGCTACCAGCGCGTGATCGTGGGCCGGCTGGGATTCGAACCCAGGTCGCGCGGGTTAAAGGCCCGCCGCTCATACCGCTGAGCTACCGGCTCCTGCGAGTCATATTCGCAGGGGTCGTTTAGCGTTCACGGAAATTCCTTTCGTGGGCCAGGCAGGGGTTGAACCTGCACATTTCCCGTATATAAGACGGGCGCCGTCACCATATTGGCCACTGGCCCGGGAACTGCGTAGCGGTAGGTGGCTTCGATCCACCGGCCTCTCCCTTATGGGGGGATCGCTCTGCCGGACTGAGCTATACCGCCGTGTAGTGGGCCGGGCTGGAATTGAACCAGCGCCCGTCTGCGTATCAGGCAGCTGCACGAACCGACTGTGCTGCCGGCCCAGGATGAAGCGAGTACACCGCGGGGGCCAGTCTCGCTGCGGCCTGCTGGCTGGCCTGCTCAGGGGGTCGCACGACCGCGCTGTTACCGTCTGAGCGGCGTTGCCTATAGGACGCCCCGCAGAAATCAGGATATTACGCGGAGGAGGTGGGTCTCGAACCCACACGGGATTGCTCCCAGCTTGTTTTCGGGACAAGTGCCGATAGGCCGCAGCTCGGCTTACCCCTCCTGGGTGATGCGAGCGGAGGATGCAGGATTTGAACCTGCGAGGGTGTCACCCCAACCGGGATTCAAAGCCGGCGCCATAGGCCACTAGGCGAATCCTCCTGGGTGAGGACCCTGCGCCGGGGATTGCTGTTCCTTTGGCTGGGCAGTGACCCGCTGCCGGGAAGACGGCGGGTATGCCTCCTGTCTGGGTGCCTCTGGTTCCGCGTCGCATGCTGCCCTTCAGGGGCCGCGGTCCCGTCTGGCTCCCCGGCGGCTTACGGGTACCTCAAGACCCACAACAAGCGCCAGTCACCGACTGACCATTCACGTGTCGCCGAACCCCAGTTCCTCTCACGCAGGGCCGAGGTCCGCGTAGCAGGCTTTCACCAGCACGACAGCTCCCTGCGTTTGAAGCCCAAGTGTTCACCAACGTCCCAAGGCCAACATAGCTCCAACTACGGGCTGGAATCAAGAGACTCCGGATAGTTACTTGCCTCCGGCCGGGAGCGGAGGATGCAGGATTTGAACCTGCGAGGGTGTTACCCCAACACGCTTTCCGGGCGTGCGCCATAAGCCACTAGGCGAATCCTCCTGGTTCGCGGAGCATGGAGGACTCGAACCTCCGCACCAGTCACCTGGCGTACGCCTTAGCAGGGCGCTGCAGTTGCCGCTGTGCCAATGCTCCGAGGATGGGGGAAGGCAGGCGAACCGCCAGGTACGCGCAGACCCCGCGGCCGTGATCCTTCCAGCGCCATCGTGTCCAAGGCGGGATTCGAACCCGCACATCCTGCGGTCTGAGCGCAGTGCCTCCTGCCGTTGGGCTACCTGGACATGAGCCCTGCCTGCATTCACCAGGCCGGGGCCGAGCGGACGACGGGTCTCGAACCCGCGGCCTTTACCTTGGCAAGGTAACGCGCTACCAGCTGCGCTACGTCCGCATGGCTGCCCGGCAGGATCAAGGCCGGGGCTTACACCGCACATCCGCTCCGCAGAGCGGGCAAGAACTGGTTTTGAGAGGACCAGCCGCACCCCGCGCCCTGGTTTTGCGAGCGAGGCGCATCGCTCAGAGCCTCCACCGAGATTCGAACTCGGGACCTCCTGCGTACCGAGCAGGCGCTCTATCCGCTAGAGCTACGGAGGCACACGTGACTAGCAATTAAGTGCGATTAACTGACAATTAACCGTCAAGCGCCCGGCTGACCGGGCAGTTACCTGGCAACTGGATGGCTGCCGCTGAGTGTCTGGGACAGCCTTGCTGAGGTGCCAGGATTCGAACCTGGACAAGAGAGACCAAAACTCTCCGGGCTGCCGGTTACCCCACACCCCACTGGAACTGGCAGCCCAGCCGCCGTACCGTTGCCGTATGCCAGTACAGAGCATCCTGCGCGACCGCGCGGCCGTCACCCGGGCGGTCCGCCAGAGCCGGTCTATCGCCGAGGCGCTGCAGACGCTGGGCCTGCGGCCGGCCGGCGGAAACTACCGGGCCCTGCACCAGGCTTGCGGCCGGTTCGGCCTGGACGTCCCGGTGTACGTGCCGCCGCGCGCCGGAACCGGCCGTCAGAGCCGCCTGCCCGGTTCGAACGGGCTACCCGCGGCTTACAGGGCCGCTGCTCTGCCAGATGAGCTAAGGCGGCAGGGTTCGCTGCCTGCACCAGGATCACCACGCTGGCTGCCGGTAATAGGCGCCGTGCTGATCGTCGCGTCCCTGGCCGCCGGGTCAGCGCTGGCCCTGGCCATCAGGGACGGTTCCCGCACCGGGGTCGCCGAGTCAGCCGCGGTGTGCCTGCTCATGCTGCTGGCCATCTTGACCTGAGCGTGTCCCCGGCGGGATTTGAACCCGCACTGTCCAGATTCTCGACCTGGTGCCTCCTGCCGTTGGGCTACGAGGACATGCACGGCGGCAACCGTTTTCGCTGACCTGGGCTTTTACTGCCGGTTAGGCCTGTAACCTGCAACAGCAGCTGTCGACGATCGAGCCGCCCCCCGGTGTCGAACCGGGCCTCCCGCCTTACGAAAGCGAGGCCGCGGCCAGCGCGCGGCGGCGAGTTTGCGTCAGATGACGCGTAGCTGCGGCACCTGGATTCGAACCAGGAGCCTTCCGGGTCAGAGCCGGACGCGCTGCCAGTTGCGCCATACCGCATTGAGTGGGCCCGGCGGGATTCGAACCCGCACTGTACGCCGTTTGAAAGCGCTGCTCTGCCAGTTGGACTACGAGCCCAGGGTTTATTTCGGCGCGGCGGAGCCAGATACGCCGCAGATGCCGCACCGGAATTCCCAGCCGAGCCGGGCCGGGAACTTGACCTGCACGCCCGCCAGGGAGAACGAACCAGGCGGCTGGACCCGGTAGCACTGCCGGACTTCGGCCGTTCCCCGCAAGCCGCAGTGCGGGCAGGTGGCCCGGCATGGTGACCAGCCAATCAGGATGCTGGCTGCGTTCGCGGCGGCCACTTCGGCAGCGGCCTGTTCTTCTGTGCGGTCCGTCGTCATCACCGCCATTCGTGCGCCGCCAGGGAATCGAACCCCGGACCTTCCGATTAAGAGTCGGACTCTCTGCCACTGAGTTAGCGGCGCATGTTTACGGTCATAGAGCGGGTGGCGAGAATCGAACTCGCGTGGTCAGCTTGGAAGGCTGATGCCCGAGCCACTAGGCCACACCCGCAGGCCCCGGGAACCACCTGGTGCCAGGGACCTGAAGCGCCTTTGCGAGGCTGACCGCAGGTGTGACCAGGCCCGTTCCCGGGCGGCATGAGATCAGCCCTGCCGGCAGGGCCAGCTTACCGGGCGGAGCGCTACTCGCTCAGTCACCGACGACGGTTTCATAGCCGCCGCCAGCGTCATGCCGTTGTGGGTTCCGAAGGTATCGAACCTTCCTGCTCCTGGTTTTCAGCCGGGTGCTAATCCATCTCAGCTAGGAACCCGCGTGCATTTCGTCGGGGTGCGAGGACTCGAACCTCACCCTCCTGGTTCCAGACCAGGCACGCTTACCCCTACACCACACCCCGTATCTCCTGCGCTTCGTCCCGCCGGAGTGTGCTGGCAGAGCGAGGAGGCCCTTCATGTCCGCTGCCCTTGAGCCGGCACACGTCAGAGTCGGGCCGGCCGGACTCGAACCGGCGTCCTCCTGCCCCCCAGGCAGGCGCCATAGCCACTAGGCCACGGCCCGTTTTTAGGTATGGCACTGGATTTCAGTCAGCTCCCTCTCCAGCAAGGGGTGCCCGCGGTGTCCCGGTAATGAGCCGGGTCCGCACTATAAGGGCACATGCCGCGAACAGGTCTTTGCCTGCACGCCGTACCTAGTCGGGGCAACAGGATTTGAACCTGTGGCCTCTTCGTCCCGAACGAAGCGCGCTGCCAAGCTGCGCCATGCCCCGCTATTCTTACGGCAATTCCTGGTTTCCCGGGAAAACCTGATCCTGGGCGCTCTGCCCGTTGAGCTACATCCTCGCGTCCCTGCCCGGCGGCCTTTCCGGGCGCCAGCTGCCGATCGCCAGCTGGCACGGTAATGCAGGAGCCTGGATCCGGACCAGGATCTCCCAGGTCGTGGAGTTACGCGGATTTGAACCGCGGACCTGCCGGTTGCGGGCCGGCTGCTCTACCGCTGAGCTACAACCCCATGGTGCGCTGCGTACAGGACCGGCCGGTCCTTCAGGGTGATCCAGCCGGGGATCAGCAGCTTCGCCCCGGACGTTTAGCCTGAAACCGCCTCCGGGCGCGAGGACCGCATCTCGTCCTCAAGGGGGTTACCCTCGTGGAGCCTAGGAGATTTGAACTCCTGACCCTCTGCATGCCATGCAGATGCGCTACCACTGCGCCAAGGCCCCATACCAAGCCCGGGGACCAGGGTTTCCGCCTGGAACTATCCCGTTTATTTCCGGGACGCCTCTCACTTAGGCTACCCCCGGGCAGCATCTGGCGTGCAGGTCCCGGCTCAGCGGCTAGCAACAACCGCCTGGGCCGGGACCGCACGTTGCGAGCTGTTACAGCCCGCGTGACGAGGATCGGCTGTCCTCGCCCTTCCGGCGGGCGCAAAGGGGAAGGCCCGCCGGGGATGCTCACGCTATGGTCTTGTCAATGGCCAGCGAGCTGGCCGCTATGACTGCGCCTGCGCGGGCTCTCGCCTTTGCTGACGGTCGCAGGGGCGGAGGGAATCGAACCCCCATTTTGCCGGTGTTGGAGACCGGCCGCCGAGCCAGTGTGGCTCGCCCCTATGTGAAGTTGTCCTGAGACTGAGAAGACCGCCTGCCGGCTCTCCGGTGGCGGTCCTGGTCTCGGTCCTGATGGACTCCTATCCAGGTTCCGCCGCGGCGGGCCGGGTGCCCTGCTCAGCGTGCAGCACGGCTAGCGGGCTGATTCGCCCGTTGCTGTCCTGCTTGCATGAACAGGAATCCATCACGTCTCCAGTGTAGCGCCCGAGGGCCGACTGCGCCCGGACTTTCGGGCCATTGGTTAAACGATACAGCGTAAGACAACGTGCGCGCAACCTCTATTTCCGTTCAAGGTGCTCAGCCACGGTGCCGGTCGTCCAGAGCAGCCCGTCAGGCGGCAGGCCGAACGCGGCGAGGAGCGCGTCCAGGACAGCCAGCGTGGGCGCCCGGCGCCGGTTCTCGACCTTGGCGATCGTGTCGGCGGACAGCCCGGTCTTCGCAGCCAGCTGCGCGCGGGTCATGAACTGACCTTCCCGCAGGGCGATGAGCTTTCCGGTATCGACGGGGATGCCCTGGTTCCCGTGAAGGAGGCTGCCCTGGTGCAGGCCGTGAGCGACGCAGTAACCGCCGATGACCGGCCACAGCTTGATGAGGGCCGCGCGCTGGGCAGCCGGGTTTATATCCGCCACGCCAGCATACAGCCGCATACATGATCAGACGGCCTGCAGGTGCAGCAGCATCCGGTACCGTACCTGCAGACACGCGCCCCGGCCGGACGGTAACCTGAGAAATCCGGGCACGGCCTCCGCTAGCACGTCAGGCGCGAGGAGCTGTCAGTCAGCTTCTTAGCGCGGAGGCCGTGCACCATGACTCGCTTGGCATTGACCGGGGCAGGCGGATTCGCTGGCCACCATTTTCTGGAGCACGCGCTTACGGTCACCGACTGGGACATCGTGTGCACCGACTCATTCCGGCACCGGGGCACGACTGACCGGATCGCCCAGGTGATCAGCGGGCATCCTGAACGGGCGCGGGGACGCGTCGGCGTGCTCACCCATGACCTGACCGCGCCGTTCAGCCCGCAGGCCCAGGACATCATTGCCGGGCATGACGGCCTGGACTTCCTGATCGGGATGGCCAGCCAGTCCCACGTCGACACGTCAATCACCGATCCTGTAGCCTTCTGCGAGAACAACTTCGCGGTCGCGCTGAACACCCTGGAGCTGGCACGGCAGCTGAAACCCAAAGCTGTGGTGCTGATCTCAACTGATGAGGTGTACGGCCCGGCGCCGAAAGGCCGTGCGCACCGGGAGTGGGCCCCCATCCTGCCCAGTAACCCGTACGCGGCTAGTAAAGCCGCTCAGGAAGCAATTTCGATTTCATATTGGCGAACATACGGTGTTCCAGTCGTCATATCGAACACGATGAACCTGGTAGGAGAGCGCCAGCACCCGGAGAAGTTCCTTCCGAAAGTGCTGCGCGACGTGCTGGCGGGTAATGAGACGACCATTCACGGCAGCCCGGGAAACATCGGCTCGCGGCATTACCTGCACGCCCGCAACATGGCTGACGCGGTACTGTTCCTGCTGAGCCGGACCAGGCCTGCCGCGTTCCCGGCGCACCTGACCCTGGGGCAGCAGACGACGGCGTACCGTGCCGTCCAGGCCGGGCGCCCTGCGGTCTCCCCGGCGGACCGGCCGGACCGGTACAACATCGCGTCCGCGGACCGGATCGATAACCTCACCCTGGCGGAGATGATCGCCAAGGCGGCCGGGATGCCGCTGAAATACCGGCTGGAGGACTTCCACAGCACCAGGCCCGGTCACGACCCGCACTACGCGCTGGATTCCGGCAAGATACGCGCACTCGGCTGGAAGCCGCCTGTCCCGTTCGCGGAGTCCCTGGAACGAACCGTGCGCTGGACTATGAGTCATCCTGAATGGCTCTTGTAGTTCCAGGTAGTACAATGTCCATATCGATGAGACTGACCGGGTGCGACTGCGGGCTATCTGGGCTGGAATGCAGGCCCGGTGCACCGATCCAAAACATCGCGCTTACCCGTGGTACGGGGCGCGGGGCATTAAGCTCCAGTTTCCGGGCCTAACTGCTTTTCGTGAATGGGCGGCTCAATCTGGGTACCGGCCAGGGCTGTGGATTCAGCGCAAAGACTCAACGGGGGACTACAGCGCAGACAACTGCTGCTGGCTTACACCGAAAGAGCAGCAGAGGCGCAGATCGAACAACCGGATGATCACTGCGTTCGAGCGTACGCTCTGCCTGGCTGCGTGGGCTGATGATTCACGGTGCGCGGTGTCTTATGACACGCTCAAGCAGCGCCTCGACGCAGGGTGGCTATCGGAGCGGGCCATCACCGAAATACCCGTCGTAAAGTCAGCCCTGGGTAGCTGCCAGCGAGGGCACCTGTTTGATGCGGCCAACACGATTATCCAGGCCCGGGGCTACCGGCAGTGCCGACAGTGTTACAACGACGGGCGCCGTGCCCGGCGAGCGGCTGCTCGGGTAAACCGGAGCCGCCCGCGTGGTGCAGCTGGCGTGGCGCAGCCCGATCACGGCGTCCTTGCCCAGCCCGCCGGAAAGCGCGTCACGCCAGCTGCACCATGCGGGCGGCTCCTGCTCACGGCATAAACTTGACCGGGTGAGCGTCACTGCCGCTGAACCTGGAACGCGCGGCCGGCATCGCGAAAGCGGTTACGGCCTGTGGTGGATCCTGGATGAGTCTCCCGGCGGCCTCGGCGACCGCGAGGTCTGGATGGACGCGTCCGCGCTTGACGTGTACGGCCGCGGAGACGCGGAGCCTGTCGTGACGGTGACCGGAGGGCGGCTTTACGATGATCCGTCAGGGAGCTGGCTGGTCGGCGCGGTCATCCGGTTCAGCAGGCACGGCGATCAGGGTGGTGATCCGATCGTATACAAAATCCTCAGCCGTCGCTGGAGCCACGCCAACGCCGGCCGGCCCTATTATGTCCTGGAACGGCCCGACTGACTGGGGAAGCGAGGAACAGCCGATGGCTGACGAGACCTCATTGCCTCCTGCCGAGACCCGCGGAGGCGAGGCGCCCGACTGGGACGCGATGGTAGCCGGTGAGCCTGAACGCGATCCAGGCGCTCTGGCCCGGCGGCCAGGACAGCGCCAGGTCGCGGACTGGTGCGGCAGCCCTGAGTGCGGTGGTGACTGATGGGCGGCGATTGCTGATGCCAGCCAACTGGCGGCAGATCGCCAGCGCGATCGGCACGGCTGCGGAGATGGAACGCAAGTGGATCGGCGCGGTACCGCAGGAGGAGGCTGAGCGTGAGCTGTACACCCCGTGGATGCCGTTTCAGCTGTTCACCTGGATCGCGATGCTGGCTGAAGCCGCGCCTGACGTTCCGCAGTCCGACGACAGGCCCCCGTGTCTCATGGAGATCGGCGCAGGCATCGCCACCAAGCTGCTGATCGCCCGTGAGGTGTTCGGCCTGGACGTGCACGGCATCGAGAGATCTGACGAGTACGCAGCGGTCGGCCGCACGCTGGGCCTCGACGTCGTGACCGCTGACGCGCTCAGCATGCCCGGCTACGGCGGTCACGAACTGCTCTGGTTCAACCGCGCGTTCCGCGACACAGCATTGCAGGCGAAGCTGGAGGCCCTGGTCTGGAACACCGCTGACCCGGGCGCGGTGATCATGTGCGCGAACCTGGAATGCCGGCCGCCGATGGGGTGGTACCCGATCCTGGACGCCTGGAGTTCCGAGCGGCACGGGATCTGGCAGAAGCCGTTCGGGCCCGGCGCCAGCTGATAGCCTGGCCGCAGCCAGGACGTAGCTGCCTTACCGGGCACGGACGGAACCGGAGATGGTCCCGCCCACTGCCCGGGATCTATCGCTGGCGTGGCCTGACGTCCGTGCCCGGCCTGCGGTAACCTGGTGCTAGCCGAGGCACCCTGGCGCATGTCGAGCGGGTGAGCCGGGAGGTATCCACCCCCCGGAAGGCCCGCTCTCGTGCTTCACGTTCAGTGTGCCGGCTGCATGACCCAGGCATTCCTGGAGTGCACATGCCCGCCGGATTACCTCGCCGTCGCGGGCCAGCACCAAGACGGCTGCTCGCATGCTGGCATCGACGCCGCCATCACCTGCAATCCGGCCAGCACGAACCCCGGCTGCTGCCACCAGGACCATGATCACGCCGCGGCGGCGAACGCCTGCTCCGGCGCGCATGATGACGAGCCGTGCCCGGAACCGGGCAGCTGCCGGACCTGGCAGGGCGCCACCGCCGACGCGCATCACCCGCTGTTCGAACCCGGCACCCACCCGCTGTTCTCCGGCGCGACGGTGCCGGACTGCCCAGGTGCGCACTGCGCCAAGGGCGTCAGGAACTGCACCGTCTGCAGGCCGCTGATCATCACCGTCATGCGCGGCAGTACCGTGATCCAGCCGGCGGGGGCGTGATCTAGATGGCGCAGACAGCCTGGGATGCGGCCATGTCGACCAAGATCCTCAACGCCACCCTGCCGACCGGCGCCTCGGGCGTGCCTGGCACCTCATTCGCCGCTCTCGGCGGCTCGGCGATGAAGCTGAAGCTGTTCTCCACGGCCAGTACCGGCTCCTCGGCAGGCACCGAGCTGACCGGCACCGGGTACACCACAGGCGGCACCGCCTTCTCCACCCAGTCGGCAGCCAGCTCAGCCGGGTCGAACGTCACGTGCCCGCACACCACCGCCATCTCCTGGACCAACGGCTCCGGGTCCTCGTGGACCATCGTGTCACTGGAGATCGTGGACTCCACCCCGCTGCGGGTCTGGTTCGGCGCCTGGAACGGACAGCCGATCACCGTGGCCAACGGCAACACATTCCAGGTGGCGGCTGAGGCGATTTCTGCTGGCGGTATGTGACCGGGGCAGTGGCTAGCTGGCTGATGGCGCCGACCTTGATTAGCCAGGAGGCTGCCCGGGACCGGAGGTAAGTCAATGGCTGCTCCGGCGCGAGCCGCCTGGGTTCTCCTTCGCTTCTCGCTGGCCCTCATGCTGGCTTTGGCGTGCCCGCGGCGGTTCCGGCCGCCACCGCCGCCTGCTGTCCTTCCCTGGGTGCTGACCCGGCGTTACCTGAAGACCTGGGGGCGCGGCGAACGCCACCCTGGCATGATCATCGGATATTTGCGCTCCGGGCGCCCGGTCCGGCTTATCGCCGGCGGCGCAGGCGTCGCGTTCGACGCCGCCGGGCCGTCCTCAGCGGGCACCTCCAGCGCCACCAGTCCGCTGACGTGGACCCATACCCCCGCCGGAACGCCGTCAGCGGTATACGCGGGCCTCGCCGTCAGCAACAACGGAGGCGCTGCCGACACCGCCTATGCCACAGCCGCCACGTACGGCGGCACGGCGATGACCTCGATGGGCAAGCAGTCCAGCGGGTTCACCGGGCTGACCGGCACCGCCGGGTTCGTTGAAGTCTTCAGGATCGACGCCCCGGCGGCCGGTGCGCAGACCGTCACGATCACCGTGACCGGCGCCACGTTTGACGTGATCACCGGCGGGTCGGTGTCCGTCACCGGGTCTGGCGGAGAAAGCGCCACCGTCACCGGCTTCGCTCAGTTCGTCGCCGGCGCGACGATCACCGTGCCCAGCACTACGTCAGGGAACCTGTGCCTGGCGTTCATGACATGCGGAGCGGGCGGCGTCGCGTTCACCACCGGCACCAAACGGTACGAAAAGGACGCCGGCACGAACTCCGCCGCCGGCAACACCGCCGCCGGCACCAACCCTTCCTCGGCTGGCACCACCAGCCTGGTCTGGACCCAGGCCAACGACTTCTACGGCGCTATCGCTTTCGAAGTCCAGGCTCCGTCAGCGCTGGCCGTAGCCACTACGGCGCTCCCCGCGGCAGCCACGAGCATCACCTACTCCCAGACGCTGGCCGCTTCCGGCGGGGCCCCCCCGTACACCTGGTCGGTATCGTCCGGGGCACTGCCGTCCTGGGCATCGCTAAACTCATCGACTGGAGCCGTCACCGGCACCCCGTCCTCCGGCCAAGGCGGCTCTGCGTTCACCGTCGAAGTGACCGACAGCGTGGCGGCCACGGCTACCCAGCCGCTTACCCTGGCTGTGCACCTGCCGGTGACACTGGTCGGCAGTGCCGGCAAAGCCAGCGGTACGTCGAGCCCGCTTACCGCCGTCTACGGCCAGGCCCCGACCGCAGGCAGCTTGCTGCTGGCTATCGTCTCAGCCGGGTCAACGACTGCGGAGACGCCGAATATCTCCACCAGCGCTACAGGCTGGTCCCGGCTCATTTCAGGCAGCGTCGGGAACAATCCGTCCGGCACGTCCAAGGCTGTAGTTGACGCCTGGGTCAAGACCGCCGCAGGGAGCGATGCCGCGCCCACGTTCACCCAGACGCTCTCCGGTACCCCGGTACTGACCTGCTTCATGTATGAACTGGCCGGCGCGAACCTGACGTCTCCGCTTGACGTCTCTGCCGTTCAGCAGACCGGCAGCGGCACGGGAACCGTCGCGTTCTCTATCACCACCGGAATCCTGGGTGCCTACGGCGAGTTCGCGGTTTCCGTCTTCGCCCAGGAACGCGCTAGCGCCACGCTCACCTGGACTGAGACCGGCTCTGGATGGACAAGCCAGGGCAAGCTGCCCGCCTCCGGAGCAGCTGTCCTGTTCACCCAGTCCAACAGCCAGGCCTCAGCCGGGCCCGCCGCGCTTGCCGATGCCGGGCACTGGTCAACGCAGGGCACCGCTCTAGGCGCGGGCCTCATCATCGCCATCCAGGGCGTGGCAGTGACCGGCGCAGGCGCGGCTATCGCCGGAACCGCATCGCTGAGTACCGCCGCGGCTCAAGCAGCGGGCGCGACCCTGACCGCGGCCGGGTCACTGACCGCCACGCAAGGCCCGCTGGTCATCACCGGCCTCGCTGGCGGCGGCACCGGGTATTTCGCTGACCAGAACGGCAGCCCGCGGTTCTTGCTGGGCGACAACCCGTGGGGGCTGATCCCCAACGCGGGCCGGTGGGCGGGCACGTACCAGACCGACATCGACACGTACTGCAACGCCCGCGGCGGTCAGGGTTTCACCGCCATCTACCTTGACCCGCTCGGCAACTCAGAAAACGGCGGCGCTTTCGCGGACGGCCGCACCTGGGACGGCGTGTTCCCGTTCACGGTCAACGGCACTGCAGCCACGACCGCCGGGGTAGCGGGCTCGGCGGCGATCGGGCTGAACAGCACATTCTGGGCCAGGGTCGATTACTTCCTGACCGCATGCGCACGTAACGGCATGACGGCCATGCTCAATATCGGCTACAACGGCCCCGGAGATTTCGCCACGGGCGGAGCGCTAACCTCACTGACCGCAACCCAGTTCGGCCAGTACGGCGCCGCTCTCGCTGCCCGGTACGCGACCACCAAGAACATAATCTGGATGGTCGGGAATGACTATTTCGGCAATTCTGGCGGCACGCTCGGAAGCGGGGGCGGAAGCCCCGGAGCAACGGACACGCTATATGAATCGCTGCTGACCGGGCTGCGCGGCGGCGGCGATACGCACATCATCAGCATCCACAATTACGCGGAATCTGATTCCCGTGAAGACCTCGGTACGGGTACCACCGGCACGGTCCAGTACTGGGGGAATAACCATGCCGCCTTTAACGGGAATTACACATATAACCTCACGTACCTAGGTATAGAGGACGCCTGGGGCGAGCCTGATCCTATTCCGGTTATCCAGCTCGACGGGTATTTTTACCAGGGCGGCCCGCTTTACGCAGGCGGCACTGGTTCTACAGCTTTTGACCGGGCTTTCAGGCAGGACGCCTGGCACGCGATCACGTCGGGCGCCCGCGGTGTCGTGCAAGGTTCTGAGTCAACCTGGCAATGGGCCGCTACCGCGCTGGCTGCTTCCTCTACCGACTGGTTCTACGCCAACAACGCCGCGAACATCCGCACGCTGGTCGAATCGCTGCCCGGCTGGCAGGCCCTGATGCCGGACACCGCATCGGCGCTGGTCACCAGCGGCCGGGGCTCGCGGGCGGCCACGTTCGTCTCGGGCGGCGGTTCCGGCCAGTACGAAGCCGCGACGACCGATTCGTTCGTCACCGCGAGCCGGACCCCGGACAGCGGCTCGGGTTCCAGCCTGGCACTGATCTACCTGTCGCACGCCACGACCATCGGCATTGACCAGGCCAAGATGGTCTCCGGATACCAGGCGTACCGGGGGGACCCGATCACCGGGGCGAAAACCTCAGTCACGGCCGGTTCGTCGTACAACTCCAGCACCTGGGGAAACAACAGCCAGGGCGACCCGGACTGGGTGCTCATCCTCGCTGCCCCGACTGCCCTGCAGGGCATCGCCACGCTGCCCGCCCGGGGGTCGGTTGCCACGGCAGCCACTCAGAGCGCGGGCGCGGCTCTCAGCGCCGCCGGATCGGCTGCCACAGCCGCCACCCAGGGTGCGGGCACGGCCTTCGGTGCGGCAGCTTCGCTTGGTAATGCCGCCGTCCAGGATGCCGGAGGCCTGCTCGGCGGCGCTGGATCGCTAGCCCCGGCTGCCCTGCAGGGCGCCGTTACCGCCCTGGCCGCGGCCGGGTCACTAGCCAGCACAGAAATGCTCGGCGCGATCACTGCCCTGGGCGCGGCCGGGTCACTAGCCAGCGCAGAAATGCTCGGCGCGCCCGCAGGACTGGCGGCTGCCGGATCACTGGCCGCCGCAGCAGCCCAGAGTGCGGGCGTCACGCTTGGCGCGGCTGGCTCACTGGCAGCCACGGCAGCCCAGAACGCAATTGTCACGCTCAGCGCGACGGGATCGCTGAATGCTGTCACGATCCAGGGTGCAGGCGTTACGCTCGGCGCGGCTGGGTCGCTCGGTACGGTCACGATCCAGGGTGCGGGCGGCACGCTCGGCGCGGCTGGGTCGCTCGGTACGGTCACGATCCAGGGTGCGGGCGGCACGCTCGGCGCGGCGGGGATGCTGGCTACAGCGGGCGTCCTCAGCGCGCCTGCGGTCCTGATGGCGGCAGGGTCTGCGGGCAACGGCGCCGGCCAGGGCGCGGGGGCAACGACCGGGGCCGCGGGATCGCTGGCGGCAGCTTCGGTCATGGGTTCCGTGCTCAGCGGCGGGGGTTCGCTGGGTACCGCAGCGGCTCTGGCCGCGCCTGCAGCCTTGGCGGCAGCCGGATCACTGAGTACCGCGGTTATCCTGAGCGCTGGTGTCACGCTCGGCGGTGCGGCATCACTGGGCGTCATGGCGGTCCAGGCAGCGCTTGTCACGCTGAGCGCGACAGGTTCTCTGGGTGACGTCGCGACACAGGGCGCAGCTGGTTCGCTCGGGGGTGCGGGAGCGCTGTCGGCCGCCGGTGTCCTCGGCGCGATTACCGCCCTGGCCGCGGCCGGGTCACTGACCGGAACCCCGGCGGGCGGCGCGGTGCTCAGCGGGGCTGGCTCGCTGGCCGCGCCCGCGGTAATCGCCGGGGTACCCGCTGTGCTGGCCGCGGCCGGGCTCCTGGCTGCTTCCTCAGCCGTGGCGGCCCCGGCTGCTCTAGCCGCAGCGGGCTCGCTGACCGCGGCGGCGGTGCTCAGTGCTATCACGACACTGACTGCAGCCGGGTCGCTCAGCGCCAATCCGGCCAGCGGTTCCGGCCTGGCTGCCGCTGGCTCGCTGGCAGCGGTATCCGCGATCGCAGCTCCGGCGGCCTTGGCCGCGGCCGGATCGCTTGGCAGCGTTTCCGTTCAGGGCCCGGGTGGAATCCTCAGCAGTGCGGGATCGCTCGCGAGCGCAGCCGCCCTCGGCGTCGTTACGACGATCGGCGCCGCAGGATCGCTCGGGGCGATCCCGTCCAGCGGGTCGGCGCTTGCTGCCGCGGGATCGCTCGCGAGCGCTGCCGTGCCCGGGGCGGTTACCTCGTTGAGCGCGACAGCTTCGCTCGCATCCGGAGGCGGCATCGCGGGCGCCGGCCTGCTCGGTGCAGCCGGAGCGCTGACCGCGGCCGGGGCTGCCGCCGGCGGTGCCGGAGCCGTGCTCGGGGCTGCCGGGTCACTCGGCTCCGGCACTGTACTGCGATCTGCGGCAGCTCTGGGCGGGATCGCAGCCCTGATTACGCTGGCTGCGCAGCAAGGCGCCGGAGCACTGGCCGGCACCGCGAGGCTGACCGCGACGGGCCTGACTCATCCGCCGCAGGTGAAGGGCTTCAGCACCGCTTACGGTGTCACGAAGATTTCTGTGTCAGCGGCTTCAGTTACCGCACGCGGCACCGCGGTAGCTGGCGTGACCCAGCCGTTCCAGACCTTCCCCGGCGTATCCTGAAGACCAGGCCAGCCACCGGGCGTGCGGGGTCTCCGACGTGAGGAGCCCCGGATGACGGCCACGGTTTTCTACGATGACGTAAACGAAATCGCGCTGATCTCCAATACGTTCACCGATGCCGGCGGCGTTCCTGCTGACCCCACAGCGGTTTCATGCATCATCACCGACCCGGCTAACGTCGCGGTTACGCACACTTACGCCGGGCTCTCTCCGGCTGATGTCATCAAGGTAGGCACCGGCAAGTACACGCTGTCCGTGGCGTGCTCCCCGTCCGTACCAGGAGCGGACGGGCTGTGGGGTTTCGCGTGGGTCGGCACCGGAGCCGTCTCCGACGTCCAGCCGGGTACCTGGCGGGTTCTCCCGGCAGCCGCTTCCCAGCTGTGGTACGTCGGCCTGGAGGAGATGAACGACCGGCTCGGGATTACTGACGCCACGGACAACAGCAACATGCAGTTCGCCATTGCGGCATCCAGCGGGTGGCTGAACTCATATTGCGGACGCCATTTCAACCGGATCACCGAAACCCGGACTTTCGTACCTCAGGACATCTACGAACTGCGGATCGATGACGTCGTGTCGGTCAGCACGTTCAAGGTCGACTTCGACGGTGACGGAACTTATGAGCAGCCCTGGGTGCAGAACACTGACTATCAGCTTTACCTGGGAAAAGACACGTTCAACACCGGGTCTACCGGGCAGCCCCGGCCGTATGAGCACGTCCGGGTCATCAACTCCGGGGTCACGTTCCCGTACCTGTGGCCGCTCGCACCGGTTAACAGGGTGCAGATAGCCGCTACATGGGGCTGGCCCGCGGTGCCCTGGCAGGTACCCGAAGCCTGCCGGATCCTGTCCGCCGACGTGTTCAAATCCAAGGATGCCCCGTTCGGCGTGGCCGGGGTTTCCGATATCGGCATCGCAAGAATACAAAGTAACCCGTGGCTGGTAGAATTGCTGCGGCCGTTTATCCGCGGGCGGAAAAAGGTAGGCGTATGAGGCATATCCGGAAACACTCACGCACGCGCCGGATCCTGGTCGATTCTCATGACTTGCGCTTCGGCTTGTTCTGGGTCAAAGACCACAGTGCATGGCTGCACCTGCCCGGCGTGGTCATCCGGTTGAAAGGGGAAGTCTGATGACCGTAAGAAACGTGCTCACGACAGTTAACTGCAGCAGCCTGGTACCGGCCGTCATCCCCAAAGCGGGTGCCGGCGCTCGCGGCGGTACAGGTCACGGAAGCCGTGGCCGGTGAGGGTCGTCATCGAGGGCTGGGGCCGCAAGCTCATGGACCTGGAGCTGCTGGTCCCGCTGCATACCAGCAGCCCGGCGGCACCAGCGTCACCGCCACCGCCGCCGGCTTACGACACGCATTCGACCACCGCGGCGCACATCACGCAAGCCGATGATGGCGTGCACCACCCGTTCGGCTTCGCCCCGGTGATCAAGGCACGCGACGGCGGCTGACGATGGCCGCTGCGCCGAAACACCCGAGGGTTACCGCCAAGCAGCTCAAGGCCGATCAGGCTTCAGCCGCGAAAGGCCGCGCGGTGCAGAAGGCAACCCGGGCCGCGGCGATTGCCAAGACGGGCAAGCCGCCGCCGCGGTCCAAGAAACAGGCCGCCGCGTCAAAAGCGTGGGCTGCGGCCGGCCGGGCCGCCCAGGCCGCTACGCGCGCAGGCAAGACCCCGGTCAAGCCCAAGGCGGCCACGGCTGGGATCCCTCAAGCGAACTTGAGCGTTACGGGTGAACTACCAGGTAAAACGGCTATTCCATTGCACTTTCTGCCCGCCTGCGTCCCGGTTGCGCTGGCGGCCCACCTGCACGCGTTCACCGGGCTCTGGCTGCCAGACGAGGACGTCGCGGCCTGGTACAAGCTAGTCCAGCGTGGCCCTATTGGCGATCTGCTGGAATACGCTGCCGTGGAAGGGTTTTCCGGGCACCGGCTGAAGATCTTCCAGCGGTGTGACCCGGAACGGGCGTTGCCGGGGATGCTGTGCGGACTGCAGACGCCCGCGGGATACCATGCGGTCCTGGCGCATCCAGCCGGGGTGCTCACGTGGGGCATGGTCATGCCCTGGCCGGGCGCGCCAGCCGAAGCGTGGCACCTGGAATGGGAGGACCTGAGGTGAATGGCGCCCCTGAGCCTGAGTATGAGCCTGAGCCGCGCTCATGGCGCCCGCCGGATGCGCAGGCAGGCCCAGGCACTCCGCGGCCGGATGCACAGGCAGGCCCAGGCACTCCGCGGCCGGATGCGCAGGCAGGCCCAGACACTCCGCGGCCGGATGCCGAGCCGCCGGATTCCGGGCTGCCAGACCTGGAACAGCTGCTCAGCCAGGTTCAGGGTATCGATGCCGCCGGCGAGGAGCTGGTCGGCACCATGGCGGAGATCCATGCACGCTGGCACCGGGCCTGGCGCGAGACCGGTGAGTTCACCGACAGCCAGTGCTTCGAGCTGGTCCGCATCCTGGTTGCCGTATCGAGCGGCGGCTTGCACGCACTGGAGTTATCCTGGCTAGGCAGCGGGACGGACGGCCCGGCCCCAGGGCGCGAGATAGCGGAGTTCTCGCGTGCCCGTGCCCACGTCACCTCCGTCCCGGACTGATGCCGAGCTGCGCCAGCTCCGCGCCGAGATCCAAGCACTGAAACAGCTGGTCACAGACTCCCGGCTGCAGACCCAGCTTGTGCACCTGCACCTGCGGCGGATGACCTCGCTCCCAGTCCGGCATGGCTGGCTCAAGTATGTCGTCAAGGACCTGGAAACGAACCCGAAGACCCAGTACAAAGTGCACCTGTACGGCGCTGTTTACTGGCTGGTCAACTTCCCGCTGATCACGCTGCTGTTCTTCACCGAGCCGGCGCTGTGGCTCAAGCTGGGAATTTTCATCACGCTTATCTACAGCATATACGCGAACTTCAGCACGGACTATGGCGCCATGAGTTCAGCAATGGCGGCTTCGGGAATGCAGCTGCCGCCTGAAATACCACTGGAGCAGGTTCAGGCGAAGAACAATCCGGAGGCGTCAGGTGGCTAGCATCTTCATGGGCCATGGCGGTGACGGCTGGGACTCCTCGATCCCGGAATGCCCGTGCTGTTACGCTCGCGGCGGCGGCGGCCATGGCGGGTTCTGCCCGAATGCCGGCAAGCCGCAGGGCCAGTGGGTAAGCGCGCCCCCGCCGCACGTCCAGCGGCCAGCGCGCAGGTGGAAGGACTGACCGATGGCTAAGACTGTACTGTCCGGGTCGCGCGGCGTGCTGGAGATCGAGCGCGAGATGATCGCGGTGCACTACCTGAGCGATATCGACGCGCACTGGACGTACACTGACGCGGCCGGGCACCGGCACCATTGCGAATACGAGGCCGCTGACCACTACCCCACCCTGATCCGGGTCACCGATGAGGCGTACTGGTGCGGGAGCTGTAACGATGAACACGAAGAGGCCCACCTGGCATGCCGCCAGTGCGCGGAGCAGGTCGTCCCGGGCAGCACCGGACCTGGTGTCAAGTACATTCCCGGGCTGACCGTATGCACGTTCAACGGCGAACCGGTCAGCCTGGCGCGTGCTCAGGAGATCGCAGCCGGATGGCAGGCTGCCGGGAACACCCGTGGCTGACCTGCTGCTCGGCTCAGGGCCAGCCGGGATCTTCCCGGAACCGCACTGCCCGGTGCACGGCCAGATGCATGAGAACTTCGCCTGTGATACGTGGACTTGCGCCGGATTCGACGGTGAAGGCTGCGATCACGCTGTCCGGAACGAGGACCGGGAACGGGTGCTCACCGGTATCGCAAGGCAGCTGCGGGTCAAGGTCCGCCTGGATGATGCGCATGGCTGACCATCTCGTACGCCTGCGCACTGCGCTGCCCCGCCGGACCCGCTTGCGGCTATGGTTCACCAGCTGCGTAGATGACGCGGCGTACGCGCTCGTCTGCCATGATCACTGTACGGCGGCTGTCTGGTTGTGGAAAATATGCGGGATGTGGTGACTTCATGGCTAACCTGACCGCGATCCGCAACGCGCTGGCCACGCAGATCACCGCGCAGACCGGGCTGCGCTGCGACGCTCAGGCCCGGGACCAGGTGTCACCGCCGTGCTCGGTCGTGCTGCCCGGCCAGCCGCTCATCACCTACGGGGTCACCATGGACGGCGCGGTGAACCTGAGCTTGATCGTCTTGATCATCATCTCCGACGCGGCTCCGGCCGAGAAAACCCAGCGCGCCCTGGATACGTATCTCGGCGTCGGCGATGGCGAGGGGCAGTCTGTCCCGGGCGGCATCATGATCGACCCCACGCTCGGCGGCGCAGTAGATTTCTGCGAACCGGTCTCGGCAGGAAACTACAGCCGGATCGAATACGCGGGCGTCACGTACTTCGGTGCCCGGCTGAACCTCACGGTAGGAGCTACCTGATGACCATGCCCGCTCCCCGCATCGCTGGCACGTACGGCCGCCGTCCGCCCAAGCGTGCTCCGGCTATCCGGTTCTCGGCCATCCGCCACTCAGCTCTCGCTGTCCCGGCGGCTGTCGATTATCTTACTGCCATGAACGGCGGCTGGCTCATGCTCGGAAACGGCCCCGATGATAGTGTTCACCCAGGCTTTCCGGGATGCGGCGATTGTGTTGCCGTGACTTTCGCGAACATCCGCCGGGTCATTTCTAAGGCGATCGGCGGGCATGAGGTCTATCCGGGCTGGGCGGACGTACTAGCAATATACCGGACACAGAACCCGCAATTCGATCCCTCTGGGGACCCCGGTACAACCGGACCCGGGTCGCCTGCGGACAACGGCATGGATATTCAGACGCTGCTGGAATACCTGGTCAAGAACCCGGGCCCGGATGGCAGCAAGCTCGTCGGGTTCGCCGCGGTCGACCATGCGAACGCCAGGGAGGTTCAGGCGGCGATCGCTGCTGGCGGCGTGCTGTGGCTCGGCATCAACGTGCAGGAAGTCCAGGAGAGCCAGTTCGACGCCGGGCGGCCGTGGGACTACGTGAAAGGCAGCCCGGTCGAAGGCGGCCATTCGATCGTGTGCGGCGGCTACGGTGCCGAGGTGGCGGGCGGCTCTCCGGCCATGGCCGGTGATGAGAAGTTCGTCACCTGGTGCGTAGACTCAAGTATGCGCATACTCACATCTAACTTGCACTGGATTCCAGCGGGGGATCTTCAGGAAGGCGACGGGCTTCTTGCCTTTGATGAAGAAAATTACAGGGGCAGATCGGGTGGCCGGCTTTACCGGCGAGCATGCGTGGAATCTGCACAGAAAATCGTCAGGCCCTGCTATGACCTGGAGTTTAACGACGGTACGAAAGTGCGATGCTCGGCTGAGCACAAATGGCTGGTTCATACCCTCGGAAACAGAGTCTACTGGCTAGCAACTGAGGATCTGCGGCTTACTGGCAAGCGGGCTTCCCGGATCATTAAGCCGCTTGACGTGTGGGATACCGGAACATCCCGGGAAGCTGGTTATCTCGCTGCCGCGTTCGACGGTAAAGGGGATTTCCGGCAGCAGGACCTCAGCGGCAAGGCAAAGGGCATTGTTGCGTCCACGCTGGGATTTACGCAGGCGAATAATGCCATGCTCGCCGAGACAGAGCGCTGCCTGAAAGAACTTGAATTCAACCCGAAACATTACGTTGATTCACGGGCAGCCTCTAAGGGGGTCCGCCACCCCGGGCGGAAGGACATCCACCGCCTGCACATCTATCGTAAGCCAGAGATTCTGCGATTCCTCGGTTCTGTGCGGCCCGCCCGGCTGCTCGACAAGTTCCACCCAGAACTTCTCGGACGACTCAACATTAGTCGCACTGTACAGCTGACTAGCAAAGTTTTCGTTGGCGAGCAGGAAGTAATTGCCTTGCAGACCGACACAAGGACATTCTTTGCTGAGGGTCTTGCCTCCCACAATTCGGAGGAGACCAGCTTCACCGACGCATTCTGGGCGCACGAGGCGGAGGAACTGTGGTTCCCGGTCTGGGAGGAGCAGCTTAATACCGCCGAATTCCAGGCGGGCGTCGACCTGACCGCGTTCGCCGCGGAGTTCCAGGCGATCACCGGAAAGCCGTTCCCGGTTCCGGTACCGCCAGCACCGGCACCCGCTCCGGTGCCGGTTCCGGTACCACCAGCACCAGTGCCGGCACCCCCGGGCCCGGTAGCGGACCCTGCGGACCAGGCGCTCAACGCCGTGATAGGAGACTGGCCGGAACGAGGTCACGTCGGCGCGAACGAGCGCGTGGCCAGGGCGCTGGCTGCGTGGCAAAGCGCCAAGGGTTTCACGTGAAACCTATGGTAGAGCTGCGGTTCTACTCCGCTGATCGACGGCTTTACCGGCCAGATCCCGCAGCATTGCGGCACCAGAAGGGACGGGCAGCTGTTGGCGCGTCGCGTTCTGCCCGGGCGGGGACGTCAACGAGCACTCAGCTGCAACGGTAAAGTACAAGCACGAATCTATCTGGCTGACCGCGGAGGGGGTGATGCTTGAATGCGTATTCTAGTCGTGCACCCTGGCCCGGACTTTTCCGTACATGACGTATACGCGGGTTGGACGGAGGCACTGAACGATCTGGGCTGTGAAGTTGCCGTGTACAACCTGAATTTACGACCGGCTTATTTTCTATAACATGGCCATGATTGATACCGGTGAAAAGGACGAAGCCGGGCACCCGATCTGCCGGGCGGCGATGACCCCGCAGCAGGCGTTCGCGGCGGCCATGCAAGGGCTGAGCCATGCGTGCTACACGTTCTGGCCGGACGTCATCTTGTTCATCTCGGGGTTCTTCCTTAACGCCGGGACCATGCAGCTGCTGCGCGACCGGCGGCACACGATCGTCATCTTGCACACGGAATCGCCCTACCAAGACGAGGAGCAGCTGACCCGCGGCCAGCTCGCGCACCTGAACCTGCTCAACGATCCGGCCAACCTGGACCGGTTCCGGCAGTACGCGGTCAGTGAGTACATGCCGCACGCCTACCGGCCAGCCGTCCACCACCCGCGGACCGGGCCGCTGAACCAGGAGCTAGCCGCCGACCTGGCGTTCATCGGCACCGCGTTCAAGAGCAGGGTCGAGTTCTTCGAGGCGATGGACCTGCACGGGCTTGACGTGCTGCTCGGCGGCAACGACTGGGGCTCGGTACCGCCGGGCTCACCGCTGGCCGGGTTCGTCGGGACCGGGCTCGGCAACCCCGACTGCGTGAACAACGACGAAGCCGCCGAGGTCTACCGGAACGCTCGGGCGGGCCTGAATTTCTACCGGCGCGAGACCGAGGACGGGGGCTCCTGGCACGGTTCGGCCCTTGGCCCGCGCGAAGTGGAGATGGCCGCCTGCGGGCTGTTCTTCCTGCGTGATCCCCGGCCCGAAGGGGACGAGCTGTTCCCGATGCTGCCAGCATTTGCCGGGCCCGGAGACGCCAGCGAGAAGCTGCGGTGGTGGCTCAAGCATGATCAGGAACGTGAGGCTGCCGCCGAGAAGGCACGGCTAGCTGTAGCAGACCGGACCTTCGAGAACAACGCCAAGCGGTTCCTTAAACTGCTGGAACGGATTTAGCCGCCGGGGGAAAACAGAGAACCCGCCAGCAAGGACCAACGTTGCTGGCGGGTTCTCCCGCTGCCGCGGGTCAGTTACCCGCGACGGTGAACTTCTCGGCTGCCGCCGCACCAGGATTGACGGTGACGGCAACCGGCGACGGATCCGGGATCGGGGTAACCCCGTCCGGGCCGAGCAGCGCGTTGCCGTTGGCGTCAGTCGACGTCACCGAAAGATTGGCCGCACCGGCGATGCCCTCAGTCAGCGCGAACGTGATGACCGGCACGCCATTCGCGTCCGTGCCTGCCGTGGCGGGGCCGACCATGAGGACGTCAGTGTTGTCGGAGACAGCCGTGGAGAGCGTGCCGTCCGGGGGGGCGACAGCATCCTCGTGGTCATCGGTGAACGACAGGACGGCGACAGCGTTGAGAGAGTCGACGTTGAGGGGCATGGGAAGATCTCCTTTGATGGCGAGAGACATGTGCGCCGGGGGCCGCGTGATCCACGGGACGTACTGTGCGGCTTCAGCCATCAGCTGCGCCGGGGCAGTACCGGTGCCTATCCGGGCGATGACAGCCGCGAGCAGCGAGACGGACCTGGCAGTGGCGTTATCCACGGGGCAAGCGTATACCGCGTGCAGCCGGGTCCGGGCCAGGAAGATCCGGCAAAAACATGACGCCCGGATGTCCGGTACCTGACAGCTAGGGTGCGGTCAATGACGGCACGGCCAGCCGTACCGGGATTCCCGTCCGCAACTGGCCTGGCAGCCACAGCTCCTGCTGGCGGCGGCGCCCGGTTCTGCGGCTGCACGTGACCATCACGGGCATGACCGGTTCCGGCGGCAGCGCGATCGGGTCCAGGACAACTCGCAGCGGTACCGCAGTCACCAGGCTGACACCTGGATCGTGCCGCCGGCTATCTGGAGCGTATTCCCGGCCTGCAGGCACAAGGTGCTGATATCGTCGGCGTCGAGGTAGGTGCTGAGCGTGCCCATCGGCGCAGTCAGCTCGCTGAAAAGCCGCCCCAGTTCGTGCGCAGCCGCTGCTGTCATGATCAAGCGCGTGGTACCCAGCTGCAGCATTACCCGCTCCTGGCCAGGATCAGGCGGCAGTGCGATCGGGTCCAGGACGACCCGCAGCGGGACCCGGCCACCGGGGTCTAGGTCCACGTGTCCTGCTTTCGCGTAACGGCCATGCTGATCGCCTCCCCCGCGCTCATTTCCAGCATAGGTTCACCAGGCGGTCATCACGCTTGCCGCCAGGTCCGTGCCTGGCTCTCCGGCCAGCTGCCGGGCCGCGGAACGCGCCTAGCACGAGCCGGGCTACCGGGACGGTCCAGCGGCGCCCGTACTTGCTCAGGATCACGACGCGGTACCCGCGGGAGTTCAGCTGCGGCGCCAGCAGGCCCCCGGCTGTGGCCGCCCGCGGCAGCGAGTACACGTTCCCGCAGCAGGACACCTCATAGAACCCGGCATACCCGGGTACCGGAAGCCAGCGTTCCTCATCCGTGCACAAAGCCCGTACCGTGCGGCTGCGAATTGAGTGTCGCCGCTCCAGCACGGGCCGGGCCTGTGACTTCCAGGATAGCCCTAGTTCATACGCTAACGCTGTAACCTGGTCCTTGACGTTGCCGTGGCCGTAGCCGCCTGACCGGGCGCACGGATGGAGCCGGCTCCCGCTAAATCTGCGAGGACTCCGGATGCCAGCGCGCGGCAGCACCTTTGCGGCCAGCCGCAACCATCTGCGCCCGGAACTCGTTCGTTCCCTGGCTGGGCTTCAGGTTCCGCGAGACGGGCGCTACCCCGTTTACCTCCCCTGGCCAGGTCTTGCCGCGGATCGCGTTACTCATCGCGCCGGTAGTCACCCCGCACTCAGCGGCGAGGGCAGCCTGAGTCTCCCCCGTTACGAAACGGCGCCGGCAGCTTGCGACGATCTCAGCAGTCATCTTCGCACTGGAGCTGCCTTCGCCCCGGTTATCCGGCATTCCGAAGTAAGCCAGGAGCCCCTCGGTACCCGACTGCTTTTTCAGGTGCGTCAGCACGTACCTGAGCGCAGCCTGGATGATCACCGGGTCATCGCGCAGATTCCAGATCGCGATATCGCACCGCGAGCACAGGATTCCTCGAAAGCACTTTCCGCAGCTCTGCTTCCTGGTGTTGCAGCACGAATGATCGTGATCGACATGCCAGCCCTGACCCCCAGGCGTCTGTGTCCGGCAGATCGCGCACTGACTGCCTTGAGCTGTCAGCAGGTCGGCGAACTGTTCCGGGGTCAGGCCGTACCGGCGCAGGTTGAGCATCCTGGTGTAGGCCGGGTCCTGCTTGCCCCGGGTGCACCTGCGCTCTCGTTCATATTCGGTATGGCACGGACGGCAGTAAGGCGCTGTGGGGCTGCCGAACTCACTACTCGGCTTCTCCACTCCGCATCGCGAGCATGTTCTCCGGTCCAATGCTGTGTTACGGATCTTCGCTCGCTCAGCGCCAGCCTTCCACGCGTGTTCCGGAGTGCAGTACATCGGCCGTTTACCTTGCTTGACCGTGAACTCAAACGGGTGGTCCCCGACTGGGCATATGGCGCGCACGACTGTCATATTTCTAGTGTACACCAAAACCTATATACACGGACCGAAACCATGCATCCTGGCATGCGACGGCCACTAAAATTGTAAGGATGTGGTTACGCAGTGTCACGAATTCATGGCCGCAACGGTGTCGCCTATGTCGCGGTCGACGGCGTGGGCGGCGCCAACCCGGCCGCCTCCCCCATGGCCTTCCTGTCAGACTGGTCCATCAACTTCACGGTGGCCAAAGTTGACGTGACCGCCATGGGTGATACTAACCTCATCTACGTCGCAGGTCTCCCAGATGCATCAGGAGACTTCACCGGTTTCTATGACACTGCCACGGCGCAGACGTACGTTGCCGCCACAGACGGGCTGGCCCGGAACTTCTACCTGTACCCGTCCAACCTGGGCGCGCAGATCACGCCGATCCCGCAGTACTTCTTCGGTACGATCCTGCCTGACTACGCCCTGACCGGCGGCGTTACCGCGGCGGTATCGCTCAAGAGCACCTGGAACGCGGCCAGCCGCATCTCCAGGTACCCGACGTACGGGCTGCCGGGTACCTGATCCGGGCCCGGGACGCCTGACGAAAACCACCGGCGTCCCGGGTTTTGCCCGCTGCGCACGGCCCGCCGTCACGGGAGCTGCCTCCGATTCTCCAGAAGGAGTCAGCCATGCCCGACGACGCAGGGATCGACATCGATTTCGACCAGGAGCTGGCCTCGATCCAGGGCACGGCCGCCGGCCTGCCCGCACCTGAACCTGCGCAGCTCGTGGTGGCCGGGAAGGTGATCACCAGCTCGCGCACGGTGGAGTTCCTGGGGGCCCGGTTCCGGATCGCCGACCGGATCGGCTTGATGCCCCTGCTCAAGTTCTCCGCATTCGCCAACCTTGACGTGCAGGACCCGCGGGCACTCGGCGCCATGTACGCCATGCTCCGCGACTGCATCCATCCCGGGCAGCCGGGTTGCGGGGAGTGCGAGCACTGCGCTCCAGGGCGGTGCGGCGACTGCCGGGCCTGCGAACGCGCAGCGATTACCGAGGACGATGACCTCAAACCGTCCTGCCAGGTGAATCCGGCCGACGAGACCCGGTGCGCGCAGTACGACCGCGGTGACTGGCAGGCCTTCGAAGACCACGCCATCGACACCAAGGCTGACGCCGACGACCTGATGGATGTGCTCTCCAAGACGATCGAGCTGATCTCAGCACGCCCTACCGAGCCGCCTCCTACCTCCTCCGCTGGACGGCGCGCTACGCGGGACGGGTCGATGGCACGCTCCTCCGCACGGCGGGCCAGGGGATCGAGGCACTGACCCCGCGGCAGTGCTGCAACGTCGCGTACGCGTTCTTGGCCGAGCACTGCAAGACCGACGAAGACCTGGAGGAGCTGGACATCCAGATCGGCATGATCGATGACCCGCAGGAGATCGCGCTGACCGCGCTGCGCAAGCACCAGGAGGAGCTGGGGATGACATTCGAGCAGCCCGGCGCTCCCGTACCCGCGATGCCCGGTTACGGCCCGGACGAGGAGTTCCGGTGAGCACGCACATCGACTGGGACCACGCAGCGATCGATGACCTGCTGAACTCGGTCGACGGCCCGGTCGGGCAGATGGTCGCCGAACTGAGCGCCCAGGCGGCGGCCGTGGCCCGCACGGTGGTGCCGGTACGCGACGGATCAGTGCGGGATCGCAGGCGCCGGGCCGGACGCACTAGCAACGCCCGGCCGCCCGGGTTCACCAAGGCCAGCATTCACGTGCACGGACCGTTGCGCGGATCGCTCGGCGGTGTGTACGGCGGCGTCAACGCGGCTGCCGACCCCACGGTCTTCCTGGAGTACCCGGCCGAGCAGATGGACCGCTCGTACCCGTTCCTGACCACCGGCCTGGAGTCGCTGGCAGGTGAGCTGTTATGACGTCACTGGTCGAGGGCGAGACGTAGATGCCCCGCATGCTCGGCGACGCGTTCATCGTCATCAGCCCGGAGACCAGCGGGTTCGGCCCGCTGACTGATGTCCAGGTCCGCAAGGCAATCAGCGGCCTGAATCCCAAAGTACGCGTCGGTGCGGACACCAAAGACGCGGACGCAGCTGTTTCTGCATTCCAGGCCCGGATGAAGATCCTGTCTGACACCCTGTCGAAGCTGCGGTTCGGGGCTGACGACAAAGCTGCTGAAGCGGCTGTTGCCCGGCTGCAGGCCAAGCTGACTGCGCTGGCCCGCAGCAGCGCATCGGTGCGGATGAACGCGGATACCAGCCAGCTGGACGCGGCGATCGCCGCCGAGAACGCCAAGCTGACTACGTTGCGGCAGCGCATGTCCAGCCTGCAGGCCGACGCTGACACCACGGCCGCCGCTGCCAGGATCGCCGGCCTGCAGAAGCAAGCGGCAGATCTGTACGTCCGGCTGGACACGCTTGACGCGGATGTCGATATAACGGCCGCCCTGACCAAGATTTACGCAATCGAGGCACAGCTCAAAGTCCTGGGCAGCAATGCGCAGGCGGTCAAGCTGGCCGCTGATTCTAAGGCGTTCAATGCCGCGATCGATGCGTCTATCGCAAGACTGGCCGCCTTGAAACAGCAGGCTTCCGACATCAAGCTCGGTTCTGGTGTCGACCTGGCGAAACTGGCCGCTGCTGACGCGCAGCTGCTCGGCCTGGAAGCAGTGACCGAGAGGCTGAACGCTGCCCAGGTCAAGGTTCCGGTTTCCGCGGGGGACCAGGCGGCACTAGCCGATCTGGCCAGGCTGCAGGTAAGCGCAGGTGCCTTGTCCGCGACGCTGAGAAACTTGCGCGCGAATGCGAATACCACAGCCGCGCAGGCAAGCGTAGCCGCACTGCAAGCCCGGATGGCCGCGCTGGCCAAGATGATGGCCAATCTTCAGGTCAACATAGATTCCTCTGGCGTTGCACGTGCCGAGGCACAGTTTCTCGGGGTAGCGGCCGCAACGGAGAAACTGACCAGGACCCCCGTTACGATCCCGGTTTCCGCGGATGACCGCGAGGCACTGCTGCAGCTGGCCTACCTGCGAGATCAGGTCGCCGCGCTGGCCGGGCGGCTCAGTTCCATGCGGGCTAACGCGGACACCGCTGACGCAGTAGCGAAAATAGCGGCCCTGCAGGCCAGCGCGGCCAGGCTGAACGCGTCCCTGAGCCGGCTGCGGGTCAACGTCAGCACCGCCGGGGTTGCGACCGCCGAAGCGCAACTGCTGGGCCTGGAAGCCGCAACGAAAAACCTGGTCCCCGCCGCCAGGAACGCTGACGATGCTTTCAGCCTGTTCGCCCGGGGCGAGCGGAACTACGCCGGCGTATACGGGCTGCTGACCGGTAACATCCGGCTGTTCGGCGGCGCGCTGGACGGTATCTTGCCCAAAGCCCTGGCTGAGGTCGGCGCGCTGCACGTCCTGGCCGATGCGGGCATCGAGATCGCTGCGGTCTGGATCCCGGCAGCCATCGCGCTGAGTGCTTTCGGGCTGGCGGCGGCGGTCACGGCCAAGCAGATCGCCACGCAATTCCAGAATATCGAGATCGTCAGCCACGCCACCGGGCAGTCCATTGCCCCGCTGACTAACGATTTCCAGCAGCTGGAAGCCGCCGTCAAGCCGGAGGTATTCCAGCTGTTCGGTGAGGGCCTGGTGGAAATGGAACACAACACCGGAGCTTTCCAGGTCGTAGCAAAGGCAACCGGTGCCGCGCTGGACCAGCTCGGCGCGCGGTTCGTCTACGCCACCACCCAGGGTCAGGGAATCTCAAAGTTCGCCCAGGGACTGGCCCCTGATTTCGCCAAGCTGGGTGATTCAGTCGGCAATTTCTTCGGCATTCTCGGTAACCTGCTCAAGGCCGTCCCCGGGTACGCGCAGATCCTGCTGTCTGTCGGTGACAGCATCCTGCACGTTATCGAAGTGTTCACTCAGGCCGCAGAGCCGATCATCAACTTCGGCCTGAAACTGCACGGTGCCATCCTGTATTCCGGGCTGGCCGTGTCGGCCATGATCGGGCTAGCCGCCGGGGTCATCAATCTCGGCAAGGCTTTTATCACGTTCGGCACCAGCTCTCTGGTCGGCGCTTTGGGCGCGCTATCCAAATTCGGGTCCAAGCTGGCTGACATCGGGCTGGCTATCGCTGCGTGGGCGGAATCAATGCTGGCTGCGGACGGAGCCGCGGCGACCTTCGGGGCGGCGGTAGCCCCGCTGGCGGCTATTGACCCGCTTGTATGGGTCGGAGCTGCCGCGATTGCTCTCGGCGCTCTCGTGTACTGGCTTAATTCTTCCAGGAGTGCGGCGCAGCAGTTCAACGCGAGCATGCAGCAAACCATTGCTAATGCTCAGCTGTCCAATGTCGCCACCACTATCCAGAAGTCCCAGGCCGCTACCGCTGCTCAGCTGGCTACAGCGCAGGCGAAGCTCAATCAGGTGACGAACCAGGGCACGTCGATGACCGTGACTTACCAGCGAGGTATCGCGGTTACCAGCCAGGCTCTGCAGTCCGCCACCAGTAATGTCGCGCAGTACACGACCGGACAGCAGAAGCTCAATACTCAGGCCCAGATGGTCAGTGACCGGATCGCCGGGCTCGCTCAGACTTACGGCAGCAACACCGCGGCGCTGGGTGCCCTCAACGCAGCCGGGATCACGACCGCCCAGCTGCTGGACACGAACAGCCAGCACTGGGCGACGACCCTGATCCAGGTCAGCGCCACGACCCAGGCTTACAGGCTGCTGGGCAGCCAGACCGGGACGCTCGGCAATGACCTGGACGCGCTCGGCCGCACCGAGACAGCGCAGTACTCCGCGACGCAGAAACTGAACACGGCGTGGAGCCAGTTCATCTCCGACGTCACGGGCAGCCAGGGCGCTTTCGACACCTTCGATCAGGGACTGCAGACCCTGGGCACGGACGGCGCCAAATTTACCCTGCGGCTGGGTGACCTGTCCGTCAAGGGCACTCAGGTCAAGGCCGCGATCGACTCCCTGTCCGTGAGCGGGCTCAACCTGAACCAGGCCTTCACGCAGCAGGTCTCCAACACCAGCGCGCTGTACGAGACCTGGCGCACCGCGGGCATCGCCGGAAACGAGTTCACGCAAGGGGTCAAGGACTCGATCGCGCCGCTGACCAAGTACGCCGCCGGGTCCCAGGAGGCCACCGCCCAGCTGGTCGCGCTCGCTGAGCAGGCCGGCTACCAGGGGCCGGTCTCGATGAAGGCCCTGGTCGGCTGGCTGGGTAACACCAAGAACGCCATCCAGGGGGTCAAGAACGTCACCAACGACGCCACCACCCAGGAAGCGCTGCTGACCGGGGCGATGCACGCTCAGGGCGATTACATTTCCAGCACCCTGATCGGTGACATCAACCAGGCCATCCTGAAATACAGCAACGTCCAGACCGCGGCTACCAATTACGGTAACGCCATCGCTCAGTCCGGCCGTGATTCTGATAACGCCCAGGCTGCCCGGACGACGCTTATCAACGACCTGATCCAGACCGGCCGGGCCGCCGGGGACACCACCAGCCAGATCGCCGCGATGATCGCCAAGGTCGCGGGCATCCCGGCCAAGGCCGCCCTGGAAATCGTGATGGAGGGCACCGGGTCGTTCACCATCACCCAGGGGACTTCCGGGCATGCGGGCGGCACCCCGACCGGCGGCCGGCCCGGCAACGCGGCCGGCGGCATGATATCCAGCGGGACGTCCGGGACTGCTGACGATGTGCCGGTGATGGTCTCCCGAGGCGAGTACATCGTCAAAGCCAGTTCGGTGGCCAAGTACGGCAAGCCGGTCCTGGACCGGATCAACGCCGGCGCGTTCGCCGCGGGCGGGATGCCCGGGTTCGCAAGCGGGGGCCTGGTCCAGGCCGGGGACACCTCGGTGCTGTCCGGCCAGTACGCCGTCAGTTCCTATAACCAGTTCCAGTCCGCCATGACCACAGCCATGACCACAGCCATGAAGTCAGCGCTGAAATCAGCGGAATCCTCCGCAGCGGCGTCCGCAGCAGCGGCAACAGCCGCCGGAGTGTCGAACGCCAGCGGCGTGGCAGCGCTGAAGGCGGCGGCGGCGAAGCACGGCTGGACCAGCACCGCGGAGTGGAACGCGCTGAACGCTGTCGAACTACGTGAGGCCGGTTACAGCCTGACGGCGACAAACCCCAGTTCAGGGGCCTATGGCATGGCGCAATTCATCCAAGGGGCGAGCGAGTACGCGCAATGGGGCGGCAGCGCTGATACCTACGCCGGCCAGGCCACGGCCATGTGCAACTACATCGCCGCGAGATACGGGGATCCGATCGCTGCTGAGCAGCACGAGCAGGCTTACGGCTGGTACCGCGACGGCGGCCTGATCGGGCCGGTCACCCGAGGGCTGGGCTTCCCGGCCGGAATGATGCAGCCGTACGGCGGACCGGTGCCGGGCCCTCCTGGTTCCGGCCCGGTACCAGGGCCGCCGTCAGACCACGGAGGCGGCAACACGCAAGGTCCTGCCAGCAGCTTCCCGGGCGCCGGGGGTTTCTCATGGGAGAACCTGCTGTCCTTCCTCCTGCTGGGCGGAACAGGCTGGCTCCAGCAGCTGCTCACCCAGCTCCTGGGAACCGCTGGCGCAGGCGGCACCGGCAGCACAGGCAGCCTGCAGCCATCCGGCGGAGGTTTCGGGCTCACCCGGTCCGACCTGGGGCTGCCCGCCACCATCGACACATCCGGCACGAGCGCGGGCACCTCAGACACGGGCACTTCCGGTGCCGGGTCCGGCACGGGTACCGGGACCGGCACGACGGCGCCCGCCAAGCCAGCCGGGCCGAATGTCGTGCAGAAGGCCGCGGCGGCTGTCGTGGAACGGCTGATGCGCAGCTACATCGCGCACAACGACCTGGTGCAGATGGGGCAGGCCGTCACCACCTTGGACTACCTCGGCGACAAATCATACGACAGCACGCTGAGCCAGATCATGTTCCTGGACAACCTGCTGGTCACGGCACAGAAGAAAAAGGACAAGCCGGGCGAGAAGGCGGCCGAGAAACTGCTGTCGCACTACGGGGTCAAAGAATGGAAGGTCCAGACCGCGGCCAAGGGCGATTCTGCCCGCGCCGCGGCCCGCACCAAGGTCGAGCAGCTGATGAAGACCTATGTCACCAAGAACAGCATGGCGACAGCTACTCAGGCGAACTCACTGCTCACGCACTGGGGTGACAACTCCTGGACCTCCCGGCTAGGCACGATCACGCACCTGGACCAGCTGCTGCTGACGTACCAGAAGGCCAAGGACACCACCGACATCGCGGCTACCGAGACCCTGCTCAAGCAGCTCGGCGTCCGGAACTTCTCGATCACCGCAGCAGATCTCGCGGGCGCCACGTCGGGCAGCGGCAGCTCCGGCGGATCCGGATCAGGAGCCGGATCAGGAGCGGGGTCCGGCAGCGCGCGCACCCTGGCTGCCGCACAAGCCAGCATGGTGAACGCGTACAGCACGCTGACCAGGATCTACAAGTCAGCACTGGCCAATCCGGCCAAAGGCAGCTTCCTGGCCAACGACAAGACGTCGATCACCGGTGAACTGAGCACGCTCGCGGCGCGCCAGGCGGCTGAAGTGGCTTCGTATCACGTGGCCGCAGGCAGCCTGACCAGCGCGAACAAGTCCAAGCTGAATACGAAGGTCCGCCAGGAGCTGGTGACCGCCCACGATCAGGCGCTGACCAAGGGCGAACCCGTCCCGGTCAGCACGCTGGTAAGCAAGCTCAACACGCTGGCCAGCCTGTCAAAGGCTCAAGGCGGCCTGGTCATGGACCGGGGCGGATACCTGGCGCCCGGCTGGAACCCGCCGATCTGGAACGGCACCGGGCGCCCTGAGCCGGTCGGCCCTGCTATCAAGGACAGCACCGCCGCAGGTTCCGCGGACATCGTGGCCGAGCTGCGCGCCCTGCGCAGCCAGCTGAGCAACCTGACCAACGTCACTGCCGCGGGCCCGGCCCGGACCGGGGCGCACGTCGCCGAAGCGGTAAACGGGGCTGCCGCCGGCGCGTCGTTCCGGGCGCGCTACCCGCGAGGCGGCTTCTGATGGCCGATTCTCTCGTACTCGGCAACCTCATTGAACTGATGGGCGGCGGTGTCATCTCGCAGATCCCCGCGTGCGCCGGGGCGATGTTCAAGATCGACTACGCCCCCGGGATGGACCTGGGAGCCGGGCAGCCCACCTCTGATTACGTAGCGTCACTACTGTTGGACGGAGAGAGGCCTTTCGGGCGCAGGGCCTCAAATCGAACTGTAGTTCTACCCGTGCAGATTACCACGCCAGGCGTGGCGGGGACCGCTCAGCGTCAGCTGCTGGCCGCGGCGCGAGAAGTTCTCGCCCAGGTCATCGACCAGGACGTGTGGACACTGACCTGGACTCGCGACCCGGGTGCGGGAACCCGGCTGCCGCTGCTGCTGGACTGCTTCCGGGCCCAGCCGAGCAAGCCGGTCTATGACCCGCTCAGCGAGCAGCACGGCGGCGTCATGCGCATCACGCTGACGATCCCCGCGCTGCCCTACGGGCGCAGCGACACCCAGTTCACGCCCGCGTTCACCGGGGCCGTACCGCAGACTCCGACCCCGCCGCCGCCGCCCGCACCGGTCACCCTGGACACCTACGCCACCATCTCCGGGCCGCAGTTCAGCCAGTCTACGCAGTGCGTCGTCGGGCCGTTCACCGCCTTGTGGGACCCGGACAGCTTCGGGGATCCCGGCGGCCAGGTCACCCCGCTGAGCTACACCGCCAAGTTCACCACCCCGCTGAACCTGGCCTCGATGGCCTCGCTGCAATTCTGGTTCGGCCTCGGCAGCCGGTATTACCCGCAGCTGGAATACCCCGGCCGGATCCACGGCACCGGCATCGCGATCACCCTGACCGACACCAGCGGCGCCACGCTCTCACTGTCGCGGGATTACCTGCGCATGTCGGTCACCCCGGTCGCGCAAGCCCCGGTATTCAGCCGGATCAGCGTCCCGTTCCCGGCGTTCAACCCGCTGTTCTCATACAACGCGGTCGCCAGCTACACGCTGACCATCACCAACCGGCAGGACCGCGGGATCTCGCGGCTGTCCTGGGTGACGGCCTACCTCGACTCGCTGACCGCACAGCCGTCCACCCAGACCGTCACGCCGGTTACCCGGGGGAACCTGTACACCTTGTACGGGCTGCTCGGTACCGCGCGGGCCCCGGTCAGCATGTCCTTCCAGCAGCCGCCCAGCCCTGGCACGCCGACCACGATCACCGCGACCGGAGCCGGGAACTACACCGTCCCGGCCGCCACCGCGTGGCTCAAGGTAGAGACCTGGGGCGCAGGGGGGGCCGGAGCGTCCCGGACCACCGCGGGCGACGGCGGGGGCGGGGGCGGCGGCGAGTACGCCCGTGAGGACATCTTCCCGGCGCAGGCCGGCCAGGTCGTCCCGTACAACGTCGGGCCTGGCGGCACGCCCGGGGCGGCACCCGCAGACGGCGGCGGCACTACCTTCGGCCCGGGTCCGGCCGGCTCCCTGGTGGTGCAGGCCAACGGCGGCAAGTCGGCGGCCCAGAACAGCATCACGGGCGGCGCCGCCGGCGGCGGAAGCGTGAACAGCGTGTCCAATCCGGGCGGTGCCGGGCGGACTGCCTCAGGCTCGGTCGGCGGCGGGGGCGGCTCCTCCGGCGGCACGGGCAGCCCTGGCCAGTCACCCATGGGCACCGCGGCGGTCCTGTTCACCGCGGCTGGCACCGATAGCTGGGTGTGCCCGGCCGGGGTCACCCAGGTCCTCGCCGAATGCTGGGGCGCAGGCGGCTCAGGAGGATCCGGCGGGGTCTCCACCAACGGCGCGGGCGGCGGCGGCGGCGAGTACGCGGCGGCGCTCGTCGCGGTCACGCCCGGGAACACCTACGCACCGGTCGTCGGCGCCGGCGGGGCGGGCACGTCATCGGGAAACTCCAGCGGGAACGCGGGCGCCAGCTCCGTGTTCGCCGGGGACAGCGTAACGGTCACCGCGCACGGCGGCCAGGCCGGGCACGCCGCGTTCTCCGGCGGCAACGGCGCCGGCGGTACAGGCAGCTCATCGAGCACGCACTTCGATGGCGGCCAAGGCGGCTCAGCCTACCCGTACAGCGGCGGCGGCGGCTCGTCGGCCGGGTCAGCCACCCGCGGTAACGCCGGCAACGGTTACGGGTCGCCCGGCTCACCCCCGGCAGACGGCGGCGGCGGCGGCGCCGGATCAGGGGTCAGCAGCTCGGCCGGCACCGCCGGGCAGGCCCCGGGCGGCGGCGGCGGCGGCACGTTCTCCTCGGTCGACAGCGGCGCGGGGGCAGCCGGCCGGGTACGCCTGACCTACCCGGGCGGGTCGCCGACCAACAACGGCGCGGCGGCGGTAGCAGGAGGCGGCGCGGGCGGCGCGGGCGGCGCATCGGGGAACACGACCGGTTCAGCCGGCTCGCAGCCGGGCGGCGGCGGCGGCGGCGCGGACATGAGCACCGTCTCCCAGGCGGGCGGGGCGGGCGGCGCCGGGCAGATCATCATCACCCCGTTCGCGTCCGCGCCGTTCAAGAACCTCATCGCGCACCGGCCGCCGCTCGGCGCGGTCAAGACCTTCCAGCCGCTGGTCAGTGTCGGCGGCGGCAGCGACGCTCCGGACGGCACGCACGAGTACCGGATGCCGCAGCCGGTGACGGGGCTCAACGCCGACTTCGGCGGCACCTACACCATCTACCTGATCGCGTCCTCGCTTTCAGGCAGCGGAACGCGGACGATCACCCTCACCGTCAACCAGTACGAGTACAGCGGCGGCCCGAAATACAGCGTCAGCACGCTCCCGGTCACGGTCACGCCAGCCCAGATCACCAACGGCGTGATCACCGCGGGCGTCCTCACGCTCCCGGTCAAGGCCGTCGCTCCCGATAACACCGGTAGCTACTATACAGTTACTCCACTAGATACCAGCACGTCAGACCGATTTTCCGATTGTGTTTTCCTGGACACGCAGGGTCAGACGGTCGTGGTGAACGAACCGACGACCGGCTACATCAATTACTTCATTGACGAGCCGCAGCCCAACCTGTCCCTGGGTTACATCCTCGGCAGCAACGGCGGCCGTCCGGACGCGATCAGCGTGCTGGACAACTCGCTGGTCTCTGGCGGCCCGTTGGCGGTCGAGCCTGCGGACGGCGACAACCAGCTGTTCGCTTACTCGGCGGACGGCAGCGCCCCGGTCATCGCCGTCAGCTACTATCCAAGATGGTTTTATGATAGATTCCAGTAGGCAGCCCATAATTCGAAAGCTTGAACTAGGTCTACGCCCAGATACGCGTACTCGCCGACTGCGGTTCTATGATCGCTTCGCCTAGCAGGTCACCGGGGCGCGCGCTCAGTGAACGAAGGACGCGGGCAGTACCTGCGTGCAGCAAGACCGGCCGCCAGCACGCTGAACTGGCGCCCCAGCTCGTCAATCTTGCCGCAAGCGTAATCCCAGGCTTCCTGCTCACGGCGGGTGAACGGCCGGCCATCTCGTATCGCCGCCCGCAGCAACCCGGTGGCCGCCCCGAGCAAGACACCCCGGCGTTCAAGCAGCGCCTCCAGCCGGTCCAGGTCATTCATGCCCAGAGCCTAGAAGACGATCATGAACTGCCTGCAGGGCGCCCCTGATGACTACCGTCACCCTCACTCCGGCCAGCACCAGCCCGTGGACCGCGCCAGCCGGCGTCACCTCCGTTCAGGTGCAATGCTGGGGTGAAGGCGGCGGCGGCGGGTCTTCCCAGCATGGTTCGCATTCTGGCGGCGGCGGCGGGGGCGGTGAGTTCGCCCAGGAAACAGCGGTCGGGGTGACCGGCGGCAGCAACTACGTATTCAGCATCGGCGCCGGCGGTACGGGTACAGCATCGATCTTCACCGGGGACACGCAGTCTGTCACTGCGCATGCGGGCCAGGACGTCGCCGGCCAGAGCGGCGGGACTGGCGGCACGGGCAGCTCGAATGCCGTGCATTTCAACGGGGGCGCCGGCGCATCGGGCAGCGGCGGTTCGTCTGTCGCGGGCGGCGGCGGCGGCGGGTCAGCGGGCAGCGGGGGAGCGGGCGGCGCGGGCAGCGGCGCGACGGGGGGCACCGCCGGGTCACCGGACGGAGCGACTGGCGCAGCAGGCGGCACCAGCCTGGCCTCGGGCAGCAACGGCAGCTCACCGGGTTCCGGCGGCGGCGGCGGCGGCTCCGGCGGTTCCGTCAACCACATCGGGGGCAACGGCGGCCCCGGCCAGATCATCCTCACGTATACGGCGAGCACCACGCACAGCGGTACCGCGACCCTGAGCGGAACTGGCTCGCTCACCGCAACCGGGGCGTTCGCCGGCGCCGTCATCCTGTCCGGATCCGGATCACTGATCTGGTCCGGCTCGCGGATCATCAAGGCTACGGTCCTGTCGGGCACCGGCATCCTGACCGGCAGCGTCATCGGCACGATCAGCGAATCCGCCACCCTGGACGGCGAGGGCACCCTGACCGGCGCCAGGACTACGACGCGGTTCAGGTCAGTAGCGCTGTCAGGCACGGGCAGCCTCATCATCCCCGGTTACATCCTCAAGGTGCCTGCGGCGCTGTCCGGATCCGGCACCTTGTCGATCATCGGAACCGGGGGCACCGTCCAGGGGTCGGCCGGCATAGGCAGCCCGTACGCGTATCCGGGCAGCAGCCAGGTGCAGACCGCACCCCCGGGGTCGAAGTCCTGGCAGTATCTTGGCACGCTCGGAATCGTCACCGCCCTGACCTACAGTTTCATCTATCCCGGCGGCGCGGACCAGCTGACGGCCACCGTGATGATCCCGGCGACGTACCGGACGCAGGTTCTCAACCCCGGGTGGCAGGTCCGGGTGATCCGCGGCGGCCACGTGTGCTGGTCCGGGAAAATGGACGAGCCGGTCCCGTCCTCCGCGGGTTACCAGGTCACCGCGGTCGGCGACGGTAACCGCGGCCAGGACTTCCGCGCTATCTACACCAGCACCTGGCCCGCCGGGGAACCCGACGAGTCCGTCAATGCCGCCATTGCCCGCGGGCTGCCCTGGACGAATCCGGGTATAGGCACGCCCTCGGGGATCTGGCTCGGCCAGCCGCAGGACTCCGGCAGCCTGGCCATCTCCGACCTGCTCAACCTGGCCTGCACCCGCGGCGGCCTAGGCTGGTACGCCAACAGCCAGCCCGGCGGCTCACTAGGCACCGACCTGTCCGTCGCCCCGCTGCCGACCGCGGTGAACCGGCTGCTGATCGTCACCGACCCGGTAGCCCGCACGCTCGGCGGCGACCTCAACATCATCTGGATCCGCTACCAGATCACCGACGCCAGCAGCAGCGGCAGCGGAGCGCCCGCAACCTACGGCACCACCAGCGTCACCGACGCGGCCTCAGTGGCACTGCACGGGCCACTGGAAACCTACATCGACCTGACCAGCGCCGACGTGATGAGCCTGGCACAGGCGCAGGCGGTCGGGAACTACATCCTGGCCATCTACCAGCGGGCGTCATTCACCGGCGCGCTATCCGCCGCGTACGGGCAGCTGCTCAACGCCGGCGGCGTGCCCATCGACCCGGGCACGGACCAGGCCGGCACCGTCATCCGGCCGATCCTGACCGACTACGGCTACGGCGGCGAGGTCACCCCGCAGTTCCCGCTGACCTTCATTGCCGGGGCGTACTCCTGGGACGACTTCGCCCAGAAGGCATCCATCACCCCGTACCAGACCCTGAACCAGAGCCTGTCGGGCTTGCTCAGCCTGGAAAGCACGCTGCTCACCCCCATCACCACGCAGCAGTAAGGAGCCACTGACATGCGCAGGGTAATCCTGGTCCTCATCGCGCTGGCCGCCATCCGGCTGCTGCCCCGGGCACTACGCCGCGAAGCCCGCACGCTGGAGCTGTTCACCACGCTGCTCCAGGCCCTCGCGGTCAGCGCGGCGAATACATCCAAGGCGTACTCCACCGAGAAGCGCACCGCCAACCTGGAGACCCGGGCCGGCAAGATGCAAAGCCAGCAGGGCACGACAGCCCCCTTCTCCCAGTCCGCGAGCAACTTGTCCCAGACCCAGACCGGCAGCCCGCAGCCTGACTCAACCGGGGACCCGAACAACAACACGACCGGGCCCGCCAGTGCCGGCACCGCGCACACGCACGGCCTGAACAACCACCAGCACAACCTGCAGGCGCACTTCCATTTCAGCCAGGTGTCCGGCGACTACAACAACTTCGTCGCCCAGTTCAACAGCCTGGCCAGTCAGTGCAACACCATGCACGCCGCACTGGTCTCAGCCAGCATCTTGTGACCGGGTGCAGGGTAATCTTGACCGTAGCCGAGGCATCCAGGCGCGCGAGCTGAGCGGATGAGCCGGGAGGAATTCTCCCGGAAGGCCTCGCGCTGATGGTCGTCAGGTGCAACCAGTGCCAGCTCATGCTGGACGTCCCGGAAGGCCAGGACCCGCACTCCGCCCTGCGGTGCCGGTGCTGCGACGGGGACCATCACCACGGCGAGAACGCCAACACGTGCCTGCGCGAGCACGACGAGCCCTGCTGGACCGGGCCGCCGCGGCCGAAACCGCCGGGCTGCACGGTCTGCCGGCCGGTTACCTTCCTCGGCAACATCACTTTCGTCATCCCGGCCGCGCTGTCAGGGCTGAACTGACATGGCGAACATGACGGACCAGAACCTGGTTAACGCGCTGCTGCAGGCCATGTTCTCCTCTACCACCACATTCACCGTCACGCCGGGGACTTCCGGCGGCTCGGCGTTCGCGTTCACGCCGCCGTATCACCTGCGGCTGATGACCAGCCAGGGCAGTAATACCTCCAATGGCACCGAGGCGACGTCCGGGAACTGCCCCGGGTACACCGCGGGCGGCTCCTCGCTCGGCTCGCAGTTCTGCGGCGCCCCGTCTGGCGGTCAGCAGACCAATACCAACGCGGTCAGCTGGAGCGCCACCGGAAACTGGGCCACCATCACCGCAATCGAGATCTGGGACACCGCCGGGACCCCGCTGCGCCGCCTGCAGGGCGCGCTCACGTCCAGCATCACCGGGGTGGCTAACGGCGACACGGTACAGTTCGCTACGGGCTCGGTCGGAGTAAACGCTTCTAGTTGGTAGCTAAGCTGTGTGTTGCCGTTAGAATTCACGGTATAAGCCCAGCGGGCAGCTCAGTTCACCGGCAAGCGGTAATGGTGCGCTCCGGCAACGAAGGTCGGATCGGGCGGCGCCAGTTTTCCCGCGCAGCCATGACCGTGCCAGGCCGCCCGGGTGTCAGAGATGATCTTGACCCCGAGTTCTGACGGATACCCGTTCGCGGCGTCAGCCAGCGGCAGGCCAGCCAGGTCCCCGTAGAAATCGCAGTCCGCGCGGATCTGCTGCTCCTGCCGGGCGATGATCATCTGCAGCCGGGCATTAGCTCGCTGAACGCCCAGGGTGTTCTGCCCGGCCTGGTGGACCTGGCTCGTCGTGAACAGCACGTTGCCGGCGCCAATCGCGAAACTGACGACGAACAGCACGACAAGAGCCCCGAGAACCCGGCGGATAGCCTGGCGCGCACCATCCGTAACCGCAGGCCTGGGCGCAGCACTTCTGGTATCCTGTGGTGCCGCATCGCTGCTCTCCACCTCATCTGTCACCGGAATGCTCCTGCGAAGTAGAAGGCTGCGATGCCCCAGATCCATGTGGCGGAGAAGATCCAGAAGATTTCCCAATAAACCCGCCAAGAATTGCGCCCACGTGAAAGCTTGCGCCAATTCCGCTCATAGCGAGCCCGGTGATAATAACCGCGTCCGATGGTTCCTGAATCGCGAAAACCTCGACCATGATCAGGGTCAGGCCGCCCGCGGTGAGGATGATGTCCTTGATTATGATCCACTGATCGAGGAACGCCGCGACGCCGGTCCAACGCCACCGCCCCACCTTCACCGCCTCTGGTACGAGACCTGGGTGGCCGGCCGCACGTCTCCCCGCTCCGGGAAACCAGGGCGCTCCGTAGTTCCAGCATAACCGCGGGGACCTGGCGTATGATCGGGAACCAGGTGAGAGCCTGGAGTTCCAGGGGAGGGAATCACGGTGACCGCATGCGTGACAGCGCGCCGCAGCGGTGCTCCGCAGCCAGCCCGTCATCTCCCGGGCGCCTTCCGCTGGCCGGGCCGCCTGACTGCCGCACGGGTGTCCCCTCGCCCGGCGGCGGCGCCCGCCCCCGCTGCCCCAGCTCTCCCAATGGCTCGCGGCGGCGGGGGCGGCGCTGGCCTGGCCCGGCACTGATGGCAGGAGCGTGGCCGGTGACCGCAGGGCGGCCAGGCGTTCATCACGCGCAAGAACCCGGGCCCAGCGGGCGTCGTGCGATCCCTGCGAGGATCCTGCCGGGCCGCTGCGGAACACGGATAACGGCGCGCTGAACGAGGCAGGCAACCTGGCCCGGATGGCAGTATTGCCTGTCGCGCTGATCCTGGAAGCAGAGGCGTCATGATCGTGCAAGCCGCACCTGGAGTCGTGCTGGCGGTCCGGGCCGGGCCAGCCTGGATAGGGAACCTGATCCGGGCCGGAGAAGCGCTGGAAGGCCAGGAAGCGGTCGCCAACCATGTGATCATCATCACGCACCAGGACAGCCGCGGGCGGTGGACCGGCATCCAGGGGCAGCCTGGCGGCGTCGGTCTCGCGGACTGCACCCCGTACCTGGCGAACCCGTGGACCCGCGGGAATTACGCTCAGCCGCGGCCAGGCGGCCAGCTGGCCATGAGTACTTTCCTGGCCAGCTGCGCGAAGTCAATCGGCGTCGGCTATGACTGGGCAGGCATCGCCGAAGACGCCGCCAGCACCCTTCACCTGCGCGATCTGTCTGACGCGCTGAACCTCATCTACGCGTGGCCTGCTGCTCACGGGCAGATGCCCGGTGAGATGGTGTGCAGTTCGCTGGCCGCCTGGCAGTACGAGAACGCCGGCTGGCCGCACCCTGACCCAGGCACCGAACGGGCCAGTACGCCCGCTGACTGGTGGGCCTGGAACGACCAGCACCTGTGGGCGCCCTGACCTCGGTGCGCATCCCCGGCTGAATCCGGACAGCTGGAAGATTCACGGGCGGTACGGCAATACTGTCTGCATGACCACTGCCACGGACCCTCGTACCGACCCTTCCGCTGAAGCGGTTACCGAGCCGCTGCGCGTCCTCTACCTCAAAAGGGCTGGCTTCGCGACAGGCGAGATCGCCAAGCTCCTGAGTCTGAGCAAGTCAACCGTGCTCCGGCGGCTCCGGGAGGCCAGCGAAGCGGAGATCTCGGCGCGGTGGCGCCGCATCAGCACAGCCGTCATGTTTACCCTGCTCACGGCGTCGGCCGTCGTTATTGCCGCTGCCATGGCAACGCAAGCCTGGGGCGGGTGACGCGCCGTGACGCGCTCATGAGCGGAACTGGCGCGCCCCAGTTATTGTCCGGTGATCCCCGGCGATGCCAGGATTCCCTGGTCCGCCGCCACTGCCGGGAGATCACATGCGCCATCGCGCTCCTAGACGCCCTCTGCACGCCCTCCGTCACGGCCGTCACATACAGCCCCTGACCGGGCCCCGCCGGGTGTCCTACGTCATCGCGGGTACCGCACTTGCCGCTGTCGCCATCGCGCTGGCGGGATTGCTGGGGGCGTTTACCTCAGCATCAGCGCAGCCGCTCACATTTGCGCTGACCAGCCAGGACGCCGCGGTCGCGGCTGCGGGCGCCTCGGCGGCCACCGGAGGAGCCAGCCAGGACAAGAGCGTCCTCGCGCGCACGGCCCTGACCGTCATGAAGGCCCGGGAAGCTGCCGCGGCCAGGGTCTACACCGTGCGAGCCGGCGATTCGGCCAGCGCGATCGCTGCACGCTACTGCGGGGCATCCCGGGACTGGACCGGCATCTACGCCGCCAGCCGGGCCCGCGGGTGGACGGCCTGGAACGCGAACGACCTGACCGCCGGACAGCATCTGTACCTCGCGTGCGCGTACGTGCCCGGGATGCTGGACCGGGCTCCGCTGCCGAAACGGGCGCCAGCCGTCCAGCTCGCTGCGCACGTGAGCGCCGCTGCTCGTTCTTCCCACCGGTCGGAGAATCCGGCCGCGTACCACGGTGGCGTCTTCTCCTACACGGGCCTGGAAGCCTTGTGGGAGAGCGCGGGCGGTTCGCGGTCAACCGCAGCGGTCGCTGCCTGCATCGCCGAGCACGAGTCGGGCGGGAACCCGGCGGCGATCTCCCCCACCGATGACTGGGGACTGTGGCAGATCCACGCGGGCGGCTACGCGATGCTCAACCCGTACGCCAACGTGCGCCGCGCAGTCGCGATGAGCAGCGACGGCACCAACTGGAATCCGTGGTCCACCAAGTACGACTGCGTGTGATGGCCGCCGCCTTGCGCCGTCTCGGCGCATTCATCGTGATCCTGGCCGCACTGCTCGCCGCTGGCTCAGCGCTGTCTGCTCTGCCGGCCCTGGCCGCTACGAGTACGCAGACCATAGCCGCCACGAGTACGCAGATCATAGCCGCCACGAGTACGCAGGCCATAGCCGCCATGAGCGCGAAAACCATGGCCACCGCGGACTCGAAAGCCACTGCGATCTCGGTGGGCCAGCGGATCCTGGACCGGGCCGAGACCCGGACCGGGGACTGGTACGTCTACGGCGCGGCCGGCCCGTCGTATTTTGACTGCTCGGGCCTGGTCGCCTGGTCGGCCACGTCGATCGGGCTGAAGAACTGGCCGCGGGACACCTATGACATCGCAGCCGAGATCGGCACCCGGTTCACCATCACCTATCACCCGCGGCGCGGCGACCTGGCGTTGTGGGGCCCGGTATCCGCGCCCTACCACGTGGAGATCGTGACGAAATGGCGGGCAACCACATTCGGCGCCCAGCACACGGGTACGCGGGTCGGGTGGCATGATGACGCCTGGTCCGCGCCCAGTTTCTACCTGCACGTCAACTGGTGAACCAGGGCGTTGAGCCGGACGAAGCTCACCCGTCCCCAGCCTCCTCGGTCTTACTCATCGCTACTGTCCTTCTTCGGCTCCTCGCCCGGCACCCAGACGTCAGTGGCAGGCCACGGGACCTGCTCGGGCACATCCCCCTCGCGCAGCGCCCCGGCTATCTCCTCGCTGCGGGCTACCCAGACCACAAGGAAGCTGCCGCCCCTGATGACGCCGGTCGTGGCGACACGGGGAAGGAACTCGCCCCCTGCATCGCGGACGATCACGGGATCGCCGCCCTTCACCTCGCTGAGGGTGCGCAGGTGGATCCCCTCAGTGGTGAATTTGTCGCGCCATCTAGGCATCGCCAGCCTCCTCCCCGGCTAGTGCCGCCCGGATGTCCCGGACTTCAGGACACGGCCACGCGGGATGGCCGGAGCAGGTCTGGCAGTAATGGAACCTGGGCCGGGCGACGTCGATCACGGCTTCGACGTGGTGAGCCAGCGCGGCCTTAACGGCAGCGAGGAGATACGGCACGTCTTCGGCGCTGCGGATGTAATCGCCGGGGTTGGACGAGTAGCCGCCCCCGGTCTTGGCGTAGCGTTCCTTGATCCCGGCCAAGATGGCGGCAGGTTCGTCAGTGCTCATCGTCGCCACCCTTTCCGGTCAGGATGCGGGTGATGGCCTCGCGGACCTTGGTGGTCGATCTCGAAGGCCTGGCCGCCGTTGGTGTAGGTGGCGATCGTCTCGTCAGGCATGCTCTATTCCTCTCCAGCCGCCGTGGGGGCGGGCTCCAAGGCGTACACCGTCGCTGAGATGGTCTTGACTTCCACCGGGTGCCCCGTCTCGCGCACGTCCTGGTGCTGGGTGAAGCGGGTTCCGGTCATCGGTCAGTCTCCTTGAGCGGGCCGGCCTGGTCGATGATGGCGAGCAGTCCGCGTACCTGATCCGCGAGCACCCGCTCCCGGTCGTAGATCCTGCCGTCGTCGTCGTGGCGCATCGCGTCCCAGTGGGCCAGCACGTCGCGAGCCTCGCTCACCTGGAATGCCGTCGACTCATCGGGCTCGGTCGGGAAGATCGCACCGAGGGAAGAGACGAGCGCGGCCAGCAAGCGTTCGGCCTCGGCCTTTAGCTCGTCCGGTTTGTCGGCGGGGAGGAATTCAGTGCCCGCGATGAGCCGGGTCGCGAGGAGCCACTGACGGTCAGCGCCCTCGGGCCCGTAGAGCCGGAACGCCGCCTCGGTGAGAGTGCCGACGTAGCCAGCGGTGACGGGGTGGCCGTTTACGATCTCGTCGGCCCAGCGGATGCGCTCAGTCATCGCGGCTGTCTCCCGTTCAGTTCGGCAGATGCCGCGTCGGCTAGCTGGTGGCAGGCGAAGATCAGGTGGTTGAGCTGGCCGTCACTTAGCCACGCCACGCTGCTCGCGGCGGCTTCGCGCTGTGACACCCTGACGAATCCGCCGCTGCCGGTCACTGTCCTGCCTTCTGCGCCCAGGCCCGGCAGCGGGCTTCCAGCTCGCGCCAGATCACCTCATCGTCGCCTCCGGCCGCCTCGAACTCGCGGTGCAGGACCGACGCGCCTGTGCTGGTCCCGCCCGGGTAGCAGGGGCCTTCGAGGATGTCGCACCGGGACGGCTCCTGGTCCTCATCATGCAGGGGGCGCGGGGAGTGATACTCGATACCCAGCGGGCCGCCGCTGCGGAGCGCGTGGTACTCGACCGCGCCGCAGGGCCCGGCGACGACGTAGCGGATCTGGCCGTCATTGTCGCGGCGGTCGCGGATCATGCGGATGGTCATCGGTTCGGGCCTTCCTCGTAGTCTGCGCGCTCCAGGGTGGGCATTGCGCTCACTCGCGTTCCATGTCCGCGACCGCTTCGCGGGCAAGCTCGGCCAACTCGTCATCGGTGACGGAGAACCGGGACCGGTCCTGGTATTCGGGATTGAGGCCGTGCTCGGGCAGGCAGAACTCGGCCACCATCTCCGCGCCGCGATAGACGGCAAAGTTGCCCCACTGCGAGTCGGGGTAGCCGATGCCCAGGTGGTCAATGTCGAAGTCCTGGCCGCCTTCGTTGAAGGTGAGGACGGTCTCGTTGATCTGGCCGGGCGGAACAACCAGGTTCGGGTCGGCCGGGTGGTTCGGGTCAATCGGCACCGGTCACACCTCTCCTTCGTAGTCGGCGTGCTCAACGTCAGCAACCGGGGCCGGGGGGATGGCGTATCCCGGCTCGTCGCTGTAGTCGGTGAGCTGGGTTGCGGTCATGAAGGGGCCGTCTAGGGGGGTCATCGGTCGTCGTCACCGTTCTTGGCAGCGAGGAGGGACGGCGGGTTGAACGGGCAGCCGTTCGGGCACTGCTCTGCACCGCAGTAGCGCTCGTGCGGGAAGTCCATGCCCGATCCGCAGGTGCAGGTCTCGACCCAGACCATGCCGGTGCCGTCGCACCCGGTGCAGGTACCAGTCACCACGGCGGCCCCGGTGTGCTCGCACGTGCACGGCTCGCCCGTCAGCGAGTACGACGGGTAGACCTTCCCCGTGCATCCGTCCGGGCCGTGCACGGACCACAGGTGCCAGCAGGCTTCGCAGTTTCCGGTGGGGCTCATCGCTTACACCTCTCCGGTAGCAGGGGTGGGGGTCATGGGTCAGCCTCGTTTTGCCACTAGCGTCAAGAAGCAGAAGTATGTCCCTCGCTCGCCCGCGAAGAACACGCCGATCCACCAGTCGCGGCGGTCGCGGTAGAACTCCCATCGCCCGGCTCGCAGGCGGCGGCTCTCCGCGTTCTCCCACCAAGCGCACTTGATGGTCGTCGGGGCGGGGGTCTTGGGCTTGGGGGTCATGCCGGTTCCCATCTGTTCTCAGTGATCACGACGCGCTCGTACAGCACCCAGCGGCCGTTTTCCCAGTGGTGGACGGTGACGCGCGTGCCGGGGCCGGCGATGGTCTTGTCCGCGGCGAGATCGTTCAGGGCGTCGTAAGCCTCTCGCTCGCTGCGGAGATCGACCGCGCTGACGGCGGTGGCGATGCGCCAGCGCCTTGAGGGGGTCTTGGGGGTCATGGGCCAGTCCTCCAACTCGTCTGCGCGCCACTTGACCCGGCCGCCGATCTTCCGCTGGGCCGACTCGTAGTCCTCGCAGGTGAGGTCGCCGACGTCCTCAATCTCGGCAGCGAGACGAGCGGCAAGAGCTTCGCTGATGGCTCTCAGTTCGCGCTGAGTCAGCCGGGCCGCGCTCACTGCGCCGGCCTCAGTTCCAGGCACCGCTCACACGTCACGTACTGGCGGTTCTTGGCGAACCTCGCGTCGCCCCAGCCCATGTCACGGTCGGTCGCCGCCGCGCCGCACAAGGTCTGCGAGCCGTTCTCGCTGCTGCCGTACTTGACCTTGTAGAAGCCATCACCGCGCTTGCTCGGCGCCATCTGCTTCCTGATGTGCGAGCCTGCGTCAGCCGTGCGACCGTGTGCGGCGACATGCTCAGACTGAGCGTCCATGAACGCACCCCAGTCGTCAACGGGCCAGTCGGCGGCCGACTTGGGCACGTCGGTCTCATGGCTGCCGCCGCAGGGCTTGCAGGGGAAGGCCTTCATCACTTACGTCCCCTTCGGGCTCGTCGCGGTCACCTCGGCCGCGCGGACGATCAGGTCTCTGGTAACAGGGTTCATGATGTCCTCTGCAGAGCGTGCGGCCGGACTGACTATGACGTGCTGGGTGCGGGGCTGAGCCCAGCGACAGGTGTTCCGAGCAAGTCCAGGTGCCACATGGCCAGGGCCGCCGAAGCCCCGGACACCGGATCTACGCCGTTATGGTGCAGGGCCCGGTCTCGCCGCCGTACCCACAGCTCGCGGCTCTGCCGGTGCACCGGCCCTTTCGGGTTACTGTCGCCTGCGGCAGCACAGGGCCCGCACGTCAGGTAGCCCAGGCCAGAAGCGGCGCGGCGCGTACCAGGACTGTACGGCACGCTGAGCACATCTCCGTCTTCCTGGGCCATCATGCCTCCTCAGTAACAGCTTCCGCCCAGACCAGGCGCGGGTCCTGCCGGTCGTAGAAGCGTTCCGGCCGTGTATGGGCCAGCAGCGTGACGCACGGCCGCGGCCACCAGCCGAACCGGATATTGATACCGCGGAAGCTGCCCATCCGGGTACGCCAGGCAGCAACGTGTTTCCCGGCCATGTGCGAGCCGGGCGCCTCGCCGTAGAACGCGCCGAGCCGCAGCCGCCGGCCCGGTACGGTTATTGCCACGCAGGCCTCGAATCCGTCGTCGCCGTTCTCCGGACGCCGCAGCCGTTTCCAGTGCCGTTCGATGGTGATCATGACGGTGCCGGGATCCGGCGGTACCGGGCCTGGAATTCCGGCGGCTCCAGGATCTCGTAGACGCCGGGCGCGATCCGGATAATCCAGTCCCCCGGGTCAGCATGACCTTTGCCGCCGTCAGCCTGGGTACCCGGCGTGATGCACGTGTGGTGCTGCCAGGGCGGCCGGGTATGGCCGTGGCGGTCCCCGGTGTACGCCCAGCCATCACACCAGTCGGCCAGTTCTTCCGTAAGATCAGTCCGGTCGTCCCACTGCCGGGCCTGCACCGCGGAGGCGACAGGCTGGTACCAGGCGGCTTCACTGCTCACGGGTCTCCTCCGCCGTTCGGGATGCCTTGGATCGTCGTGATCACGGCGGCGTCCGGATCAGGCCCGTCCAGGAGATCTGCCTCCGACTGCACAACGCACAGCGTCCCGGACCAGCTGAACAGCTTGAGCGATTTCGGCCAGCGCTTTGCCAGCCGCTCCAGGGATGCGATGGCCCGGCGTTCCTCGTCAGTGAGAGCTTTGCTGCTCACCGGCCGCCATCTCCGCCACCGCTGAATCCGTGCGGGTCATCGCCGCCGCCGAAGACACCGCGCGGCGCATGCGGGTCATCATCGACGCTGCCGAACACGTGATGCGTACTTTCGTCGTAGTAGCCGCCGACCCGGGCGGCCCGCCAGGTGCTGTACGGCACGTAAACCGGGTACTGCTGCCCGGTGATGCACAGCTCGTACTGCTGGCCGGCCTGTTTCTTGCAGGTGATATTGCCGGCCGCCGCTTTGAACGCGCCGCTGGCCCACAAGACCGCGAAGATCACGATGGCGGCGATGATCACGAGCAGGGAGCCAGCACTGCGGCTGCCGGTCATGGCCGGGCCCCCTCCGCGGGTACGTACTCGCAGACGATCAGGTCCACGGGAGCGCCATAAAACGGCTCCAGGCAGGCCCAGAGCACGCCGGGCCTCAGGCCGCCGATCCCGCAGCCGATCATGGGCATGCCGACCTGCTTGATGCCCCGGTTCCGGGCGGCCAGGATCATCTGGCCGGTAGCCGTGACGATAGCCCAGGGCTGCACGTCCGGGCCGGTGAGCCGCTGGGTCGCGAGATTGAATATGACAGTTCCGGTGCGCTCGTCCTCCCAGGTCAGGACCTGCCCAGGCTGAAGGGCGCCCTTGGCGCACGCTTCGCGGTACGTCATGTACATGTCCGGCCACCGGTCGCGGAAGCCGCGGGCAATACCGGCGCCCATCGCCCCGCGGCAGTTGACGCCGTGCGCGAGCGCGGGCAGTCCGGAAGCGAACAGGTCGCCACGGCGATGCTCGATGCTCATCTGGGCACCGCCGCAGGCCACCAGGCCGGGTAGCCGGTGATGCCGGTCCCGGCCTCGTACAGCTGCGCGGTCTGCTTGAGGTGGGTGACAACATCGGCGGCAACCTCCGGAACCGCTCTGTACCCACCGCCGAGCTGGATGGCGTTCAGCGCGGCCTGCCGGGCGATTTCCCAGTAGTCAGGCCCCTGCTGGAACCGGGTCAGCACCGCGATCCAGTCGTCATGCGTGATGAGGTACGTCCAGTCGGTGCCGTGCGCCTGCTCGCCGCCGGGAATCTGCCGCCAGTTCAAGCCGGTCATCAGTGCACCGCCGCCGGGCCGGCCAGGGTCAGCCACGCGCCCGCCGCGGCGAACGCCAGCACGATGAACCCGGCGGCAAGCAATCCGCGGACCAGCCACGGATTACGGGCAGGCAGGCCGGGGCGGTTATCGAGCAGCCAGCGCACCCGGCGCCGGTGAGCAGGCGTGCCGATCACCCGCGTGCCGCGCAGCTTACCCAGCGCGGAGCTGCTGCGGATCCGGCCTGCCGACCGCTCGGCGAAGAACCACTGGATGTCGTCGGCGACACGCCGGATGAACGGCTTAGCCGCGATACCACCCGCGATGCCCATGACCGCGGTGATCCAGGTACCGGCGGCGATGAAGCCGTTAACCTCAGACGCAAGTGCGCCGAAGCTGGCCGGAACCTGCCAGCCATGCTGCTGCAGCCACGGCAGCTTCCAGGCCAGCACGCCGATGATCGCGATCGGGATCAGGGCAGCACCAAGAGCTACCGGGACAGCCGTGACGTACTGGCGGACGGTCAGCCGGTCATCAGCTGGGTGCCGCGGCTTGGTGAACAGGAACTGGACGGCGATGGTGGCAGCCAGCGCGATGCCGACGTCACGAATATCGTGGCGCCAGGTGAACCACCACTCCGGCGCGGCCTGGCTGGCGAACCAGTGCTCGCCGAGCAGGTTCCCGATATGCACGGGCAGCCGGTCCCAGGCGTCTTTGAGATACCAGACTGTCCACAGCCCGTTACCGTAACCGACCGCGTAGCGAACCTGGACGCTAGCGAAGTAAGCGAAGTTGCCAGCCCATTTGGCCAGGTGACCGATGCCTACCGACCAGAGGACAGATTCCAGGCCGAGCCAGGAGATCAGGGCGATCTTGGGGATGTCCGGGCTGGCATGCCTCGGTGCGCGTTCTACGGTGGTCATAGCGTTACATCCTCTCCAGCCTCAGCCGGCAGTCCGGCGGGCTGCCCGGACAGCTCCCGGAGCCGGGCCTGCACCGCCGGGTCGGCGAGCAGGCGCTCCAGCTCACCTGGTGTCAGGTGGTGGCGGCCCTCTGCTTCTGCCGCCGGGCGGCGCTCAGCTTCGCGCAGCATGGCGATAAGCGGATCGGCCACGAAGTCGATGACCGAGCCCCACTCTTTACGGTCCATGTCCTTGATCAGCTTCCAGATGACGACCGATTCGGGGCTGTCGACAGCTTTGCGCCAGGCAGTGGCGAAGCCCTCAGCGATCATGGACCCGATGTCAGAGTCGGTGACCCCGTGCGCGCCGCCGATCGCGGTCAGCTGCTCGCGCAGCGCCTGCACCTGGCGGATCAGCTGCAAGGTGACTTCCGGCGAAGCCAGTCCCTTCTCCGCGTTACGGCGAGCTGCAGCGATGCCGGCTGCTGGCATATCACCATAGGGCAGCCAGCCGGGCTCAGTGTCCGGGATCCAGGCGGCTAGTTCCAGCAGAGCCTTGTACGCGTCGCGGATGCGGTGGCGGCCGTCATACCAGATCGGACCGGAGGCGTCCCGGTAGACGGCGGCGATTTCTTCCGCGGCGGCCAGGAACCGGGCACGCATGGTCTGAGCGGCGGTCATGAGTTAGTCCCGGTCTTGCCCGGGCTCGGCGCAGGAGAGCCCGCCGGAGCGGTGGCGGTGGCGGCGGTGCCCGGTGTTCCCGTGGGTGACATGCCGCCAGCAGCCTGGTACTTAGCCAGCAGGGCGGGGAGCGTTCCTTCCAGGTATGTCCGGGCGCCTGCCTTGGTGTAGACCTTGCCGCGCTCGGCAGCGGTCAGCGCGTCGTTCTTGAATGCGGTCTGCTGAGCAGGCGCGACACCCATGCAGCTGAATACGCGGGCCCGGGTGGCGGCGACTTCCAGGCCGTTCTTGCCTGTCGCGGACTCCAGGAATAGCACGCGGAGGGTATGGATCTGCTGCAGCGGCGTGCCGGTGACGCACCGGGCGACGTCGGCCTTGGCCTGGGTGATGTCAGCGCTGACAGCCGGATTGGCCTCGGCTGAGCTAGCCGCAGCGGCGGCGTGACCGGAGCTGGCGGAGCCGCACGCGCCGAGTACGAGCATGAGCACGAGTACTGCGCCCGCGGCCACGGCGGCGGGGATTTTCCTCATCATGGGTCTCCTGTATGCGAACCGGATGGTCAGGGGCAGATTCTGATGTAGTGCGCGCGGCCGACCGGAGCCAGCACCAGGTGGCACGGCTGCGGTGCTGCAGCTGAGCTGGCGATGAGCCAGGTGATGACGCCGACTAGCACTCCGGTGGCCAGGATGCTGCTCAAGCCGGTCCAGCCAGCCAGCCAGCGCTCCAGCCAGCCATCGCGGGTCATGGTGCGGCCTTAGCGGATTTCGGGATTTCCGGCAGCTTGGCCAGCACAGCCAGTACATCGCTGGCCAGCTGGTTCCGGGCCAGCGAATGGGCCAGGGCGGGGCTGATGCCGTACTGGCACAAGGCTCCCATGGCGCGGGCCACGGCTTGCTCCGCCGGGGGCCAGTCGCGTTCCCGGCCGCTGCCCGTTCCGCCGGCCGGGTGCAGCCACCCGGTCCTGGCCCAGTGATCCAGCTGCCGGTAGGTGATCCCGGCCTGGTCGGCCAGCTGCGCGCTAGTTGTCACGTGATACCATCCTGCCAGCTGGTTTCCGGAGGTAGCGACCAGGATTTACGCATAATCGCTCAGCTTCCCGTCCAGGAGCATGAGCCGCACGTTATCCGGGTCAAACGGGACGCATGGCGGTTCCATGCCTTCAGCCTGGCTTTCCCGGCGCGGCTGGATGCAGGCCGGGCTTTGCGACAGGTCGCTGTGCGAGCACAGGCCGCCGAGGACGATCTTGTACCTGACACCCCAGCACCAGTCCTGGGTCCAGAACCTCTCAGGGATCGCGGCGAGCACCGGCTTGCCCCACGGCAGATTCGCGAGGCCAGGATTCTCCATGGCCCGCGTGACAGCCCCGTGCCAGTCCGTACCGGTCAGCTGAACAGCGAACTGATCAGCCCGGACCGGCGGCATCTGATCGCGCGGCCACGCGGCGGTAACCAGGACAGTGCCCCGGCGGGCTGTCCACCGGCTGCTTTTCTCATCCCAGGTCCAGCCGGAATTACCCGGGAACTGAGCGTGCCGGGCTTCCTGGATAACGGCCATGCACCCGTCGAACAGGGCACCGGGCGGGCGGTGAGGCAGCCGCCATGCGCCAAGGACCTGCTGCACAGCGGCTACTTCCCCGCCGGCCGCGATACCGGTAACCGCCTGCCGGATGGACCACCCGCTGTACGAGCGGAAATCCGCGTCAGTCCAGCCGGCTGCGCGGAACTTCTGGTCGAACAAGCGCTCCGCTTCCGCGCGGAGAGCAGCTGTGTCCTGGTCAGTCACCGGGTACCTCGCTTGCTTTCCACCAGTCGATCTCCGCTGCCAGCAAAGCGGCAGACCGCGCATGAGCCACGGCCGGGTGCGGCCGATCGCTCCACACGGTCTCGGTCAGCTCCCGGGTTGTCTTGCCGCTCCGTACCTGGCGCAGCCGCTCAGCTACCACGGCGCGGATCCCGCCGAGCGTGCCGGCCGCGTCAAGGGCAACCAGGTCTGCCATGAGCGCCCGCCAGTGAGAATCGCTGTACCTGCGAAGAACGGCCTTGTCCTGATCGGTTACCGCAGCACAGGCGGGCGGATCCCCGGCAACCTGCGGCACAGCAGGCTGCGGAAGCACGATAGCTGCAGCAGCCTGCTGTGCCTCGTCCTCGTCTTCGGTGCGTGCCGGCAGCGACTGCAGCCAGCCGTCCTGGATCTGCGTGACCAGCCAGCTCAGTGCGCACTGCTGGGCCCCGGCGCGCTGAGCTGGCGTCAGGTCCGGGCAGCGACGAACGCCAGGGGCGTGGTCGTGATCGCAGTACCACAGCTCCAGGCCGCCGCCCGGTGCGAACTCCCGGGCCACCCCGCGGAGCTTGCCGCGCCGGATACCGAACCCGGCTACGTACCGCGGTTGTGCTTCCATCATGCCGGGCTGCCTCCTGCCTGTTCCCCGGTATCCATGAACCCGAATTCCAGTGAATCCAGCCGCGTGTCGATAGCCTCGGCAGGTACGTCCTCCGCGTCTATGTCCAGCAGCTGAGCGAGCCAGACGCGCACCATGCCGCCGGCCAGGTTACTCAGCGCCGCGCATAGCGCACCCAGGGGCAGTGCGTAGTCAGCGTCTTCAGACGGGCCGCCGGGGGCGGTCACCCGGGTCAGGTACTCTGTCACGATCGTGCCGGCTTCCCCGCCCGGGTTACCTCTCAGGTGCGCGGCACCGCGGATGAGCGCGACCGCTGTCAGCTGCGCCTCGGTCAGCAGGTCAGCCATCATGCGCCTCCAGGATCTGCCCGTCCGGCTCGCGGAGCCGGGCTAGCTCACGGCGGTATCGTTCCTCTTCGGCCGGATAGCCCCGGATCTGGCAGAACAGGTGCGTCCAGCAGTACACGCCGGATGTAGCTGCCAGCCCCGGGCCGCGGAGCCCGTCGCTCGCGAGCAACGCAGTGAACTGCCAGCGAGCGCTGTTCTTGCACGCGTACGTCGCGAACAGCACCGGGTCACGCAGTGCCTTACCCGGCATGTGCCCGTACCGGTGCGCGTCGCAGCCCTGTGTCTCCTCCAGCCGGATCACCCAGGGCAGCCGGGCGGCCAGCTTGGCCAGCTTCCGGGGAGCCAGGCCTGCTGGGCTTGTCGTGCTCATGACCGGCTCGTTTTCCAGCTGTCCCGGTTGCACGGTGACAGCAAGAGGCCACGAGCCTGAAGCTGCGCGGCCATTTCGTGCCGGGCACTCGTCTAGCCGGACTTCTACCTGGCCGGTCAACCACGCCAGCGGTTCGGTCATCATGCGCTGCGGCTGCCTGGACCACAACTGCCCAGCAGTCGTGACGCCTATGACGACGCCGGCTGCCTGGTGCAGCGGGTGCCCAGGCGGCGCAAGGATGCGTACCCGCTGGCGTACCCGGATCTCGGTGGTATTCACGTCAGTCCCGCCTGATCCCAGATGAGCTGCGCCACCGTGTCCGCGGCCAGCGGGCCGGGCACTGAGCAGGAGAGCGGCGCACAGGTAAACCTGCCGATGATGCCGGCCCGGTGCCGGTACACGCGGACGCTGAATCGCGGCACGGCACGCTGGTAATCGTCGCGGACCACCTCAGCCCACAGGTACCCGGCTGGCTGGCCGCGCTCGGTGTAGAAGGCGAGGTTCGCGCTGTCGCCTGTGTGCTCCACCGGCTGGACGTTCATGCGTTTCCCGCCCCTGCCCTTCATTGTCCTATGCGGTATACAAGCTGCATGGCTGCCCTGGCATTCCCGGGCGCTGTCACGCCCCGTTCTGGGCGGCGGCAGGCGTGGCAGCAGTGGCAGCCACAGGCGCGGGCAGCCTGTCCGGGAACGCGGAAGCCATCAGCCGGGTGAGCGGCATATCCTGACCTGGCGGCGGCGTACCTGTGATGTCCTGGACGAGCAGGACAAGAGCGGCCAGGTCATCCAGCCGTACATCGTCGGCCAGTACCGCGCCGTCTGCTGCGGGCTCGCCATTGAGCGAATCAAGCAGGGCTGCTGCGGACAGGGCCTGGTCGTACTTGATGACGCTGGCCAGGAAACTGCCTTCGGGTACCTGGCCCTCGGCGAGCAGGGCCCCGTGGCGGGCAGCTTCCGTCTCGATCAGCTTGAGCAACCGCTTCGCGGCGGCTACGTTCTTGGTCCGGGCCTTGGCGGCCGGGGTTGCGGGCATCATTTACCTCCTGGTTGGTACGCCGGGGTCATCGACCACAGCAGCGGATAGACAGTGTGCGGGCCCCGGTCCTGGTGCTGCACAGCACCATTCCGCTCGGCGGCGTGCAGGACAAGGAAAACGCGCGCCTGCGTGAGCCCGAGAGCAACGCCGATATCGGTAGCCGTCGCCGGGGAGTGCGCAGCGAGGAAACTCATCACGCGGTCATAATGGTCAGGCTGGTTACCGGATATGGCGTGATCGCAGCGGCTCATGATCTGCTCCTACCTGGCTAGCCGGTAAACGGTACGGCCCTTGGCCGGGGCTCTCCAGGGCAGGTGCGCGGGGCCGCGACGATGGCCGTGAACCTGAGTAATGCGGACCGTCTGCCCGCGGGCCAGGCAGACGCCGCAGACGTCGAAGTCCCCCGGCTCGGGGTCAGTGCGTTCCTGCCCGGACGGAACAGCCGAATGGCGGCGCGGGCGGCCGTTCTCATCCTCGTCCCGGTAAGAGTCAAGGTGCCGGTAGAAGTCATCCACCCACCATTTGCAGGTCCGGTTGACCACGCGGTGGCCGCCGGGGCCGTCGCCGATGTAGCTGACGTGCCGCAGGGTGACCACGTGCACCGCGTCGTGCCGCAGGGAACGCAGGACGCGCTTGCTGTGGCCGGCGCTGGCCGGGCGCACCTTCCGCGAGACCGACAGCTCCATCCCCAGGTACGTCCACAGGCTGTGGATGAGCGCGATCATCGACATCGACTCGGCCCGGTGCGTGTTCCTGAGGGTGAACGCGTACTGGAACGGCAAGACGGTCACGTGATGCGCGATCAGTTCGCCGAGGTCTTCGGTGATGCTGCGCAATTGCAGGTCTTTATCGTTGAAGTACCCGGCCGCAACGATATCGGGCAGGTACACCCAGAAGACGAACCGCACCGCGTCGGCGGTCGCGTGCCGGGTACCGGGCATGAATACCGTGGCCGGCACCGCGATCTTCTCCCAGCCGAGCGCGCGTACCGGCAGCAGCCCGTCAGCGACCGGGATCAGCCACGGGTCTTCCAGCCACGCGAACCCGGTCGCGGCCGGAAGATCTGAGGCGCTGAGCCGCTGGACGCCAGGCAGCAGTTCCTCAGACTGGCGCATGCGCTCCAGCATCGGCGCGGTCACCTGGTAGGTCAGCGCGTCACGCAGCTGGCGGCCGATCAAGCGCGTCATTTTCAGCCCGTCCTCAGCGCTGCGCTCGCGCTCGGCTTGCACCGGCCAGTGCCCCCGGCCAGCCTGATCCGCGTCATCCTTCAGCGACGCGTTCATCAGGTGCGCGAGGTAACTGGCGATCTCCGGCCCTGCGGCAGCGAAGCGCGCAGCCAGCCGCACGTGCTGGTTCAGGACGTCCCCGGCGGTCCACGACGTCCGCGCAGGCCGTCCGCGGGCAATGACCGGGCCGCTATCCTCGTCGTACATGAGCCGGTCAGCCGGCATTTCTCCGGCGTCCAGGCTGGTATCCCGCCAGACCAGCGCCCCAGCGGGCCAGACCGCGCCTGATTCGGTATGCACGTCCCGGGTCAGGCGGCCAAAAAACGCGCCGGCGCCTTCCGGCTTGTCTTCCGCGTTGCTGATGATCACCGGGATCATCGTGTCGGGATCCGTGCCGCGCAGTTCCGGGTGCAGCCGCGTCTCGTCAAGCGGCGCGCCTGCCCGGACCTGGACGGCGGCTACCAGGCGCGCTTCTCCAGCGTTGCCGGAACCTGCGCCAGCTGACTCCGCATATCCGGTGGCCAGCTCCGCGGCGACATCTTCCGAGGACATCCCGCTGTCCAGCATCGCGCGCCCCCGGCGCAGCAGCTCATCCAGGCCTTCCAGCTGTTCTCCGGCCGGGCGCCAGACCTTCGAGCCAGGCTCATGGCCGTCTTCGGGAGGCAGGGCGATCCCGGTATCCGCGTAGTCCAGAGGTTGCTCAACAGCGATGATGTCACCTGGCTGGATGCCGTAAGGAAGGCCTTCGCCTCCGTCCGTGCGCTTACCTCCGATGACAGCCTTAGCCAGCACTGTGCCTCCCGGGCGGCGGAACGCAGCCGGCACCTGGCCGGAAGGCGTGACCCGGCCTGAACGCGAATCTTCTGGACAGGCTTGCGCCGTCGCCAGCACACCAGGCTCCGTGACGTGAATCTTCGTCCCGTATCCCGGATCGCCATGGCTGAATGAGTACGCGCCGGCAGCAGCGCCCGCATCACGCATCGCCTTGGCTATCGCCGGGCTCAGCTCGCGCAGTTCTTCCGGCCCGAGCCCGTCGCGCAGCCTGGCGGCCAGTCCCGGGGAGATCGCCTCCAGGCGGGCTCCGAGGGTATCATCAGGATCGCCCGGTCTCCCTTGCTGCGGAAACCGCCAGGAACCTTCCCGGCTACCAGGCGGACGCCCAGGGCGCGGAGCCACAGAATCAAGCACGCGTTCACGCAGTTTTCCCGGCAATCCGGGCACGCTGAACTCAGAGGCAGGGCCGCCCTGGCGGGAAAGCGCGTCATTGACCGCTGACTGCTGGCCAGGCGTCAGCGGGAAACTCGCGGGCGTGCGCAGCTCTCCGCGGGCTGGCTGCTGCCCGGGGTTCTTAGGCGGGACCTTACGTCTCCTGCTCATGAGCGCCTCCCTCCAGGTTGTCGCTGTCTACCGGGCTCCCGCACAGCGCCCGGACCCGGATGATCTTGGCAACGGCGCGCACTGTCTCCAGGGGAGGCTGCACGTAATCGCGCATGCCGTGCGCAGCCGCCTGCGCCCCGGTGGCGAACAGCGGCACGCTGGTGCGGTAGCCCAGGACGGACGGGCTGACCCGGCCGCTGGCGACACCGAGACGGATAGCCAGGATGTCGTACGGCTCGCGGTGCCCGGCCCAGCCCGCGCAGAGCATGCCGTCTGACTGATGGCAGTAGAAAATCCCGCACCCGTGCGCGGACAGGGCTTGCTGCGCGACCGGGCCGTCGAAATGAAGCAGGATCGCGTACTCATCGGCATGCCAGACCCCGGACGGGCAGTCACGCCGGTACGGGCAGCTCGCGCACGGGTTCTTACGAGCTGACGCGACCCCGCCCGGAGTGTTCACAGCTGGCCTGCCCCCGGCCGGATCAACCGGGACTGGCGGCGGCCCGGGTACTCACGGTCCTTGCGCTCGCCGGTCATGACGTCCCGCAGCACCCACGCGGAACGCTCGTGGGTGCTGCGGCAATCGCCTCCATCGAAAAGCCCCCGGTCACCAGAGTGGATGTCCTGCAGGTGCCCGATGCTGGCAGTCATGCCTGCTGCCTCTCGGTCTCAGCTAGCCCAGCTCGCTCGGGTGCGGGCACCGGCTGGATCAGGAGCATCGCTTCCAGCATGACGTGCTCGGCCCGGCCAGCGATCGCGTGGCTCAGCGCGCCCATGGCGTCAGCCCCGTCAATGCCGTCGTACACCTTCCGGACCTGCGAGTCCGCGGAGTTATCAGCGGTTACCAGGTACCAGTACCCCTCATCAGCCGTCATTGGTCAGCGCTCCCTCGTGCCTGCCAGGCAGCGGTGCGGCTCTTGTGCGGGCGGACAAGCGGCTTGTGCCCGCCCGCGGTTACGTTCTCGCATGGCTCGCCGGGCGTGGCCGGGCACTGCGGGCACTCCAGGACTTCCTCCTCCGGCTGCAGGAAACGCCGCGGTTCCGGGGCCAGGGCGGGGCGCAGCAGGTACAGCTTGTCCAGCAGGGCGGCGATCGCGGCGTCTTCGGTCGTGCCGAATGCGCTGGCGCCCTCCGCGGTGGCTTGCCAGGCCCGGAAGAACAGCGGCTCCCGCAAGCCTTCCATGGTTCCCGTACCATCCCGGCGGTAAAGCGTGATCTTCGTGCCGTCCTTCATGGTCACCATGACCGGGATGCTCATGACGGCCCTCCGGTCAGGCCGGCCAGCGTGCTCGCGATAATCTCCTGCACCCATCCTGGAGCACGCTCCGCAGGGACGCGGAAATGCTCGGTCACCTTGCGGTCACCCGGGTGCCCGTCATCGTGCAGCCGCAGGCCGTACAGGACGACCCCGGATGCGGCAGCCTCCCCGCGGGCGGCAAAATCAGGCCTGACTGCGGCAGCACTGAGCATGCCCAGCTGGTCATGCTCAGCACTGACCTGGAACGAAAGCCGGAGCCGGTCCGGCCGGAACGTGGCGTGCACGTCATACGGCACAGGCCTGTCCGGTACGCTGCCCGGCTCAACGTGCACGTCCAGCGAGCACACCAGGTAAGCCTTAGCCGCAGTGCTGACGACCTTCGGCGCGGTCACGTCAGGTCACCGGTCCGGCGGGCTCGTCAGCTTCGTTCATCCCGGAAGGCAGGCGGCCCGCCAGCAACTCGTCCATGCTGGCCGCGCTGCAGATGATCTCGCAGTCCATCAGCTCAGCGAGAACCAGCTTGAACGCGCCCGCGCGCAGGGCCGTCCGGTCAGCAGCCGCGTGTCCGGACGGCCCTGGCCCAGCGGGAGCAGCCAGCGGGATGGCGGCGCCGACGACCAGGGCGGCCCAGCGCACCTCATGCGCGATGTCAGCCAGGTCCCGGAGTCTGCCCCGGCTCACGGGCTCTTGTCCTGGGCAGGCAGGCCGCTCAGCCGGCGCCGCTCGTCGTCGCGGATCGCGCGCTCCGTTACCTTGTCCCGGACCTTCCGGTAGACGTTGCTGAACGCGGTCAGCGTCAGGCACCACGCTCCGATGAGCAGCCAGACGTACAGCTTGCCATCCGGGGCCAGCGCTCCGCCTGCTACAACCAGCCCGAACCCGGCCACGACCAGGAGCGCGGTCCAGCCGGTCAGCAGCCCTTTGTCATTCACGGGCATTCCTTTCATCGCTACAGGGCATGTGGAGCGCCGCCCGGCCCCTGGTTCAGGCAGGGGCCGGGCGGGCCGTTTCAGCGAGCGAGATGTGCCGCGTGAGCCATGACGTCAACCGCCTTGGCGTCCAGCTCGGCCGCGCGGTCGGCGCTGTCCAGGGTCTGGCTGACCGAGGTGACTGCGCTGGCCACGCCACCAGAGGTAAACGCGCCCCCCCGGAAGAAGTGCGCCAGGATGTCAGCAGTCTCGCCCTGGGTGAACCCGGCAGCCTTGGAAACGTCCTTGATGACGGCTTCGGGCTTGCTCACCGGTACGCCGGCCAGGGCCTCGATCTCGGCCACCTTGCCGGTGAACCACTCAGGAGTGAGGAAAGTCCGTACCGCATCGGCGGCCTGAGAGGTAATCAGTGCCAGTTCGCGCTCCGCGGTCTCCGCGGACCACTTGATGACACCTTCGTCCTTCTGAGAGCCGAGATGCACGGCCCGGTCGGCGGCGGCGGTGAGCGTGAACCGGTTACCGCAGATCTGCACCACGATCTCTGGTGCGATAGAACGGGCGCCCTCGCCCACGTCAGAGTTGGTGACCTTGATGCCCGCGAAGACCACCGGTTCCTGGCCAGGCGGGTACTCCTGGCCTTCGCGCCGGGCTAGCGCCAGGACACGCTGCAGGCCCTCAGCGCCCTGGCCGAAACGGCCGACGTCGAGCCGCATTCCAGGACTGCCGTCCTGGCCGGCCCGCTGCACGCCGCCAGGCCCGTCGAACGGGGACCGGTAGCTGTCCAGCAGCACGGGCGCGAGCGCTGCGATCTCAGGGACGGAGAACCGGACATGCATCCGGCGGTCGGTCAGGTCGGACACGTCAGGGATGGCGCTGACGCCGGCCTTGCGGAGCCCGTCCATGACCGCGAGCAAGACATCGAGGTTGTCGATGATCTTGTACCGGGGCGACAGCGCCGCGCGCAGCACGCCGTCCGTGGTGTCATCGCCCTTGAGCAGGCGCAGCAGGATAGCGCCGTCGTAGGGCGGGTAGTTCAGCGTCTCGCCGTCGATGGTCTCGCTGCCGCCGTGCAGGAACCCGTTGATCAGGGCATCCCACAGGTCGGTGCGTGCGGGATCGAGCCGGCGCAGTTTCTTGAGGAAACCGCCGTCAACGCCGAGGAGACCTGCCAGTCCTTCGTCGCCGACCGCGGTGGGCACGTAGAGCCCGGCTGCCGAGGTGACGCCTTCTTCGTCGCTCATCCACTGCGTGGAGTCGCCCTCGCGGACGAGCAGGTGGCCGCCGTAAGCATCGATCATGCCGTGACGCACCACGACATCCAGCCGCCGGGCTCGCTGCTCCTGCAAGATGGTGAGGATGTCGGGAAGCTCGGCGTTCCTAGCCTGGGTGGTGATGGTTCCCATGGAGGTCCTTCCGGGTGGGTGCCGCGTGTATCTCTGCCGTCCTTACCAGTCTACAATGACGTTGAAGGATTTGTCAAAACTGGCTGTGCAGCTACATTTTATATAGGTAAAAAGGAGCCCGGCCCAGGTCAGGCTAAGGGCGGAGACTAGCTGACGCGGGCCGGGCTGGCTCAGGCGCCGAAACGGAACTTACCGCACGACATGTAGTGATCGTGTATGTCGGGGAACCATTCCTGGCACATGTAACATTGCGTTTCCCGGGGCACGCTCTGCGGGGCGGGCGGGAATACGGCCAGCATGGCGTCCAGGGTCTCGAACATCCGGGCGTCCGGGTACGCCTGGTCCAGGTAATCCCCGATAACCGCCATCCATGCTTCAGCCTGGTCCTGCGCTCCGATGACCTCAGCCGCGGTAGGCTGCCTGCGAGGGCCGGCTTCTGGTGGCTGCACCCGGCCGGGGGGCCCTGATGGCCGGCCCGTGCTGAGGTTATGCACGGCGCCGGTAAACAGCGGGTGATTCCACCACGGATTGTGCCGCCCGTATTCCGGCTGCTCCCGGAAGTTCAGCAGTACTGCGTCCCGTGCGGGCTCGCAGTCCGCGGGCAGGTCGGGGACGATCCGGAACGGCAGGTGCAGGGCGACGACCGTGGCTTGCTGCGCGCGGAAGCCCCGCTCCCCGATCAGGACCTGGCCGCGGCCTTCGATCACGCCGACAACCGGGATCTGGACGCCGGACAGGCTCAGGTCGTGGTGCTGGATCTGCCAGTACGCCCACCACCCGCAGCCGCAGCCGGAGGCAGGGATCTCCGCGGGCTGGTGCTGGCGGGCGCTGTTGCACCTCGCGTGATTGAGGCCCGGCTGCCACGGCCCGCGCATGCCGTTCAGCAACCCCGGATACCAGCTATCCGCCGCTTTGGCCGGGCTCAGGTGCAGCGGCGGGGCAACCAGCGACCACCACCGGTAGCCGCGCACGGTTCCGGCCACGAACTCCGCGCCGTCGAAGTCGTTCAGGCCTTGTTTCACGCTGCCCGCGGGATAACGGCCGCCACCCGCTGACCCGCCGGCGTTGACGAGACCCCCGTACGCATACCCGCTTCCTGAGCCGCCGGCAGCCCCTGCGACGGACCCGCCGGCACCAGAACCCCCGCCAGCAGCCCCTGCGGAGTAACTGCCGCCGGCACCAGAACCCCCGCCAGCAGCCCCTGCGGAGTAACTGCCAGCACCAGAACCCCCGCCGGCAGCCAGGTTGAGGGCGGGCGGCAGACGGCCGGCAGCTCCTGCGACGAACCCGCTGCCACCAGAGCGCATGATGCGCGCAGGCACGAAACGCAGCGGAAACTGGCCTGTTACCGGAGCGGACGGCTGGAGCAAAGTTCTGGGCATCAGCTGCCAGAGCCCGTAGGTCAAGCTGAGACAGGAACTGCCGGCACAGATGGCGCAGGAACAGAAACCGGCTCCTCCGCTGGCACATCCCGCTCGTCCGGCAGCGGCTCGTACACACGCCGGATCGTACGCTCTCCGATGAATCCCATAGGTCCTCCTGATTTCTCCGGCAGCTGCGCACGCCGCAGCCGCGATTATCAGTGCCCAGCCAGCCATCGCGCTGACGCGGCCTCCGGCCAGCCGGAGCACGAGCATGACGATGAGTGCACCTGCGATGAGCCACCGCGTTCCGGTGATGACAGCCGCCATCGCAAGCCGCTCTTACGAGGCCAGCAGCGCAGGGTCCGGTGACGTCCCGCGGCTAGCCGGTTCCTCGCCTTTGAGCGCGAACCCGGCGGCGGCCAGGTTTTCCCGGACTTCCGCTAGCGAGGTGAGGCCGAAATTCCGGATGGCGGACAGCTCGGCGGCGGTACAGACGGTCAGCTCTCCGATCGTGCGGACGGGCTGCCAGTGACCGCCGGGCAGCTCGCCGCGGATGAGCGCGTTATGCGTACGGGCAGACAGGTCCAGTTCAGTAATGCTGTCTCGTTCGTCCAGGTCATCCAGGTCCAGGCTGTCTCCGGCTGCAGGGCCGCCCGCGCTGGCCGCCACAGCGCCCGCTACGGCAGCGGCCAGCGCTTCTGCTGACGCCCCGGCGATGAGCAGGTTATACGCGATGCGAAGCGGACGGGAGTAGTACACGCGCTGCGACACCGGGTTCTTGTACTGAATTCCGTATTCGCGGGCGAAAGCGCGCAGGTCACGATTGTGCGAAAGCCGGAGACGACGGGCCATCGCGTCCTCATGCGGGGTCAGCGGAGTCGTGCTCGGCATGAGATCCAGCGGGCTGACGGGCGCTTGCGCCGGTTCCCAGGTGTCCCCGGTGTACGTGCCGGCAGCATCATACTGCGGCGCCAGGACCCTGCTCAGCGCAGCGCACAGCGCCCGGACAGTGCGCGCCTTGGGTTTGCGCTCGCCGTTCTCGATCTTGGCGATCGCATCGCGTGTCACGGTCAGCGGGGCGTCGTCTTCATCGGTGAGGCTGAGCGCGGTGACCGCATCAGAGAGGTCCTGGCGAGACCATCCACGGCTTTCCCGCCACCAGGCCAGCCGGCCAGGATCGATGGAGATGCCCGACGCAGGGCGCCTGATAGCCGCCTGCGCGGGCCGTTCCTGCCTTTCCTCCGCCACATCTCGCTCCGTTATCCGGAGACGGCACCCGAGGGCACTGCTCCTGCGTCTTCTCTAGTCTCCAAGCGTATCAACAACCATCCTGGTCCCAGTATTCTGAACCGGGCGCGCAGAGACAAGATCACGCATCCGGAGGCGCCCCGCCGGGCTCAGCGGGCAAGAAGCTGATCCGGCGCGCCATCACCAGGTCCGCGGCAGCCTGCGGGTCCCCGCCTTCCGCCCGGCGCCTCAGGTCCTGAGCGATGCTCACCTGCAACTCCGCGGAATATTTGTACGTCGCGCGCCTGCCGCCGGCTGTGGGCACCTCGATACCGTGCGCCGCGGCGTACGCGCGGACCCGGGCCAGGAACTCCCGGGTGCCGGGGATCTCCCGCCGGGAGCCCTGGCCGCCGCGCGGAGACTCCGGTGCCGGATCGGTTACCGGCCCGGCACCGGGCTCGTGGCCTGCCTGGACGTACCGGCCCATGAGCCGGGCCAGCTCGTCGTAATGCGCCTGGGTCAGGTGCAGCTCCCGGATGATCCCGTCCAGCGAGACCACCGTGGTCACCGTAGCCTCGTTGAACTGGTCCTTCTCGCGCTCGTCCAGGTCATCGGTGATCATGAGCCGCATGCGCAGGGTCACGGCGCGGTCTCCGCAATCACTTTCCTGACCCGGGTACAGGCCGCGATGCCTGACCGCGGCCAGTACCCGTGATGCACCCGCAGGCTGCCGTCACGCCGGCACCGGATCCAGGCGGAGCAGGAAAAGAGGCGGTGGCCCCGGCCAGCATTCACGGCAGCCGCCAGCCGCCGGGCACGCGCTCAGCCCAGTCCCGGTCAGCCGCCGCGCGCATGAACGCGCCGACGAACTGGCTGCCCTGGCCTGTCCCGTCCGCGATCTGCTGCTCGGTGAGCGTTTCGCCCGGGTGCTCATCCAGGTACTCAGTGATGCTCACGGCGCACCTCTCCCGCTGACCTGAGCGCGCGGACCGCTCACCCAGTCCGGTGCCTGGTTGTACGAGTTCGCCGGGCCGCCCGCGCCTTCACCTTCGGCGGACGGCTCCGGGCTGTACGCCGGGCCGCCCGCCCACGGCAGCTTGTACGGCGGCTTGTGCCCGAGCGCGTGCAGGATCTCCGCGGCGATCACCGCTTCGCGGCACGGCCAGTGCGGGCGGTCCTGGGCGCACCGCACGCACTCCTGGATACCGTCCAGGTTCACCGGGCGGTGCCGTTCGGCCAGGGACAGCGCCGCCTGGATGACCGGCCCGCGGCGGCCCGCGGCATCCCGGATGAGCGTGGCGATCGCCTGGACGAGCAGCGGGGCACGGCGCAGCAGCGGCTTGGCGGTGAGGGTGTCCAGCCTGCGCTGCAGGTCGGCGGGCAGCGGAACGGGAGGCGGGGTCACAGGTGCCCGTCCGGCTGCGCTGAATTCGCGGCAGGTCCGCCCCGCAGCTCGGCGAACCGGGCCCGCTTAGCGGCGTGGCGTGCTGCCGGGCCGCCGACAGGCGAGGGCAGGACTGAATACGCCAGGCTCGTCGCGTCAAGCAAGGCCGCGCGATCGCCGTCCCGGGCCTTCCTGAGCAATGGCAGGAATTCCCGGGCCAGTTCCTCCCGGCCGCCTTGCCAGGCTTCGGTGATTACCAGCCGGGCTTCCGGGACGCGGAATTCAGGCCGGGGGATGATCGAGCGCAGCAGCTTCGCGACACGTGCTTCCAGCTCGGCGAGAGTGTTCACGGCATGACCCTCCTGATCCGCGGGCGGTTCCGGTCCTGCCCGGTGACGTGCTGGCTGCCGCGACGGCAGACGTCGTGGTTCAGGCGCAGCGCGGCGATCGCCTGGACGAGCATCCGGTAGCCGGCTGCGGCGGCCGGATGGTCCAGCAGGTACAGCAGGCGGTTACGGCAGCGCTGGCAGCTGGCCAGCAAACGGCTGGTTTCCCCGTCAGCGGCAGCTATTCCCTGCACGAGCACGTCCAGCACGGCAGCCAGGTCTTCAGCGGCGGTCATCCCGGCAGCGCTCCTTCGGCCGCCGCGGGCTCAGCGAACAGCTCGTCGCCCATCCGGGCCATGATGTAATCGGTGACGTCCAGCCGGGTGATCCGCGCGCCTTCCGGCCGGACCTCCCACGCGTTCTTGTCGTAACGGTACTGGCGGTGCCGGCCGCGATCCATGAAGATGCCATGCTCGGCGGTGTACGTGGTGCGCAGGGTCTCGCAGCCGAACCCGGCGGCGTCACGGGTGCACTCCTCGGTGATCAGGAACGCGCCTTCCCGTTCGGGGGCCAGATTGGCCCGCCAGCCTGCCGGCCTGCCGCGGCCGGGGATGAGAACGGGCCAGGTATGCCCGTAGGCCAGGCAGACCAGCTGGGCGAGGGAGAGCCCGTCCAGGTACGCGACGACAGCGGCGCCGAGGCGTGCGGTCAGCATCCTGCGGGTGGGCACGTGGCTCCTGGCAGGCGTAACCGCGGGCTCGGTGACCCGCCCCGCCTCCGCGGCTACGTTCCTGATCCGGGCGTGCCCGGTCCTGGTGGCCTGTGTCATCAGAACTGCTCCTCCCGCAAGCGCAGGACCTGCCTGTACTTACCCAGCCGGGTGGCATGCGCACGCTCGTTCTCCGGCGCCTCGCCTTCAGGTGCCTGCAGGCGGGCCTGCAGCAAACTCAGCCCCTCGCGGATCAGGTTGGCCTCATCCAGCGTGAGTTGCGGGCTGACGATTCGGTCGGGCATATCCCTGGCTCCTGATCTTCAGCTGATCGTGTCCTATGGAGTATACAAGACGCATGACTGGCAGGCGTTATTCCTCAGCACGGGTCGCAGCACGGCGCGAGATACCCGCAAGCCGGGCAGCGGTGCTTGCCGCCGTACGGATGCAGGTCCGCCTGGCCGCATTGCGGGCACGGATCCGGTAGCCTGCGGGCAGCACCTCTGCTTGCCGTGGTCGTGCTGGCGGGGCGTTCCGGTGGAAGGGAACGCTCCGCTCGGCCTGTCCCGGCCGGGGCAGCTTGCGCCGGGGCCACCTACATCGCCACCACAGGCTTGGGCCCGTCGCGGAACGCCGGGTCGTTGCGCGCCGCCTGGGCCAGCAGCTCGTGCATCGGGCTGGAGACCGCCGCACTGGACACGCGGTCACCGCCGCGGTGCGTAGCGACGGTAACCTGCCGCACGACCGCATCCCGGTCCGGGAAATGCCAGACCCGGCGCTGCGGCGCCTCGGCGATCATAACCGCGGGCAGCTTCATCTCCCGGGCCTCAGCCAGGGTCATGAGCGGGCAGTGCTCCCGGCCGGGCCGCACGGGCAGTACCCCGCAGTACACAGGCCGTTCCGGCAGCCCGTCCGGGGTCACCTCCAGCGGTTTGTGCACGTGTGCCGCGCCAGCCGGCAAATGCCATACCGTGCTGATGCTGGCCTGGTAAAACATGTACCCGTCGCCGTCCGCCCGCCGGTACAGCTCGGCTTCCATCCAGCGGGCGCGCTGACGCTGCTTCGGGTCCAGCCGGGTGCTGACCGGCCCCGCGATACTCACGCCACTGAACTCGTACACCACGGAATCGTCTTCGATGCGCATCAGCACGTCGTCTCTCTCCGTCTCTCCTGGTCTTGGTCCCGCATCTGACAGCGTACCGGCAGAGGAGTTATCCTCACCGGAGGAGGGGCAAGACCGACGATCAGGAGACACGCATGGACGCTCAGCCCGCCACCGCCACCGCGCCCGCACCTATCCGGATGGCCATCACGCCGGCGCCGGGAGGGCTGCTCGAACAGCTGCTGGACCAGCAGCGAGCAGCCAAGGCCGCCGCCGACGAAGCCGAAGAACGGGTGAAATCCATCGGCGACCGGATCAAAGCCGAACTGACCCAGGCGCATCCGGGCGTTGCCGCATTCGACATCGCGGGCAGCCAGCACCGGCCCGCGATGCACCTGACCTGGGTGGAGACCGCCCGGCTGGATACCAGGCTGATGAGACGCGAGGACCCGGTGCTGTACGTGAAATACGCGAGATTCGGCGGTCACTGGGTACTCAGCCCGGTCCGGGGAGGCCTGGGATGATCGACCCGGACACCCGCTGCCGCCATCCGGTCAGGTACCGCGAACTGGCTGGCCAGTCACGCACGGACGTGTTCCCGGTGTGCTGGCGCCCAGCCGGGCACCCGGGGGGCAGGCACCTGTCGGAGTACGCCATCCGCAAGCTGCAAGAACGCAACCGGCGCAGGTGCCGCGCCAGGCCGCGCTCCCTGGCGGCAGCCGCATGAAGGCCCGGCGGCGTCTCCTGGCTGTCATCGCGGTACCCGTCGCGGTACGCACCGCCCTGGCCGCGTGGCCAGGCGTGCACGGCTGGCCGGCTTTCGCGGCCGGGCTGCGCCGCCACCCGCTCCTGCTCTGGCCGCGAGCGTGGCCGCAAGACTGGCCGCGAGCGTGGCGGCTGCGGCGGTCCCGCCGGAAAATGTCACTGCCCGATGACAGGATCAGCTCATGACCACCATGACACCAGGGCAGTTCATGGGTACCACTCCGGCCATCGCGGGCAGCAATACCGCGTTCGGGGCCCGGTACGCCCGTGAGCTGCGCGAGATCATCATCCGCCAGGCGCACCGGATGCCCCGCAGCGTGCAGCGCACCCTCGGGCCGTCCGAGATCGGGAGCGCGTGCCTCAGCGGGGAGACGGAAGTAGTTACCCGCCAGGGCATCCGGGCAATCCGTGAACTGGCTAAAAATGGCAGCGCCGAACTCCTCGTTCCCCTGCGCTACAAGGGCAGCGACATCCGTAAACGATGGGGCAAATTCTGCCAAGTGCCAGTCGAGTATTTCGGCGAGCAGGAACTTTACGAGATCACCCTGCGCCGGAACAGGGACAGCAAAATCGTGTTCGCTACAGCTGAGCACCACTGGTACCGCTCGTACTGGTCAGGTCAGGGCCAGAAAAACCGCAAGCAGCAGAAACTGGAGACTCGCGATCTGCGCCCTGGTCACCGCCTGGCGCAGCTACGTCAGGCCAAGCCTAAGAGCGCCACGATGATGTCTTTCGCCGTAGCCCAGGGCTTCGTGTTCGGAGATGGCACGAAAGGCAGTAATGGCAGCACGCATCGCGCCGCGAGGCTCATCCTCTACCACAACGGTAAGGATGAGGCGATGCTGCGATTCTTCCCAGGTGAGCACAAGGTGCGTCACGATCCTTCTCACGCTCATGCACATTCCATGGTGGAGAGGCTGCCGCGTTTCTGGAAGAGGCTTCCGCCCATTGATGAATCCGCATCGTTCCTCATGAGCTGGCTCGCAGGCTACTTTGCCGCGGACGGGTGTGTCACCGACGACGGGCACTGCTCAATCTCCTCAGCGTACCGGGGACACCTGGAGTTCGTCCGGGAGGCGGCGGCGGTCTGCGGGATCGGGTACGGCCTGATACAGGAAAACATGAGGCTCGGCATCTCCGGAACCAGGCCGGCGACAGCCGAAACCCCGCTATACAAGCTGAGCCTGCGCCGCCGCGACCTGCCAGACTGGTTCTTCCTGACAACGCGGCACGCTCAGCGTGCCCAGACCGCCTCGCTCGCCCCTGAACGTGACCCTTTCTGGATCGTGGAGTCTGTCCGGGCTACAGGACGCACGGAATCCGTGTATTGCGCGATAACCGGAGAAGCCGGAGCCTTCGCTCTGGCCGACGACCTGATGACAGGAAATTGCGATCGCCAGGTCGTCGGAAAGTTCGCGGGCGAGCCGGTCACGAATCACGTGGCAGACCCGTGGCCGTCGATCGTCGGGACCGCGGTGCACGCGTGGCTGGCCGAGCACTTCTCCCTGGAGAACGGCCTCAACGGCTACGACCGGTGGATCACCGAGAAGCGCGTCTCCCCCCATCCGCTCTACCCGGGAACGGCTGACCTGTACGACGGGGTGGAAGAACTAGTATGTGACTGGAAAGGAATTTTCGTCTCCACTCCGGTCGCCACGCCGGACGGCTGGACGACCATGGGGCAGCTCCAGCCCGGGGACACCGTGTTCGGCACGGACGGGCGCCCGTGCCAGGTCACCCGGACGTACCCCGCCCAGTACCGGGACTGCTACCGGATCACGTTCGATGACGGCAGCGAGCTGATCACCGATGACGTGCAGGAAATCCCGTATGAGGCCGCCGGGAAGCCGCAATGGCCGGTCATGCTGCTGCCCACGGCACACGCGGCTGATCGCGTATGGTCCGCCACGGCTAGACCGCAACGACAGCTCCGGCTCCGCAACGGCAGCGCGCTTGAGCTGGCTCCCCGGGACCTGATCGTGCACCCGTACGTCCTGGGCTGCTGGCTCGGAGACGGCAGCGTGCACAGCGGCACGATCGGTGCCGGCATCAAAGACGCAGAAGACCTGTCCGGCCAGATCCGGGCCTGCGGCTACACAGTCAGCCCTCCCCATGGCAAGCGGAAATCCGTGCGCACCATCTACGGGCTCAGCGGGCAACTCCGCGTAACCGGCTTGCAGTGGCGTGATCCTGCATGGCCTGGCAGCCACGGACGCCTGACCGGGGTCAAGCAGGTACCGCCGGAATACCTGCGCGGATCTTACGAGCAACGGCTGGCCCTGCTGCAAGGGCTGATGGATACAGACGGGAACTGGAACAAGCCGCGGAAGCGTGCAGTATTCAGCACAACGAGCAAGCACCTGGCCGTCTCGGTCGCTGAACTAGCAGCCACGCTCGGCTGGAAGGCGCACATCGCCCCGCACCAGTCCACGGAATCCGGCCTGCCCGTGACCGGGTATTACGTAGAGTTCACGCCGCACGGAGCGAACCCGTTCCGGCTCCAGCGCAAGGCGGCCCAGGTCCGGGCGGAAGGCTCAGCACGGTCCAGGTTCCGGATCGTCCGGAACATCAAGCCAGTTCTGTCCGTGCCGACCCGGTGCATCGACGTCGACAGCCCGGACCATCTGTACCTGGCCGGCGAGCAGCTGATCCCGGTGCACAACTGCCTCGGCCCGACATCGATGGCCAAGGTCATGTCGGCCGCCGGGCCGCCGAGGCATTACCAGGTCCAGCTGCTGCTGTACGCGGCCGGGTACCGCAACCTCGGGTTTCCGGTCCGGCGCGTCGTCCTGGCCGCCCTGCCGCGGACAGCATCCTCACTGGACTCGATGTACCTGTGGACGCACGACTGCGGCCCCGGCGATGACGCGCTGATCGCGGACGTACTGGACCAGACGGCGTTCCGGCGCGAGGTCGCCCGGCGGGTGCTGGCCGGCCAGATCAACATCGGGAATGTCCCGATTGCCCCGGGAGATGACATTTGTTACTTCTGCCCGTTTTTCCGGCCTGAATCTGCCCGGGACTACAACCCGGGCTGCCCTGGTCACTCACCGGTCCAGCGCTGACGTCAAGTCCTACGCTGTACCACGCAGTCTGAAATAACACAGCGGTGATGTATCGTTAGGGTCCTACGTGCACCGCGGGCGACCCCGGAGCGCGGAGAGGTCATTTCTTAGTCTCAGTCTCAGTCTCAGTCTCAGTCTCAGTCTCAGTCTCAGTCTCAGTCTCAGTCTCAGTCTCAGTCTCAGTCTCAGTCTCAGTCTCAGTCTCAGTCTCAGTTCTCAGGAGGAGTACACGTGAACTACCCGCAGCAGGGCTACGGCCCGCCGCCCGGCCAGAGTTACGCGCCTGCCCAGCCCGGTTACGGACCGCCAGCGCAGGGATACGCGCCGCCCCCGGGTCCTCCCCAGGGGCAGGGCTACGGTCCTCCCCAGGGGCAGGGCTACGGTCCTCCCCAGGGGCAGGGCTACGGTCCTCCCCAGGGGCAGGGATACGCGCCGCCCCCGGGTCCTCCCCAGGGGCAGGGCTACGGTCCTCCCCAGGGGCAGGGCTACGGTCCTCCCCAGGGGCAGGGCTACGGTCCTCCCCAGGGGCAGGGCTACGGTCCTCCCCAGGGGCAGGGCTACGGTCCTC